CATGCAAATAAAAAATATACGAACGAATTTAGAATGGAATTTAATCAATAATTTTGCGAATTTGTCCAAGACTTATTCGACATTATGCTTGGAAAAGGTCACGGACATAAGCCTGAAGACGTTGTGAAATGCGAAATAGAAATGCTAAATTCAATTATGTGTTTTGAACCAGGAAAAACATCAATGGATTTTTATAATGTTGTTCCTACACGTGAAAGTGTTAGAGACTGCAACTTTGATTGGGAAAAATTCGCAAAAGGTTTAGGATACACGAGCGTGCCAAGTTCATACATAACAGCGAATAAAAGTTTTGTAAAATGCATGATGACCAAGTTACAGGCGGAGTGGAAAACCGAAAAATGGAAAACGTATTGGTATTACTTATATTTTCGCCAATTTTGTATGTATTTTAAACCAGGAAAAATATTGCGATTTAAATTTTTCAAAAGTTATGTAACCGGTCAGCAAGGAAATTTCCCCGAAAAGATATATCCTATTTTTGGACTATCGTATTGCTTTAATACGTTATTGTCGCGTTTATATGTTGCCAAATATGTAAAACAACAAGCAGTTTATATTGCAGATACACTTGGAGATGATTTACGAAAAGTATTTATACGAATCGTAAATGAAAATATGTGGTTGCATCAGGAGACAAAAGAACAAGCGATACAAAAATTGGAAAAAATATCAATTGAAACGATTTATCCAAAGTATATGATTGAGGATTTGGATGTTACACATCCTCAGGGTGATGCATATGGTATTATGCTCGCACAAGCATATGCAATGTGTGACTATTATATCACACGCGAAGGAAAACACTTTACGGAAATTACTTCAATTGACTTTAGTGTAAATTCGGGTCCGGCACTAAATGGCACACAACCTTATGTTGTAAATGCGTTTTATAATCCTACAAAAAATAATATATATATACCGGCCGCAATTTTACAAGAACCATTTATAACATTAAGGGCGAAGGGTCTTGAATATAATTTAGCACATATTGGGTATACATTTGGACACGAATTCTCGCATTGTTTAGACAATACCGGGCGTTTATTTGATTATAAAGGAAATAAAGTAAACTGGTGGAAACCGGACGATGAAGCAAAATTCAACGAAAAAGTAAAAGATGTTATTAAGCAATATGAGTTATTTGCATCGTGGGATGGAATTGATATGGATGCGTCGGGGATGGTTGGTGAAAGTATGGCGGATATCTCGGGTTTAGAAATATGCACGTCATATTTGAACTTGTATTTGAATGAAACTGAAGCTATTGAGAAAGTAAAGGAAGCGGCATTTAAGGAGTTTTTTATTTATATAGCGTATCAATGGCGTGAAGCTATTTACAAACAAGCCGTTCGTTTTAATATAAAAACGAATCCTCATCCTTTAGTAAAATATAGAACCAATTGTCCGCTGGCACGTTTAAAAATATACAAGAAACTTTACGATGTTAAAAAGGGCGACCGAATGTATTGGAAGAATGATACGATTTGGTCCAACGATTCTTAAAATATGAAAAATATGAAAAAATACGAAATATTAAGGAAAAAAACAAACATGGTATTTTTGCTACTACCATGTTTAGGAAAAATACACGTCATCAAAAAATATATATTAAGAAATAATATATAGATTTACAAAAAAACACCAACCATTATAATCAGATTATTGGATTGATGTTAATCTAATCTTTAGGAAAATATTAACATCAAATACTCAATATTAATTTTTGTATTCATTTTAATAATAAAATATGTTTATTACTATTTTATTATTATTGTTATTACTATTTTATTTATTATTGTTATTATTATAATTTCCCCCCTTTAAAATAAATTTTTTTATATGCATTATATATAAAATGGCAAGACATACTAAAAGACATCGCGTTCCCAAACGTATTCGTTCATCTCTTAAGCGCAGCGCCCGAAATGCTGCTGCTATGAAGCAGGCTGCTAGAAAGGCTCAGTCTCAGACTCAGCAGCTTACTCAATCTCTTCAGCAAATGCAGCAGCAGGCTCAACAACAGGCACAGCAAATGCAACAGGCTCAGCAGCAGGCTCAACAACAGGGTCAGCAGGGTGGTCGTCGCAGACGCGGCAGGAAGAGCCGTCGCCGTGGCTCTCGTCGCAGTCGTCGTCACTAAATGCGTGCTAAGGCGTGCTTTATTACATAAGCGACTCATCAAACAAATATAATATAATATCAATATTTAGTTCATATTGATATTTAAGTATTCGGATTAAGCATATCACTGCATTTATTCATCTCCTCGCCCCTGTCCCTGCCCCTGTTGCTCAATACGTATTTGCAAATCGGCCATTTGTCGTTTATTTGTTTCAAGTATCTGTGCTTCTATAATCGCCTGAAGAATCTTTAGCGCTTTTACAAAATCTTTTTCACATGTCATATACAATCGTAAAATAATTTTACGCCCATCGTCAATGCATTCATTCAAATCTTTTGCTGATAATTTAGGATTAATAGTGAATTTCGGTTTTGTTTCTTTGTCGTCACCGCCTTCACCACCCCCGTCGCCCCTAATATCGTCAACGGGGACGAATACGCGATCTATAACTTCGAGTAGTGAGTTGCGTATCATGTTAGACTGATAAATCATTCTCTTAATTTGTTCAACATATTCGACGAATAGTTTGTCTTTTGTAGTTCCGATATATGTCGCATTGAGCGCAGAGGTTGGATTATCACACTCGATGGTATCTGCAAATGAATGTAGCGGAATATCGCGAAAACTTTTAATATCTTTGGGTGGATTTTTATTGCCCGTAAATAGTGTATATAAGAGCGCGATATTTCGCTTCTTTTCATTTTCGCTTTCCTTGGACATTCGGTCAAAACGTTTTTTTGATGAGTTGTATCTGTCAAAATATAACCGACTTAGTTCTGCAAATCCTGGTAAATCATATACGGATTTTTGGCGAGTATACCCCTCATTGTTATTATTCAACGACGATGAACAAAGTCGAGGTTTTATTTTTATAATCCCTTCACCATTTGTGCCGGAAACCGCATTTGTGCCGTCTATAAGAGACGTTATTTCATCCATATCCATCAAATCAGATATACGAGAGTTACAAAAATTAAGACTTTCTACTTTTACATCTTTTGCCATGGTGGATATTTCATGTTTCTCTTGTAATGATGAATATTGAATTTTTTTGGTATTTTCGGGTTTCTCTCCTTTCTCTCCTTTCTCTCCTTCACCGCCTTCCATAACACTCCCTATATACCCCGTGTCCCCCGTGTCCCCTGTGTCCCATGCGTCCCCTGCATCCCCTGCATCCCCTTCTCCCCCCGCGTCCTCTATACCCCCTTCTCCCTCTACGTCCTCTGCGTCCTCTGTGGCCTCTATGTCCGCTTCGGCCTCTGTGTCCTCTATGTCTACTACATTCTCGAGATCATCCACCGGTCTTGAAAGTGCTCGTTTCGACGACGCCGACGTTTTCCACGAAAAAACGGGGTTCAATGTCGTCATAATCGCAGCAAATAAGTGTGCAATTTTTACATAATATTTAGCAATATTTATACACATTTTGGTTTTAACTTCTTTACTTTTTAAAGCGTCGGCATATAAAGGGTCGCTGTTGGTGGCATTGTCGGTGGCATTGTCTACCTTAGTTGCACCTTGCCCTTTCTTGTAAATAACCCGATATCCATAATTAAGTTGAGAAGCGCTATATGACTTGTTTAGAATTTCGGATGTCATAACTACTAAATCATCACAATATGCGGGATTCGTTAAACGTATCATGTCTTGAAAGTTTTGCTCCAATATATACGTAGATGCAATTTCATTTAGTTTTGTAATAAATAATGCATTGGATTGTGATAGTTTAATAAAATCTGCGTCGGCACCATAGTGTTCGGACCTATTATTACTATTTTTATTATTATATAAAGAAGTTGTGTTTCCCATGATGCGGTATAGTTGTATAATTATATAGTTATATTATTATTATATTTATTATTTTTAGTATTTTTATTATTTTTAGTATTTTTATTATTTTTAGTATTATATTTTTTTAATTCTAATCAATACTATTTGCGTGATTTGTTGTATTATAATGTGAATAAAATTGAATTAAAAAATATACTATATAATTTAAACAAAGCATCTCATTTAGCAAAACTAAACCTCGCGATATTTATCTCATCATGGTTGATGCATTATCTGGTTCGCGAATAAAAACAACACATAAAACCCACAAGAATAAATTATATAGTCATACTAATATAACAGGTTTGTGGGAAAAAATAAGCGAATCGTTTAATGTTGATAACGATAGATATAGTAGCGCACCAAATGAAATAAAATTATCAGATAATTCAAGCCGCGATCATGCTATTGACAAAAGTGACAAAAATGATAAGACCGATAAATATACACACGGACATCACGGACATCACGGACATCACGCAACACTTAAAAAATCCGAAACAGGGATTGAATGTATTTATCGAAGTTGTGGGCAACGAGAGACATGCGACACGTGTAACTCCGCCGTCGCCCTATCCGATGAAGGATTCCTGGTATGTATGAATTCTAAATGTAGTATTATTTATAAAGATATAGTTGACCAGTCTGCCGAGTGGCGATACTATGGTGTCGACGATAATCAAAATATCGACCCTACACGTTGCGGTCTCCCCGTAAATCCGCTTCTTGTGGAGTCGTCCTTCGGGTGTAAAATCTTGTGTGACGGAATATCTTCATACGAAATGCGCAAAATACGACGATATACAGAGTGGCAGTCATCGCCTCATAAAGAAAAGACACAATACAACGAGTTTCAGCATATTACGATTATTGCAAACAATGCCGGAATTCCAAAGATAATCATAGATGAAGCACTTCGGTGCCACAAAAAAATATCCGAACATCAAACATTTAGAGGGTCTAATCGTGATGGAATTATTGCGGCGTCCGTATATGTCGCATTTCGAATCCACGACTGCCCGCGCACTGCGAAAGAAATTGCGACGATTTTCAACCTTGACAACACGAGTGCTACAAAGGGGTGTAAAAATGCGGTGTCTATTCTGAACGAGATTGAGAATGATATGCACAACTCTGAGAAGACGAGCTTCTGCAAGACACGCCCAGAAGCATTTATTGAAAGATACTGCACAAGACTACAAATCAATGGTGAACTTACAAAATTGTGCCAGTTTATTGCATTGCGAATTGATAAAAATAATTTGATTCCGGAAAATACACCCCACTCCATTGCGGCGGGAATTATCTATTTTGTATCGCAAATATGCGGTCTTACGATTTCAAAAAAAGATGTGAATAAAATAAGCGAAACGAGTGAAGTGACAATAAATAAATGCTATAAAAAATTGGAAGGTATTAAGGAACTTTTGATTCCAAAAGTCATATTGGATAAATATTCGCCCAAAAAATGAAAATTTAAAATTATAAAATTATATGGTAGTTGCTGTATTTCATATAATTTTATCGAATGACAGAAGAATCATGCGAAGAAGTAAAACTAGAAATAAAGGAGGTTGTTGTGGAAGTTGTGCCCACCCCCATTGTCATCGCCCCGAAAATGATTTTTATTGTGCCGTATCGCGACCGAAAAGAACATAAAACATTTTTCACAATTTATATGAAACATATTATGGAAGATATTCCAAAAACAGATTACGAGATCTACTTTGCCGAGCAAAAAGACACACGCCCATTTAATCGCGGGGGGATGAAAAATATCGGTTTTATTGCAATGAAATATAAATACCCGAATGACTATAAAAATATAACATTTGTTTTTAACGACGTCGATACCTTGCCGTATACAAAAAATCTACTTAACTATGAGACTACGCCAGGTGTAGTAAAACACTTTTATGGTTTCAAATTTACGCTTGGTGGAATTTTTTCAATAAGGGGTGCAGATTTTGAAAAAATAAATGGATTCCCGAATTTTTGGTCGTGGGGCGGAGAAGACAACTATATATTGAAGCGTGTTGAGATGTGCGGTTTATATTTGGATCGCAGCAACTTTTTCAATATTTTAGATAGAAATATACTGCAAATGTGCGATGGTGTTAAAAAAATAATATGCAGAAAAGAGGCTGCATATGTTGTGAACTTGAATTGTAACGATGGACTAATTACGATACGCAATTTGAATTTTGAGGTGAAAGACGAGTACGTGAACGTCTATTTTTTTCAGACCAATAACGACCCATCAAGGCTACGATTTGAAGAACAAGATATCGTGAATGAAACGAGAATACGTCTTGATAAAAAAGATATAAATAACACACTAGAGCGTAAACATAACGAGGGGCGAAGTGCTGGTATGGTAAGGGCTGGGTATTATGTGGGAACCTCTAGACCCGTTAGTGCACCAATGCCACCACAACCACAACCACAACCACAACCACAGCCAATGCCACCACAGCCTATACAATACCCTCCACGTAATGCCACACCCATGATGCCCCCCAGTTATGCTATACAAAGACAAATGGGTGGAATGAGCGGAATGGGGATGAGAAGACGACGATAATTTCTACACCACATCAAAACTCAGCATTAAAATCGAATATTTCACTACTTTTTGTCTTCTCCGAAAGTGCATATTCGCTAACACGTTTCTCAAAGAAATTCGTCTTTCCCTCAATGCTAATCATCTCCATAAAATCAAACGGATTTGTAGAATTATATATTTTTTCGTATCCGAGTTGAAGAGATAGTCGGTCGGCAACAAATTCAATATATTGGGACATCAGTTTAGAGTTCATGCCGATAAGACGACACGGCAAAGCATCGCAAATAAATTCTTTCTCGATTTCAACCGCCTCCTTTATAATCTCGTGGACGCGTTGTTTCGGATATTTTTTCTGCATTTTATTATAAAGCAGGATTGCAAACTCGGTGTGCAATGCTTCGTCGCGAGAAATAAGTTCGTTGCTGAATGTAAGTCCAGGCATTAAGCCGCGCTTCTTCAGCCAATAAATAGAACAAAAAGCACCCGAAAAAAAGATGCCCTCGACGCACGCAAATGCAATAAGGCGTGTGTAAAAAGAACTGCGTTTATCATTTAGCCAACGAAGGGCCCAATCTGCCTTTTTCTTGATACAGGGGAATGTTTCAATACCGGAAAATAGTTTTGTTTTTTGTTCTTCGCTTTTGATGAGTGTGTCGATAAGGAGAGAGTAGGATTCATTATGAATATTTTCCATGGCGATTTGAAAGCCGTAAAACGCGCGTGCCTCTGCGAGTTGCACCTCGCTCATAAATCTCATTGCCAAATTTTCGTTAACGATGCCATCACTTGCGGCGAAAAATGCGAGAATCATAGAAATGAAAAAACGCTCATCGTCGTTTAAAATATTGTTATTGTTCCACTGGATAACATCTTTAGACAAATCGATTTCTTCTGCACGCCAAAAACAATCAACTTGTTTTTTATACATTTTCCAGATTTCATTGTCTTGGATGGGAAACATTACGTAGCGAGAATTATTTTCGGTTAACAAGGGTTCAGACGATTTACAGGCAGAGACTGGATTTTGTTTTACAGACATTCTAAAGGATGGATGGTTGTATAGATGGATGGTTGTAAATATTTATATACAAATATTAAAATTTTGTAATAGGACTATAATTTTATAGCAGTAGGTATACTTTTACACGTTTTTTATAAAATAATTTAAACGCAGTCACTTCACAAGGTAACGTATTTTTTAATTAATATTTTATCTTTTGATATTATAGTAATATTAAAGCAATATTAAAAACTATTATTTTTAACAAGACAAATCCAACTAAATCTAAATCTAAACCATTATGGCAGACTCAGACGCAGCAGCAGCAGCCGGATTTCCGTGTTATTATATGTTGATAATGAAATACGTAACGTCGTTTTTATCGACATTTTTAATCTACTTTCTTGTTTTTGGATATTTAGACTATAAAGGCATCATAGGTAAAATAATGGATTTAATAATGAAAATTCCGGAAAAAATATTAGGTTTCTTATCTAGTCTTGTGCCAAATTTCATTAAAAACTTTTTCAAAAAATTCCTTGCTCCATTTTATAATTTTTTCAGTAAAAGTATTCCTGCTTATTTAAATAAAAAAAAAGCAGATGCTAAGAAACCACTTGATAAACGACTCGATGAGTTAAAAAAAAAGGAAGAAGAAGCATTGAAAAACAAAAATGCCAAACCATTATTTATTTTTTCAAACTGGTTGAATACTAAAATATCAAAAATTAAAGTGGCGGGTGTATCTTTTTGGGAAAAATTAAAAGGTGTTGTTTTTGCGGGGATTATTTTATCCTTGTTTTATTATATTATATGGTATTTGATTATGGTGATTTTAGTCAATATTATAAAATATTTATTAAACTCTGCAACGGGTGGTGCACAAATACTTGAACGGCTACAGGCGTTAAAATCAAATAGGGCTGCGTTGGCGCCTTAGTGCAACGCAACACACTCAACACGCGTAATGCAAATAAATAAATTATTTTTATATATTTATAATATATTTATAAATTAGTGCTATTACTTTTACCTTTATTGCTGGTATCTGCAATGCTTTCTGGAATCTTTAATAAAATCAAACAAATAGTAAATATAATCGTATTTATAATATTTATTCCTGAACTTTTGTTTACACTACCCAAAAATGGAAGTCGTGCGGAAGTGGCAGCAGTTCACGGCGTTTTATATAGCTTGTGTTATATATTTTTAAATATTATATTTGATTGGAGAAATATTAAAAATTGTATTATAAGATTATTTAAGGGAGGTGAATAAAAACACTGAAAAAATATGAACACAAATATGACAACCTATACTATATCACATGTGTCGGATTTTTAGAAGAATGCGATATAAAATTAAACTTACAGATTATAAAAAATAAGAAATATAAGAAATATAAAAAATATAAAGTAATTTAGATACTTATAGCATTATTATATATATCAAGACTATTGTTCATATCATCTCTATCTCTATCTCTATCATGCAAAAAACAAAAAGGAATGTAAAGCGTCCACAAAATCCGAAAATTGAAGTGGATACGACTCCTACTCCAACATACAGCGATTTAAATGCATTTATGCGACCTTCGAAAATAAGCCCAAGGTATACTTTTAAGGGGGACGACTCGGAAGAATCGGATACGTCGTTGTCGCCTTATGACACCGACACAGACCCCGACACAGACCCCGACACCGAGACTAACGCGACCGAAAAAATAGACGAGTTCGATATTGCACAAAATGATACAAATATTTATAACATGAAGTGCGTTTTAGAGAAAAAAAAGCAGTTATTGTTATACAAAAATAGAGAAGTAAAAGAATTAGCGAAACAGAACGCCTTTTTAAATAATGTTTTATCGGACTATGAAAAAATAAAATCGCATATTTTAGAAGAAAAACAAAAACAACAAGATGCGATTAAAATTATTTCAAAACATATATCACAACTATCAAAAAATATGAATAAAGACGATTACCATATAAGTGAGCTACAAGATGACCAGAGTGTTTTACTAGAAGAATTAGAGAAAATAAAAATGGAAATGAATGAAGTTATGCGAAGTTAAAATCGGTGGTTTTGTCACTTTTTTCTGTACATGATATATAATATAATATATCATATATAATATATACTATAATTTAATACACCGATGAAATCAAAAAAATCCGCAGTTCGTTTTAGTAATGCATTCGATGCTGACCTTTTGCACAATAAATATGTATTATACCTTTCTTTCTTTTTTGCCATTATGACAGCGGCAAGGTATCTTTTTAATTTTAATTTAGAAGCAATAATCATTTTTGTTATTCTTGGCTTCTTGACAACATACTTTAGTAAAAATATGATAGTAGTTCTATTAGTTACCACTATCGGTACCAATTTTATTATGATGTTTAAAAATAAAAGAACGCCAACCTATTATAACATTATGGAAGGACTGGAAATGCATGCTGCTGCTGGTGCTGCTGGTGCTCCTGCTCCTGCTACTGCTACTGCTACTGCTCCTGCTACTGCTACTGATCCCGCTCCTCCTCCTCCTCCTGCTACAGGCGGGGTTCCTCCCATGGCAACTTCAGATGTAGCAAAACAACTTTCTAGTGTTATGAGTGCAATGAATGTAGGACTTACACAACCCCCCATTCAGGCAACTAATACTGCATCTATGCCAGGTGCCCTTGAAACTGCCTCCAAAAATGCTTTTACCAAAAAGAAGAGTGAAGCTATGACTCAACTTACTCCCGCATCATATGATGGTTCTTCTGGTGACTCCGCATTAAGCGGGATGTTCCAAGGTATGGCATCAGGAGCCGCAAACCAGAAAAATCAGGCATACAATACTATGAATAGTTTAGGAGGTGGTGCAAACACCGGCGATTTACTCGGTCAACAAACCGAAATGATAAATAATCTGAAAACAATCGAACCCATTCTTCAAACTGCCGAGAAATTTCTTGATAAATTTGAGAACAGCAGCATCAGCAAGATGTTCCAGAATATGGGAAGTATGCCCGGAATGTCTCTTTTGACGGGTGGAGGCGGAAACTCTGGTGGAAATGGTCTTAACCCTGCTTCTATTGGGTCGTAACACAGCTGGTAGTCATAATACTATATGTATATTAAAAATATAATATACATATTTTTATATATTATGTCAAGAAAATGCCCCCCTGGGGTTATATGTTTTGAAAACACAACTATAGTCGTATTTCTAGTTATTACCGGAATAATCCTTTATTTAGCATATATGCAATTTAGTAAAAATTCGTCTGGTTCAGGGTCTGGTTCAGGGTCTGGGTCTGTGAATATCGACCCTAGTCGAAGTGGCGTTTATACATACCCACCCGCGTATGGCGGTGGAGGTGGAGGTGGCGGAGGTGGGGGTGGCGGCGGCGGCGGCAGTAACTTTTTAGACCTGATTCCGCGACATGGTGGAGGGGGTGGCGGATATACACGCGGACCTGCCGATGTGCTACTTAATCCGTATACACCACCACTGCGCGATGATAGGTATATGGGCGGCATGGGCGGCGGCGGTGGCGGCGGCGGATTTCCTATCAACGTCCCCACAAGGTCCGTCAATTCGTCATACCGACAAGTAGGAATATTGACACGTGTAAATGGTCCGGAAACAATCCTGTCACTTATGGGGCGTCCGTTATTCCCCAGCCAAGACAAGTGGCAGTTTTATACGATGAGTGATAAAAACCAGTCTGTAAAACTACCTGTGACACATAAGAAACGAAGCTGCACGAGCGATATGGGATGCGATAATATATATAACGGCGACACAATATATGTTGAAGGATACAACGACGCATTTCGCGCTACTATATACGACAACGCCATCCAATACTCGATACCTTATGTTTAATATATAGTGCAATAGAAGAGAACACGTTGTATTATGTAGCATTAAATATAATTATAAACAATTTAAATATAGTTTTTTATAATTATATAACCAGACGCGTATTCCTTACCACACAACCACACAACCTCATAGCCTCACAACCCCATCCACTATGTTTCCTATGCCTAATCTCGGAAATTTAGGTGAGCTTTTTCTTATCCAAAACCTGAAAACGGGCATATACTATATAGATGCATTTTTTATAATTATGTTGTTGGTGTTTATCCACCATACGGACATTTCTATGTATTTTAAAAAAAGCGTGGACTTTATTTGGTCCACGAATCGTCAAAGCATAAAACAAACATATGTAAGCCTTACAAAAGGGAATATGCATAAAATACATTATAAGGGAACGCAATATACGACAAGTTATTCTTCTGCAACTATTTTTATAAATTATCCAGATCCTGTAATACATGTGCTGGACTATTATTCAGATATTATAGACTCGCGGAGGGGAGAGAAGGGAGAGAAAGGTGACAAAAAACAAAAACAAATACAAATACAAATAGGAAATGTTATAGGAAACGCGACAAAAAACGTGATAGAAAATGTGAAAGAAAATGTGAAAAAAGATTGTGCTATAGATGACATATCCGTTGCGGACACAGAGTTACCTGTAGAGTCCGAGTCATCGGAATCAGAATCAGAATCAGAATGTGAATGTTACATTCACGACTATATAGATTATTATGAATGCGATGCATGTAAAGAAAAGGCAAAAAAATATGACGAATTATTTAATCTGCAATATGTAGAAGTCCTTGATAAAAACCACAATGAAAGCAAGATATATACACCAAAAACTAATCTGCCTGTTGAAATTGAGGATGGGGTTTATTTATCGGTTGAAAAAATCCCAATTAACCGAGAAAGTAAAAGTAGTGGTGGTGGGGCTGTTGACTTCAAAAAAATAGTGTTTACACTTATGACAAGCCGAAAGAACAAGATCACAAAAATATACGACTTCTTGAAAAAATGCGAGGATATATATACGAAAAAAATAGAGTCAAGAATGACGGATAAAATATTCATTTACGAGTTTATTAAGAGCGAGGCGAATAGCGGCAGAGGCGGTGGTGGTGGTGGTGGATACAACGACGACGACGATGATGGTGGAAGTTACGGACGTCGTAACCAAAAAATGTCGAATATTTTATGCTCCGAATACGAACTACTTAGCACCAAGAATTTGAAAACCAATTGTTTTTTCACGGATGTGGACAAGATCATTAAACGGATTGACTTTTTTATAAATAACAAGGAGTGGTATCAGGCGCGCGGAATACCTTACCAACTTGGGCTTTTATTTTATGGTCCACCTGGATGCGGAAAGACATCAACGATTAAAGCGATTGCACAACTATTGGAGCGACATATTGTGAATGTCAACGATATCGATAAAATCAAGAAAGTGACGGATTTGAAGAATATTTTTTACGGGGACTACATTAACGGGCAGTATATTCCCACGAATAAACGCATCTACGTGATTGACGAGTTTGATAAAATATTGGATAATATTACTGCGAAGAAAGTAAGTAACCAAAACGCTAACGCGAATGCTGCAGCGGCGTCGGCCCTGGCGGCATTGAATATGCAAATGATGGGTATGGGGATGGGGATGGGTATGGGGATGGGGGGTATGGGTGGCGTAGACGACGATATCGTATTATCAAAAGTCATTGCGGTGGATAGTGATACGAGTAGCAATGACGGGGGCGGGAGCGGGAATGGGGGTGGTGGCGACGAAAACGGGAAGAAAAGAAGTAAAGGAAGTGGTGATGGGGGTGGTGTGGGCGGACCGAATGCAAACTTAAATTTGGCTGGTGCGGCAAACATGAAACCGAAATATTCATTTAATGATGCAGACATGCTTACTATCATGGATGGATTGGTGGAAACGAGCGGGCGAATTATTATATGCACGGCGAATGATCCATCGAAAATCAGTGAAACATTTAAACGTCCGGGGAGATTGGATGAACATATCGAGTTTACGAAATGCACACAACAGATGATGATACAATTACTGGAGTTGTTTTATGATACGAAACTTGGCAATGAATTACTTGAAAAAATCACAAATTCGGGGAGTAGAATCGAGTATAAATATTCCCCTGCAGAAATAAATAAAATCTGTTTTCATAATATTGAGAATATTGGAGGTGCAGTGGATGAGATCGTTGGGTAGTTGGATGAGATCGTCGTGTAGTTTAGTAGCGATGGAATAATATCATATAGTAATATACGTATTAATTACGATATGATATAAGGGTGATATTCAGTAAGACTTACTCATTCATTATAATCTTGGGTGTTTTGCTTTTATCGGATTTTGACTTGGAATGATGATTCTTTTTCGTTTTATTTTTAGATTTGGATTTAGGGGTGGACTTGTGTTTGGAGCTGGATGATTTGGATCTGGGTTTGGAGCCACCGCTGTCTACGGCACTGGGTTTCATTTCCGCTGCCGCCTTCGCTTCCGCTGCCGCCTTCGCTTCCGCTGCCGCCTTCGCTTCCGCTGCCGCCTTCGCTTCCGCTGCCGCCTTCGCTTCCGCTGCCGCCTTCGCTTCCGCTGCCGCCTTCGCTTCCGCTGCTGCTTGTGCTTCCGCTGCCGCTGCTTGGGTTTTAATATCTTTTACAGCGAGCAGGAGTGCTCTTAAGGTTGTCACAAGGGGTTCTAATAATGTTTTTGATTTATCACATTCGGTGGTGGAATTTGAATTATACTTACTAGGAAACATAGTTGAGTTTATAGCATTAATAGCATGTCTAACATCCTTTTGTAAATCATCATTTTCGCCAGTAGGAGAAGCCTTAAGAGCATTATCAGCTGCCGCCATCGCTAATTTAGAATTTTCATTAGCTTTACTAAAAACCGCATCAGCAGCCTGAGCAGCCTGAGCGGCAGCGGCAGCGGTAGCAGGGGCATCCTTAGCAGCACTAGCATGAGCGACCACATCAGCAGGGGCAGCCTTATCCGCGGCTTGTGAAGCAGTAATAGCCGCGGTAGCAGAAGCGACAGCATCTTCTGCAGCAGTAATAGCAATTGTTACGAGTTCGATAGCCTTATCTAATTCAGACGTTGTTGATGAACCACCACCACCACCACCACCACCACCACCACCACCACCACCACCACCACCACCACCACCACCACCACCACCACCACCGCCACCGCCACCCTTAATTTTACTTTTATATGTACTTACTGCACCTTGAATCGTTCGAAGAGATTCATCATATACATTGGTATCACTTACTAAACCTTCAACTTCGTCTGTTTTACCTTCTGGGAGGAGAGTATCATATTTTGCATTCTCTAGTATGGAATATTTACTTGTTATAGCACCTGATAATACACCACTAGTCATACTAGAGGTAAGATTATCAATAACTTTTTGTAAATTTGCTTTAGCTGTTCTTACCTGTTCTTCTGTAGGCGACGCCACACTAGCATCAATAGTCACGACATATTTATGCAAATCTAGTGCAGCTGCTAAAGCTGTTTCATACGCCCGCTTTGCAGTATCATAATCTGCATATGCCCTTTTATATGCTGATAAATCAGGAGGAAGTTTATTACTCGCCGCTGTTACCGCCTTTGATACCGCATCTGCAGCTGTTTTTGCTGCAGCTACTTCAGCAGCCGCCGTTGCAATTAATGCAGCTTTATCTGCTGCTGCTGCTGATGATATAGTAGCTATTGCTTTTTTTGCTTTGTCAATAGCAGGTTGTACCAGAGAAAAGTTAACACCCGGGCTAGGTGTGGAGGTTATCTTTGCATAGTCATCATTCGCTTTTTTTAATACATCTGTTGCCTCTTTTTTTAATTTATCTGTAAGTGCCGCCACTATCGCCGCATCAACGGCCGCGGTGGCCGGTGCCAATAATACAGCTAATGATGCAATTTTAGCTTTAGCATCTTTCGATGCTGCATCTTTAGCAGTATCAGTAGTCGCATTTGACAATGCAGTCACAGCAGCATCTGCATCACCTATTGCAGTTTCCAATTTATCTAATTCGTCGGGTTTTGATGTAATTGAAGCAGTTGTTAATTTTAATTTTTCAGCCGCTAAACCTTCTTTTGCTGCTTTTAGTGCGGTTGTTTCTCCCGCATCCAACGTTGCCGCCGTCACAACAACTGGTACTACCGGTGCCGCAGCAGCATCCACAGCAGCACTGAATTGTTGCACCGCTTCGGCTGCCTTTAACACCGCGGCAGTTGCGTCTTTAACTTTTTGTTGTGCAGTTTCCAATGTTTCAGGTGTTTTAACTGCACTATCCGCTGCATTTATTGCACTATTCGCTCCAGCTAGTGCGGTATCTACTGCACTCGCATTAATTACAGGCTTTGATGTTATTCCTGCCAGTTTAATTTTTGCAGCATCGAATTTTGTGTTCGCATCAGCTAAATCACGTATTGCTGCTTGTAGTGCCGTTTTTGTTGGTTCATCTACTACGACTGCTGCTTCTTCAGCCGACAATGGTTTCTTCGTAGGGTCCATCGACACCGAGATCGCCTCATCTCCATCTCCTCCTCCATTTGAAACTCCACTTGCTAATGCTGCCTTTAATCTTCCTTCAAAACATGTATTTATAATCATTTGATATGGGACCTCAAGTCTCATGACATTATTTGCTCCATCGCATTTCATAGAAATACCACCATTACCACACGCACCGCTTTCTCCTGCAGCACGGACACTAACATTACCGAAACCTGCTACACTACTAGAACCAGCAGTAGCTTGAGCTTGTAGGACAGCATTCATCTGTGCAAAAGTGGCATCTAACTTTTTTTGTTGGGCATTCAGTGATTCTTGTATTGATTTTTGTAGTTCACTATCTGATAGTGAAACGGCCTGAGTAGTAGCAGTAACAACCTTAGCGGACGTCCCCGTCCCGGTCTTCAACATCGCCGCTGCGTCCGCCTTCGCCTTCGCGTCAGCCGCCGCCACCGCTGCCTTCTCCGCCGCTGCCGTCTTCGCCACTGCGTCAGCCTTCGCCTCCGCTGCCGCCTTCACTGCCGCCGCCGTCTTCGCCACCGCGTCCGCCTTCGCCCTCTCCGCCTTCTCCGCCGCCCCCTTCGCTTGTAATGCTTCGGCATCTTTTTTAGCAACTTCAGCATCGGCGATATCCATTTTAACGTGTTCCTCTTGTATAGTTTTTGCATTTGTAAGAAGAGCTTTTACATATTCAGGTAATGAAGAACCATCAGCTAATCCGCTAGTAATTTCTGTTTTAAGATTAGAGTCAGCAGAAGCCGTTTTGAATTCAGCTTCTGCTGCAGTAGTTACATCTGCGTTAGAACCAGCTTTAGCTGTGGCTAAAGCATTAGAAGCATCGATAAATTTTTTAACCGCGGGGGGTATTTGATTGGCGTCGTCAGCTGATATTGACTCCATTTTTGTTTTTATTTCACCTACAGCCTTATCTATTACCGATTTTGCAGTTGTTTTTGCGTTTTCTGCACCCATCTTTGCTACCGCTGCCGCATCCGCCGTCTTTGTTTCCAATTCCTTTGCTGCCAATGCTGCTTCTTCCGTTTTTTTTTGCTCTGCTGCTGCTGCGGATGCATTGGCAGCTGTCGTTGTTTCCAATTCCTTTGCTTTCGCTGCTTCTTCTTCTGTCCTTTTTTGCTCTTTCGCTGCTTCCTCCACCAACACCAATGCTGCTTTGTGTGCTTTTTCCGCCTCTGCATCAACAACAGGTGGTGTTACTGGTTGTGTTACTGGTTTTTTCGCCATTGTGAGAAAATCAAAATCTTTATATTCTAATAATTCAAGAACATTATGTAGATGGCTTGTTAATATATTACTGCCAAATAGTTTTGTTAAATCACAACCATCGGGTATAGGGCCGTTAGTTGTTGTAATATTTAATGTTAGGGCCGAACTCGTAGTAATGGGACTATTAAATGGAATACCCCTAAATTTAAGATTTAAAAATCCACCAGCAGAAATATTTATTAAAATTGTCTTAGTAGTTACATCAATATAAGGAATATTATTCACAAACATAAACATATTTTGTATTTGTCCATAACTTGGTAATGCTTTTATATTATTAATTATGTCATTAAAATCAAAACCAAAAGTATAAGTGACACCATTATCGGTGGTAGTAGCAGTCGCTAAAAAAGGATTTGTAGATAGTTCTAATTTACTCTTATAATAATATGATAGTAAACTTTCATCAAAGTATATTTTATTAATTCCAAGTAATTTATTAGCACTATTCACATAATACGTTTCGATCGTTATAGCAGATTTTTCGCTACCAGTTAAAAAGTTACTTGTTATTTCACATTTAAAATTTGTTGGAGGAGTTGTTTCTTTACGTAAACTATCACCTGTTAATGTTATGCTAACTTTGCTATTTGGAAGTGTTGAGCCATCACCACATGTAAGAGTCGGAATTAAATAGGATGGCAAGGTGGCATCCTCAACAAGTTGTATTTTCATATCTATAGTAGTAGCGCCTATCTTTGGTCCTCCTCCTGATTTACTATCTTGAGACTCCATCTTTCCACCTTCCTGTTCATATAATAGTTCGGGCATGATATTATTGTGTATATTATTGTTAAAAAAATCTATAGTTAAGTCTATACTTATATACTTAATTAATATATAGTAATATATTTTTAATTATGAATACAACAATAATATCAAGTATTAAAATATATTTCTTAATATTCATACATTATAACTATCATTTGTAAATAAAGAAACATTAAAAAATAATAAAATATATTAGTATATATTAGTAATTCAACATGTCATCCAGTACACCATGTTCAAGTCCCGTAAATATAAGTTCGACGGATCCTTCTATTAAAGAATGTAACGTATATTGCACGTATCACCATGAATACAATGATAGTGCTTGTGTAGTTTCAGTAAATAAGTCAGATCTGAATGGTAACTATTTAGACATTAAATACGACCTAAAAAATAGTGGAACAAGTTCTCATGTTATTTTCAATGGAGTGAGTTACAATGTAACTTCAATACGTGTTTACCGGCCGTCGCTACATACATATGACAACCAACATGCGCCAATGGAGTTGCTTATTTTTCATGATGGTGGTGTCTCAGATAAACTTGTAGTGTCAATTCCATATCAGTCCGGTAGTTCATCTACTGATTATACATCTTCTAAAATAGGTAGTCAAGTTTTACAAAATATAATTAACGATTATTCAAAATTATCTCCATCTCCCCCACGTGCTGCTTCTTCTTCTGCTTCTTCTTCCTCGTCCTCGTCCACGTCGTCCTCGTCGTCGTCGTCGTCCTCGTCGTCCTCGTCTTCTTCCAACCCCCAAAATTTAAATATAACTAACTTCAACTTAAATAATTTTATACCAAATGCAGGATACTATTATTATATAGGAACAGAGTTACCAAAAATTGGTCTTTGTTCTCAGCTAACAACAACAAACTATATTTTATTTGATTTAAGTAAAGGTGGACAATATATATCAAGCGATGCAATTTCAAAACTGCAAGGTTTGATTAATCCGTCGGCGTTTCCAATTAAACAAAATACATTATTCAAGAGTGCAAAATTCCCGAATTCTAATAGCTCTGCTGCTAAATCAAGCGAAATTTATATTGATTGTAATCCAACAGGCAGTGAAGGTGAAGAACTATACACACCCGCCCCCGATGACAATAGTTCTGCTAAAATATCAAGTATAAATAACTTATTGGATGGTCTAAAAAATTCAGGAGTAGTTCAGTTTCTTGTTTCTATTATAGTATGTATAATACTTATATGGGTTATTAAAAGAGCCTTTTTTACCAAAACGGATGCCACCGGTGTTGTTGTTAGTGCCATCAAATAGTGGGGGAAGAAAAAAATAGTCTTGTTTCATACATACGCTTAATTAGTATGTTATATATAATTTTATTCAAATATATATAACATATTATAGATTTATGGGGAGGGGGATGTTATCTCCACGCCTCTCTCTCTCTCTCTCTCTCTCTCTCGCTGACCCCGAATACCTATCACCTATAACTTGTTCAAAAAAGTAGCATCGTGAAGATTATTCATTACCGGTGCAAACGACTTTTGCCCCATTGCCGGTCCGGATTGAAGCGGCGCCATTTGCTGCACGACTTCTTCCTCTAAAGTAACCGGAAATTGGTTAAATGCGTTCAGGTATTGTCCCTTCGTGGTTTCACTTGGGAGGAATTTTGTCATTGCTAAACTTCCTGTTGAAATACTAGAGCGTTTAAACAAAAGATAAATTGCAAAAACTCCTACAAGGGTGATAATAGGATTCAAATTTACTGCCATAAGTGCAAATAACGCAATAATAACTACATAGCCAAGTGTCGAGTCAATTAATGACGCGATGGGTTCAGGTGTAGGGACGTTACATATGATATATACTATAAATACAATAAGCAACAAGAATTGTCCACTCATCATATTATTGACGTCTATCATTTTTTTAACCATTTTTGTATATCATATTATTATATTTTTTATTTTTTGGTTGTTGTTTATTTTGGTTCGCAATTATTTTTATTCTTTATTTAAAATTGAAAAAAACAACGTGGATAATATATATGGTAAAAGATACAAGGTGCGACAACAACAACAACAACAATAACAACAAAATGAACGACAGCTATTCTACGTATCTTGGTGAAAAGGGATACTCCATATTTAAAGAATGTTTATCTGTCGATGAGCAACATTATATTCGAAATGAGTTGACAATGAAGCCACATATTCCTAAATCACCGATACAACCTACGCCGTTCCCGATTTATTTGGAATCCCCCCTAAAATTATATATTCCACGTTATTTTGGAATCGAGACCTACGGGCCACCGGATCGTATACTTATCAAACAGGGAAACACGATTGACGTAGAATTCGCCGGGGATTTGCGGCCATATCAGAATGCAATCGTGGACAAATATATTAAACACGTCGGTGCGTGTGGCGGTGGATTGTTAGACGTTGACCCCGGGAAGGGGAAGACTGTGATGGCCCTGAATATTATATCAAAATTGCAAAAAAGCGCGTTAGTTATAGTTCATAAATCGTTTCTGCTAAATCAGTGGATTGAACGCATTCAGCAGTTTCTCCCCGGTGCACGTGTTGGGCGAATCCAGGGGCAGATCATCGACACGGAAAATAAAGATATCGTGATTGGTATGTTGCAATCGCTATCGATGAAAGAATATCCGAAGGATACATTCCAGCAGTTTGGTCTGGCGATTTACGACGAGTGTTTTCCATATGATACGCTAGTGCATACATCGCATGGACCGACGATGATTGGCAAGTTATACGATAAATGGGTGCAATATAAAGCACAAGGATACTCGTGTATTGACGCGGATGCAATAGAGTGTGGCAAAAAAGTGAGCAACGAGTTGCCTAAAATATTGAGTTATAACACGACCACCAATAGGTTCGAATATAGCAATATGACACATGCATGGAAACGCTATCGCGACGAACTGCTGCGTGTTTATTTACTAGGTGGGTCGTTTATTTGCACACCGGAACATAAAATATTAACACGCGACGGGTATAAATGTGCGAATCGGTTGGCGATAGGTGATGTAATCGAGTGCTTATATACGCCGAATCCGAATCCGAATCCGAATCCGAATAACGCGGGTGTAGACGGGGATGCAAGTATTGCGGCTCCGACTCATGTATACGAAAATAGCGGCAAATATAAAATCCCGCCACTGGGGCCATCTACGTGCTTGCCAAATGCGTTCTTGTATTACGAAAAAGTGTCGGTGGAAGAATACTATGCGCTAAGCGTGCCCAAGGTGCCATCACCGCCACGTAAAGACATCGACGTGTATGATATCGAAGTCGCGGACAATCATAACTTCGTATTGCGACTAAAAGATGGACGATTTTATAACCCGATTGTTAGCAATTGTCATCATATGGGCGCGGAAGTGTTTTCGCGATGCATGATGAAGGTGAACACGACATATACGCTTGGATTGTCGGGGACGATGTCGCGCAAAGACGGCTTGACAAAAGTGTTTGAGATGTTTATTGGACCTGTTGTGCACAAAGAGAAGGCGGAATCAGAGCATAAAGTTGTCGTAAAAGGAATCGTATATAGTGTGGATGACGAAGTATTCAATGAGACGCAGTATGACTATATGGGCAATCCGAAATTCAGCACGATGATATCGAAGCTTTGCAACTATAATCGGCGCAGCGAGTTCATATTACGCGTCATCGCAGCGGAATTGGAGTTGAATCCTGCGCAACAGATTATGATACTGGCGCATAATAAGACGCTGCTTACTTATTTGCATGATGCGATTACCGCTCGCAAAATAGGCGAAAAAGCAGTGCTTGACGCAGGAACCCAAGCGCAGGGGATAACAGGACTGGTCGGATATTATGTCGGTGGAATGAAAGAAGCCGCACTAAAAGAAAGCGAGAAAAAGAAGATCATTATAGCGACGTATGCGATGGCATCGGAGGGATTAGATATTAAAACATTGACGACACTTATTTTGGCATCACCCAAAACGGATGTGTGTCAATCTGTGGGCAGAATTCTGCGGCAAAAACATAGTTCGCCGCTTGTCATTGATATTATTGATGGGCATGATATATTTATGAGCCAATGGTATAAACGGCGTAAATATTACAAGTCACAGGATTATAAAATATTGGTATGCGATAATACGGAATATGATACACAAGGTTTTAAAAATGATTTGGCGAAATGGAAAGTGTCCTGGGCGCCGAAAGGCGAGGGTGTGAGTGCGGGTGTGGGTGCGGGTGTATCGAAAAAGATACAGAGACAGACGCAGACGCAGGCGACAAAAACAGCAACAAAGGGAAAAAGTATTGCTGAAAAACTGAATATAAAAATAAATGTAAAGGGCAAGAGTAAGCATAATCGGAACGACGATGATGATGAAGATGAAGATGATGCTCAGATAGAGACTGACGACGACAACAACGAAGAAGAAGTAGATGAGCGGACGTATAGTGATAGCCAGGACGACGACGGCGACGATAAAAGCTCAATGCATGAAAAGAAACGAAAAACCATGCGAGGCAAATCTGGCCTTGCAGGAAAGGGATGCTTGATTGATATTACGAAGTTGTAGGGTTGAGATTGGGTTTGAGTTTGGGTTTTACAAAAAGAGTGAAAATATGATAAAATTTTTATTGTTATCATATTTTGTTGTATCAAAATATAAATCATAATAATAGTGTATATTTTATAAACCACCAGGGCAGTTTTGGTAAGGACGGAAAGGAATGGGATTTGCAAGAGCGCTCATTTTAGATGTTAAGGGGTATCCGGGCATACTTTGGCCAAAACTAGATGCAATACCAGTCATATACTGGGCGTATCCACCGCGGCGGGACCGAGAACGAGAACGAGACCGAGTAACACGTTTGGAACCACGTTTGCGTCCGTATTTACGGCTGCGCGATTGCCGCCTATTTTTCCTGCTTCTACGCGAGGTTTTGCTTCTTCTTCGTCTTCTGCCACCCCCTGCCATAGCAGGAAATGGTCGTTGAACCGAACTAGGTGAACTTGCTCCACCTTGAACTGAAACTAACCCTTTATTGCCAGCATTCATAACATTGGCACTTCCACTGGTGGAACCGAATTGCATATTACCTGCATTTGCTACTGCACCGGTTGTATTTGTTACATAGGCTCCACCATGAACATTTCCACCATTTACATAAGGAGCCGCGACAGACTGAGATTGAACTAAAGACATTTTTACTATGTTTGTATTATATATTGTCTATATATTGTCTATATAATGTGTATATAAAATATTTACCAAAATTATGTTTATACAAAACCCACTATCTGACATCTGTAGACCTACTCAACAACTTGGACCGGAACCCATGCCTGAAATTTATAATTAAAATTACAACGCATTTTAAATACTTTATTTAAATCGACAAATTTATCAATTTGGATATTTTCGAATTCTTCTTCATCATCGCTTTCTTCTAAAGCGTCTAAGTTTGCATTTTCTTTAATATTTCTAAATAATTTATTCATTAAAACACTCGTTTTATAGTCGGGAATATGTGCTAGATTCTTTGAAATAATAGATGAAGTGGCGAGAGAAGATAATGTAAACGTTTTTGTATCGTATAAATAATAAATATCGTTTTGTAAATCTGGCTTAATATAGAATAGTCGAGTATTTGGGAAAGATTGGGGCGTTGGCGTCCATACTTTTTTGATTTCTTGTTTCTCGTGTTTCTCATGTTTCTCTATAACATCTATTTTAATATTAGTATTAGTATTATTATTAGTATCGCTTCTCTCAATTCTCTCACCACTCCCAAACAAGTAATATTCAATTGCGTTACCCATTGATGGTTGTCCCCGTCCATCGCCATCGCCATTCTTTAGATATCGATACTGAATTGAATAAACTGCGTATGGTAACTTCCCTGCAACTTGAATCGCCTCTTCAAAAGATGTTGCAATAACAGGAATACCAAATACGACACTTTTTTGCGAAGGATGAAACTGAAATCTTGTATTGTATTGTAGTCTTGTATCAAAAATATCTTTAATGATTTTCAATTTGGATTCGTATGTATAGTCCTGAATATTTTGCCCCTTATAATAATAAATATTCTCTACCGAAAATACGTCGTCCTGTCCTTGTCTAAACAAGGTCCCGTAAAAAATAGTTCCGTATGACAATACATCGTGAAATGAAACATGCCGAAAAAATACATTTAGAATATTATGTGTCCGGTTACATATTTCTAAAAATAAGCATATATTCTTGCGATCGTGGTGTGTAAACCATACAAAATATTTTCTACCTTTTGGAATAATAACATATAAATCGGATAAAACTTTCTTATGAGTGCTTTTTTCGTAAGAAAATTTAATTTCAGGAGGAAATGATTTTATCAGCATCTCTTGTTCATGGTGTGATAAGCCCGAATTGTGAGAATTTTGCGCGCTTCTATGTTGTTGTTGTTGCTGTTGCATTGCGAACAGACCAAGTAACTAACTATACGTTATATTATAATAGTTATATAATCTTTAACTATTTTTGTTATATATTATAAAGATAACACTAGTGCGTGCGTCCGTGCGTGCGTGTGTGTATGTCATGCTAAAACTCGGCATACGTTGAGGACGACATGGCAAAGTCGGGGATAACGGGGATTGTTGTAGAATCTCCAATGGAACATCCTGCGGAACCTCCAACCGAAGTCGCACTGATATTACTACCAATGTCATTCGCCTTGCTTCCTCCACCCCCTCCAGACAATTCGGTTAAATACTTTTTCAATTCATCTTTCATATTTTGCTTAAGAGGGTTTTGTGTATATGTAGAGTTCGAATGTAAAGAATTACTCATATTTACACATTCTGCTTCTTCTATATAATTTTGGTTGTTCTGCAATGAGTCATAAATGGAATCGTATTTTCGCATAGGTTTATTTACTAAATCTTTTATCTTGGGAGATGTAAGTGTTGTTTTAAAAAATGAATATAAATAGTGAAGCAAGAAAATGAATAAAAACGATACAACTGAAACTTTAATTATCCATGTCCACATTCGTATAGTATAGTATATAGTTATCAATATAAGTTTAGCGTCAATAAAAACGAGATTATATCTTCTTTTATAAAATTATCTATTTCAATTTGATTCGCTGATACGCCGGATGGTATTTTCGATAAATTTGCTAGTATATAGAAGTCATATACCTTATTATCTTTATATTCAACAACAAGGCTTGTGGTTGACATTGGATTCATTTTGTATTTTCTAACTAGGCGGGTGTTAACTTTGAATTCATGGGGTATTTGATAAGAGGGAGTTTGCGAACGTTTCATATTTGAGTAATCAACTAGAAGTGGGATGTGCTGGCGATGTTTTGAGTCCGAGCCCGAACCCGAACTTGTAATGGGTGTGGAAATAGAAGATGTTAGAATCATCTTGTCACATGGATAAATAGTATAAGGTTGATTGTTTTGTATTTCTAAAATACAGGTAGTACCATACATAGTTGTCTTTTGATTTTCACTATATAGATATTTGTCTAGTTGTGTTTTATTTTGTGTTTTATTTTGGTTTTGTTTTTTTCCAGAGTTGGCGGCGCCATGCAATACATCTTGTAAAACTTGGATAGAAATACTTGGAAAATAAATCCTTGCTTGTTCGTTGTTGTTCTTGTTCTTGTTCTTGTTACCCCCATTATGATCACTTCTTTTGTTTCGGGGAGTGCTGGTGTCACGATGGGTGCAACTATTACTATTGCGCATTTTATTATTTATATATATGATAAACCATTTAAACCGATTGCATAAAAACATATATCATAAATTCATCTTACAGAAGATAGTTATATAGGTATACAGGTAGTAAAATGCCACAGAAAAAGTCTGAATCTACTAGCAATAACACAAGCACAAGCACTAGCACGAAAGAAAAGCAAACGATTACATTGTTGGTCGTTGAAAAAAATGGTGATATAAAAGAAACAGAAATGAAAAAGGACGCTATAACGCAGGATGAACTGGCGAAGAAATGTAAATTTAAAAAATTTGAGGGTTTTTGTAAAAGGGCGGAATGGGGATATAGTATACAAGGTTTTAAAATATTCGTAGAAATGTGGGCTAAAGACGATGGATTGGCAAATCAAGAAAACAAATACGAGTTTCCACCTCCTTTGGACCACGATTTATATTTCGGTGCATGTATTCTTATTGCACACGATGCAAAAAACAACTATGTAGATTTGACGGAACCGCTTTGGGATAAAATATACGAACATTTATTTGGAGGATTTGAGTCTCTAGTATCGACGCAAAATTACGACGATGATGAAGAAGACGAGTTGGATAATATTCCGGATACAAAAAAAACAAAACATGGTTATTTGAAAGATGGGTTTGTCGTTGATGGTGGTGTAAATACAGACGACGACGATGACTCTGACGACGATGACTCTGACGGCGATGACGATGACTCTGACGACGATGACGACGACGATGACGACGACGACGACGACGTCGATGATGACTCTGACGACGAGAGTGATGACGATGACATGGATGAAGATGAGGATGAGGATGTTCATGAATGCAATGACGATGAAAGGGGTGTTAAAAAAAATAATGCTTCAAGTAGTAAACATTCAAATACTATTTTGAAAACAAATACAAATAAAAAAATAAACCATGAATCGCGTGTATCTTCTAACTTAAATAGTAAAGATAAAAAAAAAGACATATCTATGTCATCAACGCAAAGAACAGGGTCTGTTTTACCAAATAATAAAAAAATAAATGTAGCATCTGCTTTGTTATTAAATAGTAAATCAAGAAATGCCAATGACCGCGACGTCGACAATGACAATGATAATGATAATTATATTGTAAAAAAATCAAAAGCATCAAAAAAAGAGGAAGAAGTAAGCAACGGATATAAGTCGAACGACTCTAGCGAGTTAAGCGAAGAAGAATATATGTATAGCTAACGATGTTTACAAAAGTATAATATTGGTATTTAACTTTGCATTTTAACTTTGCATTTTAACTCCATGCTATAAATATTTTATTATCAAAGTATATAAAACAATAATAATAAAATGTTTGACAAACTTTGCCCACCTGCCCAGATTTATCTGGTAGTATCTGTTATTATGTTGGTATTGTCTTATTTTGGACTTTCTGCTATATCGCAACAACTTGAGACGCATCAGTCGAGTAGTCCTCTGCTTCAAAGTCTGAACTTTACATATCAAAAAGACTCGCGAACATCCTATGTCGTTCAGGGTGTTTTTATTATTCTATGGACCTGGGTATTATCATACTTTTGCAAGAGTGGATATACCTCACTTTCATGGTTCCTTGTTCTTCTTCCATGGGTTTTAATGTTTACGGCATTTTTTATCTATGTTATTAATACAATAAAAGGGTTATTTTTTAATACCGCAGGCTCTGTTTCAAATGCTCTGCATCTTCCTTAAATCTGATATTCCTAATTCCTGGTTCCAAATTTCTTCATAAAATATGATACTTTAGCGATTATCATATTTTTGCAGTATTTTTATTTTAGTTGTGTAACATTGCAGGAACTATGCAATATGCAATATGCAATATGCAATATGCAATATGCAAACTATAAAATTGAATAAAGATATAAATATATTATTGCATATTATTCTATACCATCAGACACAGACGCGCCCACCCACAATCCATAATGAAGCAAGTCAAAAACCCTGTAGAATTTCGACAAAATGTCACCACAAAGCTGCAAGGTATTTTAGACGATAATGAAATTGCGACAAATTTAGAAAAAGGGATTTACAACTATTCCATTACAAAAGCAAAAAGCAAATGCGTTGTTCGAAAATGGGACAATCCTTATTTTGCAATGATATATTTAGACCTACTACGCACCATATTTATCAACTTAAAAGACGAAAATATACTGCAAAAAATGAAAAGCAAGGAAATCCAGGCGCACAAGTTGGCGTTTATGACGCACCAAGAAATGAGTCCCGAGAAGTGGCATAAACTCATCGAGGATAAAAAAATTAGGGACCAAAATAAATATGAGCCTAAACTGGAGGCATCTACGGATAAATTCACGTGTCGCAAATGTAGTTCGAAGAAGTGCACATATTATCAGCTGCAAACAAGGTCGGCTGATGAGCCGATGACGACATTTGTGTCATGCCTCGACTGCGGCAAACGTTGGAAGTGCTAGTAAGCAAGCGAATGCAACGCATAGTGCACTAGTTAATAATCTGCAAATCTTCAAGGTGCCAGTATTCAGAGCCGCGATTCGGCAATGGTCTGCGTATAATAAATGGAATCTTTTTTTCCTCCAATTCTTTCAGTGCAATCAGGTAGCCGTCGATAACACCTTCAGGGACTTTAACAAACGGCATCGCACCATCATTGATTTGTTTTGCTCTTTGTCCAAGGACGCGTGTTCGTTCGTATTTTGTCAACAACGGCAACGTCTTGTGTAATTCGTCAACGATAATTCCCCTGTCATCACGCACAACACGCGCTAAATTATATATCTCATCGTAGTTTTGCATCATACATTCGGGATGGAAGTTTGCCAAGTATTCGTCACGAACTTCGCTATCAAATTTTTTGAGTTTTTTATCCATATCGTCGTCGTCGCTATCATATTCGTCGCTTCCTTCTTCGCCTTCGCCTTCGCTTTCTCCGAAACCCATCCCCAGTCCCATACCTAGTGACGCGGTAGTTGATGCAATACTTTCAAGAACACCTTTTCCGCGACTTTTTCTGGCACCCGTGCTGGTGCCGGCACCTTTTCCTTTTCCTTTTCGAGAAACCAATTGTGTAATTGCATCTTGTGCTGCACCGGAACTTACTGCATTGGCAGCCTTTGAAATAACGTCTTGAATATTTTGAATCGGGGATTTTGCGGCGGCACCGGCACCGACACCGAGACCGACCCCTTCCGTATCACTTTCATTTGAACCGATACTCGCAGTTGCATCATCGTCGCTTTCACCCAATGATGCAATACTGGAAGCGTCGTCGGTGTCAACATCGCTCCCGGTGTCACTTCCGCTTCCACTTCCACTTCCAATACTAGAATCGGATTCGGCATCAGAACCTGCTTTTTCGTCGGGGTTATACCCTCCTAACGCTAAAGGTTCGAGTTTTTTAGAAGACATAGTATGTTAGATAGTTGTTGTTGTTGGGTAGTTGTTTGATAGTATGAAGTAATCTTATATACTATATACTAATTTGATTTTATTTCAATTTTATTATTAATAATAAAAATACTAATAATAAAAATAGTATATTCAAATCTATTCAAACCTATTCTACTTACTGCGTAGTATTCCAAACCGAGTCGCATACCGGACACAAATAAACGAAATTCATATTGACGTCATCATATCGCAAGTAAATGATTTCGCGGTCGGTTGCGGCACCGGCACCTGCACCGCCACCTGCACCACCCCCTTGTTCTTCCACTTCCACATCCGCACCCAATGCCCCCACCTCGGGTAAAATCTCGGCAGCTGCAGCACCAATACTTGCTTTAGATTTGCCACTTTCTGCACGCGGACGCGAGCGAGGCGTTTCTTCATGTTCATGTTCATGTTCTTCGTTGCTCTTGCAAGCCTGATTTGGACATTTAATCGTATTGATTCGCGGCAATGTTGGATCCATTTTGGTATATTTGTTTATGATTGAATTGTATTTTTGTTTGCTACTTTTAAAATTTGTCCTCGAAATAGTAACACTATCTAAAGTAATATTTTTATTCTCGTGTCCGCAGTTTCTGCAGTAGTAGACTATTGAATTTGGGTCTTCTTCAGATAAACGAATATAATACATATTGCTGCAGTGAATACAAAAGTGCATAGCGAAGCGAAGTGAAGTGAAGTGAAGTGAAGTGAAGATAAGCGAAGTTTTTATATTTGTCGATATATTATATATTATTATTATTTGTTTATTTCAATTTTATATATTAGTATATTACTTTTATATACTATCAAACCTATCAAAAATTGTTATCTTTTACATAATCTAAAAATTTCTCTTCAAGGTCGTTAAAATTCACATAGCAAGACATATTATACATCACGTTTATAGTATAAAAATTATTAATTTCTTTTGCCATCCACTTTCTTATAACCTGGTGTAATTTCTTTACATTCTTTTTAAATTTTTCTTTCATAATATTGTAAAAATATTCTTTATATTCTTTGCTTTCGGTTTCGGAAAATATTATATTCTTTTTATTAAAATCTTGCAATAGTTGCAAACAAGCATAGTCTATATTTTTAAACGCAATCATAATGTGATAGTTATTGAAATCCGCATATTTTGATGTTACACCCGGCTCATGCAACATTGGTTTGTTATCTAAAATACTAACTATAGTGATTAAAACAGACTTCAGTGTTAAACAACTTGTCCATTGCTCGCCCCTCCATGTATTTAACATGGATAAACAAACTTTACCGCTTTTGTGAAAATTGGGGTGAAATCTTGTATTCGAATCACTAACAATAAATGTAAATAAGGGAGGTTCAAAGGGGTAAGTTATCGGAAAGTCGATCCTAAAAAAATAATAGCCCCCAAAGTATAACGAGTCCTCGGGACCAACTATTAAAACATACGCTTTTAATATATTTGTTTCGGAGTGTTTATAATAAATTCCATATTCTTCTTCCAAAGATGAAGAGACCATATCCTTTATATCTTTCAATAATCGCGAAATCGTTTCTCTTGGAATACTAACTATTGGAACTATCGGTGCTTCTACTTTTTTGGGTGTTTCTTCCATGGCTTCTTCGCTATCACTTTCACTTTCTATATCAAATATTTTATCGTATTTTGATTTATCTGGCGATTTCTCACCCTTCTCACCCTTCTCACCTTTCTCACCTTCTATGCTTACCTTAGATTGAACTATTGCGTTATGGGGAATGGTTGACATTTCGGGGCTTTTTATCTTTTTACTCATTTGCTTGTTAGTCTCGGATTCCTGCAGTATATAGATAGATATGCGTTTATTTTTATGCCTTTTTTAAGATATATTATCTTTTGAGGAATTCTGATTTTCTATTTTTTAGGGATATTTGTAATATATAAAATTGACATAAAAATATCTTTGAATATAATATAACACACAATAGAACACCCACCCCATACGATATCAACCACGAAAAATATACAAACATGAAAAGTTTTACAGCATTATCTAGCGGAACCGGAACCGGAAGCGGAAGCGGAAGCGGAAGCGGAAACGGAAACGACTATGAACAATATATGAAACAACATTATATGAAAAAAGGTGATCCAAGTATGTCAGGGCTTTCATTTACACACACAAGAATACCAAGTCAAGAACATGGAGTATCGGGCGGGACGTTTTATATACCACAAGAAAAATTACCAGAATTCTGGACAAAATATGCAAAACATGTTATCGTAAATAGACGTCATGAATACTTGACAGAAAAACAGCTTCCAGGTGCTGGACCTGTGCTTATCGATTTGGATTTTCGCTATGATCCAAGCCTTGAAAAGCGGCAGCACACAAAGGAAGATGTGGAAAATGTAGTTGGCATCTATATGGATGAACTATCAAAGGTGTTAGATATTCAAGAAGGTGAAAGGAGAGATATCGCAGTATTTGTATTCGAAAAACCTAGCATGAATACCGACGACGAAAAGTATACAAAGGATGGTATTCATATTATTATTGGGGTTCACGCTGACCGCGTCGTTCAATATATGCTCCGCAATAACGTCTTAAAAAAAATACCGGATGTTTTGAAACACCTCCCTCTTAAAAATTCATGGGATGATATTTTGGACGACAACATTTCGCGAATGGTGAATCCTGTTGGGTGGCAGTTATATGGTTCGCGAAAACCCGGTCATGAAGCATATGAATTGAAGTATCATTTCAATTTCACGTATATTAAAAGCGAAGTTGACACGGATCTTTCGGATGATTATGATTGCGATGGTCGAGGCGAAAGCGATGGAGATGGCGATGAGAATGAAAGTGAAAATTACGAATCGGGTGAATGCGATGGCGACGAGAGCGGAGATGAAAACTGCAAAATCGAAATCAAGAACAAACACAAGAAAAATGAATTATGGGAGTGGGAATATGATGAAAAGAATGTCGCGTTTTTCGACTACGCCAAAAACTTCTGCCTACTTTCCGCGCAATATGACAAGCATCCCGCCTTTCAAATCCGTCAGTCTATTCGTCGCGAATACGAGGAAATAAAGAGAAACAAAACACGTCGCTCACCAACAAATAAGATTGGTGGAAATATCCGTCGCCGTGTCGCGTCGAGTGCGTGCAGTATCCACGACATTACAAGCAGGGAAATACTGACAGATGAAATCGACAAGTTGTTTCATTCTCTTGAACCACGCGAGCATTACGTGAAAGAGACGAGCGACTATACGATGTGTCTTCCTGATAAATATTACAACCAGTATAGTCTATGGATACGCGTCGGATGGGCGATGCGAAACACAAGCGATAAATTATTCTTGTCGTGGATTTTATTCAGTTCGCAATCGGAGAAATTCAGCTATGACAAAATTAGCGAGTTTTACGAAAAATGGCAAACCTTTTCGATGGAAAATGAAGACGGATTGACGCGGCGGTCTATTGTCTATTGGGCACAGAGTGATGCAAAAGAGCGGTATTTCGCGGTATATAAAAAGACCATCGACTACTATGTTGATATCACGCTTTCGAATGATCTGGTAAACATGAATGGAAAGCCGGAAACAACGATGGTGGATTTGGCGGTTGTTTTGCACAATATGTTCAAGAATCGTTTCGTTTGTGCACACATCAAAGACAATGTTTGGTATGAGTTTGAGAATAATCGCTGGGTCGAATGTGATTGCGGCATTTCATTGAAACAGATGATATCGAATGAAATGTATACGCTATATGTTTCGCGAATTGGGTCGAGTAGTAGTGGTGGTGGTGGTGGTGGTGGTGGAGGTGCTGGAGGTGGTGGCGGACTAGGAAAACCAAACAAACAGATTGCGAATGCTGCAAACGGCGGCAACGGCAACGGCGGCAACGGCACAGGAAATGGTTCATCGGCCAATTCTGAAGATGGCAAACCGAATCAGTTTCAGCATCGTGTTTCGGATATTTGCCTCAAACTAAAAAATACGCAAGCAAAGACGAATATTATGAAGGAAGCACAAGAGTTGTTTTACGACAAAACGTTCCTTAGAAGCGTCGACACAAAAACGCACCTGCTTTGCTGTAATAATTGCGTAATTGACTTCAAAGAAAAACGCGCAAGAAAGGGGCAACCCGATGACTACATTACAAAGTGCACAAATATTGACTACTTTGCGCTTGACCAAAAAAAACATGGAAAAATCATGGCGGAAATCAACGACTTTATTTGCAAGTTATATCCCGAAGAAGAAATCCGAAACTACATGTGGGAACATTTGGCGTCGTGTTTGATTGGTGTGAATTATCCACAGACGTTTAATATTTATATTGGATGCGGTAGCAATGGAAAATCGAAGTTGGTAGAATTGATGTCGCTTGTTTTGGGAGAGTATAAAGCTGTTGTTCCTATTTCGCTGATTACAAGCAAACGTGCATCGATTGGTGGAACATCATCGGAAATTGCGCAACTGGTTGGTATTCGGTATGCAGTGATGCAAGAACCATCGAAGGGAATGCGTCTTGAGGAAGGTCCGATGAAGGAAATTACGAGTGGCGACCCTGTGCAAGGTCGTGCACTTTTCAAAAATATGATTACATTTATTCCGCAGTTTAAATTGGTCGTTTGCACAAATACACTTCTGGATGTGAAGGCAAACGATGAAGGCACATGGAGACGTATTCGCAAAGTCGATCACAAAGCCGTTTTCTGCGACAACCCGAAACAAGGTGACCCTGATTCGCCATATCAGTTCCAGGTTGATAAGCGTCTTGATGAGAAATTCAAATTATGGGCGCCGGTATTCTTGGCGATGCTGGTGGAGAAAGCATATGAAACGGGTGGTATGGTGAAAGATGCACCGGCGGTTCTTGCGAGCAGTGAAAGTTATAGAAATAGCCAGGACTATATCAACGAATTCGTGCGCGATAAGATTCGTAAAGTGGAGGGACATTATGTTAAGAAGACGGAAATGTATGAGTCATTCAAAGTATGGTATGTGGAACACTATGACCGAAATGTTCCAAGGGGTAATGAAATTTATGAAGTGTTTGATAAGAAATACGGCAAGTGCACACCGAAGGGATGGAAGAATATCTCAATTATTTATAATCATGACGAGGTAGAAGAGGAATAAAGGGATAAAGGAATGAAATCCTATAATAAATCCTGTATTTTATACGTTACGTTATAATGTATTTTTTATACGTTATAATGTATATCGCTATACTCTACTCTCTTGGTTTTGTAGTGAATTAAGCACTAACACGATTTTTTACTGCTGAAAATATAAAAGTCCAAACCCCTTGGACAAAACCAAGAATCCAAACTATTATATTCGTAGACAAATAAGGATACAATATAAGTGCGATCAGTATAGCAAAATTCACCAATGTCATTTGTTGTAAGTAGAACATAACGATACCAACCCATAGTATAAGGAGCGTCCAGTAAATAATCGTGGGAATAACAGACCAATTTTGAACCATTTCTTTCATTTTTGATTCATAAGATGATTTGCGTTGATATGTTATCGCGTCGCCGGTTCCGCTATTTATAATATCTCGCAACCTGTCATTATTTTTTTCAAGTTCATGAACAACTTTATTCATATTTTCTTCTGCAACTTCGCGAACATCTGTAGTAGTAATTAATATACTTGCTATTTCATTCATTTCTATGAATTTTTTTAAAATAGTTTCATATTCTTTATTTCCTGTATTTTTAATCCTATCTGTAATCAGTGCTTTATAAGAATCGCTGCCTTTTATATTTACAAAGTAGTTCTGCTCTGCAACATAAAAGTCTAGATCCGCATTTTGACGAATGCGTTTTGCACGTTCATATTCACTTTGTAAATATAAATCTGAATCGGGTGCTGCCTTTGTAGGGTCGATCGCTCCTTGTATTGAAGCTAAAGCATCCCCGCCTTTTTGTGCAAGGTCTAAAAATTTATTTGTTAATTCTGGGTTAATACACGTAGAACCACCCAGCGATGCAACTACATCTTGATTTCCTGCTTCTGCGTTTTTTTTTGTAGTATCTGCTATTTTTGCTTTTAATTCGTCGTTCATTTTATTTTTAACCTCTTAAGATTTGATTTTGATTTTTTTACTACTATAATATTAATATATTATTATATTATAATACTATACTAGATATACTATACTAGATATATCATTATTTATATTTACAAAAAAAATAAATATAAATAAATAAATAAATAAATAAAAGTCATTATTCAGTATGCATCATAATCGCTGTAACTATAACTTGTTTCATTCGATGCTAAAGGGCAACCATATTTTTTTTCGTCGAATTTGTTTCTGTGATTTTTTAATATAAATGTTTCAACGCTTCCTGCTGCCCCCGTTCCTCTCGCGGCTGCTGCGGGTGCCGGTGGTGCCGGTGGTGCCGGTGGCGCCGGTGCCGGGGGTGCCGTACAGGTATTCTTTGTAAGTTTATTGCATACATTTTTAAAAACATTACCTCCATATGTCATATCGGTCTTAATACTTGCCGCATTTTTAGTATCGGGTTGTGCATCGCCTGGATTAAATTTAAATCTATATTGGTCATAATCTATATTGCTACGCCTTGATAAATCCCATACTTTTCCACCAATAACAATAGCACCCACTGACAAAGACGCAATAATAATAATGCTAGATATAGTATTATTTATAATACCAATCTTCATCAAAAAAATTGCAATAATGATAATACCACAAAATAAAATAACATATTTTAAAACAATAGAGTGTTCTTCGAACCTTCTAGTATAATACGTATTTACATTTACCATTCTCTCCGAATTGTCGCGTATCGCGAGTGCATCATTCAATATTTTTTGTTTGTTACTTAAATTTTCTTCTATAATTTTTAAAGCTGTAATGCTATCGGCGTATGCATATCTTGAAGCATTCAGTTGCGACTGGTTCAGCTCATATGACGTAAGCAATGATTTAAATATAGTATTTTTTACATTATTTAAAGTTTCAATTTGTTTAAAAATATCAGTTATTTTACCTTGAACTTCCTTATCTGAAATATCCTTTGATGCTCCTAAAACTTCTAGCTTAGAATATAAATCTGTTTGTTGGTCTTGTATTTTTTTAATACTTTCAAGCTGAGTTTGTAAATTGTTTTCAAATTCTTTTTGAATGTTATTTTCATCATTTGAGTCGTTGGTATAAGATGAGTGTAGGTTTGCCATTATTTAACTTGAATAATTTGAATATACTATTTGAATATACGATTTGAATATACTATTTGAATATACTATATTAAAATAAAATAATTTTATATTTCATTTGTTGGGTTGATATGATTTGTAAATACAAATACCATTCAATCGGATGCTGCGCGTAGTCCTTTAATTACAGCAATCGACAATAATAAAGAAACTATTCCCCACATTACATATCTATAATTATCACTAACTAAAAGCAAATCAGAGTCTTTTTCTACCGCCGATTTAGTTATTTGTGCATTTTTTATGCTTTGTATTTTATCTGTTGCCTTTTTGGTATGCTCGTCATAAATTTTAGAAGTTGTTCGATTATCTGATATACTATTTAATACCTTATTTTCTCTTTCAAATAGGTTTTTAAATTGTCCTTTAATAAGATCACCTTTTGCAACTGCTTGTTGATTTTTACTATCAAGTTCTTTCATTTGGCTATCTAATACTTTTCCTAAATTACATTTTGTAGCTTGTGTCATAGGAGTTGGAGGATTTGGTGTAATTCCATTGCCGAGATAATAAGAATAAGCATTAGAATCTATAACCGCGTCTACTTTATTTCTACATGATTTATCGTTTTGGGGAAACATGGGATGTCTAATATATGTAGAATAATTGGGATTTGCTATTCTATCACCTGCGGGAAATATTTTATCTGCAGTTAAACGAACGCATAATCCGTCATAAACAACATATCCTGCACACGTTGGGTCATTATTGCACGCAATTCTGCATTGTGAATCATTCGAATTTGCAGTTACATTACCACTACCAGGTTTATTTAGAGTAGAAGGATTAGGAATATATCCTTTCATTTCCGTATATTTATTATCGTAGGCGGTAATAGATGAAGGTAGAGAAGGATATGGATTTACGGCTCCGTTGATGTCAATATGCGCTGTGGCTCCTAAATTAGATGAGTTAACATTTTGTATATAATATACTGCAACCGACGAACTATTACTTCCTACCAGATTTCCATCCTTGTCTTGTGAAACATCTTGCAAAGAATATTCCAGGTGTAATGTTCCATTGGTTAAAATAAGCCTGCAATATCCATTTGGCGATGAAATCCATTGACCATTGGTTATAGAATGAATATTCTTCGAACTAGCAGTTAATGGTTGCCCCGTGTTATTTATACCTCCACTTACCCAATCAGGTCGCGGCATGTTTAATGTTACCACTTGTTTATTTGACAATGTAGCAGTTTCATACTTAAATGACATATCGTGTGTTACTTTTTTTGAATCTGTGTTTGCTTCTGCGGCTGAAGTATTATTTGTAATCGTAAGTATTCCGGTATCACTAAGTTCAAGTGTAAAAGAAGGATACTTACTATGAAGATCCATACAGCTAATATTATATCCCGCGCCTGCATTTTGTCCGCCAATATTGATAGGCGTTTTTGTTGGAACTTTGCCACAATTATAATTAATATATGTTAAATTGCCATATGAAGTATTTGGTGCGGCTAATTGTTGTTCTGTACGTGTAGTATAATATATATATGGGGCTTGATAAGAACGTTGTTGACCCATCCAGTCATAATAATAATATGTATAATACCCGGTATTTGGAACTTGAATATTATATTGGTAAAGAGTATTAAATGTTCCGGAAGGTTGTCCCGTGGGGTCAGAATTTCCTGAAAAACTTGAAAGGTTTTGCCATCTACCTTGATTATACGCGTAACTTCCAACCAGGTTATTAATAGTTCCACCATGCGTTGGTTCTAGTTCACTACTAAATATTTTTGTTAATGGATATGCAAATTTATAATTATCGTGTCCGGAATATAATACTCCATCGGCACCAAATGTTAATGTAGTATATCCCGTTGGGTGTTTTAATATAGTATTTGAACCAGATTGTGATATAGTTATACCTTTATATGCATGAGATGATAAACTAGTTGGTGTTACTATCACGCATTTTCCGCCACCCCCACCACCCTGAGCACTACCATATTGTGTCATCCCACACCATGAATAACCTTTGTCAACAGCTCGTTGAAGACAATTTAAAGTTGTTTCTTTAGGCATTTCACTATCTAGAGATAATCCCGTCGCACTACCTATAGTATATGCGCCATAGTAAACCATATTTTTATTTATATCCGCGGGACCATTTGGGTAAGGGTATGCAACAAATACATTTTCTCCTTCTAATTTGTATGGTGAAACTCCAGTGGGTAGACTTACCGAAGTTGCACTTTGTGTGCCATATAAACCAGCATCGGAACCTTTCGTTAAACCTGCGGGAATATTTTCTACTGGAATATAATTTATTGCAGGTTCTGGATTTTGGATAGACGTAGATATATTTATTCCAGGAGTAACGGGTAGATGTTTTCCACTAGCTGTATCTAAAGTATTTATCACACCTGCATTATTGACTCTTATTGTTTTACTATCAGCGGTTGAATAATTTTTATTTAATAATCCCGGATTTTTATTAATATTATTATATGCCTTTGCCTCGTTGGTGACTCCTTGCTGAAATTTACTTAAGATGCTCGATACATTAGAATAAGATTTTATTGATTGTTGTGTTTTTGCTTTTTCTGATTGATTCTTTTTTTTAATACGTTCATCGTCGAGCTCTATATCCTTTTTTGATACAGGTATATAATTATCGCTACTAATATTATTATTAATAGAATTTTTTTGTGAAAAGGGTTCAATCGTCGCCATAGATGTTTTGCCATTTTTCTGTTTATTTACTTTATTTTTATTTTGCTCTCGCGTGGTATTGCCCGTTACTACGTCATTGTTGGTTAATACTCTAGTTTGCTGCTGTTTTCTAAATATTTGCCCTTGTGAAAGACTTGGGCCTAAATTACTATTGTTACTATTGTTACTATTGTTATTCATTTTATAAAGTTAAATGAAAAGGGTATATAATAAATGAATAATAAATAATAAAAAAATACAATATAACTATAAATATACTATATTTATAATTACGATTACGATTACGATTACAATTACGACTATATTTATAATAGTTGCTACCCCCGTGTTGCTATAACTACGAAGTATATTTTATACTAACCAGTGGGTCAAAGTTAATAATATTTTCTATTTTTGGTATACTCATTCCACTAATACCATTCTTAATATCAGTATACCACGCACCTGTAATATTTTTATACATGATGAATACGAATATACAGACAAGAATTATTATACATATTACCAATATACTGAACGAGGAATCAGGGTTAATCATGTTCATTATCATAACATATATAACTACTGCAGCTATGATGAACCAAAATATATACATATAGTATCTCTGTTTTGATAAAATATGCGTTTCTTCTCTCTCGGCGACTGCTGAAACAGGGTCGACTATTCTTGTTAACTCTAAAACCTTATTATTAGCATTAATTATTTTATGTTTCACAGCTCGTATTTCATCCATAATAGTATAATATGCCTCTATGTCTATCTTTGACCTTCTTTTAACTACATCGGAAATTTGAACATTGATAATGCCAAGTGCTCCTTGAATACCTTCTATTGATTTAATTAATTGTTGTCTTTGTGTGGAAAATTTGTCTCCATTTTTTCCGGCAGATGCGGGCGTATTTGCAATACCACCCCCATAATCCTTCTCAAAATTTCTTAATAAGTTATCGTATATGGAGTTAACAAAACTATATGCATTTTTCAATTCTTTGATATCTTTGTCTTGAATTTGTTTTGATACTTCATTTTCAAATTCTGCTTTCATGTCTGTTGGTGTTGCAGCAGCAGCAGCAGCAGCAGGCGACGATGCAGGTGTTGGGACCGCTGCCGCCGTCGTCGCCGCCGTCGTTTCCATTCCTTCGTATATTTTTCCACTTACAATTTTCCCCGAACCCAAGTTGCTTCCATCTGTTTGAGAAATTAGTCTAAGATTGTCAGTTAAATTACTTTTTATATCTTTTTCGTAGTTTAAAAAATTAATTCCTTGCGCTATACTTGGATCCGTATATAAAGAACTTCTGTATCCATTATTAGAAATAGGGGCTTCATCGCTAAACATATTTAAAAAATTCATAATACTATAATAATACAATAATACAATAATAATATATAATAATAATATATAATATCTATAATATCTATAATATATATTATAGATATATACCAATACTTGTATTCTATTCTATTGTGTTCTATCGTATTATACTCCAGGCAGGGATGGATCGGGTCTTCTTGTGTTTGTATCTAATAAATAACCTTTAATTTTATCAATTTGCGATGATATCCATGACTCACTCTTATCTCTTTGGCAACTTTGCGCAATTTGTTTGATTTTTTTTTGTGTCTCTGTTTCTTCGGTAGTAGGGCGAGCGCGACGTATTAAATAAACTATAAAATAAAATACCGCAATTATTACAATACTAACAATTAAAAATATAATAATATTTCGCGCCGTAGAGTTATCGGGATTTTGCATATCCGCCTGAACCGCATTTTTCGCGTTTGTAGCTAAGTCTTTTGACTTTGTCGCAACGTTTGTCGCAATTTCCGTGAATGGTGTTGACCTCAATAGGTATAATATAAATATAATTCCCGCCAACATTGACAATAAAAAAATAATAGAACGCGCATAAATAATACGTTCATCTTCGAAAAATGGCTTTGCAGCCAATCCCGAATCTTCCAAACCCTGTGATTGTTTTGAAAGTTGATTATTTTCATCGGTTAACTCTGCTATATCTTGTTTAAGTTCGTCGATAGAATTATTTTTTTCTCTTATTACATTATTTAATTTCTGTATTAAATTTTTAAATTCAACATCTAAAAAATATAAATTTCTTTTTGCTATAAGAAATGTATTTTTATTTTCATTTTCTTGTTCGTATGTTTGTGACGACAAATTTCTCGTATTTACTTTATAACCAAAATTACTTACATTAAAGACTGCATAGTTGTCACTATATTGTTTCAAATTTTTTACAATATTTTGATTCAATGCGTCTACTATATCTACATATTGTTTTATAAAACTATTTGGGTTTGAATTTGGCATGATTATTAAATTATTGGACTATCTATATTATCATAATAAAAAATAATATCATGATAAAATATAATTCTATATATTTTCAGATTTATCTTCACATTTATCTTCCACTTTCGTAGTATGCAGCATGCTTAGCGTATTATAACTAAAGTGTGGCTTGGGTGCAATGACGATAATACTTTGATATAATCGCGGTTTTACTTGGTCGATCAATGCAGCAAATATCGCCGGGGCGCATTCCAATTGCCTGTGCGACGGGATCAAATCGCGAAATATCCGGTAGCTGTTTTACGTTTATAATATTGTATTTTTTAATGACTTCGGCCTTCTCGGCTTCATTTAGTATCGTATGTTTGGGAACATATTGGTGTTGAAGAATATTAAATAGTAGTCTTTCAAGAGTAAATATGATAATAAATACTTTGTTTTTGTCCCAGAATTCATTTAATATATTCATCAGTGTTTGATTTATTTCTTGTTTGATCACTATAATCAGTGTATCTGTTTTGTTATCAAGAACTTTATCAATATGAAATAAGTCGTCTATGTAATCTTGTATATTTTCAACACGCAATGTTTTTCCTAAATGATATTTTACGTATACTTTTTTTTGGGTTGTAGTTCCTGCATTAGATGAACAAGTCATATCTAGTTGTTTTGGAACATCTTTGTTCGTATACATTGCATGAATTTCATTGACTCCAAAATTCTCGTAATCACCGACATCGTAACCTTGTTCTCGTAATAGTTCTAATAAATTTATTCTTGATTTGTAAATCATGCCAATAACACCAGATGATGACTTTTCTTGACCTGCTGACATTTTTGCCCTGTTTGTTCGTATGTTCGTATGTTCGTATTCTTATATTATATTACGAAACAATATTTTAATTCAATTTTATTATTAATAATATTATTGATATTACTGATAATATTATTCGCCTTGTTATTTTAATAAATTATACCCTACAAATTTACTTTCACGACTTTTTTTGTATCACCACCTTGTTCTCCGCTTTCTGAACCCGATGATGCAGATGCCAGTGGAGAAACAGATAATATATTACCGGCAGCAGCCGCGGGTTGCACTATTTGCCCTTGTTGCTGTTGTTGCATGATTGGCATCTGAACATTAACCGGTTGCAATACTTGCGGCATCATATACCCCGGTGCTGGAACGAATGACGCAAATTGTTGCTGTCCTACGACGGGACTTGACGCAGTATATCCCGGACTAGACGGCATACTAAATGTAACTTCTTCTAACTCTCCTAGTTCTCCCGCTTGTCCCGCTTGTCCCATTTCGGCTTGTCGCTGTGCTTCTTCCACCATTCGCTTCTTGTTTTGAATCTTTTGAAACTCTTGGAATATATTGATATACGAACTTATCCAGTTATTAGGTGTCTGATTTCGCGCAAGTTCATTCGACATGACCTCGTCCGGTATTTGTGTTCCATCCGGATATACTAAATCTTTCGCAACCCAACCAACGGGATGTTCTGTAGGAAACTTGCCATATCCACTACCACTACCGGCACCCGCCGCTTCATCCCATATTTCGGTCGGTGAACCATTTTCATCCAAAATAAGCGATGCAAAAGTATACTTGTATCTCCTCATAGCAGCTTCGGGCGACTCTTCGCCAGCCGAGGGTGATTGTGGTGCTGCACCCTCCCCACTAACAAGCGTCCGCTCTTCTAAACGCCAACCAAGAATTTCAATATCTTTCAGCATCTTTTCTTGTGCTTTTTGATTGTCCAGTAATATAGCATTCGTATTTTCTTGGGCTTTGCCAAGCTCTTCTTTTCGCGCACTTTTACTTGCAACATATCCAACCATACTATTTTCTTTATTTTTATCCACCATTCGCGAAATAATATCTGTTGCACTCGCGTTTTCATCTTGAAACATCAGTTTGTTAATCGTATTTGAATAAGACATACTTTCAAGTTGGTCAATATTGTCCGCGGTTATAACACGCATCGTAATATTCATTGTCATCAACTCTTGCATCAAAAGTTTGAATGAATATGGCACGCGAACGATACTAAATGATCGCCCAAATCGCGTCATTTTTTGAATATTCATTTCACTCAACAGATTTCCAGTAAATTTTATCGGGCCATCCGCCATTGGGCTAATAAAAAGATCGCGCATACTATTATATATTGCAATCGTTCCTGTTTTATTGCATATCGCCATATAATATTCGTCGCCTCTCACCATCATCGACTCTTGCAAAAAGTGGCTCACGCCGTGTCCGATAATTCCGTCACGTTCCATTTCACCTATGCGCAGACCACCATCGTTCGCACGACCCTGCACAGTCTGCCGCGTTAATAGGGTTCGCGGACCCCTGGCGCGATAATTTATCTTATCTTTTACCATGTGTTTCAATCGCATATAATACGTCGGTCCATAGTATATATTACTCTGTATTTGCTCGCCCGTCATACCATTATACAATATTTCTGAGCCACTTGAATGAAACCCCTGTCGCGTGAGTAAACTTCCAAATTGTTTTTCTTTCGGCCCCGTATTCATAAACGCAGTGCAGTCCCCAAATGTCCCATATAAAGCACAGGCTTTCCCTGTAAGCGTTTCTACAAGTTGCCCAATCGTCATACGCGACGGAATTGCGTGCGGGTTTATAATAATATCAGGGCGCAACCCCGAACCAGTAAACGGCATATCTTGTTCGCGGATTAGAATACCTACAGTACCCTTTTGCCCCGCACGCGATGCAAATTTATCACCGATATTTGGCATTCTTTCTTCGCGAATTCTTACCTTTGCAAGGCGCGTGCCTTCTTCGCCTTCCGTAATAAACGTCTTATCTACAAACCCGAGTTGCCCTTTCTTCGGATAAACCGATTCGTCTACGGGATGATCGGGGTTGTCGAGATTTGTTTTTACTTTACCGATTAGGACTATTTTGTCTGTTAATTCGGTATTTTCTTTAATCATGCCATACATGTCGAGGTGGTCATATTCATAGCCAGGTTTTAAACCAATAACATTTCCCCGACTTTCAATATTTACGATATGTGAATCAACGTTTGAGTCTTTTACTTTGGTCGATTCTTCACGCGTTTCGTATGAGTTAAAATACGTTGTTCGAAACATGCCGCGTTTCACCGAACCTTCATTAAATAAAATAGAGTCCTCTACATTGTAGCCCGAGTAGCACATAATTGCAACCATTACGTTTTCGCCGCATGGATGTTCTTCATTGTTGATATGTTTGAGATAACGGCTTTTCACTAGCGGGATCTGCCCATAGTTTAAAATGACCCCCATCTTGTCGATGCGCGAAAAAAAGTTGGTGCTATATAATGAAACTGCTTGTTTGGCCTGTCCGCATGCAAATGCGTTACGAGGCAGCGGATTATTCTCGGGGTATACAATTTGATTTCCCATAAACCCATACATCAACGACGGATGAATTTCAACATGTGTGTATAGTTTATCTCTCGCACCATATGAAAGCGTAATAAGCGCGGATTCCGCCTCCGATGTATCCAAATACTCCAAAATGTCGGGCCTTATCGTGTCCTTAAGCTTGACAATATCTTCCGCGCCATATAAGTCGAATGGTGTATATATGATATGCGAATCGGGGTGATACTCTTTTATCTTTTTTGTTTCTTTTTTACCGACCAAGTCATGCCAGCGAAAATTGCCGGACTCTAAATATTTGGTAACACCGGGTTCTTCAAATGAGTAGCGACGGCGTATTGCATCATAGTAAAAAAGCGGGCGACAAAGTCGTCCACCATCCGTAAATATAAATATTTCGCTAGTTTGTATATCCCAATTGCAGCTTATAAACGGGGAAATTAATCCGTATCTTCGATATGTTTTCAACATAAGAGCGACTTCATCGGGATTTGTCACAACGCCGATCCATGCACCATTCACAAAGACTTTTGTTGCAGTAAACAAATATTTGCGTGGACACTCTTCTATTAATTTCATCCCCGCGATATCGCGCATCCACTTTATTATCGGGTGCCCCGAAAATCCGGTTGTAATATGACACATCAATGTCATGTTTTTATGCAGACCGCAGTTTGCACCATCCGGTGTATCAACAGGGTCAATTATACCCCATTGCGATCCATGAAGTAGACGGGGTTTAACAGATTTAGAAGACGAATCCATCGGCAAGTTAATCTTGCGTAATCCGGAAATAAATGAATTATAAGAAAGACGATTCGCGTCTTGCACCACCCCGATTTTTTTAGTATGGTCTACAGACCCCCAGTCCCCTTTAAATGCACGTTTAAATCCGGACTCAACGACGCGGTCTTTGAATGCCTCTGTTTGATTCAACAGAATAAGACTTGGAAATGACTCTGTCGTGTTATACCGCGGCGTATTCATATAATACTCGCGGTCAATTGCAAGACGAATATTCTGCTGTTGGAGTGTAAAAAACTCTTTAAATAAATCATACAACAATCTACCAGGCGAATCCACGCGCTTAAATTTGAAATTGTCGCGGTCTGTTGGTTTGTCGCTCTTATTATACACCAGTAACATTTTATAAACTATGTATCCCAAATAATACGCCTTTTGAATATAGTTGAGCTCACCAATCTGCGGCAAGAAATAGTTCATAAGTATATCATGCACGTGTGCCGTCGTCTTTGACTTTGTAAATGTGGAAATGAATTTAAGTGCAATTTCTTGTGTAAAAATACGATTTGCGTCGTGAATTGATGGTATAAAAAGGTCAATCATGCTTTCGTTTTTTTCCAAGTCGAGTAAACAATATTCGATAATATCCCTGTCAGACAACACGCCAAGTGCGCGCATCACTATAAAAAGAGGGATTGGTTTTCTAACATTCGGAATGACGACAACGATTTGGCCATTCGAGTATCGAGCACTTGGTGCAACCATTCTGACCGACATGGTGCGTTCAGGTTTAGATGCATCTTCGGATACTGTGCGAATATCTGCCGAGTGACTATACGTCTCGTCTTTGTCATCATATTCTCTTATATACAACATATTGTCTGCGAATTTTTCCTGTGAAATGATAAACTTTTCTTTCCCGTCGATGATAAAATATCCGCCGTAGTCGTTGCGACACTCTCCCATATTGAAACGAACAGACGGATTAAGTCCATGCAAAATACACAACTCGGATTGAAGCATAATTGGAAACCGCCCCAAAAATATCTTTTCCAGTGTTATTGTATTTCTTACCACACTTCCATCATGTTCTCGCATTATAAAATCGACCTCCGCATCATAATGAATAGTTGTAGCATATGTCATATTACGCAAACGTGCTTCATTGGGATACATAAAATGTGAACGTTTGTCGAGTCCACGATCGTCGTCGTCGTATATAACCGGTTTCCCGTAGTATACCTTGTTGCCACCTTTTCCGCCGATATACAATTCGCATCGAAGTCGAAAAATATTGGTGTCTGGGTCTTCTTCTTTTTGTAGGATAATTGGATTTTTCTCTTTGAAGATACGTTTTATTCCATTTTTTATAAAGTCGTTATAAGACGCTAAATGATGATTTACTAAAATATTTGGATTATCTTCAAAATACTTGTCTATAACATCCCATGCAAGTTCTGTATTCATATTTTTCTTAAATTATACTGCTATATTATTAAAATGCTATATTGTGTTGCGTTATATATTTTATATAGTTAGTATTTTTTATATAGTTAGTAACTATTTATAATAGTTAGTAACTATATATAATAGTTAGTAACTATATATAATAGTTAGTAACTATTCATTTATTTATTTATATTTACTATCAATAGCTTATCGTATGTTATATTTTTACGGAAACATTAGCATAGTTCATTGATTTTGCCATACGAATAACCAGAAATGAAACCATAAAAAATAAAATAACAAGCATAAGAAAGGGAAAGATTAACAAAAACCATGAAAGTTTAACCCACCCCATATTGCATAGTTTGTTTAAAACCCATGTCCAAAATAAAATAAATAATACATTTAACAGATAATACATGGGTTTATTCTTGCATTTTAATTTTCCTAAACATACTTTATCTTTATCTTTGTTCCGTGCGTCACTTACAAATGAAAGAAAAAGTAGAATAATTGCCACAAAGAAATATATCTTTGATGGTGCGCATAAATTCATAACTGCATTCATTATAATGTATTATAATGTGTTATAATATATTGCAATAAAAATATTATAACACATTATTTGTTTTATTGTATTTTGTCCAAAAAAAATATCATTAAATCTAGATATTATGTTGCTGCAGCCATAGATGTTGCATTCGAGTATATATTTTTCATATTAAATGGTTTTATATCCATAAATTGTTTTTCGTTTGCTATATTACCCCCTATGCCATAACCTCGCGGAAATTGACCAAATAAAGGATTCGGCGGTGCTGCATATATTTCATTAGAAATACCTCTAAAGTTATTAAAAGTCGTTCCGATACCATGAACTGCGGTTCTTCCAAAGTTAAATATATCATGCAATACATTACCGCCTTTCAATTTTCTTGACCTATTTTTATGGATTCGTCTACCGGAGCCATGACCATGACCCTTGCCGCCGCCCATTTGATACAAGTGTTTATCATTGCGAAATAGTGCAGACCATGGTTTGGTGGCCGATTCATAACCTGCAGTTGAAACAGGCGACCCCAGCCCGGATGGTGATATTCCTTTACAGGAAGGTGCTAAAACTTTATACCCGTTTTCGTAACCTACTGCACCAGGATTACTAGGGTTCCAAAATGGTTTTGCAAAATCCCAGAATCCACCCCCACCCATTTTGCGTGACTTTTTGCCTTTGCCTTTGCCCTTGCTCTTGCCTCCCCCACTTTGCAAAAATTGTAATGGGGATTGATTGCACATTTGTCCGCCGCCGACGCCCCCGCCCCCTTTCTTTCCTCGTCTTTTACGTATGCTGCGACCACTACCACCAACCATACTACTATTCTGTAAAGGTAATGGAGTATTCAAAGAATACGCACCTCCGGCGGTTGTGTTATCACTTGCACACCCAGGACATAAACTGATACTCCCAGGATTAATATACTGACCCCCAGACGCACTTTCTATGTTTACACCCATGCCACCACCTCCCCTTGTTTTACGCGTTCTTCTTTTGCTATTTATATTTCTACGTCTATGTTTTGATGCTTTCATTTTTACTATATTTTTATTGTATTTTATTTTATTGTTGATACTATACTATACTATATTATAATCGGATAATAAAATAATATAGTAAAAAAGATATCCGAATATCCGAATATCCGAATATCCGAATACCTGAATAGTCGGTATTTATTCAATATCTACATGTGTAAGAAAGTGTTTTCTGCAGCACATTTTATTAAATTTGAGTTGATCTAGAACATAGCCTTCAGGGGTTTTATCTCTAAATTCTTTTGTCAAATAAATTACTTTATCATTTTTCATGCCTTCGGACATTTTTAATTTTTTCACTTCGGTTAAATAATAACGATACTTGTCGCCGATTACTTTTCCGCATGTGAAACACTTTACGGGGATGATCATAATATTTGTTTTGTTGGGTGAACGAATGAACGATTGAACGAATGTGTAGCTATAATATATACTTAATATATACTATTTATAAATCAATTTTATTTCATTATATATTTGTAATGAAATACAATATGTCAAAAAATAAATAACTTACTTTTTTTTATTATTGTCAACTTCGTGCACAGGTTCAACGTATCCTTCGTGTAAATCGGCCGGACTACTTATATCTGTGCTGCCAAAATCTACATTCGCATCAAATCCTTCTACTATTTTTTTAATTTCTACCTTTTTTATTTCTTTTGTAGGAGGTGCAAAAAGTGAGTTTTTACTTGTTGCGTTTATCATTTGTATATATACTAAAATACCAACCATGATAATAATAACTATAAAAATGTAAATAATATTTTGATAAAATGATTCTTTAAGTTGGGGTATTCCTAACATTTTTGCTAAACTTGCAAAAGACGATTGAATACTCGATAGAATCGTTGTTTTTGCTTCTCCGAAGGTTTGCACTTGATCTTGTTCTCCACTCATTTTCTTTGTAGTTATAAATATATATTTATAGCTATAAATAATTATTGACAATACAACCACAAATATGAATGTCGGTTTCATTATGCCAATCTATAGTTAGTTATATTCCTATTTATCTTACTATTTATCTTTTTTCATTATAATTGTTCCGATAGACGTTTTTACTTTTTTATGTTGGTCGCCTACAGAATGAATATTGTTATGGCACTTTTCACATACCGATGCCAAATTTGCAGTATGATTTTTGTGAAAGTATCCAATAAAGTCATATTTGTCCGCATTTTTCTGATGCTGTAAATGGTGTATTTCTGTTCCCATTTCAGTTTTACACATTTCACATCTAGCCTTTATTTTGCTTGTATTATATCTTGACGTAGAAAGCGACAAAATACTTTGTTCGCTATGCCTATTCCTATATTTCAGTCTTATATTATTCGCATATTCCAGAAAATCATCCGGTAAATGTAATGACTTGCACACCTCTAAGCCATACATACTAAACCCTGAACCATCTTTTAATTTTCTATCATATATAAGACAATCCATTTCTTTATTATAGGTTACTTCTAGATGTTTCATCGTCATTCTGTCGAGTGCTTCAACTTCTTCGTATTTATTAATTTCATGCATATGTGTTGCAAAAATAAAAGAGCATCTCGCATCGTGCATCTTTTTAAGCCCGGCGACAAAAATACTAATCGCCGAATCTATTTCTGTTCCGGAACACAATTCATCGCCTAAAATAAGTGCTCGGTTATTTGCCGATTTTAAAATAACTCGCAACTCCGACATCTCCACCATAAATGTTGACATTCCTTTGAATAAATTGTCATTGCCTAAAATACGTGTAAATATACTTTGGTATGGCATATATTCAAAAGATGAACAAGGCACGTATAGTCCCGCTTGAGCCATTACGACCGCAATACCAAGCGCGCGTATTAAACTCGTTTTTCCGACCGCATTCGTCCCATATAATAATATCCCATTTTGCAACGTTCCATCTCCCAATTCAATATCATTTGTAACATATATTTCATTTGTATTAATATGCTCAATAAGGCAGTGACGCAAATCTTTCGCTTTTACGTATGAGTCCTGTTCGATACCCCTATCACAAATAACCGGTTTTGTATACTTGTTTTTAATTGCAATGTATACCTTATTTTGAATATTATCGAGTATCGACAATGCGTCGACTATTTTTTGAAACTGATAGTCAAACGTATTTTGAAACTTCTTTACAAAATCATTAAAAATATTCTCAATTTCGTTTTTCATTTCATTTTTTGAACTAATAATAGTGTCACAAATTTTATTAATCTGGGTTGACACGATCGCATTGTTGCTTCCTGTTGCAACGGGGTATGTGATTCCAGTTATTTTAATAGGCAAAACTGCTTTAATTTTTTTATAGCTAGTATACTCTACGTTGACGTGGATTGTTTTACGGCTATCTGTGGCATCCGGGTCTCCGTCGGCGCTTGTTCCAGCCCTCCCACACTTTTTCATCTGCTCTTTGATTTGGTCTTCGAGGATTTTAGAACGACGTTTTGTAGTGACTAAACTATACCCCATCTTTTCGGTATCGTGTATTTTCACGTATTCATATTTTTTCTCGCTTTTTGACTCTTTTTCGCCTGCAGAGATAAGTTTATCTAAATATAACTGAATTGTGTGCAGCTCAATATATGAGTTCTCGTAATTGTATACTATGTCGTCCAATTTACTACTGACTTTTTCTAATACAAAATTATCGTCAAAATTCAGATTATCGATATTGCCACATTTTTCAATATTAAAAAAAGATGCCATGAAGTTGCGAATATTATTGCACATGGCCGAAATGTTATTTTCGATCGCTATTGTCTCGACATCCACTTCCAACCCCAGCTCGTCATATATATAAGCGGTAATGGTTTTATCATAGTGCAAACCATCAAATAATTCTGCAACTATTTGCATGTTATTATAAAAATGGAATAGACTACGCGGGTTTACTTTTTGATGCACGAGCTGACGATGCAGTTTTTCGATATCTTTCAATTCCGCCATTTGTTTTCGCCATTCCATGATTTGCGTCTCTCCGTCGCCATGCAACAAAACATGTTCTGTAATTGCGTATTCTTTATTTAACTTCTGTGTGTTGAAAATCGGGTTAAGCATTTTATATTTAAACTTTCGCATTCCCATCGGCGTAACACAATTATTTAAAAACTTTAAAACGGACGAATACTTTCCTGTATAGTTGTCATCGTCAATAATATTTAATTGTTTTAGTGAATGATTTGCTAATATCATGCGGTCACTCTTATTGTCAAATACGGGTTCGCGAATCTTATTCACCAGATTCGGATTATGTTCATATAGAAAATTCAACAAAAATATAAACGCCTGTGTTCCGTATTCGTGTTGACTTGTATATTGGATAATCGACTCTGCGACGGAGTATTTGTAAAATTTTTCGAGAATCTCGTTGCGATATGTTTGTTTTTCACACCTTTTTGCTTTCTCTTGGAATATGGTGTTTGTAGTGTTTGTAGTGTTTGTAGTGTTTGTAGTGTTTGCGACCTCGTCGCCCAAATACACCATATGAATATTTTTACATGCGTTTGTGTTGTTTGCTGCCCCAGTCCCCGCCCCATAAAGTCCGGCAAAATTCATTATATCTGCACTCATTTTTTCATCAAAGTTTGATATGAAAATGACTTCACTTGGTTTATACGTCGATATATATCTTTCGAGTTCATCGTATGTTGTCGGATTGTGTTTGTCTTCCGTTTTATACTCAAACAAGATTACACGACCTGTATAAATATCTACATTTGCTATTCCTATCATTAGGGATTTATTTTTCATATATGAAACGCGTTCAACCCATATACACATCGTATTATTTGATATTTCGCATGCATCCGGGTTAAAAAATGTTCCAGGCGAATAAATTCCTTCTACACTGCGTATTTTTGGATTGGTGGGGTCTTGTTTAATTACGATAGTTGTATACCCTGCATCTTGTATTTTTTTGAGATACTTGTCTATTTTTGTATATGTAAAACCGGCCATAACATTTGTGCCTGTTCCTGTTCCTGTTCCTGTTTTTTGTGCAATTGCCAAGTCGCATAGTTTCGATATTTCTTCGATTTTGCTACCCGATATTACACCTTTGCTGTTCTTTTCACCATACATTTCATAAAAAGAACCTACCATCATCAATACTATCGTTTTATCGCCATATTCTTCGGCGTATTTTTTGGTATATTCAAAGTAGGACAATATCAGTGCCATGATTGGTTTGTTGGTTGCTATGCTACTATGCAATACTCAACAGGGAGATATTAAATAGTAAATATTTTGTGGATATTTGTGACTATATATGTAGGTGCAATATCTTTAACTATGTTTGATATATTATTTAGTCTCGTATTTCATATACTATAACGTCGTGGGAATAAATATTTACAAATATTTCCTCTCCCTATATATATATACATAACATGTCTTTTCGCAAAGAAGATGTCGAAAAAATATATAACACGATTCGCGTAAAACATAATACTGGAAAAAATGCGGCTTATATTCCTGAATTGAAAAACGTGGATCCGAATATATACGCAATTTCTATATGCGATATAAAGGGACGCGATATCAACGTCGGAGACTACAATAAAAAGGTCGCGATTGAGTCGGTTTCAAAAGTATTCTCACTTATTCTTGCGTTAAATAAATACAATATTAAAACGCTTTTGGAAAAAATAGGAAGTTCAAAAGAAATAGGCAGTTTCAACTCTTTAGAAGATGTGTTAAAAATAAAAAGCCATACGATTAATTCATTCGTAAATGCTGGTGCAATGGCGACTACGAGTCTACTTTATGATAAAAATAAACCCGACAAAGAAAATAGAAAACATATTGATAAGGTCATCAAAAAAAATATGGAAGATTTCGCCTGTGAAAAAACAGAATTAAATAATAAATTATACATATCTGAAGCAACTCATAATGAGCATAATCATGAACTTGTTATGAATTTAATTAAATTTGGAAGATTTTATGGAGATATTAAAACGTGTATTGAGTCATATACAAAACAATGTTCGTATATGTTTTCAAGCAAAAACATTGCAGTAATGGCAGCAACGATTGCAAATTATGGCGTAAACCCGATTACCAAAAAGAAACTAACATCGCGAGAAAATGCCGAATACGTCATTGAACATATGGCAGAGCACGGAATGTATAATGAAGCGCCCGTATGGTGGAAAGAAACATGTCTCCCCGCAAAAAGCGGTGTTGGTGGAATCATTATGATAGTTATCCCCGGTGTTATGGGAATCGGTATTGTTTCGCCTCCTCTTAATACATTTGGAAATAGCACTAGGGGTGTAGCAACAGGCAAAATGCTCGCAAATACACCGATTTATACATAGTTGGTGTGTCTTACCACGGCGCGGCTTACCAAGGCTTATTATGTTCTAAAAAGTTGTGCAATGATATATCCTTGCCTATATTTTCAACTTCTCCTGTTAAAACCGAATCTTCGTATATTTTTCGAATAATATTAGGGGGCGCGGTTGAACCAATTTTCATCAACTTTTGTTCGACAAGGTATTTTTTAACATCAGATAAGTTTTTATTTTTAAGAAGACTATGCTCTCTTTGTATTTTTTTTCGTGTGTCGTTATTTTTAATAAGCACACCAACCACGTTTCCTTGTTTACCAAGCTTGAATCGTTTTGTTATCGTTTTTCTCAATCTTTTTCTTATTTTTGTTGCACGATTTGATGAAGATGGCAATATTGAATTATCTATTTTATTTTCGTGTTTCTCTCCTTTCTCTCCTTTCTCATCGTTTTCAATCCCGCTATATCCCGAGCCATATGAATCAGAAGACGACGAGAATCCCTTGTTTGTTTGGTGGTTGTGGTGGTGATTATGTTTATTTCTTAAATCGTTTAACTTTTGTTGTCTTTCTGAGTATACTATATTTTCATTTTCTGTATTTGTTGAATGCGAATGTGAATTGGAATGTTTAATTGTTTTATTGTATAATCGAAATGTAGGTTTTTTTCCATTTTTTAAACACCCGTATGGTTTATCATCGGTTAGCTTAATAGGCGAAAATGTAGAAGTCGATGTTGACAAAGATGTCGATGGGACGGGCGAAGGAGAATGCGAAGGCGAAGGCGACGGCGACATGGATTCAAATGATTCAATGATAGGACTAGTGAAATGTGAAGGGGCAATATCTAGTGGCATCGGCTCAGACATGAATGTTAACATGGGACTAGGTGCAGCAGACATGGGTGTAGACGGCATTAACTCGGGTGGTAATTCTGTATATATTAAATTCCCTGCATCTGTCATAGCTGTCCCGTGTGCAAGAGGTTTTCCTAAAGCTAATGTTATTTTTTCATTTTTGGGAGCGGAAGTATAAGCTGAAACGTGATTGTGATTATTATTATTTACTTTCGGAATATTAAGTTGTATTTTTTGAAATCCGGTGGGGTGGGGGGCGTGTGGTGCGTGTGTCGCAAAGGATACACCCTGTTGCGGTCCCAATGGCGATACACTCCGTTGCACAACATTAGAACCATATGTTGTTGGTTTGTTTTGATAAAGTTGAGTATTGACATTTAATTGTGTTTTGTGCGGGGATGTGTTGTTGTTGTTGTTCCTATTACTATGTAACGATTTTAAAATATCTTCATTTAAACTCGTTGCAGTTGTTCCACTAGCACTAGCCCTCTTCAATGTTTTTGAATGTTGACGATCCTGGCGTTTTTCAGATTTTTCGGTTTGTTTTGTTTGTATATATTTGTCTAAAAAACTCAACGACTTCTTAAACTCATCACTAAATATCCTTGCCTCTTTTTCTTTATCGATGCCTCCGGAATTTGTGGATCCACTATTTCCAGCCCTCCCAGAATCATAACCACGATGTTTTTTATGGTTTGTAGACTCGCTTGATAGCGACGGGGATGGACTTGCGGTTGTCATAGTTAATTCGGCTTTTCGTTTTGCATTTATTTTATCCAGCAATATTTGTTTAAGTTTACTTGGTTTTATTACTTCATCTGGTATTTTTTGACGAGTTTGTTTTCTAGATTTATTTTTTGATACTCCTGAATTTAATTCCGAACCTGCACCAGAATTTGATAAAAATGATTTATTAATGACTATACTTTTTTTTGTTGGATCGCTCATAATATAATTTTAAAAATAAAATATTATTATGATTACAACCTATATCCATGTATCTCATGGTGTCTTATATTCAGCATCTTATAAATACATGTTTTGTATTACTTTACTATCGTTATTGTCTGCACGTTTTTTTACTTCGGTATTATTTGTATACATTTCAAAACCATTCTCTAAATCTTTCATCGTGATCTTTGTTTTCACGTTTTCAGGTTTACAAAAAACACGCCTACTATGTGCTATTTTCGTTTTCGAAAAAAGTGTCTCCATGTCTCTCCCGTAGAACTTAAAATATTTCATATGTTTTTCAAACCACTCCGCCTTGATTTCCTCGTTTTCGTGAATAGACCACCCAAAATCTCTTACCTTCTTTGTAAAAATATCGCGCAAATCTTCCGGAGTATAGTCGTCTATCTTGAATCGCCACGTGAAACGCGAATCAAGTCCGTCATTGTATGCAAAAAAACATTCATTTAAATCTTTTTCATACCCTGCAATAATCACCATTAAATCGTCTTTATGATCACTCAATGCTTCACATAGTGTGTCAATACACTCTTTTGAAAAACTATCGCGTTTCTCTGTATTCCCAAGAGCATACGCCTCGTCGATAAACAAAACACCACCAATACTATCTTTGATCGCGTCTTTTGTTTTTAGGGCGGTTTGTCCAAGGTATCCTGCGATTAAATCCGCACGTGTCACCTTTTTAAACTTGGAGCCGGAGCTGGAGCCGGAGGAGCCCGAACCTGAACTGCTTTTCTTTTTTGGTGGAACGTATGTTGCCGACGACGATGACGACGACGACGACCCCTTGCTTTTAATAACACCTAAATTGCTGTATATTCTTCCTATTATTTTTGCAACTTCCGTTTTACCAGTCCCCGGCGACCCATATATAACAGTATGCAGAAAGTCGCCGCTGCCGCTGCCACTTCCCACAGAATGCGCGGCACTAGGGATATGTAAATTTTGTAAATAATACAACAACTGGTCTACTATATTTTCTTTCAGATTTTTCATCCCTATCATGTTGTTCAAGTCAACCAAGTCGTTTCTAATCTTGTGCAAAGCTTGCATATTAATATTATATTCAACATTCACTGCTAATTTATAATTATCACATAAGTTAATTAAATCTTTGATATTTTTAATTTCAACATCGATATTCACTTTGTCTATTTTAAATGGAATACGTTTGCATATACATCCTTGACAATTCGGTTCATAACATGCATATTTATCGTCAATGTCTACCTTTACAACTTCGATTTCTTTATTATTTTCTCTCGTTTCTCTCGTTTCTCTCGTTTCTACAGGAGTGTCAGAAGGCAACGGCAAAGGCACATCATCGCCATTCTTGGGAACAAATCCTGGCTTTACCTTCTCTCCATTTTTAGGAACTGCAATGGGAACTTTCATCGTATTTTTCACATCTTCGGTGTTTTTTTCATTTGTTGCTATCGCGTTAGACATGTTAAGTAAATAATAATCAACGTGTTGGTCCATAAATGAAATAAAATTTTTAAAATGTTTGCGTAATACACGCTTGTGATATGTTTTTTGAATTGCTGCAATATCTACTTTATTTTTTAGAGTGGGGGTGTTAATTATTGGTGGTATATTAGATGGGGTATTGTTATTCGATGCGTTATCTTTCATATTTATACTAGTAATATTGTATTAGTAATATAAATATATTTATATATTTTATTAACATATAATATAATATAATATAGTTATCGTATTATGAATGGAGGTCCTATTAAAAATCTAATATATTTACTATTTATTGCAACTATTTTTTACTTCATAGTTGGGAAAATATTTAAAGTAGTTAAATTTAATAAACTCACTCAATTAAGCAAAGGTATATATTTCTCCACCTTTATCTTGCTCTTCTATTTTTTTTATAAAGTAATACCCGTTTTATTGTTTAGAAATAGCAACATAACAGAAGGGATGTCGCTAGCAGATTCTCTTATGTCTGGTGGAAAAAGTAGCGAGACAGGTAGTAGTGGAAACAGCGGAACCAGTATTGACTATACAAAGGGTTGGGATACTGCGGATAATTTTAGAGATAATTATTGTAGTAAAACACCTATATTTGTAGAACGAAATTTTTTTGACGATAGATCAAAAGAAACAGGAAACCCTCAAGGAGGACTAATATATGGTGGTAATAGTCAACTATATGATAGCACTACAAAAGAAATGAACAAGAAATTTGCAGAAGAATTGATAAAACAAATGAATATTGGTAATAAAGTTGACACTACTTCATTCACAAAAGAGAATGGTTGTTCAACGAATCTTTTAACAGATAAGGGAGGAACTGGAACTATGTCGCAAATGTGTAATCCCAAATGTAATTTTAAATTTACAGGCGCAAGTAAATAATAATAGTATTACTTATAAACCCCCGTATAAAACAAATTATATATTTTATTATATTGGCATATAGTATAATAAAATATAAAATACAAACTAAAAAACACATCATGAGACGTGCATTACTTATCGGTATTAACTATCTAGGAACTCCTAGTCAACTCAGTGGTTGCATCAATGATATCAACAATGTTGGTTCATATTTATATAATACCAGAAACTATAACTCTTTTATTGTTTTGTCTGACGTTTCTACAACCAAGCCCACAAAGGCAAATATATTACAAGCTTTTAATGTTTTACTTACAAATGTAAAAGCAGGTGATGAATTATGGTTTCATTATTCGGGTCACGGCTCTTTATTACGCGATACCAATCGCGATGAAGAAAGCGGATTTGATTCGTGTATTTGTCCCTTAGACTATCAAAAGTCGGGGTTAATTAGCGACGATGTGATTCGCCAAATGTTGGCACAACGTGTTCCTGCAGGTGTAAAACTATATATCGTATTAGATGCATGCCATAGCGGCACCGGATGCGATTTGCGTTATAAATACGACGATAATAGTTTCTTAACAAATAAACCGGCATCTGCACCCCTCCCGGCAACATATATACCCACAGATTGGTCATTGAAACAAACCAGCTACGAGTTTAAAAAATATAGCAAAACTATCGGCGAAGTATATAGCATAAGCGGATGCCAAGATAATCAGACAAGCGCTGATGCGTTTATTGAAGGACAGGCAACAGGTGCCCTTACATTTATCCTTCTTTCTTGTCTACGAGCAAACTCGCCTTCAACATATAAATGGAAGCATCTGTTGAAAGATATCTGCTGCAGTGAAAAAATAAGACGTTTTACACAGAAAACGTGCATAACATCCGGGACACCGATTAACTTGGAAAGTAATGTTTTTTCTACAAGCGGAATACAAATACAAATACCTACGCGAAATATAAATTCGTATTTGGAAAAAAATACCGCACCCCGTTCAACACAAAGTCATCATACATTAAGTAAACTTATTTTAACAAATTAACGTTGTTTGACATGTCTTCTATATTTTTTAATTCTGCATTATCGATTTTATTATTCCGATTATTATATTACTTTGGAAATATGCTTAAAAATAAATTGAAATAATAAATAAGCATCTTAAGTAATATAAGAATCCTTCCAAAAACCATCCACTTCGCAAAAAAAACAATACATATTTAGTCTCAAATGTCAAAAGCATCCAAAGCATCCAAGGGAAGCAGTGGAAGCAAAACACACGCAGACGCGTCTTTGGCACAAAATATTGAGTTACAGATTACGCAAATCGTTTCAGAAACGGATATAAATAGTGATAATATATCGAGTCATGAAAATGGAAATGGTTTTGAAACAAAAAAACAGAAAAAAATGGCTGCAAAGTTGTCAAAGTTGAACTTTGGTGGCGGGGGTGGCAGCGGCATGGCGGAAAAGGCAGAAGAAAAGCTCGTCGGGGGGCAGGTAGGTGCAGGCGCAGACGAAGAAAGAAGACTTACGGAAAATATGGAACTTGTCGCTTCCTATCACAAGAATAAAAATTCATGGTCCGATATAAAATGTCCATCTATGCTTCCGTATATCGAAACCCCGTGGACTATTATCGGTGCATATTTTAACAAACAACACTTGAGGCGTCTCGTTCGTCATCAAATCGAATCATACAACGACTTTGTCAGCAACCAAATTCAGCGAACTATCGACATGTTTAATCCCGTCGTCATTGCGTCGGAGCAGGACTTTTGCAAAAAAAACAAGAAAAATAGTCTAGAAGTTCACGTGATGTTCGACAAATTCAACTTGTATCGCCCCCAAATCCACGAAAACAATGGAGCTACAAAAATCATGTTCCCACACGATGCAAGGTCGCGCAATTTCACATACGCGTCCACGATGACGATTGACATGAATATTCAATATATTATTCGCACCGGCGAAAATCTAGAAAATGTGCAGACGTTTCACAAATCGGTTCCAAAGGTTCATATCGGAAAGTTGCCGATCATGTTGAAATCATGTATTTGTGTTTTAAATCAATATACTCATATTAATAATAATGTATCTGGAGAATGTAAACATGACGCAGGTGGCTACTTTATTATTAATGGCAGCGAGAAGACAGTACTCGGCCAAGAACGCGCAGCAGAAAATCGCGTTTATTGTTTCAACACTTCAAAGAACAACAGCAAGTGGTCGTGGACTGCCGAAATCAAATCCATTCCGGACTTCAAGTGTATCTCTCCCAAACAAATCAATGTCATGATTGCAAATAAGAACAACGGGTTCGGCTGCCCTATTTATGTCCAGATTCCGCGAATCAAGCAACCGATTGCACTATTTGTCGTATTTCGTGCCCTTGGTATCATCTCCGACAAAGACATTTGTGAATATATATCGCTCGACGTTCATGACGAAACGACGAAACAAATACTCGAGTCTCTTCGTGCATCTATCATCGACTCTAATTCTATCCTGACACAAGAAGATGCACTTAAAGTCGTAACATCAAATGTAATGTATACGCCGATGAATATGGACAAGGAAACCGGTGCAGCCAAGAAACGTGGATTCGCAAACGAGGTGTTACACAATGACCTATTCCCGCATAGTCAAACGCAAAAACAGAAAATATACTTTCTCGGTTATATGGTAAATCGTCTCTTGAAATGCAGTCTCGGACTTGCAAAACAAGATGACCGCGACTCGTATCTAAACAAGCGTATTGATTTGACCGGTGCCTTGCTGAATAACCTGTTTCGCAACTATTTCAACAAGCTTATAAAAGATATGTCGAAACAAATTGTTAAAGAAATAAATACCGGCTCATGGCGTTCTACGGATGACCACATGAGTATCATCAACAAGACAAATATTTACAAAATTATCAAGTCTACTACGATTGAGAACGGCCTCAAGCGTGCATTGTCTACCGGCGATTTCGGTATCAAAAACGTAAATAGCAACAAGGTTGGTGTTGCACAGGTATTAAATCGTCTTACATACGTGTCGAGTCTTAGTCATCTTCGCCGCATCAATACGCCTGTTGACAAAAGTGGAAAATTAATCGCACCACGCAAATTGCACAGCACCACGTGGGGATTCTTGTGTCCTGCCGAAACACCTGAGGGTGGCAGTGTTGGTGTTGTAAAAAATATCAGTTATATGACACATATTACGATTCAAAGCAACTCCGAGTCTTTACACCAACACGTTGATCCGTTCATCGAGCGTCTTGATTCTGTTACGACTACACCCAAAGAAATGTTTTCAAATATCAAAGTATTCGTAAATGGTGCCTGGTTAGGTAATACTCGGAATCCGATGGAACTATATAACTCGTTCAAGAACAAGAAACTAAAGGGAATTATCAATATCTACACCTCGATTATATTTGATATTAAAAATAGGGAAATCCGAATTTGCAATGACGCGGGAAGACTGACGCGCCCCGTTTTGCGTGTGAAAAATAATAAGATTTTCATTACCGATAAAATTATCGCCGACCTAAACTCTGAAAACTTGTCTTGGGATGACCTCGTGACGGATGCTAGAACGGAAGAAACCATCGTGGAATATATCGACCCCGAAGAGCAAAGTTTTAGCATGATTGCAATGAAACCTGACGATGTCGTCAAGAAGGCAAATAGCAACTATATCTACAAATATACGCATTGCGAAATCCATCCAAGCACTATTTTCGGAATCTTGGCGTCTTGTATTCCGTTTCCCGAGCATAATCAGTCACCAAGGAACACCTACCAATGCGCTATGGGTAAGCAAGCTATGGGAATGTATGTCACAAATTATCAGAATCGTATGGACAAGACCGCCTATGTTCTCACCTACCCAAGTCGCCCTCTTGTAGATACCCGTGTTATGGGTATGATTAAACTCGACCAAATTCCATCCGGTTCTGCAGTTATCGTCGCAATCATGACGTATTCCGGTTACAATCAAGAGGATAGTATTCTCGTAAATAAGGGTTCCATTGACCGCGGCTTATTCAATGCAACGATTTATCACACTGAGAAAGACGAAGACAAGAAAATCAATGGCGACGAAGAAATCCGGTGCAAACCCGACCCTTCAAAAACCAAGGGTATGAAATTCGGCAACTACGATAAAGTGAACAACAAAGGTCTCGTCCCGGAAAATACATTTATTGAAAATCGCGACATTATTATTGCAAAAGTCGTTCCTATCAAGGAAAACCGCAATGACCACACTAAGCTCATCAAATACGAAGACCATAGCAAGATTCATCGCACGACCGAGGAATCGTATATTGACAAAAATTTCATCGATCGCAATGGTGACGGATATTGTATTGCAAAAGTCCGCATTCGCACCTCGCGTAAGCCCGTCATCGGCGACAAGCTCTCTTCGCGCCATGGACAGAAAGGTACTGTAGGAAATATCATCCCCGAACAAGATATGCCATTCACCTCCAACGGAATGCGTCCCGATATTATTATTAACCCGCACGCTATTCCGTCTCGTATGACGATTGGGCAACTCAAAGAAACCCTCCTCGGCAAAGTTCTCGTCCAGCTCGGTTTATTCGGTGACGGCACGTCTTTTGGCGAGCTTGCAATCGAAGATATCCGCAGAGAGTTGCTCAAGACAGGATACGAATCGCACGGAAATGAGCTTCTATATAACGGCATGACGGGGGAACAGATTGAGTCGAATATATTTATCGGGCCTGCATTCTATCAGCGTCTCAAGCATATGGTAAATGATAAGCAACATAGTCGTTCCATTGGACCGATGGTAAATCTGACACGACAGCCGGCAGAAGGCCGCTCGCGAGATGGAGGGTTACGATTTGGCGAAATGGAACGTGACTGCTTTTCGGTAGGCACACCCATTTCACTGAATTCCGGATTATCAATTCATATTGAAGAAATGGAAAATTTAAATGGAAATGTTCTCGGTTGGAGTGAAAATAAAAATGGAATGGTTCCTTGTAAGCAGTTAGCCTTTATGGATAAAGGAATGCGAGACTGCGTAGAACTGACATTCCAGGATGGTAGAAAACTTACATGCACAGAAGACCACCCCATTTTGACATCGAATAATACATGGGTTAAAGTAAAAGATGTTGAATTGAATTCTACAAAAATTAAGTCGAGTGTAAACTACCCTGTTATCAAAATGAAAGATGAAATAGAAGAATGTGCTGGATGGAAATTTGAATTTGGAACAAGAATACTTGAAACAAATACGCGCGAAGAATTTATGAGGACACTTGCGTTTGCACGTATTATTGGACTACTTATTACAGATGGAAGTATTGGTGTAAGTGGATACGGAACACTATTTATGGGACATATGTTAGATGTTAAACAAGTAGTTAATGATTTAGAATTATTCTGTGATATTAATCAAAAAAAATTTGAATCTAGAAATTATTATACTATTAATATTCCAACCACTCTTATGAATGATATTATTCAAATAAAAGGTTTACTGCGTGGCAGAAAAATAAACCAACCTGGAACTTTGCCTGAATTTATATTGGATGAAAAATGCCCTCGCCCGATAGTGCGTGAATTTCTGGCCGGGATGTTTGGCGGAGATGGACACACTTGTGTTCTTGGAATGCATAGAGGAAAACGCGATATCCTTTCATCAGTTTCATTTTCAAAGTCTAAAACATACGAACATCGCGAATCATTGCAAAAAATGTTTGAAGATATCCAGAAACTACTTGCTAAATGTGGAATTCATAATACTACGATCCAAAAACCTAGGGAGACATCTTGTTCCAAGAAAAAATTTGAAGCAAAAGATAAAGCAGACAATACGGGACGCAGCTTTCAATTGACGCTCCATCTCCCGATTGAACAACTAGTTCCATTTTCTGAAAAAATTGGGTTTCGGTATTGCTGCCATAAGTCACAACGCTTGGAAGCTGGTGTATCTTATCGTCGTCTTCGCGAAGAAGTGACGCGTCAACACAATTGGATGGTGAATCGTGTGAATGAAATTACAAAATTCAAGGAAATTAAGGAAAAAACTCCCGAAAAAATGGTGCCGACGAAGAAAGCGATTGCTCAAGCCGTGGAAGAGTTGAAGAAAACGGAAGGACTTCTGCACGAATACGCAATTCCAAGCACGCATGATATTACCGACCACCTGATTAAAGGAACAGAATTTGGCAAGTTCACTGCAAAAGGATTCCCAACTGCCGAACAATTCCTTGAAACGATTGGCGCACTTGACTGGTTCAAGAATGAGGATAACCACGGCGGCAAGTGTCGCCCTGATATGGATGATGCGGATGCGGATGCATCAAGTGAAGGTGCGGACTCGGTCTCGGGCAACGACAATGACGATGATGCAAAGTATGGCGTAACGCGCGACTGCGGTTCTATCCCCACAATGAACTTGACAATCGTATCAAGAATTCCCGTTGGACCGAAACCCGTATACGATATTAGCGTAGAAGATACACACTCGTTCCTTGCGAATGGTGTTGTCGCACACAATTGCATGGTCTCGCATGGAGCAGCAAGATTTACACGCGGACGCTTATACGATGCTTCAGATAAATACCAAGTGCATGTGTGCCGCGACTGCGGAATGATTGCGGCATATAATGATAAGATGGGTATTCACTGCTGCAGGACATGCGACAACAGGACAAACTTCGCATACGTTGAAATTCCATACGCTTGTAAACTACTATTTCAGGAATTGCAGACTATGAATATTGCACCCCGAATCATGACATAGTAAGTTTAGGTTATACATAGTAGATTGAATACTATTCTATTAAAAATAAATATTATTTAGCATATAATATATATTTTTTATTGTATTTGTAATTATATATATTATAATAATATAACAATAGTATAATTACAACATATAATGTCTAATTTAGGTGGAGGTTTTCAAGGTATTGCACCAACACTTATAGGCGGTGGTGCCGGTTCAAATGGTGGCAGCGGAATGGTTGGAAGCAGCGAACGTTCAATTGATAGATTTTCACTAGTGCAGGCATGGAATGGTGCAGCGGCTACAGGAACTATCAATGGATACCAACGAAAGATTGGGCCATTTAGGGCGGTATATAATGCCGGCGATTTCTTGTCGCGTCCGAATTATACATCTGGTGGATCAAACCAGATAAACAATGTGCGGCGTGGTGGTCTTAATGGATATAAAGTTTTAGGAGGTGCCGTTCAAGCTCGTCCTGATAATACCGGTATTCCGTCTGCAACATGCAATCCCAAGTTCGTTTATGATGGGTCCGACTATATTCGGTTTAAAAAATTACAAGCAGTAAATAGAAACTATAATGATTATAGCTTTGGCGGTGACCAGTTTAGCAGTTCACAATCGGCTTGGAAACGCGTGCATAGGTTTTAAAGTATACGCACCGCACGGCGGCGAATGCCACACTTTAGCATTTAGTGTATATATAATATATATAATTTAGTATTTATATTATATATACGTTTTAAATGTCAGGCGTCCCTATAAGAACATTACAATATTATTTCAATGGTCCGCCTACTCAAGGTATCGTTATTAAACAACGAGGCAATAATGGCGTGCAAAGGTGTGTGGCGCCTGCACCCAATCAGCAATACCCGACAGACCAAACGGGAAATGTAGCAAATGCGCGTGTGTCTTTTATGAATGCACAGAAGAATGTATATTCCGCAAATTCTCTTGCACCATCGACTTCAAAAGTTGCAAGCAATACAAATTATACTACAAGTATGTTTCATAGTCACTATCAGCGGCGTGTTTTAGCAGGGAAGCCGATTCCCGTTCCTGTATCCGGCGACCAATATATCAACATGATAAAATATAACGCAATTGGTAAATCGGCGTATAAAGTCGGTCTTGCACAGGATGCACCATACCAGACCAAAAACAATGACAATACGATTCGAAATATACGGCGTCAAAGGTGTCGCAGCGGTGGATGCGTAGCACCGAAAAAGAAGGGTGCAATTGAAAATCCGTTTCAATCCGGTGGTTCATCTATTTTATCATCTTTAGGAAATCGGCAAATATATGCGTCGTAATATAATTTTATATTTTTTTATATTTTTTTAGTATATAAATAGAAAAAATAGACAAATAAAAATGTTTAACAAATTTTTGATTGAATTTTTAGGAACTTTGTTCTTTTTATTTACGATTATCTCAACGGGTAATCCGCTTGCAATCGGTGCTTCACTTGCTTTAGCGACTTATTTGGGAGGAAAGATTTCTGGAGGTAATTTCAATCCTGCAGTTTCGGTGATGATGGTCGTCGCGGGTAAATTGTCTAAACAGGATTTGATTGGATATATCCTTGCCCAAGTTCTTGGTGGTTTAGCCGCTTTTGAATTATATAAACGATTCAAGTTTTGACGTTATTATTTTTTAATAAATTATATATTAATTTCTTTGGTTAATATATAAAAAATGCTTGGTTTAGAAAAATTTTTTGGATCAAAAACGGAATCCGCCGCCGCCTCTCAGACTGGCGGACGTCGTAGAACTCACAGACGCCGTCGCGGACGTAAATGCAGGGGAGGAGAAGGAGAAAGCGCACTTATGCAAGCAGCATTAGAGGGTGGAGGTAGACGCCGTAGACGCGGGTCACGCAAGTCTCGTCGTGGTTCTAGAAAGCACACTCGCAGACACCGCAGGTGAAACCGCGTATACATTTAGCAATAGCAATAGCAAAGTTTAATAAGCTTACATTAGTATTATTATTTACTGGAATCGTAAATAATAATAAATAAAATTCTGAAAATCATACACACACACACCCCGCACTAGGTATTATCATCTCTTTTTATACATATTAGCCATTAATTTGAGAGCAATATACACCCATAGAGCACCAAATGAAAGTATAAATATTTTAAGGAAAATATCATCTGGCATTATTATATTGTGTCCTTTATTTTTATTCTTATATTTTTTACTACTAGAGTCGCCATCGCCATCGCTATCGCTGCCGTCGCTGCTGCTACTGCTATCGTCATCGCCGTCGTTTTTATATAATTTTTTAAGTTTTTTATTTAGTTTCTTATTTATTTTTTTATACCTTTTCTCTCTTCTTTTACTAACTCTTGTTTCATCTCGCACCATAAATCCGTCTGAACATTTTCCACCGGTTATAATATTTGTATACCCATTATTTACAAAGTTGCAAGGTGAAATATTTTTGATATCATCAATGGATACATAAGCTGACCCCGTGCCTGCATTATTATTTACGTCGATTGTTTTAAGCGTTACTTGTTGGCATTTTGGGGGATCCATGCTTGAAAATGCCGAATAAAAATTAATTTGTGCTAATGAAAATGCGTTTTCGAGAAGACCGGGAATGAGTCCTTTAAATGTAGAAAAATTTCCACCTACACCGGCAGGAATTACTCCTAAATTACCGGATGGAACATTGTCAACGTATAGGGATAATGTTTGGTCATTCCCATCGGGGTCTTTGCATAGCTGCGATGTCGTATAAAAATATTTATTCCCAAGAGTGTTTCCTGTTTTCGAGGCGGGGGAATTTCCCGAAACAAGAAGTTTTATATAAGATACTATACCTCCAACACCACTCGATATATTTGATAAATCGTAACCGGGTGACATTCCCATGTCGGATGGAGTTTTTATATATTTGTAATACATGTAGTTAGTATCAGCGGGAGTGCCGTCATTTCCACTACCAGACATTTGTTTGTTTGCTTGTTTGTTTTTTTGTTTATTTGTGGCTGTATTACTATTTAATTATATACTATTATATGAGTATATTATTTTACATTCTTATGTTATTGTAAAATAATATAAATAATGTAAATAATATAAATAATTTAACTAAAATCCGCTTGTAATAATTGTTCTGACGTAGGTGTAGGCTGATTTGCTTGTGCTCTGTTATTATTAAACTCCAATAATTGTTCATTTGCCTCATTGGCTTTTTTTTCAGCATCCTCTGCAGCATCGTCTGCAGCATCGTCTGGAGCTGCTTCTTCTTCTTCTTCTTCTACAGATTCGGTCGTAACGATTTCTGGGTCTGAATTTTTGTCATCTCCATCTATACCTTCTATTATTTTAGAACCAAAGCATGATTTATATATCCGGTAAAATAGAATATAGCAAAAAAGTATAGTAAATAGTGCTATAAGTAGATTGTTGAAGTTGTTGAAGTTTTTGAAGTTGTTGAAGTTTTTGATGTTTCCGAAATTATTGAAAATATTCATATATTTCTATGTCTATATTTATATTATATTCTAATATAAATATAGACATAGAAATAGAAATAGAAATAGACACTATTGCATAAAATATACAAATGTCAAATTCAAACCCAGATATACGTCCTAAAATAAACCTTCCTCTAAATTTTAGCGCTTCGAATTCGTTAATAACTACAAGGGTTCCGCATTATGCCACCAAAGATGGAACCGGGGTTAGTATTATTCCGGGACTTAGTCGACCTTTAGCTAATGGTGTTGATGCAAACCAACCCGAACCCCAAAAATCAAATGGTATCGATTTTAAGCCACGTCCGATTAAACATTGGCGAAGACAATTAAGACCTTCTACATTTGGCGGGATAGTATCGTCCGGCACACGTGTAGCCACGATTCAGCTTGCGACTACACCCGGTGGCGAAATATATCGCGCGAATGGAGACTGCGCCTGTGCTGATGCTAGCCAGGGTGGCGGTAATGCGTTCACGATTTCACACAAGTTTACAAAACAAGGCGAAGATAGTCTTTCTTCGTCTACATTGAACGCCGGAACTACTATTGAAAACGAAGGCTATGTCCAGGTAGGAAGTGCTGCGGAAATGCAGGAAGGATCGGACCAAAACTACCAAATACTTACCGGAATTTATAATACAAAATGTATTTCATGCACCCCGCCGACGAGGGTTATTAAACGAGGATCAACGCTTTTAAGTAAGGCGTATTATACAACCCATGAAGCCTATATGAAGTCGCGCACAAATACATATGACCAAAAATTACTGACAATTCCAATCAGTGCTCCCGGATTTGACTACTATAACGCCGATGGTCAACTCAACTGGCCATCAGATAGTGCAACGGGTTCGCAAGTATATGCTACAACCGACCAATATAATCCGCAAAGCACACGAACTTGCAATGGACGTAAAAATGGAACCACGATTTTCAAGCCCAATAATCGTCAGTATTCGTGTCAAGGTGCAGTAGATAGTAGCACGCGTATTGATAGACTGAAACAAACCGCGGTAAATAAAAATGCGGCATCATTGCGTGCGGCGTTCGGCACCGAGGGTGCAAGTGCATGCGCATACAGGGGTATATCCGATACACCTTATTTTCTTAAAAATAAGTATCAACCACCCATATGTTCACAGAAGAGTTTGGGTGCAATTTATCGCCAAAATAAAATAATCTGTAATGATTTTTGACGAGTTAAGAATTTCACCACTTATTTTTCTTCACTTGAATCTTCGGCCCCTGGCCTTTGCGTTTAATACTAGATGGGTCATATTGTTCCTCTTCCTCATCAGAATGAATATCTTTCGACATTTCCCAGAACTCTTTCGCACCTAATTTAAACGGCCCATGCGTTTGCGCCTTATACCAGAATATCTGGTCATGTAGTTTATTCGACTTTGCGTTGTTGTTTATTACAAGACATTCAAAATTTTCCGTGCACTGATCCATCACTTGGCAAAAGCTTTCAAATGTCGGAAACATCCCCGCATAGTTTTCATATATTCTTTTGCGATTTCCTATATAAGGCTCACGCAAAATAAAAACATAGTCAATATTGGTTCTTAAATTGGGTGGAATACCGAGGGGATACTGCATCGTAATTACAAGCATTACTTTCCAGTGACGTCCATTCATAAAGAGGAGACGCATCATGACATCCTTTGTCCACTTATTATCAAAGAGACAATCATCTAAAACGACGAATGTTCGTGGGTCGATCGTGCTTCTCTTATATGTCTCAATCTCTTTCTTCATTTGTTTTAAAACTGCTTTTTGTCGTTTTAAAATATTCTCAATAATGGCGGTATTATATGCATCGTGGATGAAAAGCTTGGGGACGTGTTCGCCGAAGAATCCGTTGCCTGCCTCTGTGCCGGAGATTACAGTACCAATAGGAATATCTTGGTGATAATACATTAAATCTTTTACTAGAAAACTCTTACCTGTATCACGGCGACCAATAAGAACGATAACGGGGCCTTTGTTTTCATCGGGTCTAAAACTGATTGACCTCATATCAAACTTTGCTAATTCTAATCCAACACTCATTTGTATATTCTATTTTGCTGTATAGATTTGTGATTGGGTTTTAACTAGTAATATATATTATAATATAAATTAAAAAATATAAAATATACAACGCAATAAATAGCCAAATAGCCGAAAATAGATATTATTAGTTTAAAATGTAATAAAATTATGTGTTTAATTTATTAAATAATAGAGAATGAAGATTGATATCGAAGGAAAAGAAGTAGAAGGTGCAACTACAAAAACATCCGATGACTACTTTTCACTATACTATAGGAAAGTAGATAATGAGGATTTTTTTAATTCTTTAGAAACATCAGAAATTAAACTGAGAAGTTCCATGAACTATATGCCCATCTATGAAAGTTACTTTAATATGAATGAAACGAATTACAATTCTTTTAATTTAAACCAGCGATATTATGTATCATGTCTTTCGGGTGTTGTTGATAGAAATAATATTCAAGCGGCAGTAGTCGATACATTCAAAAGTAACGAAAAAGAGCATTCGCTTACGATTGAACATAAACCAGTATACATAAAGTTTTCTCCCTTGCTTGACCCTCTAAAATACCTGTCGGGTAAATATGCGACGATGGATACCGACGCCGGTGCCGAACCAAGCAACGAAGTAATATCTGTTCCAAAACTATCTAAAATCCTTCCCTTATCCGGTATTCCAAAAGTAAATGATAAAAATAATTCATCTTATGTTGATAGTTTTTTTTCTTATTTATCAAGTCAGCTTTTAAATCATCATGGCTTTATGCATGGGCTTGATTTTTATGGTTCTTTTAATGGTATTAAATCCGACTTTTATTACAATGTGATAGACGATATTGACTATTTAGATAAGAATGCATTTTTTAGTAAAAACAAGGATATATTGTTTAGCATTGAAGACGAAAGTTATAACTATGGTGAAAATGCAATGAGCGATAACAGCGACGACGATGACCATATTAGTTTAGACTCGATGGGGAAAGTAAAACCGCGAAATAATACACGCAATCGACGTGCTAAAATAAAAATAGTAAGTGGTGGTCGTGATGGTGATGGTGGTCGCGAAGGAGGCGGGGGTTCTGGAAGCGATGATAGTGATTTGCAGTATATTATTCACGATGACTTTAACAATATAGACAATGAATTGAATGCAGTTTTTGCTACACCTTCGCATACAAACGTATGTGATGCGGCATGCTTGACTGATGTAAACTTAGAGTCGATGATAGCAGTAAATGACTTAAATACGAGTGATAACTCTATTTCAGTTTCTAATATTCAACTAAATAATTATCATAGCGATAGTGATATGAGTAGCGAAATAGGAGACGAACATGGAGGTGAATGTAGCGCACATAGTAACGAAAACGACGATTCTTCTTGTTCATCGCGTTCTTCTTATACATCTTGTAGCGAGAGTGAAGGAGATGAAGGTGGTGGCGATGGAGTCGAGAAAGGAGAGAAAGGAGAGAAAGGAGAGAAAAATAGAAAAATAGATAATAAAAAGGGAAAACAAGAAAGTAGAGAACAAGACGAAGAAAGCGAAGAAAGCGACGACGACAACGACGACGACGACGAAGAATACTACGATGAAGATGAAACACTATGGTCGGTTATTAAAGATTTTCCCGTTTCTGCTATTATGCTCGAAAAATGCGATAATACTCTCGATTCACTTATGATGGGTGAGGAAGAAATGAGCGACGGCGAATGGAAATCAGCACTTATGCAAGTTATCATGACACTTATTACATACCAAAAAGTATTCGGGTTTACACACAATGACCTTCATACTAATAACGTCATGTTTGTTCATACAGACAAGACGCATGTGTATTATCTCTTCAATAAAAAATATTATCGCGTTCCTACATACCATCGCATTTTTAAGATTATCGACTTTGGTCGCGCGATTTATAAATATAAGGGTCGCGTAGTCTGCAGCGATAGTTTTAGTGCCACGGGCGACGCTGCTACGCAATATAACATCGAACCTTATTTCAATGATAAGAAACCAAGATTAGAACCGAATTTCAGTTTCGATCTGTCTCGCTTGGGGTGTTCTATTTTTGATTACTTTATTGACAATATTGGAGATGTTGCTAAAGTATGCAAGACAAATGCGGTGGCGAAACTAATCGTGGAGTGGGTAACCGATGACCAGAATAGGAATATTTTGTATAAGACAAACGGGGAAGAGAGGTATCCGGATTTTAAATTGTATAAAATGATTGCGCGAAGTGTGCACAAACATACACCACAAGCACAACTTTTGAAACCCATGTTTGTTGACTATGAAGTGCCGAAAAAGAAAATAAAGCCGACAAGTTGTATTATGAATATTGACAAACTGCCGTGCTATATGGATTAGTGACTAGTCCAAAGATTGGTATTAAATTATTTACGAGACGTGGTTGTAAATAATTTAATAAGCTAGATAAGCTAGATAATACAAACCGCGGTGTGCACTTAAAATCCGGCATCACCGGTAAATATTTCCGGTTTTGTGTTTCCTAAAATGGCGGGTGTTTCATAAAATTGTTTTATGATATAATATCCTAAAATATAGCAAATAAAAACAAGGGCTGCATCGCGAAGTGCCGTTTTCATTGGATGGCTATTTCCTTCTGCGCCTTCTTCAGTTGATGGTTTTGAAATAAACCGAAAGTCGATAAACTTTGCTAAAAGAAAAATAGCTGCAACTGCGGCGGCCGATATGTAAAGATTGCTATCCATGTGATTGTTTATTTTGTGTATCTTATCCTATTCTAATCTATAAAGGAATAATCTATTACGTTTTTTAACGAATAAAGTAAAATTATAAAATGTAATATATATGTCTCGTTATTTCTTTATAATTTATGCTAAACCTACATAATAAATAACTAATAACTAATAATATTAATATGTCATGTTTTATATATGAAAAAAAAAACAAAAACTATTATTTATACATGTTTAATATTAGCAATAATCATATTTATTACACTTATAATAAATAAATTATTGCAAAACCCATCTACTAAAATGCAAAAACCTATATTTAGAATTTTTGATATTGATTTGGATGATAAAGAATGGGATATGCATTTTGATAATGTTAAAAAAGCAAACAGCAATCATGTATTATTAAGTCCTATTCAACCAATTGAGTTATATAATAATGAATGGTGGAGTAAATATCAACCTTTATCGTATATTATAACGGATGAAATGCAAGAAAAGTTGAAAAATATTTGTAATAAAGCAAAACAAAAAAATGTAAAAATAATAGTAGATGTTGTTTGGAATCATACATCGGTAACCATTTATAACGAAAAAACTAAACATAGATATAAAGAAAAAAACATTTATCCTTATGGTGTTGAAATGACTCACGATAAATTAAATACTATGTGGTTATCAGAAGGTCTTCCTAGTTTAAAAACTAAACTACCTGAAATAAAAGATGAAGGACGCCGTGCTGTTGAAATTATGAGAAAATGTGGAGTAACGGGATTTAGAATGGATTCATCAAATTATATAGATGAAGAATTCTTTAATCATATTTATGAAAATTCTCCCGAAGATGAGATACATATATATGAAGTATGGACTCAGAATATAGTTTCATATGATAAATGGATGTTGGATAGAATTAAAAATGATAAATGCGAAGTTTTATTTTATGATTTAAATACTTATTTTTATCTTAAAAATAATGCAATAGTATCAAATGATAATACAAATGATAATACAAAAAAAAATAATATTTTTACTTGTATGCCTTCTGAATTTTCAATGAACGCAGTTATAAACCACGATTTGGTATTACATACCAATAATGATTCTTCTTTACATTTGTATATGTATTTTTTAATGTCACTATTTACAGGAAATGAAAAATATTTTATTTATGGTATTTTCACTAACCGAGGAACAGAAAGTTCTCCTTTAATTCAAGGTTTAATTTTTAACTGGGAAAATTATTTTAATAGGGTGGAAAAAATTTTAAAAATAAAACAAAAAATGCCTGACGTTTTGGGGACTATCGAATTATTTAAATATAATGATTCCGAATCGCCCTTGATTATAGGTTCAATTGGTAAAAAATATAAAATGTTATTAAATTTAAAAAATAATATTAACAAATCTACTGATAGCATACCATGTAAAACTTTGTTCGGTCAAGAATGTGGAAACTTGGATTTGGTTAATTTATTGAATAATAATAAATTAGACAATAAAAATTATTCAAAAGATTATATTTATTGTCCTGAATTTTCTTATTCTATTATTCATAATAGAATCACCATAGTTGATAAAAAAATAGATGTAATAATGTTTTGGTATCAGGGATATGATGAAATGCCCATTTGGGGTAAAAAATCTCTAAAAATTTGGTCTCAATATAAAAATTTAAACATTATATTCGTTGATAGAGAAAAAATAAATACGATATTAACAGCCGATGAATTAAATGTAGTATTAAAAATCGAAGAAAAAATAGAAAAACCATGGGTTTATGCAGCAGTGTGTGATTATTTGAGATGGGTATTATTATTAAAAAATAACGGGGGGGTTTATATCGATTGTGATGTTTTTCCATCATCGACATCAAAATATCTATTAAATAGTATAAATCATTATGATTATTTAATTCTGGGCAAAGAACCATCGAGTTTTATAAATAATGCTATTATTGTTGCATCTCCTGCATCATGTTATATAATTAAAACAATACTAGAACAAATGGTAAAAAATATTTACAACAAAGATGTTATTAACCCATCGTTAAATGATACATATAATGCTGATACTATTGAGAATATTGATAATTCAAATAGTTATTCAAATAGTTATTCAAATAGTTATTCAAATAGTTATTCAAATAGTTATTCAAATAGTTATTCAAATAGTTATTCAAATAGTTATTCAAGTAAAAATGATACAGAAAAAAATGTATTATTTAAATGGATAATAAATAATACCGGTCCTTATTTTATAAAAGATATTTTAAGTAAATTTAAAGGAAATAAAAATATACTAATTTTAGAACCAATATGGTTATATTCGACATATTATATACATAATAAAGTAACAGATGAAAATTGTGGGAATAATATAGGATTGATACAACATTGTTATGCAGGCGCATGGGTTAAAAACTAACAAACAAATAACTAACTAACTCGTTGTAATAGACTTAGTAATGATTAAATAGGATAGTAGTAACCCGAAAAAGTTCTTTGAAAAAAGGTCTAAAATATTATAAATCGTATTTTTTATATAATATGGTAAAAGACCAACTATTCCATATAAACTCCAAAAAAACAAAAAATATAAAAATAGTTTTAATATAGTATTATTTATATTTGCTGTCGTGGGGTCGGCATCGGTATCCGTGCGGGTATTACTCTTTACAAAGTTATTATAAATTAAATAGTAGTAAATTATGAATGGTATAAAACCAATCAAAACACCCCACACTAAAGGAATTATATTTTTTTCTCCTAGATATCCAAATAATAACATTAATGCATTTAGTATAACTATAGTAGAAATAATAGCATAGTTACTGCGTAGTATACTAAAAATGTCTACATGACTTTCACCGCTTCCTCTTAAAAATATCATATAACATATCAGCGTTATTAACATAATAGGTGTTGTTATTACCCAGTCCATATAACGCTTTGGTGTTATATTCGTTTCGCTTTTTATATTAGAAACCAACCATGCATAAAAAGATCCCTGTATAAATTGGACTATATTTTCTAAAACTAGTAGTTGTTTTAAAATAATATATGCAGGTGGAACACTCATAAACATAGGAAAAAATTGGATGAGCGCGCTTATAATCTGAACCCCAACAGATACTTTAAGCGATAAATGTAAATATGTGTTTTTAAATATACTTTTTTCCATTAGTGTATGGTGGATGAGCGGATGTCTTCTATATAATCGTATACTATTATATAGAATAAATATTTATTCGATACATCTATAATTAAATACTAATATCCAGCAATCATTGGAATTTCGTCTATCGTAAGTTCTACATCGCTGTCGCCACCCCCATCGTCTGTTCCTAGCCCCGAACCACTATCGCTATCTGCGGGGAAGGGGTCGACGCTTAGTTCTACATTGCCACCAATTTTTAGTTTAACATTTTCTGCATAGTCGTTATCATCGTCGTCGTCGTCGTCCATGTCGTCGTCCATGTCGTAGTCATCGTTATAGTTATCACGCGAACTATCTTTATTTTCATTTGGAGGTATTGGTATAACTTGATTGTTGTCCATATTGAAACTTACGTTTGAATTTGTATTGCTGCTGCTACTACTACTACTACTACTACTATCACTCGCGGCTTTAATCATTTCAAGTTTTTCCTTTTCTTCTTTTGATATTTTTTCGGATTCTTCTGATGAAGGATTTGTCATGGTGCCCGCTGCTCCACCTCCGCCTCCGCCATGTTGTTGAACTATCGGTTCCTGAGAAATAATTTCATCTTTTTCATGAACTTCAATCGCATCTTCTATTGTTTCCGTCATATACAATTTTAACAACTCTTCTACGGGTATATTTTCGCGAATAGTTTGGATAATACACTCACGGATAAGCACCTCTAAATCTCTCGCATTTCGTTGCAACTTTAGCGACGATATACCCGTCTCAAATAAATATACATTGGTGTAAATCTTTCTCGCCGCATTAATGTAGACCTTGTGAATAAACTCTTCTAAATTTGGAACGTTGATATTAACTTTCTTTTGTGTCGTTCCTACGCGCATACATGACAACATTTTAAGTTGATTGATATGAACACATGTTATAATGTCCGGAATATATGAACAATTGCTTTTTTCTTTAATGCGTTCACACTCTTGTGAAATAATATTTGGATTCCACTTCGGAACACGTGTTAAAAAATTCTGAAATGTCATCAAATATTTCGGTTTTTCGTCGTTTTCGATACACAACTTCCACGACTCGTCAAAAATTGACTTTATGCCGTCAATAATACAAGGCGTCAATAGTGTAATTAGTCGCGAACAATACTCGTTTCTCGACTCTTGTAAACTGCTTAACGAAAAGTCATCCATATTAACTACTTTACATAAACGAAATATTTTCTAAAGTCACATTGTTACGAAAAAGAAAAAAATGTAAAATAAACATCATTAATAATTTCTCATTTCTAAATTCTTTTCGTATTTTATTAAATGTAATCATGAAGTCGTATTTTTTTTCATCACTAATACGATTAGGGGGTGACATTTCTATATATTTAATAACGTCTAAACTACTATATCCCTTTTCATAGAATTTTGTGCATATTTCAATTAGTTCAACTAATGTATATTCTTTATTTTCAGTATTATTGCCACTATAATCAAGCTCTCGTTTAAGATTCTCGTATTTATTTTTTGCAAGTTTATCTAGACCGAATGTTTCCTTAATTGCATATTTGTGTAAATTGACTACTTTATGATTTATAATAGGCTCTGGCACAAATATCTCGCAAAAACGCGACAATATCGGTTTCAATAATTTATACTTATCTTCGACTATAATAAAAAATCTTGTAGAATGGCTAAACAATTCGATGCAGCGACGTAAAGCAGATTGTGCGTCTATGGTCAACTTATCTGCATTTGACAAAACTATCGTCTTAAATGTTTCGCCGTCTTTTACATTAATGTTTGTTCGTGCAAATAACTTCAATTCTTCGCGAATAAATCGTATCCCTTTCCCGTGTGCACAATTCACCTCCATTACATAATTTTTTATTGACTCTTTATTGTGATTATAAATATCCTGTATGAATAATTTTACCAACGTTCTTTTGCCACACCCTGATACACCATGAAAAATAATATTGGGGATTTTTTTAATTTCTATGAAATATTTTAGTTTTTCTTGTATGTCTGTATGAATTTGTAGTAGTTGTGGGGCCGGTTTTATAGTATCATCATGATGTTGTGTATTTTCCAGTGATGTCATATCGTGGTATCGTGGTATCGCGGTATCGTGGTATCGTGGTATCGTGGTATCGTGGTATCGTGGTATCGTGGTATCGTGGTATAGTAATATAATAATAAGTAATTTTTGTATTTAATATTAAATTCGGGATTAATATTAAATTATTGCATAGTTGTAAGTTATCCTCATTTCAATCCGCGCATTATCGCGAAAACTATATTATACTATACGCATACTTTGTATCATGATCCACCATCATATTTATCAACTCATCGAATGATGTCTTCGGCTCCCATCCTAAAGTTGTCATTGCTTTTGTAGAGTCCCCCTGCAACACATCTACTTCCGTCGGTCGATAGTATTTCTCACTAATAAAAATCATCACCTGTCCTGTTTTCGCATTATATCCCACCTCACTCAACCCATAGCCCTCCCATAGTATTTCAAACCCACATCGCACAAACGCCTTTTCAATCATTTCGCGAATCGTATGCGTCTCTCCCGTCGCCAATACATAGTCATCGGGGGTATCATGTTGTAACATCATCCACATACCTTCTACGTAATCTTGCGCATTCCCTAAATCACGTTTTGCATCCAAGTTCCCCATAACAAGGCGGTCGGTTTCACCCCTAATTATTTTACCCAAACCCAGTGTTATTTTTCGCTCCACAAAATTGTGGCCGCGGCGTATACCCCCATGATTAAAAAGAATGCCATTGCATGCAAACATTCCATAGGCTTCGCGATAATTTTTTACCATCCAATAAGAATACAATTTTGCAATTGCATAGGGAGATCTCGGATAAAATGGCGTATTTTCATTTTGAGGAATATGTTCGGGGGCGGCTTTTCCGTATAGTTCACTTGTTGACGCCTGATAAAATCGCACAACTTTTTCCAGGTTACTATTGCGAATCGCCTCTAGTAGTTTCAATGTCCCAAATGCGCACGTATCGGCGGTATATTCCGGCATCTCGAATGATATTTTGACATGCGATTGTGCTGCCAAATTATATACCTCAAGTCGTTGCATATTTGGATACGTATTTTTAATATGATTTAAAATCTTTTCTAAACACGAACTATCGGTGATATCCCCGTAATGTAGTTTCAAGTTTTTTTCATTAAATATATGTTCAATACGTGAAGTATTCATAGTTGAAGCCCTACGTATTAACCCATGAACGATGTATTTTTTTGATAGTAATAGTTCCGCAAGATACGAACCATCCTGGCCGGTTACCCCCGTAATAAATGCGATTTTTATGTCCGCGCCATTCGTGCTACTCATACTATTTACAAAGTTACTAAAATAATATAAAAAATAATAACAATATGGTTTAATATTATTTTTGAGATATTTTTATATTATTTTTTTGTATTATTATTATTATTATTATTATTCAACGCGGTTTTCGCGATGTGTATTTTAAGATAAATATGCAGCATCCGAAGACGTTTTTACTAAATTAGATGATAAAGACGACTGAACGTATGTTGTTGAAGTCGGGGGCTTGACTTGTCTACCTGCACATCTCGTTTCTTTTCCGGTTCCAAAAGGAGGAACATATACAGGTGTATGACTATATTCTTCAGGGTTTTCATTACCTTTTTTTATAAATAGTCGGACTTCTTCGTTAAATGAAGTTGATGGTGCATACAATTGATCCATTTCGGTATACTTATTGGGTGCCGCACCGCTTGCCTCCGCCCCTGCATCCGCTGATTGTGCAGCCGCCATCCTTGAAGCAATATTTTTATTTTCCGAATTTACAATATTCAATTCTACTTCATCGTTTTCCGCTGCTAACTTTGCATCGGCATTTTTTTGTTGCTGTTTTTCGGTTAATTTATTAATACAAAAATACAGACCAACACCTAAAAAGATGAAAATAAATATGATTAGTGGGATAGACTCGTTCGTTTTTAAAAATGAAAATGGTGATTTTGAACTAAAACTTCTCATAATTGTTTTCTGGATTCTAGATTATCTTGATATAGTTATGTTATAATATATTATATTATTTTTTGTATTATATAATAAATATATAATATAAAATATACACGCAAGTTACTAAAAGCTTAGATGCAATAGGCAATAGGCAATAGACAAAAGACAATATACACATTAAGTGCACAATTCTTTCTCTACGAACTCAAGAAGAGGACATAAATCTTTCGGATTTAATTTATTGTTTGCCGAAGTGCAAAATGTTTTATCTACAAGGTCAAATACGGGGCATAAATCTTTTGGATTGAAATTAGTGGTATTGTTCTTAATCTCTTCGATATAAATATTTGAATAGAATTTTTCAATAATATTTTCGTTTTTATCAGAAATATGCGATTCTGTATTTCTATTTGCATTTACGTGTTTCTCGCCTTTCTCTCCTTTCTCTCCTTTCTCTCCTTTTTCATCTTGGCAAAATGTCTGATTCATAAGTGAGAGGAGAGAACAAAGTTGGGGAGGAATGGTATTGGTCTCCGAACTTTTATTATAACATAATTTTGTTTCTGCAAAATGAACTATGGTGCATATCTCTTTGATTTCAGGGCCGGTTGCGATGTTAGTGTTAGTGGTCGTGGTGTTGGTGTCTGTTGCGTCAACGTGAGAAGCGTGAGAAGCGTGAGAAGCGTGAGAAGAAACAGATAATTCATTTTTGAATAGAGGGGGAATGGGGAGAAAAAAAGCACATGTAAGTGCTGGAAGAAGTGCAATCAAGCAAAGATTTTTCATTTCGCGGTTGGGATAGGGTATGATACGTAATATAATATATATATAGTATAGATATTTTTATATATATTTTATATATTTGTATATATTTTCAATACTTATATTTATATGTTTCATGGAAATACATAGCTGTGTAAACTTTGCGTATAAGGATTTTGACGGAATGCATCTAAGATGTTCGGTTGAATGCGTTCACAATTGATAGACTCTTGATAATACTGCGGCATTTTACTCATCTCGCCAAATTGTTTTAAAGATGGCGGCATTCCGCCTAAACCTGAACCGGCGCTTGCCCCTGAACTCCACGGGCACGCATTATTATTTTTATCGGCGCGTTTTATATTAATATTTTCAGTGTTATTAAACATTGCCATGTTGCCGGATGGTGTATATTCTTTTGAAAATTTGTTTATATTGTTATGCTGATTGCTTGCAGCCAAATTAGATACAAAACCTTGACTCGTTGCACCCCCCGTCGTGCCAAAGTATTCGGGTTCTGTAGTTTCACGCTGTGTATATACCTCTTGTTGATCCGCGACCAAGTAACCGGTTCCCTCTGTCACCGGCGCAACATTCAAGTGATTAAAATCCAACAAATTTTCGGTTGTTTCGCGAATAGTAGTTGGCATTCTATCTGCAGGATTATATGCAACACCAATAGAGCCCATGGCATTTTGGACATTTCCAGAAGGCCGAATTGAACCAACCGAATTTTCTTTACGAGATGGGCGAACTGCTTCTAAAATCGGCGCAACGACTGCCTTCAATGCACCATTTATCATAGTCCCTAAAAATGGTTTTGGTTTTATAGTGGAGCGATTTGTAGTTGACATTCGTCCTATACCCCGATGGTCCATCTTCGTGGGGTCATTCTTTCCATTATAAGAAACATTTTCAATTTTATCAAGGTCGTTTGCCGTGCGTTTTGCGGGTTCATAAAATTCAGGCGCATATTGTTTTGTGCCGCTTATATTTGAATCTGTGCCGAAATATTCGGAAGTTGTGCATATACGATTTTGGTCTTTCATCATTTCTTCGGGGCGACCCGTTTGTGCCTTTTCTAAACCGGTTGTAGTTAACCATCTATCGGGGGTATTCAAATAAAATTTATCCGGCAAGAATTTCTCGACGCGACCATACGTTTTCGCATCCGGTGGCTGCTGCACATTCCACGAGTAAGACGGGCCTTCGTGATTCTCTAAACTATACGTGAGTTTGGGGTTGTTTGTAGTTCGCATCTGGTCAACATTCCTGTCCACCCACATATCGCGAGCTTCCATACCGGAATTGAATCCGTTGCTTCCACATGAAGTGAATCCCTGGTTTAATCCTGGTGCAACTCTTATTTCTTCCCATGGTTTAACATTCGACATCTGTGTGCCAGGATTCATGCGCGATTTAATAAAGTCGCTATTATCAGGCATACCATTGGGGTATTGCATATTTGCTTGGGGGGCAAATAAAGGTGCACGTTCTTCTTTGCATACCTTTTGACTACCTGTTCCACTATAACTATCTAAAATCGACTCATGTGTATCTGCGTCGTTGGTGCTTCCGCGAACCCTTGCCCCAAAAAAAGGAACCATATTATTGTGTTCAAAATTATCAACGTTTATCTGTTTCCCGGTAAGAGAGTAAAGTGCAGATTGTGAAGTTGATGGTGCACCATTTACATTGGTAACTACGTTATTTGTATTATACGGGTTGCCAAATTGCGTATTTTTCGACAAAATACGTTTATCTAATGTTGCATTATAATACTTATCGGTAACTGCCGAACCGGAGGGGTATGCGTTGTCGTTACCTTTGATACTCATACTTACATTTGGATATGTCTGGTATATATTATCATCTGCATTTGGCAACATGTCTTGATACCTGATTCTATTTCGCCCCATATTTGTAAAGGCTTCCTTTTTCGCGTCTTTTGATTGTTTCATGGTTTCGCGATTAAGCATGCTGTTATCATTTTGTTTTTTATCGTTTTTTCCGGCGAATATTAATCCTGCTGCTGCTAATATAGGTATGACTACTTCCATTTATATTTTCTTATATATCGTTATGCGTGTTATTATATATGTTTATATATATGTAATATATTTTTTACTATATATTAAATATATTTATACGGAATTTATATGGAATTTATATGGAATTTATATTTTAGTTGGTTAACTATTATTAAATAATCTACTTGTTGTATCAATCGTATTATAACAAAAAAAAGACGGCTTTGGAACAAAATTATCTTTTTCTAAAATTCGCGTGCTAATATTATTTTGAAACGATAAACATGTATTTTCTTGGGGATTTAAAAAAAGGTAGTCCCAATTTGGTTGTTCTAAATCCCTATACCACCATGCAGGATTTGTTACTCGTGACTGGTCCGTAAATGGCGAACATGATGGGTATTTCATTGCATCGCTTGATACATCCGTATCCCTATAGTTATTTTGAGGATTGCAGTCACGCGTCAGTGTCCTGTCAAGTCCAAACAAAGAGCTTTCAAGATTGGTTGTATTTGTCATCAAATTTGCGCCCCATTTTTGAAGACGTATAGATGGATCTACCATAAAACAAGGTTTATCACCATTGCCTGGAACATTGAGTCTCCACTTGCCTTGGTCGGTTGATTCCTGTTGTTGTTTTACTATTCTACATGGGTCATCGTGAAAACGTGTAAATGACATTATATATTTAATATATTAATATAATACAATAATATTATATTAAATATTGTAAAAATATTGTAAAAATATAGTATATTAAAATATATTTTAAACTATAGTTACCACATTTCGCGGTATAGTCTTATTCGTCTTCGTCTTCGTCTTCGTCGTCGGAAGGTGAAGATTGTGGTCTGCTTGCAGGTGCAGCCGATGCCGCAACCGAAAGTGGTTTCAATTTTGATAAATCTAATTTCGCACTAGGTTTACCGGACGCTGATGCGGTTGGCAACTTTGATAGTTTTTTAGGTGCGGCAGATGCAGATGCGGGAGCAAGAGACTTTTCCCCTTGTTGCCCACTTTCCGGGTTGGGTTTCTTAGGACTTTCTCTTGATTTCTTTTCACTCATAGGTCCAGACTCCGGCTTGGACTGGGATTTCTGAATATCGCCTCCAAGCTGACTCATGATTTGTTTATACGCCTGAATAGCATTGGCTGTCGCACCTTGCAAATATCCTGAAACACCAACAACTTCAATAGGATTATGGAAAGCAATGCGAATAAGGCTATCAAGCGAATGAGGATGAGGTTTCCTAAATCCGCAAAATGATACACTTTTATCCCCGATGAAATTATTCTGATACAAGTAAAACTCAATCACTTTTCCAAGTGTGTAATCCTCGTTTTTCAATGTAATATCAAAACCATTTTTCAGTGTTGTTTCGGATGCAACTATTACAACATTGCCGTGCTCTAAGTCATACATGAAAGCTTCGCATTTTTTAATCATAATATCACACGCCTTTGTGAGTATTTCCATATTGTCAAAAACGCCTACACTTTCGATGACGAAGTCGTAACTATTTTCAACATAGAATCGCTTTGCCTCCAAGAGAAACCAGTTTTTATTTTCAAATTCGATATCTTCTTCGTTCATGCCTTCTTTCTTAAATGCCTTCTCTTTTTCAGCCCATGCTTGATTAGCCTTCTCGACATCGGGAGTGCATTCATATGCACATGTGCTGACTACATTGAATGCGCCATCCTGTCCCGCGGTTCCAATATCGAACGCACAACGCAATGCCAATCTTTCGCCGTCGATATTTTCGGACAGCTTTGGCTGCAGTCGTGCAAACTCGATGTAGTCACCTGTGATAGGACAAGGTGGAAATATTTGCCTCACCTCGGACTCGCTGGAGTAGTGTTCTGTGACTATATTTTTGATTTTGAAGTCTCTTGTGGTAACATAGACGATATTGTCAGTTTCGTTTTTAATATCTAGTTCAATGACGTAGTCCTTATATGGAAAACCCATGTCCTGAATATGGATAGGGATACAACTCAATCGTTGCTTAATAATTTCATTGTGAAGCCTTGTTGTATTGTGCCTTATTTCGGCCTTGTTTTCATTATAGGGGTATGTTCTAAATACGAATGTTTGTATATCGGATACAATAATACGCCGCAATGCATTTGCAATACTCATATTGCATTCTGTGAGGGTAAACCTAAGTGTGCCGTTTTCTTCGATAAGATTTGAAATGCGTGGGTCCATTTTGTGTTGTTGTTGCGACTACTTGCGTTGATTGTGTTGGTCTGTCTTATTATATTATTAATATACTATTTATTAAATCAATTTTATAATAAATAATAAATTGCGAATACCAAAGTAACAAATACCAAAGTAACAAATATCATAACCGACATAGATATTAAGGAATATCTATTTAATGTTATAAACAAGTTAAATAGATATGAAATAAGTTAAAATATACGATATATACTCGTAGTAATTATATTATGAGCAGCATTTTATATTATAGCAACTTTTGCGAAAAGTCTAAAAAAATTCTACAAACTTTGGCAAAAAGTAATATCAAAGAAGAGTTACATTATTTATGTATTGATAAACGTGTCAAAGGAACAACGGGTTCGTGGTATATAGTTCTTGAAAATGGTGAAAAGATTATTATGCCCCCTCAAGTAAATCGCGTCCCCGCACTTTTGTTAATGAAACAAGGGCATCAGGTATTATATGGCGACCAAATATTGGCACACTTGCAGCCAAGAGATACTGCAATAAATATGGTGGCTACAAACAACAATGGGGAACCATCGCCTTTTTCACTAAACGACGATTGCATTGGCGGGTATGGTGTTGCATCTGATTCTTTTAGTTACTGGGATCAGTCGAGCGACGACTTGTCTGCAAAAGGAAATGGTGGAATGCGGCAATTATATAACTATGCAACGATCGATAGTGACATACGTATCGATGCACCAAAGGAAGACTATACTCCCGATAAAATAGGTAGCGTGTCGCTAGAAAATTTGCAACAAAAGCGTAATACCGATATACAAATAAATATGACTGCACAAGCAAAGGGTGGCGAACAACTATCTCAACAACAAATAACACAACTGCAACAACAAAAACAACAATACCAATCACAATTTTCACAGCAACAAATGTTTCAACAGCAAGTTAAACAGCAAGCCGCACAACAACCAATCCAACAACAGCAACAGCAGCAAAAAAATGTAAGATTTAACTAACGCGCGGAATTAAATAATAATAAAAAAATATTTAAAACTAGGATTACTTATAATAGTATCACTAGTATCACTAATATCACCAGTATCACTAATATTGCGAATATTGCGAATATTGCGAATATTAATAAAAACATCATAACCCCATCTACTAACTATGACCGACGAAAAGAACGATAAAGGTATATTACTTACCGCTTTTAATACACAATTTTATGACTTTATAGACGACATCGAGGGTGTTTTTGTGAACGATAATGCAATAAAAAGGGCAAAAACTGCACTTATTTTAATAAAAAAAGTAAATCCGGCACTGGTTATTAAAATATGGTATAAATACATAGTTGTAAACTATGAAAGCGAAATAGATAATAATAATATTAATTTTTTCATAGAAAAAGATTATAAGAATGATTTGAGATATTTAAACTCGTCTGACGATATTATGAAACATATTGATTCATTCCGTGAACCGGTAAGAAATATGGGCGAAAACAATCAACTAAAGTCGCTAATGTATATTAAAAATCTGTGTATCCTTTCGAAGCTTTATAGTGAATGAGCGTGTGTTTAACAATAGTAAAATAAGAAATAAGAAATAGCAAATAAGAAATAGCAAATAAGAAATAGCAAATAAGAAATACACTAAAATATATTATTTATCATTTTTGATTTAAATAGTAATTCATAAGTTAGAAGTATATAATAAAGGTATATAATGAGTAAAAAAGATAATAACACTTCTGGAGAAAATGGAAACGGAAACGGAAACACATCGGCACCTGCACCTGCATCAGGCGAAGTAGAAATAGAAGTTATTCCCGAGGAGTTTAAAAAAGTGATTTGTGATTTTATAAACGATTTTGGGTTGACGTTTCCAGAGTATTCTGAAAAATTAGATAAATATTCTTCTGTGGATGGTGCCGGTGCCGGTGCTGGTCGTCGCACACTAAGTTGCGATAATATAACCGAGTTGTATCAACACTGCAAGAAGATATATCCTGTGCGTTTTTTTGATATTTTGTATAAAAATGTTGAAATGTTTACAAACCGGGGTGCAGACGCCACTGGTTTAAAAATAGACGTGCACTTTTTACCGGATGTAGACTTTGCAAATGTCTGGAATACGCCTGATATTAGCGATAAAACACGCGAGACGATTATGAAATATTTGCAGCTTATTCTTTTTTCAATTATTACGAATGTGTCTGACCAGAATTCGTTTGGAGATACCGCAAAACTATTTGAGGCAATTAATGAAGACGAGTTGAAGGGTAAACTGGATGAGACATTTAAGAATATGCAGGACCTTTTTACGGGGATGGGGGGGATGGGGGGGATGGGGATGGGTGCAGCGGGAGAAGCGGGGGAAGCGGGAGAACACATGAAAGACTTTGCAAAAATGGCAGAACAATTTAAAAACTTTATGCCGGAAGGGATTGACATGTCAAAGTTTCCTAATTTCAACTTCGATGGCGATGGCGATGGCGGCGGCACCGATGCCGGGGCGAGTGCTGGCGCAAATACAGGTAAAAAACCAGACATCCCTAATCCTGAAGCAGTCCATGACCATATTTCTAAATTGTTGAATGGAAAGATTGGTGCACTTGCAAAAGAAATCGCCGAGGAAACTGCTGGCGAATTGGATTTGGGATTTGATTTAGAGAATCCCGAGAATCTTAATATGGGGAATGTATTCCAAAAATTGTTTAAAAATCCAGGAAAGCTTATGAATATGGTAAAGAATGTTGGTCAAAAACTGGACGATAAGTTTAAGAAAGGCGATATTAAGGAAAGCGAACTTATGCAAGAAGCGAGCGAGCTTTTAAGTAATATGAAAAATATGCCAGGTATGGGGAATTTGTCGAGTATGTTGAGTCAACTTGGAATGAAAGGTATGGGGGGTATGGGGGGTATGGGAGGAAAAGGAGGTAAGGTGAATATTGGCGCAATGCAAAGCCACCTTCAGCAAAATATGAAGAATGCCAAAATGAAGGAAAGGATGCATCAAAAATTGCAGCAACGTCAGGAGCAACAACCACAAGCGAAACCGCAACCGCAACCACAACAACGCCCCGCGACATCGGTTTATACTGCATCATCGGGTGAAACAATAGTTCAAACACCTAGAGTCGCACCTCAAGCAACCCCCAAAACCACCAATCAGTTGCCATCTCAGGCAATCAGTGAGGCCGAAAGTAATTTAATTGAGTGGGCACAAGCACACATGACACCCGCACAAGGTTCAAGTTCAGGGCAAAAGAAAAAGAAGAAAAGTAAAAAATAATCCACCAGTCCAGACTATTCCTTTATAGTTCTTTCATCATTTCATTTTATTAAATAAAAATAAACGATGAACAAATCCAGAATGAAATGAATAAAAATAATAAAAAATAATTAAGAATATATATATAATGGAACAAATACCATCAACACCATCAACACCATCAACACTATTAACGCCATCAATACCATTTTGGTTAAATGAACCCACTATTTTATTTAATAAAAAATATATAGGCAGTGTATGGCCTGGCGAAAATATGTCAAGTGTAGAAAAATTAAATGCTATAAGTAGATTTGTTATTATCGCATCTCTTTTAGGATATTTAATTACACTCAACTTAAAAATTATTTTGGTAGCAGTTGTAACTTTAGCAGTTATTGCTATTCTATATAACGTCCAACGCAATCAAAAGGCAAAAGACGAATCTGCGAGTGATGGCGGCGTTGGCAAGGATGCCAAGGATGCCAAGGATACCAAGGATACCAAGGATACCCAGGATAACAAGAATACCAAATCTAAACAAAATATAAAAGAAGGGTTTGCAAATGCGATGTTATATAATGAATTAAAAGACGACTACACAAATCCACAAGAGAATAATCCAATGATGAATGTTCTTTTACCCGAAATATCATATGACCCAAATCGCAGTGAAGCAGCGCCAGCATATAACCCGGAGGTGGAAAAGGACCTGAACAATAAGACAAAAGACTATGTTGTAGATACAACATTTGGAGATGGAACCAAAAAACAACAAGAATATATTCGCCGTAAACTATTTAGCGATATAGGAGATAACTATAGTTTTGATTTTGGTATGAGAAACTTTTATACTAACCCAAATACAACGATTCCAAATGATCAGGGAGGTTTTGCAAACTTTTGCTTCGGTGATATGATTTCAGCGAAAGAAGGCAACGACAACGCTCTTGGAAGATGGTTTCCACGTATTGGAGGAGTGTATAACTAATCGCGAATCATGGACAAAAATGTGTCATAATGTTATTTTATTTTATTTTATTTAGTAAAAATATATTTTCAATAAAAATATATTTTCAGTTGTATATACATATATACATAGACAGATATATACAGATATATTATTCATAAAATGGCAATCGTTAGAGACTACGTATTTGATAATTTATCGCGAATTGGTGATGATAAATGTGGTCAAAGTCAACGCAATGTTCAAAATCTGAATTCAAGCAACTACATGTTGAATAACTTTTTTGCAGCAGACTGCAATATGGCACGACCCATCGATTTTGCAACATCGCAACCCGGTGTCAACTACACCGGCGGGTATCAAGTCGGTGCCGGTGGATGCAACATTGACACCAATAGTGAGCTATTTAACGGCAGCATGATGACGCACCCTCGATGCCGCATCAGTTTGTTTGAGCGTCCGTTTAAGACTGTGCCATATTTAGGAAAAGGTGAATCCAACCCCCTTGTCGAATCCAGGCTCTGGCAGGGTGACTACAATATCAACAAGAAGAGCGTAAATCCGTCGTCAGAAGTTTGCTTTGTAAACCACGAGATGTATCCCCTCATTCCTTCCATCGCATCTACCATTACAAACCCGGCAAATCTGGTTGAGGGTGTTGCAGTAAACGGCTGGATACGAGGTGGCATTCCTTCACGCGAACTTGAGCGCGAGACTAAATATACCTCTTGTGGTATGTAAATGGGGCGATGTAGTGTATCGTTTGCGACACACACACACACACACACCAAGAAATCATTTTAATATCTGGTTAAAACGTATTAAAACGATTATGATTACAAAATTATATATAGGTAACGACAACAACCGACAACAACCGACAACAAATGTATAATACTCATTTTATGTGCACATATAAGATGCATGACGCCAAAGACGAAGAAACCCAGGATATTATATATAGGTATGACTACTTGTCAGCTTTCGGCCTTAAAGAATATGACTCCGACGTCATTATGAAAACATTAGAAGAAGTATACGAAAAATTGAAATGCGACAAAGATTTTGTGGAAATACTGGAAGCACATCCGCGGTTTGTTCATGATAAAAAAAACTACGAATTTGTCATGCAACTTATGTTTTCATTTGATACGTTTGATTTGTTTCATAGTTGTTTGGTTTATTTGCTTTATAAATATAGACTAGATGAAAGCAAAGATAAAAACAAATATGAAATCAAATATGAAATCAACACTGATAATACAAACCATATACTTCCATTGTGCCCCTCGGAAGTAGTAAGCAATGCCGCAATACACGTTATTCCTAATAGCGTATATTCTTCTTTTACGTTTACGGATACCAAAAATAAATTAATTGAGCAGTTGAAAATATAAAATATAAACCCAAACTGCGAAATAATAATATAAATAAATAATAATAGTATATATAAAAAACAACTAACAAATAACAAATAACAACAAACAAATGGCTTCAACAAAAAATAAAAACACTTCTAGCGACTATTGTTTAGAGCAGAAACAGAACACTGGTATATTTACGCATATCACATACGAAAATGCGCAAAACGGAAAAGCATATACCAACGCTCTCCCAACACTAGGATATCGGCCGACGTATATGTCGCGCGAATCTTTCTCAAACAACTCTGTTGATATTGAATCTGCGTTGTTTGGAATCAATTCCACGAATTTAGTAACTCCTCAAGCACCCGTTGTACCCGAACTTAAGAAACTACCGGAATGCAGTTTCTTTGATAGAATACCACTGATTATGCCGACACCTCTTGTTGTTGAGAAAAATCAAAGACCATTTCCTATTTGAGTTTAAATAAAATATAACTAGCAATAGTAAATATTACTACCATTGTTAAAAAATGATAAATATTGTAAATACCATTTATATTCGATAAGTCGGGGTTATATTTGTAACATACATAAAAAAATAAAAACATAGTTACAAAGTATAGCAAAACAAGTATTGGTATATTTTTTTCTAATATTTTATAAAATTTGTTAAAAATAAATTGTGTTAATATTATGCATATAACTCCTGTAACAAAGAAATCATATAATAAAATACGAACATGATTAGTAGCTTTTTTTAGCATTATATAATACGCAAATCCCCATGTAGACCATAGCGACACGATTATTGATAACGAACTTGCATTTGTTGTATATAATTTATTTCCTACACTTATTTCAAATCCCCACATCATTATAAAGTAACCCCATGAAAAAATTAATGTGCGAATTAAGTCTAACTTGTTGTCACTTTTAAACCAATTATATTTATAACCTTGAATATCTGAATACATATCCAAATAAGGTTTCCATTCTGTTATTAAAAGTATATACTGAAAAATCATAAACAACAAAATAAATATTAAAAGTTTTTTAGAAATCATCTTTTTAAATATCTTAATCAGTAATTTTAACTATGCTATATAATATATTAATATTTTTACGCGTAAAATATTAGCTATAATATAATATAAATATTTATTATATTATATAAATAAGTAACAAACTATGTCGGGGGTTACAAATACATCAACCTTAGGATATATTCGAACATATAGAGATAATGTAGTAAGTGGTTCGGGTGCAATAGGTCCTACCGGTGCAACCGGACCACAAGGCGCAACAGGTCCTCAAGGAGCAACTGGTGTGCAAGGCGTAACCGGTGTGCAGGGTGTTACAGGACCACCGGGTGCTACCGGACCACAGGGTGCGACGGGTGTGCAGGGCGTTACGGGACCACGGGGTGCAACCGGACCACAGGGTGCTACCGGACCACAGGGTGCGACGGGTGTGCAGGGCGTTACGGGACCACGGGGTGCAACCGGACCACAGGGTGCTACAGGTCCGCAAGGAGCAACCGGTGTGCAAGGTGTTACAGGTCCACAGGGTGCGACGGGTGTTCAAGGTGATACAGGTCCACAAGGAGCAACAGGCGTTCAAGGTGATACAGGTCCACAGGGTGATACCGGCCCACAAGGTGATACAGGTCCACAAGGCGCAACAGGCGCTACAGGAGCGCCAGGTCAGTCTTCAACCTATTATAACTACCAAGCTACAGAACCAGATACAACTCCGCCAGTAATAAGCGGACATATCATGTGGAACGCTGTTCCGCAATCAGCAGCGACAACAATATATGTTTCGCATATTGATAACGATGGTGGCGATGTTGAGGTATTATTGGGGACGCTTACAGCAGGAGATCAATTTATTATCCAAGATAAAGCTAATAGTGCAAATTATCAGATATGGGGTGTGAATTCGACTATTGTAAATACTGGTAATAATGTTCAATATGCCGTTACAAATATTTCTTATACGCATACATTCTCGAATAATAATAATTTGCTGCTTATAGTTCAACAGGTGGGTCCTCAAGGTCCCATCGGTCCAACGGGCCCACAGGGTGCGACGGGTGTGCAAGGCGTTACGGGTCCGCAGGGTGCGACCGGCGTGCAAGGCATTCAAGGTGAAACTGGTCCACAAGGTGTCACAGGCCCGCAAGGTGTTACGGGCCCATTGATTACTGATGGTAACTGGCAGTTTGACGATATGTGGGGTGGTGGGTCTACAAATAATGGACCATTTGGAATGATACAAGTAGGAACTGCTGCCGTCAATTCTCCACAAAGTCAAAACGCCAATGATGGTTATAATGGTATTCAGCGTATTTGGAACACAGCTACAAATACAAGTGTTGGTTATCAAAGCGGTTCTCCACTATGGTTTCGAAATATGTTATCAAATAGCAAAGGGTTTGTTATGATTTTTCGTCCATGGCCTCTCGGAACATCAACTAATACAACGCTTTATATAGGATTTTCTAGTGATTTTTCAGCCGGAAGTCCAACAAGTCAATTAGCATGGCAGTTCTCTACAAACCAAGCCCCTACAGGTCAATGGGTTTTTAAACAAGACAATGTTTCAGTTTTTTCAAGTGGTTATACTACAACTGGTGCAAATCAATGGCATAAAATGACTCTAGTTCGGACTGCAGCATCTACTTATACAACAACATTTCAAAATTTAGATATTCCTTCTGCAATTTACTCTTATAGCGGAACTTGCTCTTCTACAAATTTAAATCTTTATATGGGTGGATTTGTTTCTTGTGTGAGTGGTGCGGCTTCTAAATATCTGGATATAGATTATATTGGAAACTATTTTAACTCAGTACACTAACATAGTCACATATTTTGAGATTCAACCCATCGCGTATTTATAAATAAATAATCCGCGTCCGGGCCATTATCTACAAACTTTGCTTCTACTATTTCCCATCCATTGTCATTCAAATACTTAATCGTTACGTATTCTAATGGTGCACCACGATTATACTGAACGTGTTGTAATTCAATAATCAAATACCTTGCATGGTTTATTATATTTATTCCTCCTTTTAAAATATCGAGTTCGCAACCCTGAACGTCTATTTTTACCAAATCGGGCATCTGAAAGTTTTTTTGTTGGACTACAGATTCTAGTGTCATTGCATGTTTTTCTGTATAACTATTTTCTGGAAATACTGCATCCGCATGTGCGTGTCCTATTTCTTTATAATATGAATTACCGCCAGGCATTTCCTTATTTTCATAGAATTTGACTAGTTTATTATCTTCGTCGCTTAATACCCCAATATGATACAAAATACCCTTTGATTTATATAATGCTTCAACTTCGTTTATTGCATCAAATGCTATCGTAATGCATTCCGGTTCTGGCCATATTTTCATAGCTTCACGTGTCCAGTGAAGAACACACGCTCCTATATCATATATAACACGCGGGGTAAAATGTTTTTTAATATCATTCAAAACTCGTTTATGTGCTGATGGAACTATGTCACGTTCATGTAGTGCAAACATTTGTTTTTCGACGTATGATAACTCCTGTGGTGCGAGTGCCTCAACGCTATTAAACAATATATCCTCCCACATTTTGCTCCTATTCTTCCAGTCACACGACATTGCATATTCTTTACCGCGTTCTCGTAACTCTTTTTTTCTGGTTTCAGCAAAAGGCGTTGACTCCGATAATTCCACTATGGTTTGAATTTCTTCACCTTCTTCACCTTCTTTTACCTGCACCTGTATACCATATTCGCTCATCGTATTCACTAGCCCCCCCATAGGATAATAAATGCATACAACTTCAGACATAAGCATTTCCATCGCGGTAATACAAGATGTTTCGTTAAAATTTGTAGGATAAAACCAGTATTCGCATGTTGACATGAGTAAATACAAGTCTGGTTTTATTAGCTTGCCCATATATTTAACGTTGTCGTGTTTTTCCATCATTTTTTGAATTTTCATGTCTTTTTCGTAGTTATAGCTATCTGTCCTTGGAAAGTTGTTATATGTGCATATGTATAGCTCGGCATTCTCCAGCTTTTCGCAAATCCGCGGCCATAATTCAAGTAAACGTTCAAGGCCTCTTTCCGGACAAGATGAATAAATAAAACGATTTTTTACTTTTGGTTTCGGGGTAGGGGTAGGAGTGGATGTGGGTGTGGTGATGGTTGTGGTCATGTCGGCGGCCTCAAACATCGATGTATCAATTCCATTATTTATAACATGTATTTTTCCGCTTAATGCTTTGTATGATTCTGTATATAAATTTTTATGCCATTCAGTTTGACAAATGCATCCTTTTATTTTGTCGGAATGGTTTATTAATATGTCGTTGACGTTACTATAAGTTCCGTATGTTATTAAATGTATATCATGAGCCCAAATATATGTTTGATGTGTATACATGTATCGGTAGTGTTCAAAAAAGTTAATATATCTTGAAACAATAATGGTATGAAACGCGGTGTTTCGTAACAAAGTATCAAGGTTGCACGAGTTGACAAATGTAATATTGTCTATTTTTTCTTCAATCACATCGCCACCAATATATATTTCGTATTTTGGTGGCAAACTTCTTGCAAGACTTATTGCTGCGGTTTCGGATCCACCTACCGGATTCGCCAAACTATACGTATAATTCCACTTTTCTTTCAAGTATCCGGTATAAAGTAGTATCTTTTTACTTTCACGGCATTCGTCGGGGGTGAATTTATTTTTATCTGTTTGTTTGATAGGAAACGTTATTCCATATTTTTCGTATTTATCCATGACTACGTGGTGTGTTTCAATAGGATAATTATGTGCCAGTAAAAAGTCGACATATTCTTGAAATAATTTTAAAAAGTCTGTGTCGTCTTTGACTTTATCTATATAAAACTGAATATTCGAAAGCAGGTTGCCAATATAATACGTATTAAACTCTTTGTATTTTTTTGTAAATAGTATTCTATACATTTGTATCCCCGTTTCCACGTCGTTCGCATAATATGCTATAATAATCATATAATAGGGTAAAAAGAAGTTGGCTCTACTAACATCCAAAAAAAGTTTACTCCTCATTTCATGCTCTCCGCGTGTTGTCAAATAAACATTATCATAAAATGGTTTGACCATCTTGTAGTAATTATAAGCAATATCATTCATACCATGTTTGCAGTAATAAACGACCAGCTCGTATAAACATTCTACGCGTTGCGTATCATATGAAAATGCCTTAACAAGGTAAAAAAATCCGGTTTCAATTTCCCTCCTTATCGTGTAAATATTATATATGCGCTGACACGATACATATTTTTCCTGTGCCCAGTTTTTATTCTCGAGGGTTATCTTATACCATTTCAGTGCTTCATCGTATTGTTGTGCGTCGTAGTAACTATTCGCGCAGTAAAATCCATACCGATTATATATCTCGTCTTTATTTTGAAAAGCTTCTTCATATGCCTTTTCCAAAATATACGCATCTTTTAAATATTTATTTGTGTCCTTGTTGCGTTGGCTTGTTCTTCCCGAAATCGTATAATAGTTGCCCTGAATAATAGTTGGTTCACTTGCATGTTCGCAACATGTAATGTATTCATGTAATACTCCAACGTATTTCCATTTTTTTCTATTGTTGATCAGCTGTGTTCTTATGTATTGAATTCCGTTGCTGTCACCAAACCGAAAACTATATGCGTCTTTGTTATTGTTGTTCTTGTTCATCAAGTCAAAATTCGGAAGTTGAAAATCGCCACAGATTTCATCATCCGCATCAAATATTAATAAATAATCGCTCTTATTATATGCATGACGTAAAGCCGTCGTGCGATTATGTCCAAAATTTTCCCATGCGTCGTCATAAAGTTCACCCGGTATACCCCGTTGTTTAAAAAAGTCGATAATGATTTCTTTTGTATTATCCGTCGACCCCGTATCCGATATAACCCAGTAGTCTATTTTTACTTTATCTAAAAGTTTTGCAAAGGTATTTTCAATAATATGTGCCTCGTCTTTTACTATCATGTTCAAACATAATGTATACGACATTGAAGTTAAAATTAATTTGTAATAAACTTGGAATAAATATTAAAATACGATTTGCGTATTGTATTTTAATATTTCAAAATACTTTTATATACTTTATATCATGTATATTACATTAGGTGTATTACATTATGTATATGGATTTCCCCTCTACGCGTTTCTTAAACCGCATAAAGTCGTCAATGTATTTGAATATAGACTCAAAGTTCTTCCAAACGGATGTCATTTCGTTATTGTTTTGTGTTTTCGAGGTGCTTACATCTGTATGAATCTCATTTACAATAGATGTTTGATTTTGTCGAATCTGTTTACGAAGTTGTTGACGTTTTGTAATTTGATGTTTCAGTCTATCGGTCAACTCCACTTTGGGCAGTTCTTTCTTTTTTAATGCTTTTTGGACCGGTGCATGTTGTGTCTGATATTGGTGTCGATGCTTATGTTTCTGTGACCTCGTAACAACACCTTCGGTGATGCTGATGTTATTGGTTGTGGTTGTGCTTGTAGTTGTAGTAGCACTATTTTGGTTATTCTGACTTCTTGTTTTGACCATTTTGGTTCGGTGTGTGGTATGCGATATGCAGTATTCTACATATAGTATACAAATAGCGTTTAAGTTCGTTTTATATATGTTATTGTGAAGTCTGAGTCGGGGTCTGAGTCTCTGCGTCCGCAGCAGCACCCGCAATCGGCTCTTCCACTCTTTGAATTTCCTTCTTATGTTCTTTCACGACATAGTTGAGTGAAAACAGAAGTGACCCTGGATTCAAGTTATTTATAAACTCGACCACATAGTTAAAGGTCACGCTATTCTTATTCTCGCGCAGTTCTTCTATATATTTTTTATTTAACACAAACATATGTGTTTTATACTGCGCAGGAAATTCGGCAAATGGTTTCTTCTTAAAAACAAAGCAATCCAAATAATTTTGATGCAAGTTGCGTGTAAATGAATGCACTTGGCTGCGGCAATGGCTAAAGACGCTCTTATATTCGGGAAAATCTTTCAGATAATCAGCTACACGTCCGCCATGACGCAAAGTCAAATATTGCAACTGAATTTTTTGATCGCTTCCGCGAACATTTTTCACCATCTCATACATCGGATTACGCAGCTTCATACGCTCACCTGTTACCATGTTGTAAAATACAACCCCCATCATATTATATGCCGAATTCATCGATGCGTATTCTTTTTTGAAATTATTAAATGTGTATTCTGAACCTGCCCCACCCCCCTCGTTCAGTGAAAGGGCTTTTGGCACCCGAAGATTGTCACAATTAATAATATTTTCCAAGAATCCGTCGCGACTATGTTGAATGACTTCTAATTCATCCATTATGCGATATACTGCAATAAGATAAATAGCAGGCGATGTAATCGGCAAAACAATCCGGTTTTTAGGATGTTGCAAAACAAAACTATACACTACGTCTTTCGGTAATTTCTCGTATTCAAAACCGATTTTTGCACATGTATCAAAAAACATATTGCGAAATGTGTCACTTTCTCTTATTTCAATCTCGTCTTTTGGATTCTTCGGTGAGTAAAATAACGCATTCCCACCAATCGTATTCTTCGTAGCAATCTCCCATGCTTCTCCGGTTGCACCTTTCGAGTAAAACAGGTTAATCATCGTCCCCTCTACAAACTCTTCGGCATACCATTCATTTGTGTTTGTCTCCGACAAACCACACATAATGTTGTTTCCATCAAATTGCTTCTCAAGATCGTCCGTAATATATAGCGACTTGGGTGGTGAATAGCAAACGATTTTTCCCTCCTCGTTCACAACCGCTGAACGCAACATGCCAATCGTTTTATAGTCTTCGCGTGTAACACCCATACCCCGCTTGTCGTATGTGATAATAGAATACATTCCCGTTGCGGTCTTCCAATGTTTCATCGTTAATTTAAGATGATTAAGGATTTTCTGAATTTCCTCGTCATAGTTTGTTGTTGTATTTTGGCTTTCAGATTCTTTTTGTTTGCTTTCATTCTGTTCTCGAATCAGTTGCAATAGTCTGTCAAAACCCTCAATGCTCTTAAGATTATACATTTTATATTGGAATCCGTGGGTTATGATTTGGTCTGGAAAAGTATATATGCGTGTGTATGTATACTTATATGGGATAGTCTTTATGTATATTTAATAACTATTATAATGGATGGTTAGGTAGATTTAATAATATCGTAGTAAAAATAAATAAATATTGATTCATATATATATTTATATATTCATATATTCGTATATTTTCATATTCATATATACGTTCATAAAAAATTCTGTTATATATATAAGTAATCAATGTCGGAAGTATCAGCATCCCCTTCACCAAAAGAAGAACTATTACAAACACAAAGTGTTGACATTGGTATAGGTGATATTATACAAATCATTGCTCAAACGAATTCAACTATACATGACCAGATTTATTTGATAACATATATCGACGACCAAAAAATTAAGTTAATAAATACATCCAATGCATCCCACCTCGTGCTTATCATGAGCCCGTCCGGTGGATTCACAGACGAATCCATTACCGCGATTAATCTTTTAGATTCCCCCGAACACCCCGAATATGCTCGCCAGAATGATTTACTACCAGGTAAATGGATTGATATCCGGTTTGGTGGAGACTTGCCAACGATTATTACCGGACAAATCACGAATTTAGAGAATGACAGAATTGAAATAAAAGCATACCCCGGCGAACAAGTATTTTATATCGATTTTGAATACAAAGGTATTCCCGAAAATATACCCATTGAAGAGATAAGAATACGCAGCCCTCCCACACTTGTTGAGGAAAAAGACAAAACATCTATCGCGTCACTTGCCGCCGCCCAAGATATCCCGGTTCGTCAAGAAGAAGAAGTCGGCGTTGAGCCTATTTCTATCAGTCGCATGAGAAAATCACCAACTTCGCCTGGAGCAGCCGCAGCACCCCCCGTTGAAGAAATTCAAAATGCACTAAAAGAAATTCTTTTTGATGCAGACTCCATAGTTTTCGGCGAAGAATTAGAACCCATCATCCAATACGTCGAGCTCCCCGAAGAACAAAAACGATACAGCATTGAAACACAAACAAGCGACCTTCTAAATGAACTGGTTTCAAAATATCCCAACGCGGACAGGACAAAATCGGTTTTAAATAATATTCACACCATCATTGAACGTTTTCAGCAGCTTCGCGACGAATTTTCCAATTTTGACGCGAACGGAAATGCACTTGTTCCTGAACGTAGGTCAGAGCACCATAAACCTCTCGCAAAGTCTCTACTCGCATTAAATCAGAAACTATTCTGGCTTCTTCCCGTAGCCAAAAACATCCGCAAATTTTACAATGCTGATCCGTCCAATGCATCCGACTTTACGACAAACAATATGGAAGAAAATCTGGAAGAATCCAATGCACTTTTTGAAGACTACGCTTCCAGCAAGGAATCGTTTCTTTCATATATATCAAAGATGAACGCATATATTACACCATTCACTACCCCGGAAACGGCGACCACGCAATTCATACACACGAATATTACTGCGGTATTGGATAACTTGAATGATTTTTATTCAAGTATTGTCAAAGGCGATACCATAAAACGCAACCGATTTGTCATCCAAACCTATAATATGGGTTTATCGCATCTTAAAATTAAAACCGGTATTTCCTATGGTCGTAAAACAAACGAAACTATCGAAGTTGTTCCTATTACAAAAAGCGATAAAATAGATATTACTTCGTATTTGAGTTTACCTGAACCCGCCATGAATTTTTCAAATATTTCACTACCAAATACAAACATTATGCGTCGTGCTGATGCAAACAGGCATTTCATTCCATATTGGAATTTGCTTCGTAAAAATACGAGTATTACACAAAAAACGATTGAAATGCGTGAACGCGAGTCGCATAGTCAATATTCTTCCGACGAAATTGCAACACTTGCATCCAGTTTTGTATCATTTGTTGCCGACCAGGACATAGACTCCGATGAAAAATATAGAAAATTCGTCGAAATGTTTGTCCCAAATACAGAGTTGTTAATTGATATTATGAGCAAATACGCAATGGGAAATATAACACTAAGCAACTATGTCGGAGTGCTTCAGCCTTTCATGGTATATATGCGCGACTTAACTACGCGTCAGTATTCGATATTTGCATCCATGATTGAACAGAAAGTGCTAGAGTATAAAAAAACACTGGTTCAAAGTGCGCGAGAGTATGCCGGAATTTCGGCTGCAAAGTATGCCGCAAAATATGCAGCTTCATCTAGTTTATATAATTTGTTGAAAGATTCACGCCAGGTCGACTTTGAAACAGATATTCTCGGTATTTATGGTTTGGCGACCGAAAATTATAAAAACGTCGATAACCACCAGCAAAACCCGTCAACTAGATCCGCTGGAGCATTGGGGGGTGCCGGAGGCGGCATGGTCGCATCATTGGGCCCCCCTCCATCCAAAACCGATTTTGAGTATGATATTTCATCTTTTGCAAAGACACCCATTGAACGAGCGATTGCAATGTCTGCAAAAAAGGTTGAAGTAAAGAATGGTGGCACGATTGACCCCGAAGATTTTGACAATGTTATTGCGGTTTATAATGAACTGAAAAAAAGTTATCCCGATGACTTTGCGGAAGTAATACGAATGCGCGATGATAAAGCACTTGTCCAAAGTGAGATTATTTATCCTGTTATGGTTGCCATGGTAAAAGCGAACGAGGAATATAAACACATGAAACGACAACTAGAGCGGCGGGAAATATCTGCCGCGAAATCCGTTTCTTCTATTTTTCCTAACACGTCGCTTACAAATAGCGAAATACTATATCGGCTCATATGTGTTGACAATGCACGACTTTATACGAATACGATGGCAATAATAAACGAGGATCTCATTACCCCCTTTGATTTTGACCAGCTGTATACCCAAGAAAAGAAAAAATACGAAGACAGAATGGAAGACAATCATTCAAAAAATGAGTGCAAGAATTTTGTTCTTGCTAAAAAATACAATGACGCATTAGAAATGAGAGATGATGAAGACACCGAAGTGCACTACGACAAGGTATACGATTTTACAGACTATGACTTTCTTAAAAAACTAGAACACGAACGTAAAAACTATTCGCCACCTGATTTTGAGACGTTCTTAACAAGTCGTTACATGAAAAAGACAAAACTACCGGTGCACGACGCCAAGTCCGAAATCCGCGACATGATGCGCGGCAAACGTCTTGTTCAGGATGGGCAATACGCGGTTCTAGTTATAGACGATGAAGAGGGTGCCGGTGGTGCCGGGGGTGCTGGCGGCGAAGAAGCAGGGGAAGGTGTAGCATTTGGAGAAGGAGGACCCGGAACACGCTACGAATATTTTATTCGCAACAATGGCAAGTGGGTGAAAGACGATACGATTCCATCGTCTACAAGTATGTATGACACGTCTTATTTTTGCAACGTTAAAAGCAATTGTTTCGCAATAAATAAAAAATGCATGACGCAAGACTTGGCCGACGATGCACTCAAAGACGATATTATTACAAAAATGTATGACGAATTTGATTCCCGGTTTCATCAAAGTCGCAAGCAGATTTTGGATGCAATAAATAGAAAGTATAACTATTCACTTGATAATATTGTAAAAATGATAGGTATACACCGCTACTATACATATAAATATAACGACCAGCAGTATTTATCCGGCATTGATGTCGACGCTTCGAATAAAGAACGTCTTTCTCCATATGCCCGCATTTTTGACCTCATTCTTGGCCAAACCGACTACGTAAAACGCCAGAAAAATATTATGCGATTTATTCAGAAATTTACGCGCAAGGCTATTGAAGTCAGCACTTCCATGTCTCTAAGTGTTGAAAATGAAAGCCCTTTTTGGTTATATTGCAAAGAGACAAATACAAAATTAGTGCCGTCATTTTTTGAGACGATTGCTTCGGTATTTTTGAATCAGGGTGATATTATGTTGACGATTGACGCGATATGTAAAGAGCGTGGCTCAATAAGCGAAGATGGCGATGCTTGGACGGATAAATATAGTGGGTATGTAATTAAGCAGATTGATATGGATACCGAGGAGGGGTATGATGCCGCGGGATATAAACTACAGACACGCAGCGTCATTGAAAAAAGTATTGGCGAGACATTGATTCAAAGTATAAAAGACAAGAAAATCCCGACATTTAAAAACCCGGATGCTCAAATAATGAGCGGAATATTAACAACAATGACGAAATATATGGGGATTGACTTGGAAGCACAGCGTATATTTATTATTGAAAATGCAATGAAATTTCTATCTTCGCAGTCTTTTCCCACTGAGGCTGCGTATAATGCCAAAAGTCAGGCGTCTACGACGTCTAGTGCCCGAAAAATGAGCTACAAGACATTCAAAAACATGACTATATTGGTGCTTACATTGGCATTTATGATAGTCTCGATTCAGGTGTCGATTCCGCCCATTAAAACGCAAAAAACATTTCCGGGATGCATTCGCTCATTTGTAGGCTATCCAATTGACGGCGATGGCGACAACTCGTCTCTAAAATACGTCGCATGTATCGCATTTAAAATAAAAACCGGCGTTGAACCATGGGATACGCTTTCTATATTAAAAACGGAAGAAAAACTGATTAGTCAAATAAAAACACTAATTGACTCATGTGTTTTGAAAAATTCCACATACCAAACACGTATTACCGAAAAGCGCGAGTATAATAAGATAAGCTTCTCCGATGAACTACCCGCCGTCCACGACATTCGCAACTGGAATACTTTTTTGCCGCCGTTATCGCGTATTAAAATGCGAACCCCTGAACCCCTCTCGCCTGCATTTAAAAAGTCGCTCCAAGAAGAGTTTTCGCGAGGCCAGGGGTCACAGGTTGAAAAAATATCGGCAATCAAGTCAAAGATTATATACTACTCGCTTGCCATACAGATGATGATTCAGGGTGTTGTTGATCGCGAAAAACTAATTCTAACAACCGCGTCCAATGAACCATTTGTTGAAAATGCGTGTTGTAATCCTATGGGGTCCGTAAATACGATTCTATATTTTACGGAAAATGCGCCCCTTATCTCTGATTATGAGGCAAAAGTTCGCCAGCTCCGCGATATCATGCACGATATTACCGATATGCAAAAATCGGCCGTATTACTTGACCCTACAAATACGAGAACGAGATACCCCGTAATCCCGACAACATTTCATGAAGATACGATATATTTGGCATTTATTACCTATTGTAAATTCAATAGCGATGTTCCCGTCCCCGAAAGTATTCAGCATTTATGCCACGATAAACCACCCGCATCTTTATACGAGAGAGGCAACAGCGACGAATCTATCAAAAAAATAGTCGAGAAATTGAAAAGTAGTGGAGAATATACCTATACAGAAGAATCGCTTTATGCACTTTTGCAGATTGTTAACCGCGAACATCTCATTCCATTCGATTTTAGTAAAAAAGAAATATCGTATGCACAACAGATGCGCGATTTGATACAGGCGTGCCAGTCGCAACCATCCGGTAAGTGTGATGTCCCGGAAATATTTATGCAAAAGATTCTGACCATCATGGATACATTTGACTATAATATTAAAATAACAGAGGATACAGCCGAGTTGCGCGATTTTATGAATTACTTGTCTGAAACAAATAACGCCATGGTAGGAGAAGTTATGCAGTTTCTAAATGAACAGAAGCGTATGGATCCTCGAACACATGCGCGATTTGTCGACTTTTTAACAAATCCTGCAAGTTTTAGAAAAATGGGCGTCGGTGATGGCATTTTATGTCCTCGACGCGATACGGCCACATACAAGGGTATGCAATTTGTCGTGAACCAGATGCGCAATTTGATAGACATTTATCCCAATTTAATCCTAAACAATATTGACTATAAAAAGATTTCCGTCCCCAAACATTGGGGGCTTTCACAGGTTCACGTGCGCGACATTCAAGGTATAATAAAGGTCTATTATTCGCGTCTTGATAAATTCCTAAAGGACAAAGATAGTATTTTGACGGATATTATGAAAAACATAAAAAAGAGTTCACAAGATTGGTTACGATTTGCAACCCATACGCCACTATATGCAAGAGTAATTGATGTAATAGATGTCGGCATTGAGGGTGAAGACGTCGAGTTCGATTTGGCCGAAAGTGATATTGGGCGAGGTGGTCCAGGACGAGGGCGTGGAAGTGCAAGGGGGCAAAGCGGAGTTCTTATGCAAGGAATTCTTGAGTCGAGCAGAATGGCGGCAGCATCATCGTCGCGACGCAAGCAACCACAACAGAGTGAAGCGGCGATGGAAATGGGGTTCATGGAAGCATCAGCATCAGCATCAGCAACAGGCGAAATAGTCGTAAGAGGTCAGTATTCTATTTTCAACGACGAGCTAGTAAGATATATGTTTGCACATTATTTGCTAAATGTTTTAATGAAATATATAACACTTGCAAAATCGTCGCAAATCATTGTTGCAGAAGCTCCCGTTCCAGAAGGCATGGAGCAAGAACTAATGTCCGTATTAGAGGCACAAGACGAGCAAAATGGTATCGGGCTTTTATCTGAAATATCGATGGTTGCGTCGGATAACGTCGAACTGAAAAAGGTTGTCGCCGAATTACTAGGGGTGTTTATCGGCATGATGATAAGCGACAAAGCAGCCATCAATGTCAACAAAAAGAGCGTCAAAGAAGATATTACGCAGTCAAAAGACAAAGAAAAGGATATTATTACTAGGGATTTGCGGGACATGCAACAAGACGAGCGCCAGGTTGAAAATATCATGAAGAAACTTCGCATTGGCGACTGGAATGTCGGCGGCACCAAAGGTCTGCGTTTCTATGTCCCCGAGACATATGAAGAAGAACGCTCGGCGATGGAGTCAGAATTCCAGCGTGAAGAGGCAGCCGCAAAACAAGAAAATCGTATTAAAAAGAACGACAAAGTCACGCAACGTATGCGCGACGTATTTACAACCGAGCAAGAGGAAAATATGCAACAAGATGCCCTCGTCGACGCAGAAATAGAAGACGATTTTCGTTTGCAGGGCGACGACGATGAATATGGCGCAGACGATGATGGAGAATATAATCAACGGGATGGTGGGTTAGGCGATGATTAGGTGACGGATGACCGATCACCGATGACCGATCACCGATTCTATAAAATATATATTTACCGACAATATATATTTTATTTCCAAACCGGCTTAAAGACAATTTTTATTTTCACCCATTTTATAATATTTAGTAATATTATAAAGACACGCATTCTATGCCTGTTTCTTCTTCTTTAACTGCGTTATTTTTAAAAGCCTATTCTGGAACTCATCCAAATGTAGTTACACACGGAATAGAATCTATTCCGGTTTCAAGTTTAGCTTCTGGTGCTAATTCTATTCGAATCACTGAACAGAGTATTCTTAATGCTATTCAATCGGGGGTTACTATTAATCCTTCCTTACTATGCGAATATTATAATGGATTAAGTGTAGTTGAGGTTGCTGGAACACCTTATGTTCCTCCTCCTCCCACCACCTGGGTTCAACGTGGTGCTGATATCGACGGGGAGGCAAATAATGACTATAGCGGTAGCGGGTATAGCGTAAGTCTTTCATCCAACGGGTCGATTGTTGCTATTGGTGCACCCTATAATGCAGGAGGTGGTAGTCAAAGAGGTCATGTAAGAGTATATGCATGGAATGGGGCAACCTGGGTTCAACGTGGGGCTGATATCGACGGGGAGGCAAATTCTAATCAAAGCGGGTTTAGTGTAAGTCTTTCTACTGATGGGTCGATTGTTGCAATTGGTGCACCCTATAATGCAGGAGGTGGTAGTGAAAGAGGTCATGTAAGAGTATATGCATGGAATGGGGCAACCTGGGTTCAACGTGGGGCTGATATCGATGGGGAGGCAAATAATGACTATAGCGGGTATAGCGTAAGTGACTATAGCGGGTATAGCGTAAGTCTTTCATCCAATGGGTCGATTGTTGCTATTGGTGCACCCTATGCAGGAAGTGGTAGTCAAATAAATGGTCATGTAAGAGTATATGCATGGAATGGGGCAGCGTGGGTTCAGCGTGGGGCTGATATCGATGGGGAGGCAAATAATGATCAAAGCGGGTATAGTGTAAGTCTTTCTACTGATGGGTCGATTGTTGCAATTGGTGCACTCTATAATGCAGGAGGTGGTTTTCGAAGAGGTCATGTAAGAGTATATGCATGGAATGAGGCAACGTCAACGTGGGTTCGACGTGGTGCTGATATCGACGGGGAGGCAAATTCTAATCAAAGCGGGTTTAGTGTAAGTCTTTCTACTGATGGGTCGATTGTTGCAATTGGTGCACCCTATAATGCAGGGGGTGGTAGTGAAAGAGGTCATGTAAGAGTATATGCATGGAATGGGGCAACCTGGGTTCAACGTGGGGCTGATATCGATGGGGAGGTAAATTCTGATCAAAGCGGGCGGAGCGTAAGTCTTTCTACTGATGGGTCGATTGTTGCAATTGGTGCACTCTATAATGCAGGAGGTGGTACTCAAAGAGGTCATGTAAGAATATATGCATGGAATGGGGCAGCGTGGGTTCAGCGTGGCGCTGATATCGACGGGGAGGCAAATAATGATCAAAGCGGGTATAGTGTAAGTCTTTCATCCAACGGGTCGATTGTTGCAATTGGTGCAAACTATAATGCAGGAGGTGGTTATCGAATAGGTCATGTAAGAGTATATAAATACCAATAAACCAACAATAAATGTTCCTATAAAATATATATTTAGCAACAATATATATTTTATTTCTGAACCGGCTTAAAGACATGCAGCCATTTTGCCGCATTTTTATCGTAACACAACCAAAATGCATTATTGAAAATTTTACAGCATATTCAGTCACATCACGAAATGCGGAAAACGCAGCAACCATAAGTTCGCATGGCACCGCTGCTATAAGATTGGGAGGCGTGTGGTTTTGACGTTTTGGAATTATAAAAAAGAAAAAAACCTTTGTAAAAACTTGTATAAAAACTTGTATAAAAACTTGTATAAAAACTTATATAAATATATTGGGATTTTGGTGAAATGGAACGTAATCGTTGTTAAAATGAATGATGTAATGTTTTTTCAAATCTATTTTGGATTTTTGAAAAATGGACATTTATAAATGTCCATTTTCTGATTTTCATTTCTAGATTTGAAAAAAATGTTAAAAATCACACTCAGACCATAATGCTCTCATTTGCTTTTTTGAGTTTGAAAGTTTGTTACGATAACTTTTTAGACATTTTTTACAATATATTATGAAAAGGATTTAGGCGTTTTTTTTGCTAGTCTAATATATATAAAATGACTAGCAAAAAAAACGCCGAAAAAACGCCACTTTTTATATGTGAAAAATGTGACTTTAAATGCTATAAACAAAGTGATTATGATAGACATCTCGAGACCATCAAGCATAAAAGACTAGCAGAGACTAGCAAAAAAACGCCATTAATAAAAAATAAACATTTTAACTGCATTTGTGGTAACATATATCTTCATAGTTCGAGTATAGCAAAGCATAAGCGAACCTGTATAGTTTTAAGTAGTTTAAAAAAAGATAGTGAAAATAATGACACCAATTATGATAATAATATTGAAAATAATGATGATAAAATTATACAAAATGATTATATTTTATGTTCTGATAGTAAAAATATTATAACAAAACATATGTTCATTGAATTGATAAATGATAATAAGGAAATGATGAAAATAATAAAAGAACAACAAAAACAAATAAAAAAACAACAAGAAGAAATAATTACTATTATACCAAAAGTAACTAATATAACTAATAATACAAATATAACAAATAATAATAATAATACAACAAATAACTTCAACCTTAATGTTTTTCTAAATGAGAAGTGCAAAGATGCTCTTAACATATCGGACTTTATTGACTCATTAAAAATAACCCTTGATGATTTACTTTTTTCAAAGAAGAACGGAATTTCCAAGGGTATAACAGATGTTATGATAAAGGGTCTTAAAGAGTTAGATGTGTATAAGCGCCCAATTCATTGCACAGATATTAAGCGCGACGTTATGTATATCAAAGATGAAGATAAGTGGCACAAAGACGACAACCATGATAAAATGAAAAATGCAATTGTGAAAATTGCAGACAAAGAACGTTCTGCATTACAACAATGGGCAATAGATAATCCCGATTGGATAGAAACAGAACAAAAACAAATCGAGTACCTAACTATGGTGCGTTCTATTTGTGAACCGATTGAAAATTATGAGAATTACGAGCGTAAAATTATAAAACATATTGAAAAAGAAATAATAATAGACAAAAATAGTTAGTTGGTTTTTTGGAATGTATATGTTCGAAAGAAAATTCAAATCTAAAACAGAAAAATGAAAAAAGGACATTTATAAATGTCCATTTTCTGATTTTCATTTCTAGATTTGAAAAAAATGTTAACTTTTCAATTTACAGCATAATGCTCTCATTTGCTTTTTTGTGTTTGAAAGTTTGTTACGATAACTTTTTGGACATTTTTTACAATATTTATGAAAAAGGTTTAGGAGTTTTTTATGTTACTCTATATATATGAAAATGGATAACCAAAAAAACACCGAAAAAACACCGCATTTTTTATGCGAAATTTGTGACTTTAAATGCTCTAGAAAAGCGGAATACAAAAGACATCTTGAGACCATCAAGCATAAAAGAGTAACCGAGAGTAACAAAAAAACACCAAAAGACGAATCAAATACTTTTGTCTGCATTTGCGGTAAGACTTATAAGTATCGCCCGGGTCTAGCAAAGCATAAGCGAACGTGTGTTGCAGTCAATACATCTATGGAAACTACCATACCTGTATTAGAAATTAAAGAAACAGAAATATATAAACAAATGCACGAACACATTGATAGTAAAACAGACAAAGAATTAAAGGATCTTGTTAAAGAATTAATTAAACAGAATAGTGAATTAGTTAAGACGATAAACGAGATAGTTCCAAAAATAGGCACCACGAATAATATTACAAATAACAATACAAATTTTAATTTGAATGTATTCTTAAATGAAAAGTGCAAAGATGCTCTCAATATTAGCGACTTTATTGAGTCTCTTAAAATCACGTTGGAGGATCTGGATTTTTCAAATAAAAATGGTATGGTTCGAGGTATAAGTAACCTTATGATAAAGGGTTTGAAAGAATTAGATATTCATAAACGCCCCATTCATTGCACCGATGCAAAGAGGGATATAATTTATATAAAAGATAAGGAAAAATGGGAAAAGGATGATAATCATAGTAAGATAAAAAATACTATTGTAAAAGTAGCAAATAAGGAACGTAACTCATTGTATTTATGGGTTGATAAGAATCCAAACTGGTTCGATAGCGAAGCAACACAGATTGAGTATCTTACTATGATGCGCAATATATGCGAACCCGTGGAAGATTTTGAAAAAAACGAGAAAAAAATAATAAAAAATATTGGACGCGAAGTGACTTTAGACAAAAGTGTAATGTAACGATGTGAGTAAAATATTTGATGTTTTTGTGTTCAAATATTTTACCTGTGATATATAAGATATAGTATAGTTGCCGATACGCCAAATACCGAAATACAAAATGTTTCAAAGCTTAATTTCAAAAGATAATATGATTTATGTAGCAATATTTATTTTTATTATTTTATTTGCCCTGGTGAATGCCTTTCGTCCCTCGATTATATATAATCGCGACCTCAGTTTTCGTCGGTTTGGTATAGGATATAAAAATAAATCCGTTCTCCCTATATGGCTATTTTCGATCGTTCTTGCCATCATTGTTTATATAGCAGTGATGTATATTTACGACTACGAAGGTTTGCCAACATATTAATTAGTTTGCTGCATCATATACAAAACCCTTTGGAGTTGTATTTTTATCGGCACCGCTGGTATCACTTTTAGCATAGTTTGATGCTATTTTCTCTGCAACCTCGGGGCTTAAACCACATGGCTGGTTGATAATATAGTTATAACTGCGTGACGTTACCAAAATACCGGCGAGCATATACCATACAAATTGTGCAACCAGGTCTTTCAGTTTTACCATATTTCTGAAATCTTTATATTTTTGGCTGCCTACACCTGTCTCCGCAATAAATAAATTCGCGCTTTTCTCCCATTTTAGTTTAAAATCTTCCTCATTCTCGTAGTTAAATTGGTTCAAAAAAATCGAAGGGTCATTATATATATTTGATATTGCCTTTGATATATCCCCACCTTGTGTATCTGTTTTTAATACATCTCTGACTACCTTTTCTGCACCACCTATTTTAGCAATCGCATACCCGAATGTATTTGAGAATGGTTCCATCCATCCTGGAAAAATGGTAAGCAGTAATTGTAAAAGACCAAATATAAAAAGCATTGGAAAAATAGTTGCTACAACACCAGATGTGGTTGACTGCGGATTATCACATATAGTTTTTGCTAAAGATGAATTTATCGTTATTAGGACCACCATAAGCGTGCCGATATATATTATATTAATTAAAGTTAACATAGTTTCAGGTATGCTATATTTTATAATTGTAAATATCAGTGTAATGATGAAGAATGCGAAAATTGAAGTGGATGGGTTAGGTGGTGCAGTTGAAGTATTTGTGGTGGGGAATGAACTAGGGGATTGTAATTGCGGTTCGGTGGGGGGAGGTGCAGGTGGGAGACCCGACGTTGTTGGCGTTGACGTTGTTGACGTTGTTGACGTTGACGTTGACGTTGACGTTGTTGGTTTTGATGTTGTTGGTTTTGATGTTGTTGGTTTTGATGTTGTTGGCTTTGATGACATTGATTATGATTGTTATATTTACTATGTATAATATGTATAAATTAATTTATAAAAATAATATTATAATGTAATAGTTGTTTTATTTGATACATTATTATGGAAAAACCAAGTCTTACAGAACCAGGTGTCAAATTTTTTATGAGCAAAGTATTAAAACACTGCAGTCAACAAAAACACGTCTTTAGTAATCTTGTATTCAATGTTGTTTTGTTTCTAGTGTTTGTTTTGATAATAGGGGGTTTTTTGTATTACAAGTATCGTGGAAAACTTTCACCGGAAGAAAAGGAACGAAAATTCAGAGAAGAAAAACAAGATGTTTTGATAAGACTAAATGCACTAAATGTTAATATCGAAAAGAATAAAAAGACAGGAGCTAATTTAATTACTGATTTACCTATATGGGATGTTCAATCATCGGATGTTATTGTGAATCCTTATAAATAATAAATAGTAAATAGTAAATAGTAAATAGTAAATAATAAATGCACGGAATATAGTATTTATTATTTTATATAATATAAATATAGAATAGTATGTCACATCCTCATATTTCGATTGATAATGCATTGCAAGAATATTATAAATTAAAAGACCAATACGATAAAACATATGATAGTAAAAAACACGCCATTATATCAGATATTACGATCGCGTATTCAAAAAAGAAAGCAAAGATTGCAGAGTTGTCTCAAAAAAGGAAATGCGTTGTTTGTAAAGCCGCCGGAGGAACTATTTTTACAAATGAAAATCGTATTCTAAAAGCAGTTTGTGGTAGTAAATCGCAACCATGTGGTTTAAATATTGAAATTGCAAGAGGAAAGAAGGGGAATATTGAAAAACTGATCACACTATCTTATGATAAAATAGAAAAAATTAAGGAAAATATCATAAAATTTAAGTTGGATTTATTATTTAGGTATATTTCGGATGAGCAACTCAAACAAAAATTCGACGAATCAAAAAAGGAATTAGAAACCGAGCTTGCAAAATACGAGAAAATGTATAATATTTATATTGATAATACACAAAGTCCGGAAAAAGTGGAAAAGTTAAAAGTGTTAAACGCTGAACTTTATACCTACGTTGAACAATTTAAAGCAATTATGAAAGACTATATGGAAGGAGGACGCATTGAAGTTGTGAAACCGGCGATTGAAATATACCTGAATTATATTGTTCCGATTGCCGAAAAGATTAGGAATACAACTTATGTATATAACGGCGTCGAATACGACGAAAATACAAATGAATATCTTTTAATACAACAAATAAGCAATATAAAAAACTCGGAAATAAATATTGAACGTGCGCAGGTTATTTCATTTTCCAAATAGATTGCAGGAAGTCTGGGTCTGGGTGTGGTTATGGGCGTCTTTATCTGATAAGCGCCAATATGAACGCCCTTGGTATGAATCAAGGGGTCCTAGAAATATGTCACCATTTTTGACTTGTCTAGGTGTCGGGAATGGGCGGTTCGTTATTTCAGTCACGAGCACAAGTTTATCGCCTTGTTTCCAGTATGTGTATGGCGGGGATGTTAACACTATGCCCTTATTTTTGTATGTATGTTCTGTTGGATTGCATTTACGAAGACACTGAACCGCTTCAGAATACCAGCCATAATATGTGGGTGTTTGTATAAGAGGTAATGAATAATTTTCCGACATTGAAATGTGTATTTGTGTGTTTGTTTGTTTGTTTTTTTATATGATATGATATGATATGATAATACTATAATATCATATAAAATTTGTCAATTTTATGGGATATAAAACTATTTTTATTATTCGTATACGAGTATATGATTATTTGTTTATTTCTCTCGTTTCTCTCCTTTCTCTCCTTTCTCACGTTTCTCATCCTGTGTAATCCTCAATCACCACGATTCTGACATCTCAAGAACCTTTGACAATCCGAAGAACGAACTCGCAAATAATGCACTCATAAAAATAAGTCCACTAATATTATAGTTTCCATCTGAATTGAAAACCGATGGAATAAATTTACAAACATATTTTCTTGTCACTGGTAGTTGGAATGCAAAGTATAATATACCAACAATAACAGGTATTTGAATAAGTTTGTATATATTTTCGGCACTCGAGTTTGCAACTTGCGATTTTCTATATTTTTCTTCGCTTGTCATATCTTGTTCGTGTTCTTCAATATAATTATTAGACGACATCGTCGATCTAGGTCCATGACCATGTGCATGTGCTTGCGGATTCGGAATAAAATTCGTATTTATTTGTGCATCATTCATTATATTTGAAGTATTCATGGGTATATCCCTAGATGGAAGATTTGTCATACCCGATGCACTTGCCCTTTGCAATCCGGAAATCATTTCGTTCATGATATTGGAAGAGGGCGGCATTTGTAGTTGTGGTTGCTGTTGCTGTTGCTGTTGCGATTGTGATGGTCCACTAACCCCTAAACCCGAAATATTGGGATTATATACTTGTCCTTGAGGATGTTGTCCCTGACCACCCACACCTGCTCCGCTACTTAACTCTATTTTTTGTAAAACAACATTATTGTTCATATTCCCCGAACTCGGGTCTGTTGGAAGGTCATCGATGCTTGTTGTATCGCCCATTTTCTTAATATATTCTATAAAGATTGATAGATTTTACTTACTACGCAAAACTTACCTTCTTTTTTCCATTGTCACAGCTTTCAGATGAACTATTATAGGTGTAACATTTTTTACCATATATATAAGTTTCTTTTTCTAATTCAGTTATAGGGGGTGCTAGAAACTTTAAACATTTATCGCCTATACATTCTTTTCTAAATAAGGTTGAAAGTCCTAATCCTAAAATAACAGAAATTATATACTTGCTCGTATCCGAGTGCAACCATCTTTTAACATTCATTGCTTTGTTGTTGTGGTTGTTGTTGTGTCTGTGTCTGTGTTATATATAATATAATTATAATTTATATATAACTATCGTATAATATTTTAATTATATAAATTAAACCTGAATTGGTATTTTTTTAATGGAATTTGACATGAATGGGCATTTCTTTTCGTTTGGTATAAACGCAAAACAATTATCCGCGCGGTCTTTATACTGAAATTTACCAACATTATCTATAGTTGGGAAGATGGTTATATTTCTAGTGGGTGGGTTTGACAGGTGAATATATACCATCCCTATTAAAAAACTTGCTATAAATATTGGTATTGAAATATATTTCATTTTATGGTATTGTGTTGGTTGTATAGTATATAGTATATAGTATATAGTATACAGATAATTTTTTTTAATTTTATATTAGATTATTTTATTTTATATATTGGTTTTATTGGTGCGTGTCCGCGTCCGCATCCGCATTTGTGTCTCTTGATGTGTTATATCCACCACAGCCTCCGCATTTTAATCCCAAAGGATGATATAATACTTTATCATTAAACGCACAATCGTTGCATTTTATTTTTGTTAATACACTAGGTTGAAATGGGTTTGATTCAATAACTGCGTCTATTCTTATTATTAGGTTTCGCAATACTTCGCCATCTACCAACGACTTTCTACACAGAGGACATGATATTCTATTATTTTTCAATAAACCTTCTAAACATTTTCCATGAATCGCGTGCCCACATGGCAATAACCTTATGGGTTCTTTTGATAAAAATATACTTTCTAAACATATACAACAATCGCCTGTCAATCCGTCGGGAATACATTTATGCGTGTCCTTTAAGCTACCAAGTATGCAACCCCCGCAATTATCACAATGGATATAGTCTTTACTTGTGTATCCCAAACTACACATGCGACATATTTTACATTTGTCACAATGATATATTTCGGTTATAGGACTATCCGAATAAAGGTGGCATACGTCGCATATGTAGCTTGCAAACGGGACGCCTTTATTATCGCAATTATCGTTTTTACACGAATTCGATACTGCTTGTCTCATTTTGCACTTGTTACAAACTACCTCTTCCACATCATAGCGATTCATTATATGAGACTCGACTTGAGTGTCGTGGCAAAACCTGCATCCAAATTCTTGTCCGCAACATTTTGCAATTAGTGTGCACCTAGATTTATAATGTCCGCACCATAATAGTGTATCGCAGGTTGGAGTTGTCATGATGATTGTTTATATATCCTACGCTATTCATTTTTATATCTTTTCATAAATATATTTATAACTATACTCGAATGAGAAAGGAGAGAAAGGAGAGAATAAATACAAAAAGCATATAATACACAAAAAGCAAAATAATACACAAAAAGCAAAATAATACACAAAAAGCAAATAATCTATTTATTTTCTACTAAAATACACTTTTGCTAGTTATCTCCGGGGTCATAGAAGTTGACATGGACAACGACGAAGGAGTAATTATATCTTTTATATATAATATATTTTCAACTTCTTTATTTACGATATTTTTATTTGATTTTACCTCTATGTCTACTCCGCGACGTATTGTTTTATTATTTTGCGATTTTATACTCGGTTGTTCCATCATAACAGGAATCGCACCCATATAAGATTTCGCAGTTTCCTTGGTATTTTTTCTCGTTTTTCTTTTATGACTACGTTTAGACGCGGATGCCGCCCCGCTATTTCTCTGTATTTTCTCTATCTGATTAATAACCGCATTCGATGCAATTGCTTTCGCTTCAAAGGCCAATTTCGCCTCGTTTATAATATCTTCATTCGTCTTTTTCGGTTTATTTTTTTCAATAAAAGGTTTATTTGATGGGTTATTTTCAGGATTATATCGCAAAAACCATTTATCGTATTCGCGTGTTTTGCGTTTGTTTTTAAGACGTTTAAACTGCTCCGTTTTTTCATTGCGAATATCTTCAATCGTTTTTTGGTTTCCGTAACAGGATACGCTAAACCGACGCAATATTCCGCGCAATTTTACGCGATTTTTCTGCTGGATTTTGAAGAGATACTCGCACATACATAGAATTCGCTTTGGGTTGAAATATGGGCGGTCAATATATAAGAACAATAAATAGAAACTGAGCATGGTGTCAATAGTTGCAACCCGGTATATTTTATCGCCGACTTTAATTGTATTGTAACTATGACACGCAAGGGGTCTATAAAGGTATACTATGGGCTGACTGCCGATTTTTATTTCATAATGTGTAGACAAGTATTCGGAAACGGATGGCTTCTTTTCGATACTTACGTCGCGAATATCGACGGCTTCCAATTTTTCTTTAATAAGTTTTGCGGTTTTGTCGGGATTAGAAGACAACATATCAAATATCGGGTTTTCTGTCAAATATTCACGTTCTCGTGCTTTCAAGTATCGCGAATAAAGTGAAAATGCGTATCCCCCGATAAGAACGAGTTTATCCGACGACGCTGCTGCTACACTTTTGATAACATCTTGTATTTTATCTTTTTCATGAAAGTATTGTTTATTATATGAACGCGCGGATAAAGATTTTGCAAATGATTCGGGGTCGCAGTTGGCTGCCTTTAAGGGGTAGTTTTTATTTAATAAGTTTAGACGCTTGAGGACCTTTTCCCATCTCGATATATCGCCACTAGGACGCGACAATTCTAAATACATTGCCATCCGTAGAAAATTCGGCGGGGAATACAAAATACCTTCTTTACTTACTGCATTTTTTTTAAGACTACTAAATAGTTTGCTGTCGATTTGTGTAATATCGGCGATTTGAAAGAAATTGACGAATACTTTATATGTGCCGTAATGAACGCCTGCTTTTGCTTCAACACTGGAAAAACCTTGCTTGAAATAAATATCGGCCAACTCTTTTGCATCATTCATTGCATTGGGTGAAAAGAAATCGTAGTCAGGTATTTCAATATTGCGATTATAAAACTGGTCTTCTTTGGGAAGAATATTATTAATTGCGGTGCCGCCGTAACATATGAGCTTCTTGTCGTGAATAAATTTTTCAAGAACGTCTATAATATTTTTCATGATGGGATTTTGTGCAATACGCTCACCACGTTTTTTCGCTTCAACATCCATGGCATTTTTTAATAATTCCAATTCGCGATTTTCATAGTAAATAGTATTCAATAGGATATCTTTTCCGTTATTCATGTTATTGTAAATTACTGAATTTTATTGGGGTATTATAGTTATATTATCTTGAGATAATATATTAAGATAATATAGCAAGATAAATCGGATAAAAATAGTATAATAAATATGTCAGAATTAAGATCACCGATAGTATCACCAAGAGGATCGACTAGGGGACCACATGGTAAAATATTAACAGATCCAATTGGTTTATTTAAAACATTAGAAAATGCTAGCGTAGAGCCTTTACCTGATAGTGTGCTTCAAGACAATATAGATTTAAATAGATATATTTATGAACCTCGAGTGCCAATAACAAAACCCACTACAATTTTTAAACCTGTTTTATCTCCCCTTAAAGAAGAAGAAGAAGAATACAAAGAAGCTTCGCTACGCGGTGGTTCACGCAATCCTAAAATAAATAGTGATGAAACTTTATTCATCGTTGTTTTATCTGTTCATGGAGGGTATGATATAGATAATACCAAAGGACCCGTTATGGAAGTTACAAGACGAATCGCTCCATTAATAGTTCCGGGAAATAAATTTGATGGATATACATCGTTAACAATTTGTGGAGCAGCTCCTCCGTCACAAGTTAATACTGGTATACCTAATTTGATAGAAGGTGTATATGACCGCGTTGTCAATGATAATTTACTTAGATTTGCAACATTACTTAGCGAGAAAATATCTGCAGTGCAGATGCCTGAATCTCCGCCATCACCAAGATCAAAGCCAAAGCCATCACTGACACCAAAGCCATCACTGACACCAAAGCCATCACCGACACCAAAGCCATCACCGACGCCAACACAATCACAAACACAAAAAACGCATGGGGTTGCTAGTCGTGTATTTACAAGTCGCGCACCTACAGGCGTCATGCGTCATCTAACTAAAGTTAAGGGGTATAAACTTCCACCCCCACGCCCATCTCCATCAGATTTTCCTTTACCCTCCCCACTTGCCGGTTTGTCACAGGTGGTTCGTTCTCGTTTATCAAACGTAGCATCTTCAATTACAAAAGTAAGTGGTGTCGTAAAAAGTAGATTGTTTTCACTTGTAAGAGGTTGTGTTAAAATAATAATGGGAGAACAAGGACTTGATGTCCAATATGCAACATTAGATATTAGACATGAAAGTTATAATATGCTACAACAAAGGGTTATTAGTGCTATTATTTGTATAAGTCGTCGCGGGGGTTTAAAAATAGATGACGATTTATTTGATGCATTTTCATATTCGTTGTTCTGGGGGTTACGAAAACACGATGCATATTATTTTTATCATAATTGTACTATGGCAGTTAAACTATCAACTCCTGGTTCACATTCCTGGCAGCTCCGCAAGGATGCACTGGACAATATGCAAGAGAGGTTTAATTGTGTAAGAGTTCTTGTAAAAGAAGGTGCATATAACGCGGATCATGTTGAAAAAGTATACCAATATCATCCTGAAAATGACAAGGATATTCCATTCAAAGTAAAAATATATAGATATAATTTGGTTTCAGTTATAAACGACAAGGGTGAAATGTCTATAAGGCCTGAAATAAGTTCTATCAGTGTTCCAATACTCGAAATTTTTGGCGGAACAGGACCCAATGCACAAGGATATTATAATACAACATTGAGCGATTTTTCTTCATTACTTTCATCTATTATTGATCAAGTATACTTTAAAGGTGTCAGAGAGAAAAAACGTGTTGCTATATTAGATCTTAGTTGTGGTTGCTTTTCTCGTCACCAAGGAAGCGTTCCCAATGTTCCAGAATTGGATCTAGGAATGGGTGGAGGAAAGAAAATAAACAAACGTTATCGCAAGGCTACGGCTACGTCCAAAATCAGGAGAAACGAGAGAAACGAGAGAAGGGAGAGAAATAAATCGAAAATAAGAAACCGAATAAGAAACCGAATAAGAAATCAAAGTAGCAGGAGTAGACAAACTAGGAAAAAAAGACATACTAGAAGAAAATAGACGAAGAAGAAAAAGTTAACACAAAATATAACTATTGTTGGGTAAAAAAACAAAAACAATAGTTATAATAGTTATAATAGTTGTAATAATTGTAATAGGTATATATTTAAAATTCCATTTCTATGCCACCTATTTTTATAGATTTTTTATTACTATATAGAAGAGCATCATCAAGCTTCTTTGGTTCTGGAATAAAAACAGGCACGTATAACAACTCAGCGGGTCTTGGAACAAATGCACATTTGCTATTATCAAAAAATTTATTATAAGAAATAAGATTCTGGTCGGTATTCTGGAAGTTCATTGCAATAAATTGGCACCCCAACATTCGAGGCACAACATAGATATAGTTTGTATTATTTTCATTCAAGTCGGGCAAAACTATCGTCATATTCTGACGATTAAAATCTACGACTTCTTTCGGCGAATTAGTGTTCTTAATATCGGTAAAACGCTTTTCATGGATATAAACCGAATTCGTCGTAATATTTGTTAGTTCCCACATATTGGCCGACTGGTATAAAATGGGCATACCTCCCGTGTTGCTATTTTTCTCTACCATAATAACCACTTTTCCGTTTACATTATCGACCAAATCTTTAATGGGTGTTTTTGTCATATTTTTTCCATTTGCTTCACGCATAAATTGAATCGGTAATAATTTTGATTCGAATTTTTTTGCGATAATGGAGGCAAGCTGGTTGATGACACCCACGTTGGTTGTTTTAAGACGAAAATGTAGAAACATTGGGTCGGTTGGATTTGGGCAAAAACGTTGTAGTTTCTCACCATCGAGTATACTTGGCAGCACATTCCCATTAAAAGCATAATTGTTAACTGCCTCTAATACATCGGCAGCATTTAAAAAGTTATAACTTTGTTTTACGCCAATTTGGTCAATTGAAGATACTGCAACAACGGGTGTATCATTTAAACAATAGATTTCGAAATCAAGGCAGCGACAACCCTGTGCAATTACATTATAAAGGGCACACATTGAAACATAGTCGCTTTTGAAATTACCCGAAGCACAGCAGTTGTAGGCGGTTTTGATATAAAAGTCGCGTATATTTTTGCCCATATAATCGGGTGATGTTAATTTATTACTTAGAGGGGTAATTTGTGTTAATTTTGGATTGGACTTCGATATAGCAGCGCAGTTTACACTATCCAAGTTTAATTTGGCTGTAATATATGTAATGACCCAAAGTAAAATAACAATGACAAATGATATACCAAACCAGTGGATTGCCACGGATGATTCACCTATATTTTTAATATTTTCAACTTTAAAATCTCGAACATTTTTTAAGAATTCAGACGCATGTTCTCTCATCTTGTCTGCGAATTCTGGCATTTAATAATTGTGGTTTTGTGTTTGTTGATTGTTAATTATGTAGTATCGTGTATGTGTGTTGTGTTTTTATATAATATATATTTTACTATATAATTTACTATATAATTATAACTATAATATATATTAAATATATTAAATATATATTATATAAATGGCTGGCGGATTGCTAAATCTTGTATCTTATGGAAATCAAAACGTTATATTAAATGGAAACCCTACAAAAACATTTTTTAAATCGACCTATGCAAAATATACGAATTTCGGAATGCAGAAATTTCGAATAGACTTTGACGGGCAGAGAAAACTGCGACCAACAGAAGAGTCAACGTTTACATTTAAAATTCCACGCTACGCTGACCTTTTAATGGATACGTATTTGGTTGTAACTATGCCCACAATATGGAGCCCAATATGGCCACCAAGTAATTGTGCCGAAAATTGGGCACCATACGAATTCAAGTGGATTGAAAATTTAGGGACACAGATGATTAAAGAGGTTGTGATATCCGTCGGCGGACAGACACTTCAAGTATTAACTGGCAAATATTTACTTGCACTTGTTCAGCGCGATTTTCCAGATGATAAGAAAAAATTATATGATGAAATGACGGGGAATGTGCCTGAATTAAACGACCCAGGAAACTCGGGAAGTCGCATGAATGCATATCCTAACGCATATTATACTACACTATCGCAGGGTGCTGAACCATCTATAAGAAGTCGTAAACTATATATTCCTATAAATGCGTGGTTTACGTTGACGAGTAAAATGGCGTTCCCTTTGACTGCACTACAATATAATGAGCTAAAAATAGATGTCGTGATGCGACCTATTCAAGACCTTTATACGATACGTGATGTTATGGATGTTACAAATAACTATCCAAATGTCCGCCCCAATTATTCTAAAGATTATATGCAGTTATATCGTTTTCTACAGACACCACCAAGTGTATCACTGGATAAAGGAACGTATAACAATCCATCGCAGGCAGATTGGAATGCAGATATACACTTGATCAGCACATACGGATTTCTATCAAATGAAGAGGCGAATTTGTTTGCGCGAAATGAGCAAAAATATTTAATCAAGTCGGCGTATGAGTGGAATTTCGATAATGTAACAGGAACACAGCGTGTATGGCTAGAAAATACGATAGGGATGGTAAGTAGCTGGATGTTCTTTTTTCAACGAAGTGATATCAATCTGCGCAACCAGTGGAGTAATTATACGAATTGGCCGTATAACTATTTGCCACATAATGTAATACCTGCTCCTGCGTCACGGGAGCAAGCGAATACAGATAATGTAGGATATACTTCATTCGGCTGTGGTTTACCACCATATAGCACCGGTTTTGCACCGGGATATAATCCGGTAACTTCCGGGTCAAATCCGTTCTATATTACGCCACCATTCAATGTAGAAAATCAGCGCGATATATTGATGAATTTGTCGATTTTGTTGGATGGAAAATATCGCGAAAATACACTGGATGCTGGTGTATACAACTATGTTGAAAAATATGCGCGAACAAAAGGGAATGGACCCGATGGGTTATATTGTTACAATTTCTGTATTGATACAAATCCTTTCAATACGCAGCCATCCGGTGCACTAAATACGAGCAAGTTTTCGAATGTGCAGTTTGAATTTACTACATATTATCCGAAAAACAATCCGGATACGCAGTTTTTGACGATTTGTGATACCGCAGTCGACCCTGTTACAAATGCGCCAATTCCGATTGGTGTGAATAAACCGATGTGGCGCATCTACGAATATAACTACAATTTAGTAATTTTAGAAGAGCGTTTCAATGTTATTACATTCATGTCAGGGAATGCGGGTCTCATGTATGCGAGGTAAAAGCCTGGCATATCGTATCCTACCGAATATCTATAAAGTCTATTACACATGCAATCGGCTTTTTGTGTGCTTCCCAGAAAAACGAATCATGATGATACCTTTTTCGATTGGTTTTATATGATATGAATATTATAACCTTTAGATTCAATAATATAAAAATGTTATAATATATTATATTATTAATACATATTATATTGCATATTATATTACATGTCAACAACATATTTTAATAATTCAAATATTAAAAGATTAAAAAATAAAAAAGTATCAAAAAAAAAGGATGTTACAGATGTAAATACAGACAATGAAAAAGTAGTTGAAAGTTTTATTCCCTCTGGAAGCATCAAAGAAGAGAATCCAAAGTCAAATATTTTCGGTTCATCTGACAGCGATAAAACCACAAGCCCTACAGGTACTACGACTGCTACAAGTGCTACAGGTACTACGACTGCTACAAGTGCTACAGGCAAGCAAGATTCAAATACTACGACTGCTGCAAGCTCGCAATTTAACTCGGGTAGTATGTTAGTTTTTTGTGTCCATGCTTTATTATCGGTGTTATTTGTATATATATGGGGGGCATTGGCGACAAACTATTTATATTTATGTAGTGAATCGCAAGATAATTTGGACTATATTCTTCCTACAGATGAGTTTAAACTTCCATATTCAAATGACCCTAGCTCCAAATCATGGTATAAATATGGATTTCCATATGATTTAGGTGCGGGTAGACCTATAGATCCGGATAAAATACCAGAAAGTAAAGAAAAAATAAATGATCGACAATATAGAACAATATATTTTCCGTACTTGACAAAAGCAGGAGAAGCATCTAATAGAACGAATAAATATGAAGCAAATTTTTTTGGAGCATTTGTTCAGTATTTATTTCAAGCAGTTTCCAGTGGCCTTATAAAAGGTGGAAGAAAAACATTATGCGATTTATTGGATATTATCCGGGTTGCTCCACCAGACTCCCAAACTGAGGATTCATGGGATAAAATGAAAGATAGTTTTCCAAGAAAAATTATAGCATTCGTATTATTTCCTTTTATTGCAATGCAGTTTCTTATTCCCGCAATGTTTATAATAACTGCCGCTTTTACTTTTATATTCGGAATTATTCAAGAACATATTTGGTGGGGGATTATATTCAGTTTTACTATTGGAATGTTTATAGCGATGGGGTGCGGGGCATATATGGGACTTCAAACATTTTATGTATTCTTTCTTTACCCGTGGGTTAATAATAGAGAAAGAAAGGAAGGCGCCAGATGGGGTGATATTTTTAATAGTCTCAAAACGTATATGTTAATTGCTTTTTATATTTTAATATGTTTCTATAGTTATGAAGACTTGGGTCCATCCGGATGCGGAGGTGTTGCGCTTATAGTTGCAGCTAGTATTTTCATGCAATACATGCAAAATAAAGGTTCTAAGTAACTTGTGGTAAGATAGAACTAGAATATTAGTAAAAATAACCTTGAAACAAAAAATAGTATTAAGGATAAAATATAATTAAAAATATAATATTATTATTAATTATTAAAATGGCCAAACATAATAAAAATTTGCGCAACAACGACAACGACGACACGAGTAATAAAACACCATCTGTTAGCGTATGCACGCCTACATTCAATCGTCGACCATTTATTGAAACGATGATTGCATGTTTTGATAGCCAAGACTATCCCAAAGATAGGATGGAGTGGATTATTATAGACGATGGAACGGACCCCGTCGAGGATTTGGTAGGGAGGCATCCGAATGTAAGATATTTCAGGTATAATACAAAAATGACGCTTGGCAAAAAAAGAAACATCATGCATGACAAATCCAAGGGAGATATTATAGTTTATATGGATGACGATGACTACTATCCCCCCGACCGCGTTTCGCATGCGGTAAATATGCTTACTACACATCCCACCGCATTATGCGCTGGTTCGAGTGAAATGTATATTTATTTCAATGATAGAAAACGTATGGTGCAATTTGGGCCGTATGGAAAAGACCACGCTACTGCGGGGACATTTGCATTTAAGCGGCAGTTATTGAAACAGACCCGCTATAACGAAGATGCATGTTTGGCGGAAGAGCGTGAATTTTTAAAAGGATATACGATACCATTTGTGCAACTCGATCCACTGAAAACGATATTGGTTTTTTCGCATTCGCATAATACGATGGATAAGAGGATTCTTTTAGATAATATTGACATAGTTGGACACCCAGATAGCCAGTATGCAAAATATAGTTCGAAGACATTGGGGGACTTTATTAAAGATGATAAAATCGTGAAATTTTTTACCGAAGATTTGGAAATTAAGCTGGCTGAATACGAACCGGGTGATATAAAATTAAAACCGGATGTCTTGAAACAGATTGGCGACTTTGAAGAGAGGAAAAAACAAATGATGAAAAATATTCAGGCGCAACAAGCACAACAAGCACAACAACCATCGCAATTAAAAATAGTATTTCAAGAAGAAGGTAAAGTGCCACGTGAACTTAGCATGCCGGAAGTGGTTGAACTATTGGAGAAGCAACAGAAGCAATTGGAGCAGTTTAAAAATTTGAAAGATCTATACGGGAGCGCATTGAAAGAAAACCAGCGACTAAAATCACTTATCAACGAACAACAGGCGATACTAGACGATAAGAATCTTACCATCAACGAACTTGAGAATAAAGTGAGAGAATCGAGTGAAGTTGTTGTGATAAGTAATGTGTCATAGTGCGTCATAACGTGCTTCAAAAATATATTTAAAAATGGCTTAAAGAAATTTTGTTACATATACTTATCAGTTACTTTTACGTTAGTTTACTTTACTTTACGTTACGTTTAAAATGGCAAAAAATGTGCAAAAGAGTGGTGGTGGTGGTGGTGGTGGAGATGATTGGGATGATGCGTGTTCGACTGGTGGAGGAGGTGCAAACGAAAAAAAAGGAAAACGTCCTAGGACTTTTTCGTCCAATGTGCAGGGTCGTTATATTGTAAATGCAGTCACTGGGGTTGAATATCCTTGGCGACTTGGCTCGTTCTGCGAGGATTTGCTCTGGAAGGTATGCGATGCACGGGCCGGTCGTGGAAAATACGATCCTGATTTTTACTTTTATGATTCACCACAACAGGCTGCAGAACATAGGCGGTATCATCGCAATGCATTTTCGCAAGAGTCGATAGACTGGTGGAAGGCGAAGGTTGCAAGGACGACGAGACTGCTTAAGAGCGGGGAGGAGTAATATGGTTAGTGATGTTTGAACAGGACTATCATAATAAGTATATTTTTTATACTTATTATGATGATATTGTTATAATTTTTTTAACTGAAAAAACAACCCTCATTTGATATTACAAACCAACAATTTAAATTACTATTCCACATCATCTCAACAGCAGAGTTAATATTAGTTAAAAGACAATTTGTAGATACACTACTACTTTGATTACGGAAAACATTTCCACCTCCATTAATCGTTATACCTACATTTTGATCATAGTAATAAAATAAAAACCCAGCGGAAGTTTGAGCATTAGTAGCAAATAAAGTATTAGAACCATTATAGGCAACACATTCCCAATTAGAACCGATTGGAATAGGGAGATATTGAGAAGTATTAGCATACATAGTTGCACCACCTACATTTGTATAAAACACTCCAGTAGTAGGAATAAAAGTAATAAAACTAATAGGTTGAGAAGGTGAAAAAAGATAATTATTTAAATCCCAACCACCTCCATTCCAAGTAATATATATTCCATAATTATCAGTCCAAGTTGGTGAAAATAAAGGATTAGTAAAACCACCTCCAACTAAAACACCACTTGAATAAGGAACAACAGAAGAAACCTGTGAATTCAAATTTGTTCCAATACTAAAATAACTACCTACATCATATCCAGAAGAAGTTTGATAAGTAAATAAATAAGGAATACTAATAGGATTAGAGTTTGCTTGAATACTTGTATAACTTCCACCAACAATAATAAAGATTGAGTTATATATATCTTGACTAATAGTTAAGACATCACCACCAAAAAATCCATTACCACTAACATTACTAAAACTATACCAACTATTTGTATTGTAATCAAGAGTAATCCACTTTGGATAAGCCCCACCCGAAAGCGTCCAATAGTCAGTAAAAGCACCACCTATATACAAGCAAGAATTAGCACCATTATTGTAAAAGCAATAGACAGGAGCATTCATTCCACCCCACGAAGTCAAATCAAAAGAACTATACCCAGTATTTTGAATACCAAACAAATAATTATAAGTTCCGCCAGTAAAATCGCCACCAACCGCCATGAAATTATTACTTTGATAAGGGCAAAAACACCTAATTCTACCACCATTAGAAGATTGTAAAGTCCAATTTAAACCGCCATCGCTACTATAATACACATTACCTATATCAGTTCCAACCCAAAACTTTCCGTCCCAACTATCTTGTGAAGCGGTAATATTCTCTACACCGCTTACGAAACCACTATAAGAAACCGAAGTCGCCTCTAACCATTCAGGAGATTTACCCAAACTGAAAGCAGTATAACGCAAATTGCTTTCAACTGAACCAGTAGGAGCAGTAGCATTCGCAGTTAAATATACAACTTGTTCTTTTGAATATTGATTGTTTAAAGGGGTGGTAATAGAAGAAGCATTACGAATATCATTAGTATTCATTTCAATATCTCTTAAAATTGATACATATTCCGCATTACCATTTAAAGTTACATAGGGTGAAATAGAGCCACCTGAACCTGAAACACCCAAATCTAACTGACCTCTATTTCCAGAAAAGTTGGAAGTTGCTTGACTAATTCTTGCATATTCTACTTTTCCACCACCAGCATTTTTTGCAAAGAAACTCATTCTATTAAACTCACCATTTATCACAGCTCTTTGGTTATAAACTTCTTCAACTAAAACACCGCCAGTAGCCCCTGTTTGATTTAAAGTAATTGCTGGTGTTATAGTTCCACCTGCACCATTATTTATTGTTAAGTTTTGTGTAGTAAGACTTGCATTCTGTCCTGCTACAGAGTTATTCACAATCAGACTCGTTGTAGCAGTTGCTGTTGAAATATTCGAAATGGGTTGGGTGTTCATGTTAATTGAGGTACTCCCTGCCGAGTTGCCCGAAACAAGAACCTGTGATAATGTAGGTGTTCCAGCATTTGTCTTGTTAATTACATTGCTCCATGTAGCTGATATAGTTGTAGGTCCCGTTGTTGTTTGTGATAGAGTAGTTGTAGTAAATGATGTAGTAGTTCCTGTCCCCGAGTAGTCATTTAATAATATCCTATTATTATTTAATGTAACAACATTTATTTCTGTAGGTGTAATACCATCCGATAATGTAATTTGTGGGTTGGAGATCGGATCTATATTTACATAACCAGGGGTTGTTCCGGAAAAATCATCTAGTCTTGTCTCTTGAACCCTAAACGAACCCCCTGTTTCAATCCATATACCATCTAAGCCCGTGGGTAACGGGTTTGAACTCTGCGGTGTTAATGCTAAATAAGTTGGATCAATACCTCCCGTCACTAATAAATTTCCAAATACCATTACATCACCAGTATATCCCGTTCCTGTATATCCTACGCCTGTGGGTCCAAGATACGAAGACGGAACCCATGGAGTTCCTCCAGTAGCACCTTGCTCACCCTGTGGTCCTGTTGCACCCTGTGCACCAGTCGGTCCCGGTGGGCCGCCAGCAGGTCCCGTTGGTCCCGTTGGTCCCGTAGGACCCGTAGGACCCGTCGCACCCGAACCAGAAGAACTAGATGCATCTTTACAACAAAGTTTTGTATTTAAATACGAAGAATACGAACTATATGACATTATATATATCTGTATATAATATAAAATAAAATAATATATTGTCATACTATTTTATTTTATATTTCCGTGACTCAAAGAATATCGGGGTCATCGCTATCATATGCACTCGCATTATCTCCATTATCACTCGGTGATTCAAATACCTTTTGCGTGTATTTATCTAAATACCGATACATACGATTAATATCTAGTTTTGACACTTCGTAGTTTTCAAGCATGCTATATATTTCTTCTTCACTATATAATTTTCGAAGATGTATGAAAAAGGAAAACATGTCTTTCTGATCCATTGAAAGTTGCTGGCACAAAGTTTTAATAAAAAGTGAATTGTTATATTCTGTGCTATATTTTGTCAACACTTTTGTGAAACGAACTTCGGGTGGATTAAACTTGGGTTTTTTCATAAACTCTGGATACTCGTGGTATATTTTATTATTATAAAAGGTTTTTATAAGCGAACTCATTTCATTGAATTGCCACGCTTGATTTTGAAACGTGATTCTATCAATGTAATCCGCGAAACAAATATTATCTAATACTTTCTGGTAAAAAGGCACCCCGATATCTTTCTGATATTTACCCAGAACGTCGATTATATTTTCATGCCATAGTAGTGCAATCGTTGTTCTATCGGTTTCATTCATGAGAACCTTGTGCTGTTCTATTGGATAGTTGTTGTTAATCAAATGTTGTGTCAGTTTTTTGCTGTCGTCATTGTAGCTTTTCGTCTGGAAAATAGTGCGAATAATATCATTTTGTAAAATATTGGTTTGTTTACTCGCCATCTCGCATATTGACACCATCTTGCGCAAGTCGCCCTGAATAAACGTAACAATATTTTCATTCAATGTTTTTTCGAATTTCAAATGAAGCGTTTTTAAAATCGTGCACACTTGTTCATTTGTCGGCGTCTTCAGTTCAAAAGTATGGCAAACTTTCATCAATTCTTTTATTTTTTTATTGATTTGATAGTTACCGATACAAATAATCGGGTTAAAAGAAACCTCTTCTACCTTTTGTTTTTTCGTCTTCTTAGGCCGGATTAATTTTATAAGCGAATTTATTCCACTTTTGTCGCCGTTATTCATTGCGTCGATTTCGTCCATCACGATGACGATTTTTTTCACTTTTTTATCGAACATGGACATGATATTTTTGTCGGACATATTGTGTCGGGTAATTGTATCAATAATAGACTTGTTTCTTATATCGCCTGCATCGTATTTAATAATATCGTAATTCTGTTCGCGTAGAAGATTTGTGATAAATTCTGTTTTACCTGTGCCTGGGTTTCCATAAATATAAAGACCCCGCTTTAGTGTAATATCCTTTTTATTCTCCTGGAACTCTTTCAATATTAACTTTATTTTATCGTAGGTTTGCTGTCTTCCAAGAATCTCGTTCATGTCTATTTTTATTGTATTCATGGCTATGGTGTGTGTTTGTTTTGTTGGTTGGTTGGTTGGTTAGTTAGTTGGTTATATACGTATAGTTATTATTATATGGTTATTAATATTTCAATATAATAACTTATTGTAATTTACTATATGTATTACTATATGTATTACTATACGAATAGATCTTATTAAAATACGATAAAATGTTTCTATGTTGATTTGCAAATGTAATATGATTCTTCGGTATCTTATCATGATATTCTATTTTCTATTTATTCTCACCTTTCTCTCGCTTCTCTCGTGATTTACATCTCTTAGTTTCCCCCGTATATAGATATTCAGGTGGTCAGGTGTTCAGGTAGTCAGATAGTTTGGGTCCTGTGTTTGTCTAGTTGTGGATGTATATCCGGAACTTTCTAGTGTAAACATATTCCCCAACAACATCCCAATATTTTTATCAGGTTCATTTCTTTGTTGGCTTACTAGCTGAGAATTATTTGTAATACCATCCCACATTAATCCATTTTTTAATGCATAATCATATTTTGTCTTTTTGGTAGGCAATTGGTATGCGAAAAAAGAATTAACATTTCTATTTCCACCCGTATTACTCTTGTGTATATTTGGAGAACATTTTACATACCCTTCTTTCGTTTTAGATAGCTTCCAATAATCAGGACACTGACTTGTCATAGGTGCCCATATTTGTTTCTTATTGTTTTCGCGCAATATGAGAATAGTAGTAATCGGTATTAAAAATAGAAAAATAATTGCAGCGACGAGTAGTAACGTCTTGCGAAAATTTAGTTTAATATTTGCGTTTTCCATGTAGTTATATTTATAGTTATAGTAGTTGTAACAGGTCTTGTTATTTAGTAATATATTGTAATGTTATATTTTAATATTGAACATTCATATTAAAATATTATAATTTTTTTTGTTGTTTGAACTAAATATAATTACTACGTCGTGGGTGCAGGTTTGCATGATGCTCTATAGTCTTCATTATTTGTTACACCATCCCATAAAATTTTTCCACCACAGGTTTGTGTTGACCACACGTATTTATCTAAAAATACGTCGCATGGTTTTGTTAAGGCGGAGTTATAAGGATAACTAGGTGGCGTGGTTTTACTATTGCATGTTCCCCAATTGGTTCCATCTTGTGGAGGAATACAGGATATATTACCTTTTGCATCCTTTTTTGAACTTAAAGTCCAATAATCGGGACATGACGCGGGAATAATATTGTATTTCTTTTTCTGTGATTCATAAATGAAATAACTAAAAACCGCAAGTAACAATACAAATATTATCGACGCCACTATTAATACTACGCTATTAAATGACATTTTTTGAGGGGGTGAAATATATATACTATAAATATATATTATATATTATATAATAAGTTGGTAACTAAAGTGTTAAACTATCTAAATGATATTTTGATAATTTGTTCATACCGATTTTATAAATTATGATAGTTTATGATAGCTTAGATATTTAGTATAGTATAGTATAGTATAGTATAGTATAGTATAGTATAGTATAGTATAGTATAGTATTGCGAATAACAATAAAGAATAAAAAATAATAAAAATAAAATAGTATTATATTATAATAGTATCGCTTCACACAAGTATTCTAAAATGGCTTCAATATTATCTTCATCAAATATAGGATTATGTGGTAACCCGAATATTCAAAATGTGTCTACTAAAAATGTATCCAATGGCCGTGTCGATATTATGGAACCTCCTCCTGATATTCGTTTCTCGATGTGGGATAAAATTCCTGTAAACCAGGTTACAACATTTCGCGATGCAATGACCGGAAACTGGATTGACAACGATGTTAGCAATACATTCTTTAGTGCAGAAAATATGCAAATCATTCAAAATACACTTCGCGCCGAAGTGCACAGATTATCGGATGGTCAATATAATATCGGGCAACAAGATAATGACCAGCTTAAAATAATTATGCGTGCCCTATATCTCGAAAGTGCCGTAAACTTGCCAAACAATGTAAGAGAACAGGTGGCTGCATTAAACCGGTTTGTTGTAGCTCATTGTGTTCCTAAATTAATGAATGAAATCAAGGCGTATATAAAATATAAACGTGATGCGAGTAGTATGTATACTATTATGACATGGCCGACTTATGATAATGTCAAGGGCAAGACACTCGAACTGAATCCGTGGTTTTAGAGGCGGGTGGAGTATACGGAAACGTATTTTATATTTTTACGCAAATAAAAATATAAAATCTATTACCTAATTTAGTTTGCCAGGTTTCTTAATGTGCAGCAATTGGTGCCAGTGTTTTCTTTGCTTTTGTGTTCGGTTTTGCGTTCGGTTTTGCGTTCGGTTTTGGTTTTGCACTTGATGTTCCGGTCGCGTTTCCTCCTTCTTCACCCCTGGAACGTTCTACGAACTTGCCATATTCTTCTTCCAATTCTGCTAAATCATCTTGCCACAGATTTTCCGTTGTTTTAGATTCAAGATGCGCCAATTCTTGTTCTTTCTTTTCCTTTTCCGCACGGATCTTTTCTACATTCTCCTCTGATACGCTATCCATTGGAAGTTTTAGCAAATACTTGTAGCCAGCAGAACCCAAGTCGCCATCATCCGCTTGTTGCGGCTGCTGCATATCATACTTGCGGTCTTTCAATATCTGCACCATCGCCATGGTCGTTTTTCTGCGCAAGTCGATCGTATCGTCCAATATTTCACTAATATATCTCGCACGATTTGATAACACAAGTAGTTCCTTCCTTAGTGCGTCCATGAGATACGCCTTTCGTTTCTGATAGTATTCAATACGAACAGGATAGTAGTCGTCCACAATTTCCTCAGGTGTATTGTATTTCTTAAGTTTCTCATTCGCATCAAACATATTCATATTTGTCGTTGACTGCGTCGTGTATAATCCAAGACACTTCTCGAGCATCGTGCACCCATGTTCTACAACCTTGTCGCGATACGTTGCAATAATATTCGGCATCATTGTCAGCGTAATATCCACTATCACATCTGTGCTCATATCGCTGTAATCTTTCACGAGCTGGATGGCGACAGCAGCGGCAGATGCACTTCCTCCTGCAGCGTCGCTGCTCTTCTTTGCAACCGGTTCAATAAGCTGTTCGATGAATTTCTTGTACTCGTCTGTCCATGTTCCGACAGGCAGTTCTGTAATACGGATTTTTTTATCATCTAGAATCGTATAGCAACCTTTGATTAGATACTTTGCGGCATTGCCGGCACCGGTGCTGCTGCTGCTGCTGTCCACTATGCGTTCAATCGTTCCCTTGAAGTTTTTGTAATACGGGTTGATGGTCGGTGCCGGCGTGGATTCGGGTGCGGAAGCAGGTGCAAGTTTGTATTTGATGTAGTCAATGATTTGTTGCGGGTTGTAGCACATAATATCCGTGCTAAATCCGGTTCCAATACCTTTTACGCCATTCACCAAAACCATCGGGATAATCGGCACATAGAATATCGGCTCAACGCTTTGTCCGTCGTCGTCCAAATAAGTCAACACTGCGTCATCTTCGGCGCGAAAGATGAATCGTGTTATCTTGTTGAGCTGTGTGAAGATATACCTTTCACTCGCAGAATCACGACCCGAATTATTTCTAGTCCCAAACTGACCATTGGGTTCAAACAAGTTGATGTTGTTGCTGCCCACAAAATTCTGTGCCATTCCGACGATTGCGGCGTTCAAACTTGCTTCACCATGGTGATATCCCGAGTGTTCCGAAACATAGCCACTAAACTGCGCGACCTTGATTTCAGTCTTGAGATTCTTCTTGAATGCAGAGAATAGAATCTTGCGCAATGAGATTTTCAAACCATCCATACCATTCGGGATAGAGCGGTCACAATCATATTTTGAAAAGTGTATCATCTCGTCGTGAATAAATTTCTCATACGTGACACTCGGCTGCAGTGTGTCCAAATATCTGTCGCGTGAATAGGTAGACAACCATGTCTTGCGGTCATCCGCACGTTTTTTGTTGAAGACCATATCAATCGCATTGTTACATACATCACCGCTATGCACAAAATCCACGATTTTTTTATGCTCAAAATACTCCTTGAATTCCTTGCCTGTGCTTGTTCCCAAACCTTTATAATATTTTACATTCCATCCGGTGGTGTTGGCTGCGGGGGTTGCTGCTGCGCCTCCTGTTGCCGTTCCTCCTTCCTTCCAGGCACGATACTCACCTTCATTATAAAATACTTTTTCTTGGTTCCCTTTTTTCGCCTTCAAAATCGGCGTATTCATGAACCCAATAAATCCCGGAATTTCAGCAAGAGACGGCCACTCGCTTTGAAACAGATTAATCCCAAGTCCCTTAATATGTGACCCATCCAAATCCTGGTCGGTCATAAATATGATCTTACCATATCGAAGACGAAACTTCACGTCATCGGGGGTGTATTTGCGTCCAACTTCAAGACCAAGAATCTGTTTGATTTCTTTGATTTCGTTATTTTCGGATATTTTCTTGACCGCTTCGCCACGAGTGTTCATGATTTTTCCTTTCATCGGATAAACGCCGATAGTGTTTCGGTCTTCGCGACTCAGACCCGAAACAATTCCTGCCTTTGCTGAATCACCTTCGCATAAGATAATCGTGCACTGACCGGATTTATCTGTGCCGGCAAAATTAGCGTCGATGAGTTTAGGAATTCCGCGAATCGTTCGCGTCTTTGAGCCGTCCGTCTTTTTCGCCGCCTTGTTTTCCTTCACTGCAGTCAATTCACATGCGGCATCCATGACACCCATCTTTGCAAGTTTCTCAATAAAGTCGTCGCTTACTTTACACGTCGAACCGAATGCAGACGAGGACGTTCCCAATTCATCCTTGCTCTGGCTCGAAAACGACGGATTTTCAATATCACAACGCATAAATAGTGCAAGTTGTTCTTTGATCGTTGTCGCCTTGACGTCGATCTTCTTCTTGTTCTTGATAAATTCTGTAAGTTTGCGCACGATTTGGTTCACGATATACTCGACGTGTTTGCCGCCCTTCTGTGTATAAATCCCGTTCACAAATGAGACGTGCTGGAATTCCCCACTAGATGAGAGGGCGACAACATATTCCCAACGAGGATCAGGGCTTTCGTAAATTCGCTTTGTCTCGCCCTTCGCACCAATATACAAGTCGATATACTGCTGAAAGTGTTTAACAGCCACCTCATTTCCATTATACCTGACTTTGACGGACTTGTCGGTGATGGCTGCAATATCGTAAATGCGTTTCTCGAAAAGCGCACGCATGTCCGCAGTGAGCTTCGAATTCTCAAGACCGAATCGTGCGTAGTCTGGGCGAAATGAGACTTTCGTATATGGTTTCGCGGTAGATTTCGTGATTTTCGGCGGACAGATTTCTTCCAAGTTGTTCTTGAATTCTTGGATATATTTGAGGCCACGCGTATGGTCAATCGTCTCGACGCATCCCCATGTAGACCAGATGAGAACGAGCTTGAAACCGAAGCCGTTTTTGCCTCCGACGATTTTCTCTTTCTTGTTTTCATCGTAGTTTGTGGATGTGCGAAGATGGCCGAAAATCATCTCGGGGATCCATAGCTTGTGTTCCGGGTGTTGTGCGACATCAATGCCGTTGCCGTTGTTTGTAATCGAAATAACGCCGTCCTCGCTGATATCAAAGTCGATATAGGTAACAGGCAAAGCATTGGGCTTGCCATCTGCAATTGCCTGTGCTTGGCGGACATAGTGGTCGCGACTATTGACTGCACCTTCGTCGAATAACTTGTAGAGACCAGGGATGTAGCTAATCTCGCGCTGGACGATGGAAGACGTTTCCGCGTTGTAGACATACGTTTCTGTTTGTGTCATGTCAACGGAGCCGATATAAGTGTCGGGCTTTTTGAGAATATGTTCCTTGTCGGACATTTTCTGATACTTGTTGAGGTCAGCACTTGCACTTGCACCCCCGGACGCGGATTCGGACATAGACATTGCAGACATTTCTTTCACAATAGTATTTTCGATTTCTTCGGAGGTTGCGTTGGGGTTTATACTGGTCAATTTCTTGGGGAGTTTTTTAGGAGCTTTGGAATCTTTGGTAGCCATAGTTGGATGAATAGTTTAGTTGTTTTGGGGGTGGTTTGGTGATTTGGCAGATTTGGTAGATTTGGCGATATATATAATTTACGCTAATTATTTTATATCAATTTTATATATTGTTTAATCATAGTAGGTAACTAGAACAAAAAATAAAATAAAAATAGAATGCCGGTTGACCTTTATTTTAAACAGAAATGTTGCCCACCAAAACCATTAAAAAAGAATATTTATAATCCGGAAGTTCTTTCGAAGTTTCCATTGAATATTCGAATTGCACACCAAATCGTTACATCGGTGGGGACACATAACCAATGTTATACAAGAGTAAACGTTCCAGTGAATGCGTATGGAAAATGGGCTGGTGCGCCGGGAGGTTCGGGTCCGGGTGTTTCTTCTACTATGAATTATGTGCCGTATACAAATTCGTCCGGTTTAGGTCCTACGATTGGCGGTCCAGCAACTATTAATCAAAATGGATAATGTTATTTATATTTAGCAATAATTAGCCACGATTAAATTACATCAAAATAATATTTTTTTCTCATTCTTTTTTATAGACAATAGACAAATGCACGGAAGTTATAAAAGACGGCCTGATGGCAAATATACTATCGGTGGAAAAGTATTCGAAAGACTTGTCGGTTCTCGCGCTCAAGTATGGCACCAGACTGCTTATAAAACAAGTGGTGGATTGAATCGCGCTCAGTTGGTGATGAATAAACATGGTCGCGTTGTTTCTGCAAAGAAGCATGCGACTGCCAAACGTGAGAAGAGATTAGTGAAACATGGCTACACTGCAAAGAAGGGCAAATTCGGTGCGGTGAAGATAGGCGCTGCTAAGAAGACTCGTAAGTCTCGCAAGTAAAAAAGACGAGAGAAAGGAGAGAAACGAGAGAAACACGTAAATATAATTCATATATCGGATAGTAATATTTTTATAAAAAATAATAAAAATATTAGTAAAAAACTTGCACTTTCATCGCGTTATTCACCTTCTTCTACGTTTGAATGTTACATTCTTTTTGCTTTGGGATTTTGTTCTACGATTAGATTTTGTATTTGTTGTTTTCTTATACTTGCGATTACGATGTTGTTTACGCTTATGTTTATTTTTACGTGTTCGTGCATTTTTGGAGTATCTATTATTATTCCTTGTTTTTGGTTTTGTTACAAATGCTTTAGGTGAACCACCGCCTTGACGTTTGGAGCCTTTGCCTTGGCCTTTTGTGGAACTACTAGGAGGAGGAAAAGCACGAGAAGGTAATATATGACGAAGTGTTTGTTCAAGTTCTTTTTCATCAAGACCAACATTAACAAGTTTTTGTGATTGTGATTGTGGTGGTGGTTTTTTTGAACTTACAACTACTACTCCTCCTTTTGCCTTGTCTGATGCTGCTACTCTTGATCCTGTTGCTGGTGCTGTTGATCCTGTTGCTTTTGATCCTGTTTGTCTAGATTTAGATGCTGGTGGAAATGGAGGAGATAAATCAGGTGCAGCTTGCATAGCAGCTTGTTGCACAGCAGCTTGTGGTGGTGGTGGAATATATTTTTTCAACAATAATAATAATTTAGAATATTTTAGTAAGCGTTGGTGTCCTGTGTCAGTGTTGGGATATGTTATTAAAAATGTAATCATACTGGTTAAATGTTCAAGCCACTGCATGCGTTGTTCATTGGATAACATTTCAAATTTATCTGCATCTTTTTTTCCTTCAAAACATGCACTAAGTGGGGAAGCCATTAATGCAGAAATAAATTCGTTATAACTATTTGGTTGTTGTTGAGATAAAGGTATAAGTGAACCAATAAATGCATCAACTTCTCCAAGTTTACGTTGTACTTTAATGTCTTTCGAAGGTCTTCCACCATGGCCAATTTCTTTTAGATCCTTTGTTACATTTTCATCACATTCTTTCGTCAAATTACTAAACTTTTGTAATAACCGGTCAACTAAAAATTCATATGCTCTTGGTTGTAGTGCACCTTGTGCTAATAACTGACCAAAAGCATCTACACCTAAACTTTGTAAAATTTCAGGACTCAGAAATCGAAATGAAAGAAGTTCATCGTTCGGCTGTGGGTTATCAGGAAATATAAATTGAAAGTTTGTTGCCGCTGTTACTGGATTAAAATATACGTTAACACCATGATGAACATTACCCCGTCCATAATATGTCGATAATAATGGTAAACTTTCAATGGCTATTCCAAGACGTTGTAACACTAGATAAAGTGCAACATCCTTTTCATAATTCTCATACGATGTTCTATATTTAGTAGGGTCAATATTACCTAAGTTCACCCCTAAAAGACTCTGGCATGCATGATTCATGTCATGAGAAAATAATTCACGAAATAACATTCTTGTAAATAGTGCTATTTTGCTCCATTCAGACTTAAACTTTACCCCAAAAATGGACAATAGTGCATAAATACCAAACTGATGTTGTCCTGAAACTTTTAGTCCTTCAGCATTAGCTGGATTTGCTTTGGCTGTGACTTTAAGATTTTCACTCTTAATAACAACAATCGGTTCAAAGTGCATAAGTTCTGCAAACCTAGAGTCACTATGAAAAATATTGAGTAGTGGTTGTAAATCGTTCAATAAAGTCGAATGAGTTAAAATAGCAACAAAACCGCGTAAAGCTGGTAAAGCTGGTTTTGGGAAAGGTTGTTCAATTTTTGGAAATCCTTGTAAAAAAAATTCAAAAGCTTCAACCGATGTTAAAAATTTACCTTCTGCTTTATATTCTGAATCTTTAGTCTTAACTTTTTGTTTTAGTTGAAGGAAATATTGTAGAATATGATTTGTTTGAATAGCATATAAAAATTGTAATCCTGTCGTTAGAATAGACTGCAAAACTGCGTCAGATAACCCTTCGCCTTGATAAGGGGCGAGTGCTTGCGTAGGGACTTCAGCCTGAGTAACTGGTGCTTGAACCCTTAACATATACATACACCTAGTTTCTAATGAGGTTGGAACGCTTCTACCACCGATTGGTGGCAATGTTACTACAGGAGCTTGCGAGTAAAATACAACACCAAGGTGATACAGATGCAACAACTGAACAAAACATGAAGCATAAGCAGTCATAATATTATCTATTTCGGCGCTTAACAACTTAAATGCTGGATTATAACCATAGTTTATAACACGACCTAATATTTCAAGCATGGTAGTTATTTCTCGTCTTTGTGGTGACCCTTCCGGATATAAAAGTCGTTGTTGAAATTGAAGTAACTCTGTGTCAGTTAGTTGTCTTTGTAGTGACCCCTCTTGGTATGACTGCTGCGCTTGAAGTAACTCGTTAATATGTTGTTGTGACCCTTCCGGATATAAAAGTCGTTGTTGAAATTGAAGTAACTCTGTGTCAATTTGTTGTCTTTGTGGTGACCCCTCTTGGTATGACTGCTGCGCTTGAAGTAACTCGTTAATATGTTGTTGTGACCCTTCCGGATATGGCACTTGAAGTAACTCATTAAAATGAAAAAATAAAATACTTGCACATATGCCGATTCTTTTTAATTCTTTATTAATTTTCTGTGTGACAAATGCACGATTTGTGAAATTTTCAATACTAAATAGTGTAAAAAAAATATCAAATAATACTTTAATTGGTGAAGAAAATCCTTCATCTGTGCTCATGGAATATCTACTTATTCTATTTGCTATTTTTTTTATAATTTGAGAAAATTTTTTTGTAGTTTTTTTATTTTTAGAATTAACATAACCACTGCCAAAAACATTAATATCTTCAAAATTAACATAACCACTGCCAAAAATATAACCGGCTATTTTTTTTATATAGTCACCTGATGGCATTTTAGGAACGAGGTCACACGGAGCAAGGGAAGATTTTGGAACACGTTTAGGGTCGCGTGGAAGTTGTTGGAGAAACTCAAGACTCGGATGGAGAAACTCAAGACTCGGATCTTTTTGAATTTTAGATTTTATTTCATCAAGAAATGCCAAAGCTTCACATGAATTTCTTGCCGAAGAAAGTTGAAAGTCGCCACCTACTAATGACATACCAACAACTACGCGCTCTTTTAAAAAAAATCCTGCATATAGGTTATCAGATGTGCAAAAGTCGTCAATTATTTTTTTAATACAAAGCTGAGAACAAAATGTATAAAACATTAAGCGCGTCTGAACGAAATCGGGGTCTTCGCCACTTATCCCCGCAATAGAATATGTATAATCTGAATCCGATGGTAAATTTAATGGTTTTTTCATTTCAGCTAATAAATCAGCATTTAGACCAAGAGCAACAGCAACGTCCTGAGTATAACCTCTTAAAACATCACCTAATTTATATATCATTCTTCCACCACACAGCGAAACTTGAAGTTCTTCTCCTCCTGCACTTACTTTTCGTAATATAAGAATAACTTTATTAATTTCTCTCATGATAGGGTTAAATGTATTAAGACCGGAACCAGGAGTATCACCATCAAATAGGTTTTTATATGCTAATGTTTCGCCTGTTTGCGATGGTTCAAAGCTTGATACCAAGTTATGTAAAGCGGTAAGCATATAACTTCGTTTTGAATCAAGTTGTGGTTCGGCAAGGTTTTCTAAAAAACTTCTTATAAATAAAATTAACCCTGCAAGATTTCCGCTTTGAACTATTATGTTAAATAACCCAACATCAATTTCAGGCATACTACATAAACAATTAAAATCTTTTGCACAGGCTTTTGATAGAAGAGCAAAACACAAATGTATGTAATGATTTTGAGGCGATAAAGGAGACTGCTGTGGTTCAACGTTTACATTTGTCATAGCTACTATACGAAAGGTAAGAAGTGTAAAAATATTTCCATTTAAAGTGAGCCTTACATTCCATACCATATTTGCAGCAGTAGGCATAGTGCAGTCTACAGCTGAATCAGGAAATAGTACAGGAGTAAATCCCGCCTGACTTGTAAAAAGTCGTTGGGTCATTTCATGTAGTGTAGCCCTTATAGCAGATATATTAGGTTTAATACCTTCTGCTATTGTCTCTTTTGTTGCAACTCCATAAAATGAAAGCATTGGAACTAACATACCCTTTCCCAATACTGCTACTATAGGATGGTTCCCATATACTGATATACCTACATTAGCCTGCAATTCCTGAAAAAATTTGTCACCATTCTCAAGTATTTTGGATGATAAACTATCCCTCAGAGTGCACAATTTCGTTAGTTTTTGTTGTAAGTTTAAGACAGGTTCATCAGGTGCTTGAGGAGTAGAGTCCGAAAATTGTGATTCAGCGCCAACACTAAATACACTATCATCATCTCCTGATGGTGGCAATCCCATAAAAGCTTGTTGTTCATTATTTGCGTCAGCGTCCGCTTTCGCATCGGCTATCTCTATATCTAAATCGTGAAGTGCAGCATTAAATTGAACAAGACCTTCAACTGAAAGAAATAATGATTGCTGAGGTTGGCGTAAATCTGATAAAATACCGGCCGCTGTAGGTGTATCTGGATCACTTCCTTGACTCATTTAACTAATTAATTTATAATATGATAATAACGGAACAATAATATAATAATATATATACTATTATTATATTATAAATACACATAACTATGCCTTATTCGAACTACAAATTACAAATTACAAATTACAAACTACAAATAATTCCACCATAGTGTCCCATTCTTTTCTGTTAAGTATTCGTTGTAATTATCAATAAAGAATTTCTCAAAGTATCGTTTGCTTACGACCATTTTATTACACTTGTATCCCCATTTGCAGTAAAAGTCATATATCGTATGAACAGGGAAAGAAATAGGTAACCCCGTTATTGTTATGGGTGGAGTCGTTGTTGTTACTGCAACTGCATCTTTATTCTTATGTTTACCTTTTAAACACGTTACAGAATTCTCACTTCCACCCACCATATTCATTTTTTTAAATTCTTCAATACATGCTAAAATTTCTTGTTTTTTATCCCATAATTTGCATCCAATATTCATCAAATATTTATCTTCTTCAATGCAAATATCCGGCAAAAAGTGTCGAATGAACCCTAAAATAGTTTGGTCTGTAATCGTCTGCACATTTTTCTGGTTTCCGTGGTATACATTTCCATAGTTTAAAAATAGTGTCGACAATTCATCGATTTCAAGTTCAATTTCGCTATGATTGCATGTAATATTTTCATTCCAGAATGACATGAATTTGCCTACTATGGGCAGATGTTTGCTCGTTACATTTAAAAATATTTCTTGTGTTTCCTGCGTATCGGTGGGTGTATTAGATGAAGTCAGCGTTTGGTCATTCGTTTGTAATGGTTCGCACACCCACTCGAAACGTTTCATAAGGTGTTTCTTCAGAACATTTGTAAAAAATACATTCGGTATTTTCTCTTCTTCAATAAACAACTTCCATAGGTAAAGCATGTTTTTCCATGTAATACGTGCACTGGCATTTTGACATGGTTCCATCGTCAAGGAAATAAATTTGGTTATTATTTCGTCATCAGTGATATCTTTCAAATAAAATGCATGTTGACGTATCGCGTGGTCTTTGCATTGTTTTTCAATAAATAGGTCAGCACTATTAAAACGCATCGAATAGTGTGCAGCGACACAAAAAAGGTCAAGCATACTTTGTTTTTGAATAATACTTGACGAGTTATATGTAGATGGACTTTTTGGTGTAGAAACCCCACTGGATGACACCATGTTAGAAAGCGACGACGACGACATCGAATGCGAAAGACCGATTTTAATACCTTCGTTGTGTGTATAAAAAGGAAACGAAATAATATTGTCAATAACGTCGATAATACGGCACTCTCCGTAGGTGTGTTCGTAAAATTTAAATTTGATATGGTTCATCATATTGGGCGTCCCAAATAGTGCATAACTTTCCTCACTAAGGTCGCTAATAAAATGTTTCGTTTTCGAAGGGATAAAATAAGTATTTGTATTTTTTCGAAGAAGGATGTCGCCAATAATGGTCAGAAAATATTTTGCACTATCCTTATTTTTAAATATAAACGGCGTAAGTGCGTTTAATATTCGCTGAATGGTTTCGGATTCGGGAATCGATGAAAGAAGGTCACGTTCTTTTATTTTCTTGATAATACTATTTTTGATTTTATATTTCCAAATGGAAAGTTCAGGATTTTGTTGGTCGGTAATCGTCGTTCTTATTTCGTGTTCAATTTCATCCTCGTTGATTATTTTGTATGTGTTATGTTGATAAACAAAAAAGAGGTCGATGCTTGGATTATAATAATATGCAGAACTATTTATAAATTCGCGTATAAATTCGTCCGACGTTTCTTCTAATGTTTTGCGTCGTTCCTCGCGCATATTTCGTTCATCGCATTTTTGCTGAATCATGTTCGGCAACGTAGTTTTTATATGCGTAGTCAATTTTGTTTTAAGATATTCATCGTCTGCGTATTTTTGGTATAGTCCGCGGACGACATCAAGTAGTTCGTCGCATTCGCATTCGCATTCTGTTGAGGGGGTCGATGTAGGAGTCTTTTTTGGTCCAATTTTTGGAGATAGTTTGGGTTTTTCGTGAGATGGGGGAGCAGACATTATATAAAATTGTGTATGTAGTGGTAGTATATGATATAGTTTTATATTTATATCTATTATATCTATTATATTTATTATATATGCCGCAAAATCTATTAAAAATATTTTGCGATATATATAAATCACCCCGTTAACAACAACAACAACAACGCTCATGTCGGAATATTCAGTCTATAAATCTACACTAACACCTATGACCAAAAGCAGCAGATATATTATTGCAATACACGAATATTCGCGTGCAAGTGTAAATAACGACTTTACGTGTTATTTTTATATTGAAAAAAACGAAAACGAAAACAAAAACAATACAAAAAGAGTTATGTTTTTTGGAAATCGAAAAAGCGAAAATTTCAGTGAAATCAGTTTTTCATTTTCGTATCGCGATGATATAAATATATATCTACTTGTCAACTTTCTCAAAAAAATATTGAACAAAAAAGAAAATACACACTCGCTTCATTTATATATAGTTGAAAATGATTTTTTCAATATAGTAAATAGCTCGTTAGAGCGTATAACATTTAAATATATAAGCGGACTTGAAAAAAATAAGATTTTGAAACCAATAACAACATATAATGATAATAATATAATGTTATTTGATGAGATAAGTTTACTATTACAATTTATTATAAAAACAGACGACGTAACCATTGACTTTGTATAGTGCGCAGGGTAATGCGCGGTTTAGTTCTTGTTCTTTTTTGTATTTCTATTTTTGATGACTTGCTTTGTGCTCTTTTTATTTTTATTTTTAAGCATCTTCATGAACATTTTCATATCTTTTTTGTTATATTTCCCGCCATCTAAATCATACTCGTCATCGTCAAGTGTTAGTTTTGGTTTCTGTTGCTGTTGCTGTTGTTGTTGTTGTTGTTGTGCTCTTAATAATGTTTCGGTGCCAATAATAGGGGGCGCTGTTGCATTTGCTGCCGATGGTGCGGATGGTGCTGGTGCTGGTGCAGGTGCCGGTGCAAGCGCGGATGCCGCTGATGGTATTGGAGATAGTATTGGGGATGCCGATGGCGATGAAGGTGGCGATGAAGGTGGTAATGACGACGAAGAAAAAATGTCACTATTCTTTGACTTATATACTGATGGACAATATACTTTTAATGCATTGGGTGCATCGGTATCCTTATCAGCCAAAATACAATTACATTCAACCCATGACATTGTGGGTCGGTCTTCCAAATATTTTTCCTGATCCGCCCACTGAATATGTTTCCCACAAAATTCTTTAGCATTAAAGGGTGCTCCGCATGCTCTTCCCCATATTGCCAAAAATCGGTTATTTTTAAAAAGCTTGGACGAACCCACCTTGGCGTCAACTGCACCACGTGGTTGATTTGGTTTGGGTCTTGATGGGTCGGACATATATTCACGTTTATCTTCGTCATAGTGTGCACATATAGTGCGGGAACACGGGTTACTTTCTTTGTCCAAATAAACGTCTTTATGGTCGGATATTATTTTTATAGCCATGTCTTCATCGATTTTTATTTTACCTTCTTTACACTGGCGCATAATTTCTTCAAGGCGTATACGTCGTGCACCCGAGTGTCTGCGTGAGTCATAAAAGCCGTCGTTTGAGCATTCGATATTTCGAATACGTGGGTCATAACATGCGTTGAATCCAATAAAATATCCGTCGGTTATTACCTCTTTTTTTACAAATCTTCTACCCAATTCAAGGCGCATAATTTCTTCTTTGGTGGTGTCTGTCTCTGTTTTTTTGACTTTTCCAATATACCATGTATTTGCATAGTCGCCTGAGTTATTTTCGCACAGAAAGGTTTCATAGTCTTCAAGAGTTTTTCCATACTGCATCGCTTTTCTTGCACGGAAACAAATCGGCGCTTTCAATTCAAAAGAGTCAAATCCACCAATCGTTGTTTCTGTCCCTATAAAACCATGCGTAGTCATAAAAAAGTCTGTGCTGCTAAAAATACCACCGGGGAAAGTCTGCATAAGCATATCCGCGGATACCGAGCTTGGTGTTTCGCTTGGTGCAGTTTGTAAATTTAAAATAATATTGTCAAATTGTCCTGACATAAAGTCGTCGAATGTGATATGAGCACACACAATTTGACCATCTTTGGTATGGTTTGCACCAACTGCCATGAAAGCACTACATTTGTCGCCACCTTTTCTTCCTAATAACATGTCAATTAATGATCGGGGTTTAGAAGGAGATTCAGGTGCAGGTGCGGATGCGGATGCGGATGCGGTCGCGGGTGTAGGCGACGCTGCTGTTGATGCAGATGAAACTTTATAAGATGCGTTTGATAAAAATTCAGCATAAATGGGTTTTGTTTTTAGCTTGCTATATTCCGGAGTATCTAATAGTTTTTCTAAATGTGGGAAAATATAGAAAAGAGAGACGATTCCGTTTAATAAGAAAATAACTTTTGCGTCGATTGCAACAGAATATTCTGAGGCAGAATAAAATGACTCAGATGTTAGCTTAATTCGCGGAGTCTCCGTCGAGGCTGTGATATTCTTTTTTGTTTCATCGGTTATTTTACCCCCTTGAATTGCTTTTACAACGCCGGCAGCAATACCTTTTATTTCTTCAACAATTTCTTCATATTTTGGGTCTAGTTCACTTTGCGACATAAACAAGTCCGCCATCATTTCAATGAAAAGATGAATAGTATAACCGGTGTGGTCGTAAACATAATAGGCGTATGTTTGAATAAATTTTATAATTCTATCTGCGAGCAACTCGCCGTGTGCCTGACCTCGCTCTGTTGCATTTCCTTTTACAGATACGTATATAAATCCTTCTTTTTCGATTTTCCATCCATTTGCTACTTTGACTACTTCAGGTTCTTCTAAGGATTTAGATTTAGATTCTTGCGAGGGTGCAGTCGTTGATGTAGGTCCAGGTACAGGTGCAGATGCTGCAGATGGTTTTGGTATTTGTGGTAGTATTTGTGGTTGTGGGGGTGGTATTTCCATTATGATTATATTATTGCTATACTACTATACTACTATTATATAATACTGATATTAAATATATTTAGACTAAATTCAATAAACAACAACATGAACACATATTTTTATTAATACGCATAACTATTTAAAGATTTTTATTAAAATAAGGTATACAACTATATTTCAAATGAGTGCTTCATCTTCTGCTTCCGGGTCTACATTGACCCACCCCGACAATGTATTGACAATTAAGACTGTGCAAATCGCCCCCTTTCGAACACTTATGACTGCACTAAAGGATATTCTACTTGAGACAAATATATCATTTAAGAAAGATGGTATGCGCATCATCAATATGGACAAGTCGCATACGATGTTGGCGCACTTGCATTTACCTGCTGAAAATTTTGAGTTATACGAGTGCGAAAAAGAAAAAATCATCATTGGTGTAAATATGTTTCATTTGTTTAAGTTGATTAACTCGATTGACAATGACGACACGCTTACGATCTATATCGAGCGCAAAGATTACAACGACGGAATCGTCTCACATCTTGGCTTGAAATTTGAGAATGGAGATATTAAACAATGCAAGACGCAAAAGTTGCGTCTCATTGAGCCGGACTCGGATGAGTTGGAGGAGCCGAATGTTACATTTTCGTCGGTAATTAATCTGCCTTCTGCGGATTTCCAGAAAATCATTCGCGATCTGTCGTATATTTCGGAGAAACTGGAAATTAAATCGGTGGGAAATGAATTGATTTTTAAATGTTCGGGACAATTTGCTACCGCCGAGGTGCGGCGTGTAGAGTCGGATGAGAGCATGAAATTTATCCAGAAACAATCGTCGAGCAAAGTGATTCAAGGCGAGTTCTCGCTTAAGAATCTGAGTTACTTTATTAAATGCACCAATCTATGTAGCCAAATTGAGATGTATTTGGAGAATGATTTGCCGCTTGTTGTGAAATATTATGTGGCAAGTTTGGGTGAAGTGAAACTGGCACTTTCGCCGCTGCCGTCTTCGTAGTTGCGAGATAGTAGTAGTAGCACTGCAAAATAAATAATAATATTTTTATAGGATTATTTATTTTTACTTTGGTTATTGGTGTTTTTATGCTGGTATTGGTACATTATTTTTTAGGGTTATTATGTTTGTTATGTTTTTTATTTTTCTTACGCTTTTCATGATTCTTGCCACCATATAATGCTGGTGTGCCTAGTTCGAGAAAGTTTTTGGTATTTGTGTACATTGTTTTTGAGTTTCCTGTACCCCAATTTACAGCTTTATAACTTGAAGTAAGCAGATATGTATTAAGTAATTGTCGTATTAATAAATTAGAGTAAAGAATAAAAGAATTATATAATGCGTCGTAAGTTAATGCATCAGTATTAAATATATCAACTCCCATTAGAAATGCAACCGAATTTTGAAAAGCATCTGATATTTTTATCTTGTCATCACTATGAAATTCTGCTAATGTGTTATCGAAGTCAACCTTGTTTTCTTCATCTTTACCAAATTTTCGTTTAAAAAAGTTGTTAATTTCTTGTTTTCCCGATGCACTTGTAACTAGCCCACCTGGATTGACATTTTGTAAAGTTAATACAATTTTGCTTTTAACCATATCTCTATCTATATTTATATTAACACTTCTTTTAATTATATTTTGTATTTTTTTCAATATTTCTTCTCGTTGTTGAGAATTTTGACCTTTTAGTACTACAAGATCTACATCAGTTAAAGTAGAAGGTCCAACATATGTAACCTTTATTTTACAACCATCTTTATCACAACCATCAAATTCTATTTTAAATATATTATCCAAACAGCATAATTCATTTGACATTCGTTGTCTAGCGGTAATATCCATTTTGTATAAAGGTATACTATATGGAACTATGTCTACAAAATTTTCTATTTGTTTATAATTAGCTGCACCTGCACCTGCACCTGCACCTGCACCTGCGCCTGCACCTGCGCCGGATACTAAAAAACGACTAGTAACATCACCACATGTTAACTCATTATCCGTACCAAACCTTTCTATATTATCTTTTGGTTGTTGGTCCATACCACTTAATACCATAAGACCACTTTTGTCAATCTCATCTGCAAAATTAGATATAATATCTTTATTGCTATGAATAAAAATTAAAGTAGAAAAAATACCCCAAAGTGATAAATTCGTGTATTTGCCTACCTTATTTCTATCGGATAATTCTTTACCTTTTGCAACCCCTAAAGTTGCCACATAACTTCCATATTTTGTAGCTTTATCCATTTTACTTGTGGCTTCATCCAACGTTTTATACATATTATCACAAGACTGCGCGTGTCGAAACCCTGTTACATTATAACCTAGATATTTGAAACGCATTGACCATGTATTTGTTTTTCTTGCTGCTGTACAAACCTCAACAAATTTGTCAGTAGGAGGAAAATTATTGGTGGTATCATTATAATTATAATAATGATTTGATATCATCATCTTTAAAAATTCATTCATAGTTTTAGAATGCGAAACAAAAAGAATAGGTGTATTTTTAGGGTGACTTTTAATATGAATGACCCATTTTAAAAATGAAAATATATCAGGTCCATATTTTCCAATATTTTCAAAATTAGTAAAATCTACACCTACACCTGCATACGAGAGCACAGGGAAAGTTGAGTATATAGTTCGTGGTGGTGTTACAGGTGGTGTTTTGGCAACCAACCTGTCGTCATTATAACTTTCATATTTATTATTTAGGTTAGAATCAGAAGGAGTGACTATACTATTAACTATCTTACTATTTATATTTTGTATAGTCTTATCAGGAATGGTTATAGGATTTGGATTAAGCGTAATTGCTGGTATATTCGGGGGTAAATAATATTCGATTTTTTCACTATCAACTACACGTAAATATACTTTATCGTTCCCAGCAACTAAAATAATAGTAAAATTATTAGGAATTTGCTTTAAAGACTCTTGAGCTATGCCTCTAATTAAATTTTTAGAGGTATTTGATTTTTTAAAAAAAATAAATAACTTAATAAAGTTAAAAAATTGGTCGATATTTCCTGCAAAATCGTGAGGTAAGTCAGAATTCAATGTAATAGCGTTATATTTATTTCTTTTCTCTAACAAAAAAGGTGAAATTTCAAGTATTAGCGTTTGCGAATACGTAGGCTGGTCATTATTATATAAAAATGGCAAATATATCAAAAGTGCAGTTTCCCATGTTCGAAGTAAAACTGAAACATATACTTTTAATGGGATGCATTTTGTGCCGTATTCCGATAAATCTTTTACTATATATCCAGGAGCAGGAGATTGGTCTTCATCCTCATCATGAAGCAAATAAGCCAAATCCGATGGTTCTGGCTTGTATTTTCCAGATGGTCTATGTTCAGAAGAAGAAGAAGAACTGGTCGCAGAACCAGGCGCAGAATCGTGTGTAGTATTTTGAACCTCTGATAATGCATTAGTTACCTCAGCCTCTGTTATATTTTCTGGTGACTTACCTGTTTTTTTTAAAATCTCGAAAAGAACAAATAAGGCTTGAAAACCCATATTTGTTAGCACTATTCCAGCTTCCATAATATTTTTATTTAGTTGTTGTTATGTGTGATTTATGATTTACTATAGTATATATAAAAATATTTATATATTAAATAATTATTATATTAAAATAACATAATATTTAAATATTGTGTTATTATTTTATAAAATACAAATTACAAAGTAAAAATACTATTATGATCCATTATGATCCATTATGATTGACTCGTCTTAATACACAAAAAGCATATAATACTAATACTCGGGCATATGTTCTTTAAACAGACACCCATGAGGAGTAATCGCATGTAGTTCGCGAATAATGCTTGCATCTCTAAATTGGCAAGTTGCTAGCCATACTTTTACTATGCAGAAATTCTTCTTCGGTGAAATAGTTATTCCGTTAATCAAAGGAATGAAATTATTATTTGTCGACATGGATTCTCCTACCAACATATACGTCAACTCTTTCCATGCTTGTGGCACATCTTTATTGCTAATTTTGTATGAAAAACAACCACCATTGCGGTTGCGTGTATCTTCCCACGTAGGTCCAATACCTTCGCGCATCAAAAAAAGCATACAATTCGTAACAAGTTTTGCAGGAAGAACATTTATAATTGAAATGGTTTCCTCAATCGTTGTAAACGAACAGATTTTAATATAGCTTTTAATACTCCAATCGGTGTCATGTGGAAGATGAGCCCACAAAATCCACGTATCAGATAATTTATGAAAATTATTGGATTCTCCGGATAGTGATAATTCATGTAAATTTGAATCTTTTTTCTCAGTTTCCATAGTATGAATTGCCGATCGAGTATTAACAATAGCCATTATACTATACTATAAAGATATATTTCTATATAGGTTTATAATAATAATTAATTATTTGGATTATTTGTATTACTCGTAGTCAAGAATTTCAATATCGAACATTTCGTGATTTTCTTCTAAATTATTATTAAACAAGAGTCTAGGTTCTTTATTGTTTTCATTTTGAGTGTCGGCTGCGGGAGTGTCGGCATCGGTGTCGGTATCGGTGTCTAAACCAGCGTCTACGTTGGCATGAGTGTCAGCATCGTTATCGTTATCGTTATCGCCATTGAAAGTCTCGTCGTCTACTATTTGAAACTTATTCTTATGAACTATAATCTTTTTACCAGGGTTTATCCTATACATTTCTACATAGTTATCAATACCCGATATTACATAATCGTGCGAAAGTTTAACGCCGTGATGCTTCATCATATACCATTTCAAAAATGAATAGTTCAAGATAGAGTTGTCGGAAAGATAATAGTTTGACGGCGATGTCAAGTTGATATTATATTTTTGATTGTTTGTTTTAAGTGAAATACCAATAAATTTTCTGGTAGAAAAATAATTATCCTTAATCATCTGTATGTCATATTTCTCAACCATCTCGCTTTTATAAAAGATATCATACTTAAAAACATAACTATGTGTTTCGCCGGTTTTTGCATCATCATAGTAGAAATTCCGAATAATAAAATCATATTCGGTTGGGTCTAAAATATAATCATCGGGTATACCATCACTTGTTTTGTCGGTTTCGTCAGATTCACTGGTTTCCGCTGATTCGGTGGGGCGTTGAACTTCGCTGGTTTCTGGTGCGGGTGCCACCGCGTCATCTAGTGAATGTGCCTTAAACGCTTCAATAAGTTCAGTTAATTGTTCGCATTTTTTATTATAGTCTACATAGTCTGAAGTGTCGGCGTTGGGGTCGGTGTCGGGACGATTTTCATGTTCTTGGTCTTGGTCTCGGTCTCGAGCTTGCTCTTCTTGTTCGGAATCCTCATCGCTAAACTCTTTGACAAACTTGATGGGATTATTCTTGACAAACAATTCCATAGTTTTGAAACTATGAATTACTTTCCCGTTTTTAATAACAATGATTTCATTTATTCCATCATCAATATTCAATAGTCTCAGTAGCTTTGGGTGCACGCGTTTCATATATGGTCGATATACGCGATCTTTAAAAAAACTATATCCAGTTATAGTATAATTTGCTAGATTGAATATCGTCTTTATTGCAAAACTACGCGCGGATACAGGATTTAAAGCGGAGTAACACCCAAATGCTAAAAACAGAGTATACATGTAACTAAATATTGAAACGTCCATGCTATATTTTGGCAAATAGGGGTGGTCATCTACTACACAAACTACTTGGCTTGTGTTTGTAGCATTTGTCATATTATACATACAATAATTTGAGGAGTATTGTGCTGCAGCAGCAGCAGCAGTCGCGTTATACATTCTATGAATGAGTGTCTTGAATTTGGGTGGGTGTGGGTTATACTGATATATAATAGTATGTAAATAATATTTATATAAGTTTGATATATATATTATTTTGTGTAAAAACTACTATTAATATTTAAGTGAGGTTGATGGAGATGATGGCGCGGGTGTGGTGGTCGATGTCTTCGCGCCGGTGCCAGTTGCTGGACAATTTTTTCCATCTTTGCTCTTAGCAATAGTGCTGCCTGGACAACACCCATATGGCATACTTGTGCAACCACCTACAGGCGTGGGAGGTGTGGGAGGCGTGGGAGGTGTTGGTTTCGGGTCTGGACGTGGACGTGGACGTGGACGTGGACGAGGTTTATAGTCTGGACAATTTGTTCCATCCCAATTTCTACGCGGGGTAGTCATATCATCACAGCACCCGTATCTGGTTCCCCCGCATCCACCAATATGAGGATATGGATTATATCGCGGGTCACGTTCGCGTCGTCTACGCTCACGTTCACGTTCATAGTCATATCGATAATAGTCATCTCTATTATTCCATTCTACAGGATTAAAAGGACACCCGCGTCCTGTTGGGTCGCGTTTTGGAGTAACGCCGTCATTGCAACACCCAAATTGTGTTTCTCCACACTTTTTCTCACGATTCATAACTTTATTTGGATTAAACCCGAAAACAAAAAATAGAATAGTGGTAATGTAGGTCATCAAAATAAAAGGGATAAATACGATAAACCACGAAATAATAGACATACCTGCTGCACATATTGCATTGAGAACAATAGTGAATATAATCATTACAACAAATTTGAGTAGAGCCTGCATTGAGTCTCCGCGATATAAATCAATAATTATTTGAATAATTGAAAACGCTAAATATAGAAGCGCGGGGGGACATATACCTTCTAAAACCATTTTACTTTATCTTGTCTAATTCGATTGTTCCTAATTTTATTTATTGTATAATATATTTATTGTATATTATATAATACTATAAAAATTAAACATATTAAAAATTAAAAATGCATTTTGTTCTGTCATAAATGCCTTTATTTTCTCCACTATAAACGTGTGCTACTTTTCCGATAAATTTACCAATCTCATCGCCAACTTCTTCGTTAACATAGGAATAAATCGTTCCATCTTCGTCGTCATTTGAAACATACATTACGCCGTTGATTTTAACCTCAAATAGCTCTTCTTCCTCTTCCTCTTCCTCTTCCTCTTCTCCTGCTTCTGCTTCCTTCGCGTCAGTTTCAGACTCGACGCTGTTTGCATCAGCTTCTTCTTCTTCTTCCTCCTGTTCTTCCTTTTCAGTTTCCTCTGGTGAAACTACGTTTATTGTTTCTTTTAACTTAGTAAGCTCCTGTGCAGTTGGAAATGTTGGCATGACTTCTTCTTCCTCTTCCTCTTCTTCTTCCTCTTCCTCTTCTTCTTCCTCTTCCTTCTCTTCCTCCACCTCTTCTTCCTCTTCCTCTTCTTCTTCCTCTTCCTTCTCTTCCTCCATCTCTTCTTCCTTCTCTTCTTCCTCTTCCTTCTCTTCCTCCACCTCTTCTTCCTCCTCTTCTTCTTCTTCTTCTTCTTCTTCTTCTTCTTCGGTATCTTGTTCTTCCTCTTCTTCAGTATCTTGTTCTTCCTCTTCTTCTTCTTCATCTTCGGTATCTTGTTCTTCCTCCTCCTCGTATTCCTCTACTATATCCTTATTCGCACGATTCAAAACAATATTTTTGATATCTTTTTCGATTTGTATCTGTAAAATGCTACTATTATCGGTATCCTTGTCCCGTAGTTCACTATACTTTTCAGTTATTTCAAGATTTATAGGTTGAGATAATAGTTCTTCTTGTTCTTCACCCTGATCCTTATGAACACAAAAATCTAAGTATTTTTTATATCTTTCTAACTCTACACTCAGATGATAATTTTCCTTTTTTAAAGTTTCTATTTCCGTTTCGTAAAGAGATACAACAGAGTCATGATACATGGTCTCGCTGCGTTTGTAATGCTCGGTATCCTCGGTATGCTGACGATGTTTGCACTCGCTACTATTTACATGTAACATTTTTTTAACAATGGATAAATTCAAAACTTCGTTATGTGTTTGTTGAAACATGGTATAATCATCAAAAAATGAACTGATTTTACGTTCCAAACCTTGTGTCAAACATACTTCGACATCTTTTAAAATATCTTTAACGTCAATATTGTGTGTTTTACTCATTTTGATTTTTTTGCTTGTGTAATGACAATGACTACTATTACGTAGAAAAGTAAGAGGAGTGATATGTATCTATATTATATATAAATATCACTATTCGTTTAATATGATTTAAAAAATATTTAACAAATGATATATAGAAAGATTACTATGGAAGAATCAACTACTATTCAGGAAGAACAACCGCAACCGCAACCAACAGGCAATGTTCCCATACCCACACCCACACCCACACCCGAAGAACTAAAAAGGGAACAAATGCGAAAGTATTATATAGAGTTACAAAAACAAAACTATGAAAAATGCATCGAAGTTGTCATGGGCCAGACAACGTATTTGAGAGAAGAGGCGATTGCTAGTCTCGAAAAACACAAAGGAAATGTCATGCTTGTAGTAAAAGAATTTTTAGGAATTCCTGAAAAAAACGAGTCTGAAAGTGGTGGGAGTGGTGGGTCATTGAACCAGAAACGTTATGGTGTTATACGTAACTTCATGGATAAAGCAGCCGCAAGTTACATAAAGACCCAAGAACGAAATAAAATAATGAACCAGATGCTAGAACGACAAAATAAGTTACGAGAAGAGTCTGCAACCGCAACTGCAACTGCAACTGCAACCACAAATACTATCGTGTCTTCCACAGAACCATCTACGCAATCATAGTCTTGGGGACATGATGGGGCGAGAGGGGGATGCGAAGTTACAAATTACTTTTTAATACTTTCTTTTTAAGATTCACTGAATTTGTCGGAATAATTTTATTATTTAGGAGAAAGTCGTTATTGTCTTCGTATAGTTCGGGCAATATATGCGTCAATGGTTTGTTCACTACATAAATCATCTGGTCGCTTTGAAATAGTTTACGATACTCTTGTATAGTAAGAGTCCCATAAAATTTATTCAAAAGATAGTAAGGATTCGGTGCGATTTTAATACTTTTTTCGTATTTATATATTTTACCATAGAGTGAATTTAAAAGATGATATCTTTCGAATTTAGTTGACGTGTCAATACTTTCATTCATAAGAAATGCAGCACCGCATTCAGGGGAACAAAAACATCCGTATACATTATACATATCTTTTAGAACAGATTTTGGGATATATATCGCCGGCGAATCAAACTCGCAGGTGCACCAAAAACACGCCGAACGTTGCGCGCCCCTTATATTTTGACATATGTCACTTTTATGAAAACTAAGCTTAAGTTGGTTTATTTTTTTCCATATGTCGCGTTCATTTAGATTTGCAGAATTCGATAAGGAGTCATCGTCGTGTGTAGGTGTGTGCCTAGATGTGTGTGTATTATTATTATTATTATTATAAGAAATAATATCTGGGGAGTAAATAGTTAAAAAAGGAGAAGCCTGGTTTTTGTTTATGATTTGGTTGGAGCCATCATAATAAGAAGGCATACCGCGTGTAATTGGTAGAGGAAGTGAATGTGTATTCGTATCGTTTAAGATACACGGGTCGTATACCGGAAACATCGCAGATGAATATGTTTCATTGAGTGCATTCGCTGCACCATTTGTATTGGTATTGGTAATGGTAATGGTATTGGTGCCGCGACTATGACTATCATCTTTTGTTATCATCTCGTGAACATTTGATGAATATTGAGATTTTTTTAACAAGTCGCGATGATAAAGTTGAATGTTACTGCCGCCGCTAACTATGTTATCTGTCGCATTATTATTAATTTCACTTCCAATTGCATTTATTGAGTTGTAACTTTGTATAGTTTCCATGGTAGTATTGGCATTGGCACTGACATTGGTGTTGGCGTTGGCATTGGCGTTGTTATTAGCGTTGTTATTAGCGTTATTGCTATTATTTTTTGTATCAAACGTTTCATCTACTTCACTATTATTTTTATTCAAATCAGAAAGAGAACACTTAAGATGTAATATAATATTTGGTAGTTCATTTTGAATGTTACCATTTGTTTGGGGTTGTATAGTAATTTTTCCCCCTTTCGGCTTTCTTCCTCTTTTTTTTGCAACCTTTTCTTCTTTTGGTGCAGATTCGTCTAATTGGGTGTCGCCTTGGCCTTGGTCCTGGCCTTGGGTCCCGTTATTAGTAGACGATACAATTAGATTTTTATCTGCGTTTTGTGCATTTTCAATATCTTTCCGCGTTCTACGTTTTCTTTTTTTTATTGTCGGTTCGTTCACATCTGTGATTTCAAGTATTGTATCGGTAATGTCAGCACCTGTGTCATTCTCTTTGTCCTTGTCCTTGTCGTTGTCGTTGTCGTTGTCGTTCGCATTCGCTGCTTCGCCTTTATTTGTTCTTTTTTTTCTTTGTTTTTTTTCTTTAGTCATTTCATCAACAACAACTACAACTACATTTTCGTCTTTATGATCATGGTCTTGGTCTTGGTCTTCATGAGAAGTTTGTTTACTGCTGATAGTGTTGGTAGTTTCAACTATGATATTTTTTTTACGTCCTCTTTTCTTTTTATCCGAAATACTATTCGGAGTCATATCATGTTTGTCCATTTTAATTCCTTGATGTAAATATTTACAACTATATACTATTACTCAAAAACAGGTTTAAATCCTTTTCATATATTTTTTAAGCGAATACAAAAATATATGAAAAAGTTATAGTAGTATTACACGCCATAGTTATATACTCAATTTACGCTTCTTGTTGTATGTTTTGATTCCTTTTCAATTATTAGTCGTCGATAGCATTCACGACATAGGGGTTTATAATTATCAACACCAATAACTACTTGATCGACTTCATTTGTGATTCTATAACTAAATAGTCCAGGTGTTCCGTCGCGGCATTCGCTGCACAATGATTTCAGTTTGCATATATTATCACAATATGGTATCAGCTCAAAAAGAGAACCGATTTTATTTTTTTGAAAGTCGCCGTCAAGACCGCAAATGTATACACGTTTATGCATCTCTTCTACGAGTGAAATCACATATAGTATATCTGAAAAGAATTGTCCCTCATTGATAAGAATCACTTCTGTGTTACTTAATTTTTCACCATAGTTATCAATAATTTCCGCAATAGTATTTGCCATAATACACGGAATCATAATTTTGTCGTGGGTAGACATTACGTCTTCAGATGAGTAGCGTTTATCGGCGGAATAATTTATAACCATTACTGGAATATTGCAATACACACATTGGTCATATATTTTTTTCAGCGTTGATGTTTTTCCCGAAAACATTGGTCCAAGAATCAGTTCCAAGTATCCACTTTTTTTAGATTTGTTTGACAATGTGAGTGCGCGTGCATTAGATGGTATGGCGACCCCAGTAGTATCCGTTTCGGATATTGGCAAAGACGAAGATGAAGAAGGCGAACGAGAGATTGAAGTCATAGTGCTTGTAGTTGTTGCAAAAGTTGCTCTTCCTATAATATCGGTGTTGGTTATACTTATCATTATATATATATATATATATCTCTTCAATTATATTTATAGTAAAAAAACTTATTAAAAATATGAATTCATACAAAATAAGCAACAATATTTTACTATACTATGTTAAAAGTATTACCATCTAATAAAAAAAATAACACTAAATGTTTAAAAACACAAACTTCGATAGAAGACCAAGACCAACGCCAAGTCCAAAAACAAAAACCAATTTATTCTTTTTATACCAAATGTCAAGGAATAAATATGGGTGAGAGCATAAAAAATACTATAGAAAATAAAGTTGTTATTCTAGATGAGATCATGGATAAAAAGGTAGATAATATGTTTATTGATATTGCTAACGATATTGCTAGCGATAGTGATGCGAGTATAGAAAAAGACGAGAAAGACGACGAATGCAAAAACATAAATAATTATTTGAAAAATTCCACACCATGGGTTGAAAAATATCGCCCCATAGTATTCGAAGAAATAGTCCTCGCTCCACTCAACAAAAAACTACTAAAAAATATAATTGACAATAACTATTTTCCAAATCTTCTTTTTTATGGTCCGCCAGGCACAGGTAAAACGACGACGATTATTAACCTTGTAAATATGTATCAAGAAAAAATGAATCTTAAAAACAAAGGACTCATGATACACCTCAATGCATCAGATGAACGCGGGATAGACATTATCCGCAACCAAATTAATAGTTTTGTAAATTCAAAATCGCTATTTGGAGAAGGTATGAAATTCGTTATTCTTGACGAAGTGGACTACATGACAAAAACTGCGCAAATCGCACTACGTTATTTATTAAACAACTACAATAATAACTATAACGTTCGTTTTTGTCTAATTTGCAACTATATTAGCCGCATCGACGAATCCCTTCAAACCGAGTTTGTTCGTATGCGCTTTAACCAACTTCCCGAGTCCGATATTATTAAGTTCCTCCAAAAAATAAATGAAAACGAAAATCTACAAATAAAGTCAGATATTTTAGTTTCAATCCAAAAATATTTCATGTCGGATATAAGAAGCATGATAAACTACATGCAAACAAACCAAGACCTCATCCATGAGTGTAAAATAATTAAAAATGACCTCTGGGTAAAACTGACAAAAGACTTTATAAAAAATAAAAAACACGCCGATATCGTGAAAAAAATAAACTACATCAGTCGAGAATATAACATTGAACCTAAAAATCTATTAAAAATATATTTAAACTATATTATTCGAAATCACAATATAACAAATAAATTATTATACAATATCGAAAATATTATGCATCTTCAGGTTTGTAAAACAGATCACGTTATTAATTATATTATTTATAAACTGAAGTTATTTTTTGCCGGGGCCGCAAATTCTGCAAATACATTATAATATTCAATTATCTTTATGTTTATTTATCCCATAAATATAATTGAAGCAAACTAACTTAAATAAAGATACCATAAAATAAATAACTGCACATATACGCACTTATACACACCTATACACACTTATGGCGTTATCGGCATGCATCGACGACGAGTGGGATAGCTTCTTATCCGAAGGTTCGATTATTTTAACAAATGAAAAAAATAGTGCAAAAAATAATATAAAAAAATCGTATTCCGTATGTGATAAAATGAGTGATACCGCAAATGATATAATTGATACGCGCGTTGGTGTGCGTGTTTCTAGGGCGATGCCGGTGACAACTAGCAAACTAGAAAGGCTCGCAGGATGTGGCGGTGGTGGTGGCGGTGGTGGTGGTGGTGGTGGCGGCGTGAATGGAACCACTAAAAAAGGTCCACCCAATATGCCAAAGAAATTTAGAAAAGGTCTCGTGATCGGCGAGGATTCTTCGAATGAAGAATGTGATAGTGATATTGGCATGGAGGACATCGAGGGTATAGAGGGCATGGAGGGTATAGAGGGCATGGAGGACGCCGAGACAACACCGGATATCCAAAATACTAAACCAATTTGCAGTAATATTTATATTTCGACAAAGACAAAGATATCCTATTTAAACACACCGGTTGATATTAAAAAGGTATTTTGGAGTATTCCGATTTTACCTTATTCGACGCCACAAGAGTGTGTCATTAAAAAACAAATCAAAGTATCAACAACCGACCCCAATGAGCTGAAAGAAATCAAAGACTTGCTAAAAAATGAAAAATACTATCATGAACAAGAAATAGAACATATTGACAATCCAGAGGGCCGCATTAAATTCAAAGTCCAAATGAAAATCAATATTGGATTATGCAAAAAGGATATACTAAACTATCGCTGCAAATTGAAACGTGCATTTTTCAACTGCTTTGTTCTTATTATGCGAATCAAAGATCCCGTCAGCGATATATTTAAAGAAATGCATGTCAAAGTTTTCAATACCGGCAAACTCGAAATTCCGGGAATCCAAAGCGACGAGTCCCTTACCCATGTTCTCAATCTATTGATTGGTATTTTAAAACCGATCGTCGGTGATGATATTGGGTATATCCCAGACAAGTGTGAAACTGTGCTGATCAATTCGAACTTCAGTTGTGGGTATTTTATTAACCGCGACAAACTTTTCAATATACTGAAATATAAATATCGCATCCATAGTAACTACGACTCCTGTTCATATCCAGGTATTCAATGCAAATTTTACTATATACCTGAACTTGGAGAGGAAAATCAAACCGGACAAAAACCGAACCCCTCGATATCTTCGTCGCATCTTTATTCGGCAGAAAGTGTAAACGAAATTTCGTTTATGATATTTAGAACAGGTAGCGTCTTAATCGTGGGGCGATGCGGTGAAAATGTATTGTATTGTATTTATAACTTTCTTAAGAAACTTTTGGAAGCAGAATATCCTGAAATCGGGAATCAACTTAATATACTTGAACCCAAAAAACACAATACAAAATTGCGAAAAAAAACCATAAACGTTTTAGAGGAATAGTTGATAGATAGATGGTTGACGATTCAAATGAATAAAATAAAATAAAATAAATTAAAAACATATATTTTTTTTTTATTGATTTTTTTAAAATCGATATTTTAATCAATATATGTTTTTAATTTAATAACCATTTAAAGATTATTAAATTTGTTTAGTATATAATATGAGTTCATCGAATCAATCATCAAATGCCCCGACTTCTGGTGGAGGCAATAAATCAGCAGAGTCCGCTTATCGTCTCCCCTCTAATGTTTGCTTGCAACACTGCAGTAAACTTGCTATTGTTCAAGACAAACCCATTATGATGGACTATTGGACCCCTTCCCTTGATAAGACGATTATCATCGGCGTAAAAGAGACCGGCGAGAAACTTCTTGTCAAGAGCGAGGACGAATATACCAGCCCTATTGCAAACATTTACAAGGTTGAGACTGAGTATATTATCGTTACCGAGAACTCTATCTATCTTATTTCAAACGAAACCCCGTCTAAGAAGATTAGTAGTTAGTTATATTTACTATGAAAAGAAATTGAACATTTTTTGTTATATAAAATAATATATAACAAAACTTGTGTAAGGCAGAATATTCAAAAACTATGAAACAAAATCTATCCGCGGGTTGTATTAATAATGCAACGCCAATGCATGAAATGTTTATGGATTGGTGTGATAATATAGGTGGCGTTGGTGTTGGCGTTGGCGCCGACTCCGATTCACCGACGCAAGTGTATCGCCAGCGACACATCAGTAATAAGGACCAGCGTTTTGCAAATATTGCACTTGACGAGGCGGCGAAATCGACACTCCTTATGCAGCACGGATGTATTGCAGTTTTGAGCGGGAAAGTCATCGCAAAGGGATGTAACAATATTCGGTGTCACTCGAAAGATGGGCTTCTACATTACCGCAAATGCTGCAGCGCTCACGCTGAGATATGCGTCCTTCATAAACTTTGTATTACGGAATTGCCTCCTAAAATCGTCCAGAAAATAGTGCTTTATATTGTTCGGCGTTCGCGAAGCGGTGGTATGGTTGAATCGGCGCCATGTTTTCATTGCACGATTCGTATGAAAAAATTGAATATCAAAGCAATCGTTTTCAGCAACAGCGACGGCGAACTCGAAAAACGTAGAATGAATGAATACGATTCGAATAAACTTACTTATGGAGCAAAACGCGTTATTGAACCGACGTTTTATATTCGATGATGTGTTATCCAATATTTTGATTTTCATTTTCATTTTCATTTTCATTTCTTTGGAGGCGATGCATACCCAATAACCGAACATGCTATTCTTTTTCCTGCATGTCCTGTTATTAAACTATCCGGTTGTCCACCTAGTCCACAATCGTCTTCGTCGGCATGAATAATCAGTCCGCGACCAATAATATTTGCTTTTGTTCCGCGTAGACTAATAAAGTCGTCGTAGAACGTATATTTTGCTTCTCCTTTAGCATTCGTTTTTAGATTGCCTAGGTCACCTACATGTCGGTCTTTCATTCCTGGACATCCGTGTGTTTTATTATAGGGGTTAAAATGTGCACACATGCTTTCACAAGAATCGCTCATGTCGCCGTATTCGTGAACATGAAATCCGTGCAAACCGGATGATTTCAAGCCGGTCAGCGACACATCGATGCGGACACGTGACTTGGATGGCTCTTCGGTAAAATGGACGAGACCATTTATTTTTTTATCATTGAATACTGCGACTGCGCGAATCGGATTGGACATATCTTTTGTAAGTTTCATGTATTGCATTTATATATAAATATAGTTATTATATTACTTTTAATTATATTATCTGTTTAATATATATATTTATACCTAGATGGAAAATGACGAAAGAAGTCCGTATGCAAGTCCATATGCAAGCCCGCTTGCGCATGTAAGCCCGCATGCAAGCCCGCTTGCGCGTGTAAGTCCGCATGCAAGCCCGCTTGCGCATGCAAGTCCGCGTAGAAGCCCGAGTAGAAGCCCGAGTAGAAGTCTGCGTGGGCGTAGAAGCCCGAGTAGAAGTCCCGGCGTACGTGGATACGCGCGCGCAGACTATATACCCAATGCAGACAAAATAAAAATCCCAAAAAAAGGAGATAACGATGCAATGTTACTATGGCGAGCTACAGTAAGCCCCATAGATAATATAGGCGAACCATATTTAGCGGAATGGATGGGAGGTCTTCCTCTTGCCCGCGTGGGTGTAATAGATAATTCCGAACCACGAAGATGGATGCGACTGAGTTATGCTATGCCCGACGCGGAAAATACCGCTTATGGTTGGTGGTTACCAGGACGTTTAGAAGAAGACGTTTATATTCCAAACAATTTTGGAGTAGAGGATGAGTTTTTTCCCTCTGCTTATGTAGCACACAGCCCCATCCCAGCTAGTCATGCACAATTATACCGAGGAGCCCCACCCGTGGCTCATGTAATACCACTTGGAAGACTGGACGATGAATATGTTGAATTATTAGCAGGACAAACCTCTGGGAGAGGAAAAAAATATATTAGAAATTTTGTTAATCGTTATATAGTAACATTACATCCATTTGATGCTAGGTTTACTCCAGGGGTTGATAAAAGATTAAGAGAAGATATAGTTAAACTTTTAGTAGAAGCAGGTGGGCAACGCTGGGATGAGGTGGGAATGTTTGCATGCGATAAATGGGATCAGGATATTCGCCCAAGAGTAGACGAAGAAGGAGCTATAGGATTTGGAGATTCACCCGATGAACCAAGGGTGCCAAGGCGGGATGTTGAAGAAAATGAACGTTACAATAAGTTAGGTTTAGACATGGATCTTCTAGGCGATCACATTGCTTCCGAGGCATTATATAATGCAATGGGAAAACGGGCAATGCCAGGCAACAAAGCTGATGCCGAACATTTTTCCCAATCTATGTTTAGACATCACACAAATTTCGAAAACGCTCGAGACGCATATTTTCCACATCTGAAACCCGTCGAAGAGGGAAGAAGAAAAAGAAGCCAAAGAAAACGCGATAAAAAAATATTGAAAGAATATAACAAAGATGTGGGAGTGTGGCGCAAAGACCCGAGCGCTGTTTATGATGGTGGTCGACGCCGTCGCACGCGAAAGCGCAAATTAACAAAACGTAGATAAATTATTACTACAAATATAAATAAAAATATAATACATTATATTTTTATATGTGTCTTATTCACTTTTCACAATATATTTTATCTACATGTGCATAGCTTGTCATATATTGTTAATTATTTCATATATTACTATTATTTATTATATTTGTTATATACCTACAATATATAATAAATATTTATATGGAAAATGGAAGAAGTCCCAGCGGAAGTCCCGGCGGAAGTCCGTATGTAAGTCCCCATGCAAGTCCGCGTGTAAGTCCGTATGCAAGTCCGCTTGCGCGTGTAAGCCCCAGCGGAAGTCCACGTGCAAGTCCGCGCGGACGTAGAAGCCCGAGTAGAAGTCCTGGCGTACGTGGATACGCGCGTGCAGACTATATACTCAATGCAGACAAAATAAAAATCCCAAAAGAAGGTGATAATGATGCAATGTTACTATGGCGAGCTACAGTAAGCCCTATAGATAATATAGGCGAACCATATTTAGCAGAATGGACGGGAGATCGTCCTCCTCCCACCGGTAGACATGTAATAGATAATTCCGAACCAAGAAGATGGATGCGGCTAAGTTATGCTATACCCGATGTGGAACATACCGCTTATGGTTGGTGGTTACCAGGATATTTAGAAGAAGACATTTATATTCCAAACAATTTTGGAGTAGAGGATGAGTTTTTTCCCGCTGCTTATGTAGCACATAGTACTAACCTAGCTGGCTATGAAGCATTATACCAACCACCCCCCTTCGCAGCTATCGAACCAATACCACTTGGAAGATTAGACGATGAGTGGATCGAACTTTTAGCAAGAGAAACTTCTAAGAAAGGAAAAGGATATGTTAAAAATTTTGTTGATCGTTATATAAAAACAATACGTCCTTTTGATGCTAGATATACTCATGCAGTTGATAAAAGACTAAGAGAAGATATAGTTAAACTTTTAATGGATGCGGGTAGACGACGCCCCGATGAGGTAGAAATGTATGCGTGTGATAGATGGGAACGGGATATTTACCCAAGTGTAGATGAAGAAGGAGCAGTAGGATTTGGTGATTCACCTGATGAATCGAGGGTGCCAAGGCGGGATGTCGAAGAAAATGAACGTTATAATAACTTGGCTTTAGACGCAGATTTTCTAGAAGCTGACCTTGGTTCTGAGACATTATATAATGCAAGGGGCAATATAGCAGTCCCAGCCAACAAAGAACAAGCCGCAAACTGGTCTAGGTGGATGTATAGATTCAACGGAAATTTCCAGCGCGATCAAAATTTGCGTTTTCCACATCTGAAACACGCTGAAGAGGGAAGAAGAAGAAAAAGCCAAAGAAAACGTGATAAGAAAATATTGAAAGAGCATAAAGAAGACATGAGACGTCAGGGTCAAGATCCAAGCGCTGTTTATGATGGTGGTCGACGCCGTCGCACGCGAAAATATAAACACGCGGGGATGCGGACGCGCAAAAATAAACTTGCCGGCAAGCGCACAAATCGTAAAACGCGTGGAAGAAAATAGGGGGAGGGGGGAAATATAGGCATAGGTGTTACGTTATAGATACTAATAAATGCAAAAATATAAAAATGTAATAATAATATTTTTATGTTTTGTTTTGTTTTGTTTTGGTTTGTTTTGGTTGACATTTTTTCGGTATCATCGGTGCATTGCATTACTTACTCTCCGCGACACACGATGCATTCTGCATCAGCTAATCCTTCGCGTGTCAGGAATGCAGTTACTTCCGCAGTGAATCTGCCCTGCAGCACAATAAATTCGCATCCCGTTTCCTTATCTTTTGCGATATGTCCTCCACATGCCAACATATCTTTTGCCTTTAGTTTCTTAAGCAGTTTATTGAGGCTAAAATGTGATGGGATGCCTTCAATTTTGGTCTGCATGTTCTTTCCTCTCTGTATACTAATAACTATTTTCTGTCCTAACACGCCTTGATGTTGTGTGTCGTTGATGTCGTTGAAGTTAAGTGCTAGTGATTGTGCTTGTGCTTGATCAACGGATGCAAAGTCGAAAATGCCGAATGTGCTTGATTTGCTTGTTTGAATAGGATTAGACATATATATCTTGTAAGTTTCGCGACGGGGTATAGATGAAGTAGTTGTATACTATATTATATAGTTGTTACTATATTATTTTTATTTATATTATTTTTGACTATATATATTACTATTTGGCTATAAAAAATAATAATAAAATCCACTAAACTTACATTTGATTCATTTATCTTATCTCATGCTACTTACATGCGGTATCCATCGCGGTATTGAGGGAAACCGATTTTGGCGAGTAGTTGCAGGTTGCGCATCGTTATGGCCATGGTGCTACCCGAGTGCCCCGTTTGCATATGATGTTGAACAGATTCGACAACAAGGTCTCCGCGATTAAACATGAATCCTTCTCCACGAGGGGGTTCGTAGGTCGAAAGATAAGTCCAGACGTCGATTTTTTGTTCGAGTATTTGGGGTTTTTCTTGGGCTAAAACGACCGCATTCATTGCGTCGCGAAGCATATCTGCAGCCCATGTGTCGCGAAGAAACGATAAATCAAGCGCGGCGACTTCTTGGAGTGAACGGGGGTATTTGTGTTCTTCTTGTTCTTGTTCTTCTTGTTCTTCTTCTTGTTCTTCTTCTTCGACTTCAGCACGAGGGGTAGGAGGGACCTCGGCGTCAATATCTTCAGCGGCGATGATAGCGGCAGCAACGAGTGTTTCGATACCGATGGACATTTCAGGATTGTTGGGGTGGTGGGGTTTGTTCTGGACTTTATGAGTTCTGTATTCTATTTATTGGCTTTTATTTGTTTCAATTTTGCGGAGTGGTGTGGGGGTGAATAAAAATATTTAAAATTAATTATAATTATACTAAAATTACGTTGTAATAAATGAAGGTTAATAATTATACTTCATTCTATTCTTCTACAATAACAAGAGGTTTTTTGACTTTTTTCTTGATAATAATTTTGGTCTTTGGTTTTGGTTCAATAATTACTTCTTCTTGAACAGATACTATTTCATTTTGAACTTCATTAATAGGTTCAGTATTTACTGAACTTGTATTATCGTGTTCTTCTGTTTGAACTTGTGCTTTTACAATACCTGTAATAAATCGTTGTGCTTGTTTTTTGTTGTTTTCAATCTCTTTTTCTAATTGTTTGATGAGTTTATCATTATATTCACAATACTCAACAATTTCTTTTTGGCGTTCAAGTGAAGGGATTGGGATTTTAAACTCTTTAAACCTATTCATATTTATATGGCCTAAATTAGTGGAATATTTCGCCAATTTTTGTATATTTAATTGTTCATTTTGTAAATAATAGTATAAATATTTTAACATTACCAATTCATTATTTTTTATTTTTACAACCTCTGTATTACCTGATGATTTACCATTAACTAAATATACTTTTCCTATTCCATGTGATAAACTTAATGGATTTGATGAATTGCCACCAGATTTTATAAATAATAAATATTCATTATCATCAAAACAAAATGTATTGTGTGTTCCTGATGGATTAGATACACTTGCTTTGTAAAACGGATACTCTCCTGTGTTTGAAATTTCTTTTGAATTTGTATTTCCTTTTACAGACATATCACATAAATCTTTTAATTCTTTCACAACATTCTCACCAAATATTTTTTGATTACTCAAACAAAACTCGTTCAGTTGCTTCAGTTCCGCAATTTTATCATTACTCGTTTTGTTTGTCTTTTCATATATGAAATCTAAATATTTTACGATTTCTTTTTGGCGTTCAAGTGATGGGATTGGGATTTTTATTGATTTGAATATATCCATTTCCAAGTTTTTCTGTGCTGTTCCTCTTGCACAATTATATATAATACTTTGATTGTGTAATAAGTAATATCCGACATATTTGTGTAATAAAATGTCTGTTTTTGGTTTTACAGATAATCCACTATCATTTAAGAATATTTTTTCATTAATAAATCTAACACATTCTAATGATAATGCAAATCTACCAATTAATATGTTATATCCTTCACGATTAAATGTATTTGTAGAAAACATTGCTCTTCCACTTCCATAAACTGGATAATCTCCTTCTGTATTATTACCTTTTACAATTCGTGTTCCATAATCAATACTACAAACTTCCCCCAGAGTCTTCACAATAACACCATCTTCATATAGTTCTTCTTCGGCGTCATCTTTCATATATTCCGCATAATTCAGTGAATATGAATTACTCGCAATTTTCTCAATTGGAACTTCAACCAATAGATTTTTCACACCTTCACCCTCATACGGATTATAGTCATAAAACGCGACTTTTGTTGTTTGATGTGTCTTTGAAAACTTGTAATCTCTACCTGTTTCTTTTTGAGTTTTGGATACATTGATTTTCACTTCAAGCGCATCCGAACCTTCGCGCTTTTTCACAAAGTAAAATACACATGTCTTGATGGACGTGTATGTGAATATTCCAGAAGGCAAATAAATGATTTCTTTCAGGTCGCACGTTTTCATAAGATACTCGCGAATCGCGACAAATGTAGTGTTCGTCTTTGAAAATAAATCTTGTCCGTCTGGCAAAACAACTGCGCATTTTCCGCCGATTTTCAACATATAGATAATTACTTGAATAAACAAGGAAACAGCATTATCTGTCTTAATAGGAACATATTCACTTTTTAATGGACTTTGAAAATCATCATATTTTAATCCTTTAATTCCAAATGGTGGATTTGCAAGAATATTATCAAACTTTCTTGTTATAGGAACACGAATACTATCGCCTCTATCAAGACCCTCAAACATATGACCGGATGAAATTAACATATTTGAAACCGCCAATTGATATGTATCAGGTTCTAATTCTTTACCATATAATCCTTCGGTTTTGATAAAATCCCAATCAGGTTTAATATTTTTAGAGGTTGCTTGTTGTAAAATGTGTTGTAAATAGGTAATCAAGAAACCACCAGTTCCCATAGTAGGGTCTCCACAAGTATCTATTTTTCCGTCAGGATGTATTTGTGGGTTTATTAATTTCACCATCATTTTTTTAACTAATGGTTGAGTAAAGAATTGTCCCAACACTTTACCTGTCATAATATCTTGAATAACTTCCTCATATGCATTACCCAAAACATCATATTCTTTTTGAGACAGGTCGAGTGAGTTTAATTTATCAATTAATTTTTTATAGGTTGATTTGTGTTGAATATCAAATCCTTTGCCCTTCAAGAATATATTTTTTGTAGTAGGATGATTTGATAGAATATCGTCCCATAAATATTTCATATTTACAGGAATGTTATCCTCTTTTTCATTTGACAGGTTACTAAAACGAACAATTTCTAATAATTTATTTTTATGTTTTTCAATCATTTCATCTTCAATATGACTAAAATCATATTCATAATCATCAATATTTATTTCACCTCCAAAATGAGGTTCAAGTAATTTTAATATTAACAAATAAGACAAAGTTCTTAATGCTTTCTCACCAGTTAACCCTTCATTATCTCTCATTATATTTAAACAATTTTTGAATACACTTATAAGTGTTGTTTTATTATCCATTTTAACTTGTTTTGTTTGACTAATTTGTTGCATTTTGGTTAATGTTATACAAGGTGCTTTCTTATTTTGGTGTCTTGTGAAATCAATTTTTTGATTAAAGACCTTTTTACACAAATCGCAGGAGTATTGTTTTGACATTGCTATATATAGTTATATAAGATATTATTTCTTTATACTTGTTTACTTCAATTTTATATTCGATAATATAAAAAAAGTATTTTTTACTTAATATTCCTAAATATTTATATATCCCAATAGTTACAAAATAGCACCTGTCTTCTTTTTCTTATTTGTTATAGTAATTAAATCTCTCAAATCCTTTACATTGTAGTATTCAACCCATAAACTATTTGGAGGGAATAACACATCTATTTTACATAGTTCATTACTTACTATTGATAAGTCCAAATAATGTTTTTTTATTTCAGGGTATAACAATAAACACTCACTAACTTTATTTTTACAGGTTTCTAAATCATAATATACTCGTTCAATACTTAAATATTCTATCCAATTTGTAAATTGTCCTTTGAATATTATTTCAGGTTCTTTGGATAATCTATTATCTCTTTCACATAATTCATAATAACTTTCTTTACTTTTTATATTTTTATCAGCAATTATTTTTCTTGCTTTTTCATATGTTGTAGCAAGTGCAGTTCTTTTATTTTCTAATTCTAATAAATTTAATAATGTAGATTTTACATCATTTTTTCCATCATAATCATTTGATTTGTGTTCTGCTTCTTTTAAATTAGGAGTATATCTATTTTTAAATTCTATTTCTTCAAATGGAATTTCAATATCATATAATAAATATTTTAATACTTCTATTATTTTTTCATATTTATTATCGCCATTATCATCAATATACACTGGCAATGATATATTTAATATTTTTTCTTTATTTGATCCATTCTCTCCTAATTCATCTGTTCTAATTCCTCGTCCAATACATTGTTTGATATCTTGTATTGATAATTTAGGGTCACTTAAACACATAAAATCTAATTTATTAAAATCATAACCCATACTATATTTTGCAACAACATAACCAATGCTACGGATTGTGGTTTCATATTTTTTTATATCTCTATAATTATACTCTAATACAACTTCTTGTATTTTTGGTTCTTTTTCAATAGTAAAAGTATCACTAACCAATAAGAATGGTTTTATACATGTTTTATTGTTTTTATATTGTAAATAATGCTTGTAAAATAAATTGAATGCGTTTTTTTGTTTATTATGAAAACTAAAACCAAAATTTCTATTTTTTTCAATAAAATCACTAATGATATAATTTATATTATCAACATTTTTTTTATTTTCACTATAAATATAAGGTTTAATTTTTGATAACCAATTTAAATCTATTAATTCCTTTACTTTTATAGGTGAATACATTTTACCAAATATATTTTCATTTTGTAAAATTTTTGGTTTATTTGGTGAAGCAGATGTAAATATACGATATTTTATATATTTATTATTTAACAACCAAAATTGCGAATTTATATCATCATTTAAACTATCAATCCATTCTTCAATACCCCAATGTGCTTCATCAAACCAAATTGTTATATTAATGATTTCATTTGATAATATCTTCTCATAAATTTTACTAATAGATTGTGTGCAACAAATTACAATTTTTTTATTTGTTAATTTTAAATACTCGTCAAAGTTATTGTCAGTAGAATAATTGAATGTGATATAGTTATCGTTTAGTATTTGTAAATATTTTTGTGAAATATTTTGTGAATTTACTATTTTTCTTGGTGAAACAATAATAATAAAATCACTTTTTAGATATTCAAATAAATTATATACTATATAACTTTTACCTCCTCCTGTAGGTAATTCAATGTATATTTTATTTTGTAATAAAAGTTCATTTTTACTAAAATTTATTATAGTTGTTTGATATTCTCTTTCATTCCAAATATATTGTTTATTTGTTCTCTTGGATTTTAGTATTTGAATTAATGATTGGATATTTATTTTTTTCATCGTTTTTCTTACTCTGTTGCATCTTACCAAGTCGCTGATTTCTTGCTTTGATAATTTTCTATATTTAATACCAAGTGTAACTAAATAAGGTTCAACGAGAATAATAATTTTTTTATTATAAAATTCAGTACCAGCGTCATATTTAATATTTAATTCACGAAACTCAATTTGTAATAAGCGTTCAACAATTCCCATCTTTTTGATAGGAACTTCAAAAACCGCTTCAAAATATCCTCTCTTTATCTCACCAGTAGCATATTGTGTATCTCTTTCAATAATATTAATTGTTTTACCCATTTTACACGCATCATCAACATCATATGATGGATGATTTCTAACATAAATATATCCGTCAGTTTGGTTCATTTTGTTGATTTTGTTGATTTTATTGATTTTGATGATTTTGATGATTTTGATGAAGTTGATATATGTAATAATATATTTATTATTGACTTTTATTTATTTCAATTTTATAATACCAAAAACTCCAAAAATATATAATCTCCGCATAGTATATAACCTAGATACCATGCCAAGCAATCAAACTTACAATATCGCCCGCGGGCTTGTCCGCGGCACTTCTGGTGCCGGTGGTGCCCATCGTCTTATTTTTCAAAACCAGTTTAGCAACTATAATTATAATCGATTCATTCCCGGATCAGGTGTAGGCGGAATGAATCGGTCTGTTCGCCGCCATCAATATCGTAACGCAACTTCGTGCCAGTCTGCATCCGGTCAACAACGCGTGGGTGTGTGTTTCCAGAATTAGTTACATTACATTAACTATATTTTTATTTTAATGATTTATAAAATTGATATAAAAATATAAAGTAATAAATAATAGTAAAGCATCAAAACAGCAAAACACCAACGCATCAAAATGAGTGTAACCAAACGTATTCAAAAAGAATTATCAGAACTTGTCCGCGATCCACCCACCAATTGCAGTGGTGGACCATTGGACGACGATATTATGAAATGGCGTGCAACGATTACCGGACCTGAAGGCAGTCCGTATTCCGGGGGTATATTCTTCCTCGACATTGATTTTCCAATCGACTATCCATTCAAACCCCCTCATGTTAAATTCATTACGCCGATTCTTCACCCCAATATTAACGGCAGCGGCGGAATATGTATCGATATTCTTAAAGCGAATTGGAGTCCCGCACTTACGACTTCTAAATTACTTCTCAGTATTTCGTCGCTTATGCATGAACCGAATCCCGATGACCCGCTTGTCCCTGACTTGGCGCATCTTTACAAAACAAATCGCACCGAATACACGTCACGTGTTCGCGCATATACATTGAAGCATGCTTGTTGAGTTGAAGTGAGGTGTCGCGTGTCGCGTGTCGTAGCGTGGTAACCGCCTATAAAATTTCCGACAATTTTTTTACCTGTTCTTCGCTTAGTTTCTCTGGATATGCCACATGAAACACAATACTTAAATTGCCAACGTCTTCGCCGCGTCGAATACCAAGTTTTGGTATTGTTTTTATCAGTCCATCCCTTATTACATTTCCAGGCGAACTATTAAATACGAATTTTTTACCATTGATGTGTTCAATGTTAAAAACAAACCCACATAACGCTTCTTTTAGAGATATCGTTTTTTCGGTGTGTATATCAAGTCCGCTACGTTTAAAAACGGCATGTTCTGCAACACGAAACGTCACCTTTACATCGCCGCGTGTATGGTTTGACGCTTCATTCCCGCAGTTGGTCAGTAAAACAACCTCGCCGCTTTCTACCCCAAAAGGCAGCGAATAATATTCGACGTGTTTCTCCAACTCGTAGGTTTCATTATCGTCTCGGTTCAAATTCCATCTCTCCACTTCTACAGGAATCGTGTTTCCACACGCGACGTCATCCAGTGAAATATTTACGTCGATACTTATTAGGGGTGGCTTTGAAACCGGATTTTGGTTTGCATTTGAAAATCTTGGTGTTCGGGGTATTTGCATATGCGGTTGCGGGTGCGGGTGCGGGTGCGGGTGCATTTCTTGGGTTGTATGCATATTATGCATTTGGGGGTGGGGATGGGTGTGGGGGTGATGATGTTGTATATGTGCTCTCATATCACGATTGATTTCATTAAAAATTGCACTAAAAGGGTCTCCCATGCCTCCCATCATGCCGTCGGATACTACTTCTTCAAAATGGTTCGCACCTCCGGGACCAAATGTGCGTATTATTATTTTGGGACCTCCTAGACCTCCTAGACCTCCTAGACCTCCTAGACCTCCCATACCACCCGACCCATGGGATTGCATTCCGCCTCCTAGACCTCCCATAAACATATTAAATATATCCATTGGGTTGATTCGTATACCCCCACCACCCATGCCACCCATGCCACCCATGCCACCAATATTCATAAACGGGTTATTACGATTCGCGTCATATTTTACTCTCTCGTTTGGGTCACTCAATATGCTAAATGCTTCCGATATTTTTTGGAACTTTTCGGTGGACTCTTGGCTATTTCCGTTTTTATCAGGGTGATGCATAAATGACAATTTTCGGTATGCTTTTTTAATATCTTCGGGTGTGCATTTTTCGTCCAGACCTAAAACGTCGTAAAATGTTTCGTCTTTATTGTTATTGTTTTTCATTTTGCTTTACTTTTGACAATATGCGATAATATTTTTAATATAGTTATTTATTATTTTACATCAACATAAACTTAAATGTTTATTTGTTATAATACTTAACACACAAACACAAACACACCCAACATTACAAAATAATATCACATTTTGTCAATCGTATTAAATATGAGTAAACCAATTAATGATGCATTTAAAACCACCCAAACACAAACCAATCAGCCATTTATTAATAAATATCAACCTCGGTATTTCGGCGAATTTGAGCAACTCGATTCAAATGTCGTCTTATTGCTTAAAACGCTTATTGACATGAATAATTTAAATATCTTGTTGGTAGGTGACCCTGGTTCAGGAAAAACGTCTCTCATATATGCAGTCATTCGCGAATATTATAAAGATAAATATAACCCCGAAAATATTCTCGTTTTGAATAGTTTAAAAGACCAAGGAATTTCATACTATAGAAATGATATGAAGATTTTTTGTCAGACAGCGTCGCTTGTTCATGGCTTTAAAAAAATCGTGCTACTTGATGATATCGATATTATAAACGAACAAAGTCAGCAAGTGTTTCGCAATTGTATCGACAAGTATAGTCACAAGGTTCATTTCATTTCATCTTGCACGAGTGTCCAAAAAGTCATCGATAGTTTGCAGTCCCGGAAAATCATTATTAAAATGAATCCCGTCGAAGATGCGTGTCTTCAAAAAATATCAAGCAAAATAATAAAAAATGAAAATATCGCGATAACATCCGACGCCGAAAAATTCATTCTTAATATTTCAAATATGTCGATCCGTATACTTATCAACTATCTGGAAAAAATTAAAATTCTGGATTCGCCTATTGACCTCGGGGTTGCAAAACTACTATGCACAAATATTAGTTTCCATATTTTTGATGAGTATACGATTTTTCTAAAAAATAAAAATCTACAACAAGGGGTTAAAATGTTATATGCTTTATATGACCAGGGGTATTCGGTTATGGATATACTTGACAACTATTTCCTTTTTATTAAACTGACTCCCCTCCTGGATGAAACAAATAAGTATAAAATTACAAAGATTCTTTGTAAATATATGACGATTTTTCACAATATACACGAAGATGAGATTGAGTTGGCACTTTTCACAAATAACTTGATTGAATTGTTTTGAGGGTCTGGTCTGGTGTGATGCGGCATCACTGCATCGCCAACATATATTTCGAAATTTGCGTATGCGATTCAAGCACTTGTTTCGGCGACATTCTTACAAACCACCCAAAGTTTCGCCTCTTAAGAAGCTGTGACGCAGGAATATATAAACCGAAATTCTCGGACGCGAATTGAATATCGGTAGTATCGCTCATAAGGTCGTCGAGTAGAACGGGTTTACCTTCCGCATCTTTTACACCAATAAGGTCGGGCTTAATCAGGTTCACCATTTTAATCGAAATCGCATCATAAAAGAATTTGCTGATTTTTCCTTCGAATTCCATTTCATTTGTATAATCTTGCGACACGATTTCTTCTAAATATTCGATATACTTTTGCATGAATTCGGTGTTTTTGAGGCAACCCATAATTTTTGGGCATGGTGAAAATTTTATCACCGATGATGCAATACTAGTTGACAACATTTCCGTGACAAAAACACTCTGGGCGCCAGTTCCAATACTTGTCCCAAGCTGATACAATGTTATCAAATCATGGAAACACAAGAATGACGGCGGAACACGCATACCTCCATATTTATTCAGCAATTGTGCCATCGCCAGTTCGCGAATATGCGGGCGAAGGGGTTTTGCAAGGTTACTTACATCTATACTCCAGTTCGGTATTAATTTGGTAAATACGTTGTCATCGACGATGCATACATTGAATGAATCGCCGCATTTTTCGACGATACTTCGTATACATATATACAAATAAGGTTGGTTCAGATTTTTAGTATTTCGCGAACCGAAATTGAGCCAATTCCTTTCGTTAATGTCATATTCGACGTGAATCCACAAAAATGGTTTATTTCTGTCCATTTTTTTGACGTCACTTGCTAAATACTCGTGAATTAAATCGCGTTCTTCTTTTTCGATACCAAGTGCAAGTTTGTTATTGTATTGCGAATACCCGTATCCTATAATTAAAAGTATTGCGACCATAATAATTTGTTGTTTTGTGATTTTCATGGTTGATGATAGTTGTTTGTTGGTGGTTAATAATAGTATATAGTATAATAATTATACAGAATATATTTTATTGTGTATAATTATTTGTATTGCGTAGTATTTGATTATGTGTTAGAATTTTAGTTTGTTAGTTTGTTAGTTTGTTAGTTTGTTAGTTTGTTAGTTCGTAATCTGGAAAAATTCCGACTTAAATTTGGCGTTTATATCACGCGCTATTTCATCCTGTTTTGCCATCCGAAATACACGTTGCATATCTTGTTCAACTTGTGTCGCGGTTGCTTGGTCTAATTTTGTTGTATGATTTTCCCGCGAAAAGTCATATTGCGTCTTCTCTATATCTCTAAACATTTGCATTTCATTTACCGATGTGTATTTTTTACGATTCACAAAGTCTTCGTTCGTTACCGGAATAACCGACTCCGTATGTGCTTTTTTTAAATCCTCATATTGAAGCGAACTAAATAACCCACTCGAATATTCTCGCGGCGCTTCTCTCCCTAACCCGTAGTATCCGCCACTCCCACCGCATCCAACACTATCGTATGACATTACTTCGTTCGTTTCTATAAGTGCCATTTTATCTCGCAACATTTTCTTTTTTCTCTCGATTCTCTCGTTTCTCTCGCTCCATGTGTCTCCTAATTCGCTCTTGTTGTAGGTGTCGTAGGTGTCATCGCCTTCCCTCGCTGCACCCGCCTCACCTGCATCGTGTCCGTCATTGTTATTTGTATCTCTAAACCACTCTTCGTATCCCCCATCTTGTTCGTCATCATGCATTCGGAACTTTTCAAACTTTTCATTAAACCATTTATTGAAATTGGCTGAATCCAGTTTTTGCAGTTTTTTATATGCCTCTTCTTCCGTCTTATAATATTCGCGGTCTTCCTTATTATGTGCGGTTTTCGACTTATTCTGGTTCAACTCATGGTCAATCACTGCACTATATGAAAACCCTGTTTCTTTATATTTTTTCTCATCCGGGAATCGCACTTTATAAATCTCGTATAGCATCTTATATGCTTTGGTAAAAAATAGGAAATATTCTTTTGGAAGTCGCGACTTATCGGGATGCATTTGAAGCACTATTACTTTAGCTTCGCGCAGGTGTTTGTCGTTAAATAAGACCGGAATCTTAAAAAGATTCAAAATATCCGCTAGTTCATAGTTGTTTATATCAAGGTCAATGTCAATGTCCATTTTTGTAGGGTTTGCGAGTTTGGGTGTTTGGGTGTTTCGGTCTATTACTATAATATGCCGATTTTATTTCTATATTATTTAACACATATATGTTTTGTAATACATATATAAATATAATATAATATATAGTATATTATACACATCATATACATCATACACACACCTCGGCACATAAAGACAATGAAACTTTGCGCATTTTTAGCATACGCGCTTCTTTTAGTAAGCGGTGGCGTCGGCGTAACAAACGCTCTCGCACTGATCGCCCCAGTTGGTGAAAACTGCGGCAATGGTATTTTCTGCGCCCCTTCTCAAACTTGTATGAGTAATGCAACCGCAGTCGGCGCCGGTTTAGTATATGCTTGCTCGCCGCTTCCTCACGCAGTCCGCTGCATGGATGCACGTTTTTCTTGTCCCGCTTTATCAAGTTGTGCCGAAAATTATACATGTGTAGCACCGGATCACGATGGTAGTATTAGCGACGCGGTTCTCAACGTTGACGCTTTTCGGGTCGCTAAATTTCGCGATTTTGGTTCGGGGCTGAAACCAACCGCATTAAGTATATGCGACCCAATCACCGGCACTTTTCGTCTTCCCAACTTTTGCACATGCAAAGATGCCAAGTTTGGCGGCGAGCTTGGCTGCACTATCGGTCTTCAAAATTATATATCAGTAGGTGCATCCGCCTGGGTTCTGCCTTGTGCATCTCCGGCCAATTTTGGATATAAAGCGTGGGCATCTCTCGTTGGCATCACTGCTAGTATCGGAAAAACATGGACTGCTTCATTTTCCACAAATATTCCTATTCCTGGTGCTTCATTTGAAATCGGTGTTGCGAATGTCGGTGCTAGAGCGATAATATCTGGTGACGTGAGTCGGTTTATTATTTCGACAAATCTCGCCATCGGTGTATGTGCAAAAGTCAATATTGGGTTTTTCTCCAAACAGATTTGCAACCCCTCTACTTTACGTTGGTTGCCTGTCACTATCCTCGCCGGACCTCGGTTTGACTTTAGTCGATTTTGCTTATAAAGAAAGGCGCGGGATACATAAAATTGAATTAAATAATATAATACTACCTTATATTATTTAAACTATCATCTTGGTCATGAGTAAAGACAAAAATAAAGACGCACAAGACACACAAGACACCGGTAAATACAGAAAAAATACTAAAGACCAGTTTTATACATCGCCAAGTGTCGCCAAAAAGTGTATACAAATCCTTATTTCCGTATTGCATGATGCAGAACTGCATCCACGCGTCCTCCCACTTTCGTCTTACCTATGGGTCGAACCATCCGCAGGCCAAGGTGCCTTCCTAAATAGCATCCCCGAAACATACGACAAAATCGGTATTGATATTGAACCAGGGCCAGGACCGGGGGCGGATGTAAACATTTTAAAGCAGGATTTTCTGACATGGGTGCTGCCGCCACAGCCCCCAAAAACAAACCAAAAACCGGTTATCATTTTTGGGAATCCACCCTTTGGGCGTCAATCATCGCTTGCGAAGGCTTTCATCGCACATAGTTGCAAGATTGCATCTACGTATATCATTGCATTCATTCTTCCCAGGTCATTCGTAAAACCGAGCATGTCGTGTGCTTTTGAGTCGCATTTTCACTGCATCCATTCTAGTGACGTAGAGCGTAATGCGTTTGTGTTGGGGGGTAGTGGTGGTGACGGGGGTGGCGACGCATCATACGATGTCCCATGTGTGTTCCAAATATGGCAAAGAAGGTCGGTGCCGCGCATGGTGCCTGAAAAGATTACCGAAAAAGGCTTTCAATATGTGAAAGGAACAGACCCCCGTGATATAGTGATTCGGCGTGTTGGTGTATATGCGGGGCGGTGTTTTGGTGGCGATATAAATAGTGCGACGGAATATAATAAACAGACGCATTATTTTATAAAATTGGATCAACAACCAGCTGTGTCACATGTCAAAGAAATAGTTGACAAAGTAAACACACATACATTCCCGACAAATACGACAGGTCCACGAAGTCTTTCAAAGCCGGAAATTAACATAGTTTTGAATGCGGTTTTGAATGCGGTTGTATGTGCATACACTCACGACGAAAACTTATAGGTAACACATGCCGCAAAAAATGTTTCAATATCTGCAACACTTGCACCTGTAACCGACGCAATTGGTGCTTCCGTCACTCCACGCGCATACGCCAAAAATACCGGAATTCCGTTCACCATTTTTTTATGTTTCAGGAAGGCGTATAGGTCGAAACACTCGTCCACGTCTACTTCCAATATTGTGATATATTCAGGCAAATCGTTGGACTTTTTGTAGGAATACTCTTTGATTTTTTTGCATGGTCCACACCAGTCCGCAGTAAATTTAAATATGAGAATACCTGGATTGTTTTGTAACAACGAGGCAAAATCATTTCTCGTCCCTTTGAATTTAAGAATCTTGTAATTATTGTCGATACGCGATACTACGTTTTCCATTTTGTATAATAGGATTTTTATCTATGATTGTATATACTATTTGCTTATTTTTCTAAGTTATTTTTGCGTTGTATGCTTTATTTATTATTATTTTTAAATAATAATAAACCTATAGACGTTTTTCACTTTAATTTTCATTTTCATTTATATTTAGATTTAGAAATAAATATCACTTATTTTAAAAATGGTAGACATTGAACCTATGCTTACATATGACTATTCACAGATTGGGATCAAAACGATTTACCATTTTTTGACTATTTTCTATATAACATATATTTATCCTATTTACGTGATTCTAAATTATAACGTAAAAACAGAAAAAAATGCGACTAAAGATATTGCAGCTTTATTTATTAAATTGACAAACACAATTATTTATAAAGTATCCAAGGAAGACTTGAATATGACCAAAAATATCATGTATATGTCAAATCATTCATCTGTAAGTGACTTTTTTATTGACCCTATAGTAACGCACTATCACTCCAAATATATTTCATTAAACAAAATGAGAACATTATTCCCATTTTTAGGATTAGTAACTATGCTTACAAAATATTGCATTTTCATTTCAGGTGATAAAACAAAAGAACAAGTTATCGCTAACTTGAAAAAAATAGAAGAACTTCGCATCGAAGATACTTGTAGAAATCTTGCATTATACCCCGAAGGTATGCGTCGACCTCATCGTCCTTATGTATCGGAACAACTAAAAAAGGGTTTTATTTATCACTCCTTTGAGCATAGTATTCCTATTCAAATTATTCACACCACAAATAAAGACTATGCCATCGACGATGAAAAATTTAAAGTTAACAATAATATGAAACTTTTTACTTACTATAGTCCATTGGTTGACCCGCTACAACTTAAAAAGAAATTTGAAAAACGCGAGAAACGCGAATATACTAAAGACGACTATTATAATGATTTTTATAAAATATGGACAAAAGTATGGAAACGAATGGACAAATATCGTATCGATGTGTATCGCAAACAGGGTATGTCAACTGATGAAGCGATTCAAAAGATAGACGATATCGCCGAAAGCGAACTTAAAAAGAAAAAAATAAGTGTTATCGCAAATGAAATCTGGGGAGAAGATAACGAAATTAGCAAAACATTTGTTTTTATTCGCAATTTTCTATGGGGGGCTATTTATTACGGAATATATAAAGCTATCGGATTCATATTTGAGTTATTTTTCAAATTTAAAAAATGTAGAAGTGATCTGGGTGCGAGTGCGGGTGCGGGTGCAGGCGCCGATGGGAATGTGTGTGCTAGTAGTAGCAGCAACGGCAGTAATACATGTTCAAGTGGAATCGCTTCCATGCTTGAGAAACTAATTTGTTTTCAAAAAATGTGTGCCTCGTCTACCCCATCTGCCCCGTCTGCATCACCCCCACCTTCTATGACAAATATTATCAACGAAAACATATGTTCACCTGAATGTTCTCCTAAAAGTAAAGGGGGGTTTCACAATTTCTTCTCACATTAAATCTCTAACTCGCTATACCCACCTGCTAAAGCTTTGATAATGATAATGTATTAGTTGTAAATCCATATGAACGTTGTTGGGGTATCATTTTAGCAGGCGATACTGCGAATGTTTGTTTATTTTTTGCTTCGCATACTATACTTTCAAGTATTTCGATATTCAGTGTTGGCAGCTCCGCGTGACTTTCCCAGAAATACCGACAATATGCCCATTTAAAATCGTAGTCTTCATCATATAAATGCCCAAGTCGTTGCAGTAAAACGACATTCGCATTAAAGGGCAATAAATTTAAATTTGCTCTCGGCAGAACATAACATAACTGGACAACATCTTCAATTGCGTGTTTCTCTTTTTTTTCCAGAAATGTTGTATTCATATGCGGGATATACTTTACAAGGTCTCTAAACAATGGTGCGTAATGATACTTATAGCACCATCGCCAATCAATACACCCCGTAGTATAGTAATTATATGTCCATTCTAGTCCTTCTAAGTAATTTATCGAAATCTGGCGCTTACGTTCATCTGTTATTTCCATGTCAAATAAAGATTTATAATATCGATACTCCCAATCGTGTTGAAAAGGATTAATATATTTTTCAACACTACGTTCTCTCATCGGTAGTGTTAATAAATCATCCATTTTATAAATATCTGTTCCAAGAACTGCATCCGTTTGTCGTAATGTTGGCGTGGATGCTACATTAACATTACTTGATTTTGTATTGTTTCTCTCGTTTCTCTCGTTTCTCACATGATTCTTAATTTGGCTTTGGCTTTGGCATCCCATTCGTTTCTCCGCCTTGTCGCGTCGCTTATGTTCTTCCATTAGTAACGACTCCTCGCTTTTTGCAATATGCGACACAAAGTCGTTAAAATTTTTCCATTGAATCGTATTTGTCGCGGTTTCAGAATCCGACTTTGTAAGAAATTTTGTATTATCGCTTCCTAATGTTTCGCGATATACATTTAGCAGTATATGTATACCACCCGTCCGTATATTTACTGCCGGAAAATGCGGCAAAAAGTCGTTCCCCAACAAGAAACACAAGAATATATAATCCTTAATACGATTGGTTTGCAGTGTCATGTGATCGAGTGTATGTGTATCTGTTTCAATACATTCACTCGTAATGATACCTTGTTCCTGCATAAAGTCTACTATAGCAATTGCTAACTCTGGTATATCCAGTAAGTAATCACGATTCGGATCTAAAGACGAGTCGATCGATTTGATAAACTCCGGAGTGTCTCGAAAAAGATACATGTTCTTATTATTTGTAATATGTAGATGATTTAGGGTAAGCATAATTAAATCCGCATCTAATCCGTATATTAGCGTCGTAGTATCTGGCGAGTTATGATACTCGGGATATTTACGAATATATTCGAAGATTTTATGCTCTCCTTCGCCGGATTCCATACTCGAAGATACGATATATTTCGGGGCCGGGGTGGATGTAGAGACGTTGTTGGCTCTATTTTTCCTTTCATAATATTCCGTAACATGTGTGTTTAGTTTTTTCATAAATTCGGTGCCGGGTGTAATGGCAGACGTATTCCACGCTTCTTTATATGCCGCACCTTCGAGGTCCCGTTGTATTTGTGTTGTATACCACGACTTATACCTTCTGTCTCGTTGCTGACTTAATTTAGCAACAGGTGCAACACCATCAAATGCGATAAATACGCGGTCGCATGGTTGAAGCGTATCAACATAAAAGTCGATTTTGGCACAAACCATATTCATCAACTCGTTCTCGTATTCTTTATGTTTTGTTTTGTCATATGTAGGATTGTTTTTTACGGCGTCGTAAATGAGCGAGTTGCTATCCAAATAAAAATTATTTATTTGTCGTAGTGATTTCATATCTTTTATAATATGACGATAATCTTTAACTATATGTGAAAAGTAACTTGGAATTCCCATTTTCTATGCAATCGGTTACTCGGTTACTCAGTTACTTATACTTGTAAAGTCTTTTCTATATAGATTTCATTATTTATTTAAGACCGCGAGAACGAGAGAAAGGAGAGAAAGGAGAGAAATAATTCATAAATAAGATATTGGATAGTATATATAAATCATCAAAATATTTTATATAAAATATCAATTATAATATTTATTAATATATATTATATAATATACCAAATATACAGACACAGACACACATATATATAATATGAATGATAGTTTTGCAGCTGCATTATTAAGCGCACCTACAGGTATTGATGCAAATCTAAAAAATATATTTGCTTATTTTTCTTCATTATCCCCTCTCTACATTTCCGCATACTTACTTATTTCAAGTACAAGTAATGGAGATATAGGCAAAGCAGGTATGTATTTTGCAGGATTGGTTATGGTATTATTTATACACTCCATTATAGCAATGTCTATCGGGGGTGAATATGAAAAAACGAACGCAAGTAAATATAAACTTGAATGTAATTTTGTCCAGGTGCCTTTATTAAGTAACTTTATGATTCCTAACCTGAATAGCACCCTATTGGCGTTTATTTTTACATATCTTATTATGCCAATGCAGACATACAATAGTTATAATGTAGTATTATTGGGTATTATAGGTGCATTTTTTGGTATTAATGCCGGTAGTAAAGTATTGAACGGATGCACTACTTTGGTCGGGATTTTGATAAGTTTAGTGATTGGATTTCTTATCGGATTTGCTTGGTTTTCTATCGTTATATCATCAGGTCCATCAGGCCCCAAGCTATTATTTTTTGGCGCCGATGGAGGTGAGCCAATATGTTCACGTCCGTCTAAACAAACTTTTAAATGCAAGGTATACAGAAACGGCGAGGTCATTCATACTACGTAATATAATACATAACCGAACGGATTTACGCCACAAATTTGCAGCTATTATGCGAAATCCATTTTTTAAAGTCATTCATGGATTGGTCTCTATGAAAACTATTTGTCAGTAGTTTTATATTATGATACTTCTTCGAAAGTGTCGAAATAAAGTTGAAAACGATATTTCTGGTTATTGCATTCTGATACATATACATACCATCTTCCTTAAATAGTGGTTTGCCAGTGCGGCGGTTTACGCTATTATGAAAATCAAAAAAGAATAATTGTAAATCCTTTTTTGTTTTAATATTGTCCCTTTTTACATTAAACATTATTTTTGCAGCGTGTTCGGAGCAATCCGGACAAGGAAGATTCGTGCAAATATTAGCACATATCGTAAGAAATTCGTCTTTTAACTCTTCGAAATGTTCATCTCTCATCTTGAACGCAAGTGTATGAAATAAATACCACGTTGCATTCCCCCATTCTTGTTTTGTCGCCATTTTATAATATACTAATATAAAGACAATTTATTTTATTATTCATACATAAATATTTCACAATATAATAGGAACGCAAAAAAATGAGTATTCATATACCTCAAGTTTTTTTACACGGCAATGGTTCAGGGCATAGCAGTAACTATCTAGTAAATAAGCACGCATTGGGTGCAGTATCAGCTAGGTCTATAAATGAAACAAAGTTTCAATTCGACAAAGATACAAGCAACTATTTTTACAACGAACTTTCAAAGATTCTAAATACGGATACAACGCATCAGGATGGAATAAGCGAAAATATAATAGTGTCCAATCATACCGATACCAACGCCGATATCAACGCCGATACCAACGCCGATACCAATATCTGTCTTATCACAAAAGAGAAGTTAGAACCCAACCATATTACTTTAAGTTGTAATCATAAGTTTAACTACATGCCTCTGTATAATGAGGTCGTCAACCAAAAAAATAAACAAAACAATATTTACGAAATTGCTAAACTATCATCTAATCAAATAAAGTGTCCATATTGTCGCGCAATAACGAATAAATTGCTTCCCTATATCGCATATCCATCGGTCAAGGTCATCAAAAATGTAAACTCATATGTGACAACTAGTTATAACAATAACCCTGATTATTTCTTGTATGCCCCTAAATGTTCCCATGCTACCATAAATAATACAAAAAATCCGTGTCAAAAATATGGCGTATATTATGAAACCGGCAACGTTATCTTATGCCCCCAACACTATAAGACGTATGTGACAAAACAGAAAACAGGTAATAAAAATGCAGAAACCGATGATGGCGGCGGGGGTAGCAAAGATAAAGATTCGACTAAAGGGGTCTGTAATACAGGTTGTTGTTGTGCAATACTAAAAAGCGGTAAAAATATGGGTAAGATATGTGGGATACGATGCATTGGGGGTGCTGATGGCGATGGCGATGGCGGCGGGGGTGGTGCAAATGAGACGAATACGGGGACGAATACGGGGACGAAATATTGTAAAAAACATTATAAGTTATTCTTAACATAAACTTAACATAAAGTATATAAAAACAATGCGTAAATATATATATATATATTATCAAAACCAAACTTTAGATTAGATAAGATAAGATAAGATAAGATAATATAGTATGTATAATAATTATACGTGTGTCGCGGAGTATATATGGCTAGATGCTAATAAAAGATTTCGCTCGAAGACGAAAGTAATCCCTAGCTTCTTTGCCGGCGGGTTTTCATCAGATGGAAATGGCGTGAGCCTATACCCACGCTGGGACTATGATGGTTCATCCACGGGGCAAGCTAGTGGAGAATTCTCGGAGGTAATTCTTGTGCCTGTTTTTGTATGTGATAATCCTCTTTCGCAAGATCAAGATAGTATTAAAAACGTAACCCTTTCCCATATTATCATACGGAAGCTCGTATTGTGCGAAACGTTTCATCATGACAATGGAATGCCCACGCTCGCCAATACTCGTCATGCCGCCATGTCCATTTTTGATGTATGTCTCGAACAAAAACCATGGTTCGGACTAGAACAGGAATATTTTATATTTGACACCGGTCAAACGAACGATGCAGTGTATTATGAAACAACGATGCATTATTGCGGTGTCGGATGCCCCCATGTTTCGCATCGGCAACTTGTAGAAGAACACATGACGGCGTGTTTACATGCAAAGTTAAATATTTCCGGTATCAATGCCGAGGTAAGCAAGGACCAGTGGGAATTCCAAATTGGACCATCGGAGGGTATTCGCGCCGCCGATGAACTTATAGTTGCTCGCTTTTTACTCGAAAGAGTTGCCGAGAAATACCAAAAAATAATCTGTTATGACCCAAAACCTTTTTCGTTGGTTAACGGCTCGGGGTGTCATACTAATTTCTCAACCAAATCTATGCGAGACAATAGTAACGACGCGAAAGGACTACGCGAAATCCACCGCGTCATAAAAAATATGGAAAAACACCACACCGAAGATATTCAGCATTATGGCAAAGACAATGATAAACGACTTTCCGGTATTTACGAAACGTCGTCCTATGGGGTATTTTCATGGGGGGTCGGAAACCGGGGTGCATCCGTGCGTATCAATAACAATACACATCGCGACGGATATGGGTATTTTGAAGACCGACGCCCTGCTGCAAATATGGACCCTTATTTGGTTACATCTATTTTGATGCAACGTGTAACCGAGGAGTGAAGAGAGAGAGAGAGAGAGAGAGAGAGAGAGATGCACTATTCAACTCCAACTCCTACTTCTGTTACAATGGTATTACATACGATAATACATATTTTTTACCTAATATATAACTTGCTACTATCCTATGTGCCCCATCCAATAATAGATATTTGTTATTTACTTGTATCAACCATATCGGACTAATTTCTTTTTTTTTGTTGTATTTGTTTTTGATAATATTTTACACAAGTTATGTCACTTTTACAACGTGGTCTATTATGAATGGGATATGCCTTAACTGCCGAATTTTGTAATCTCTCTGGATCAAAATTATCTACATCTGCAAATGTAGCCAATGGTATTTTTACTAACATTGATTTGAAAATATGCGCGATCGATGCATCTTCTCTATTTTTAAATATTTTCATACTAACCGACGTATCAATTGAATCTTGTAAAAAATTTATATAGTCGTTCATATTATTAGGTTTGTCTTGTGTATTGTATTATACTTATATTATAAAAAATTTACATTATAAAAAATATAACGTAAATTTATAAAAAGTAGTAACGTAAATTCATAATACATAAACAAAAATTGGCTATACAGAAATATTATAATCACCCCTCGCCCTTACTTTGCGAGCTAAAGTGCGAATGTTTTGTTTTTCATATAGTTGACGTTTAACTTCTAGACGTCTTTCTTTTGCTTCATTGACATTTGGCTGTTCTTTGTATTCATATGTACTGCGCGCGGTATGGAAAAATTCACCAGGTGGGGGTGGATTTTTTATAAACCCCCTTATTTGTTTCCCTGGAAATGGTTGTAAAGATGTTCCTCGGGGATTAATTATTTCATACCTGCGATAGTCCATCCCTTCATTTATTTCATCATATATTTTTTTAATTTTAGTGTCGTCGTATTCCTTTCTAGTTTCTATATATATTGGATAAAACAAAAAGTTCGGACTAATTGGTGGAACAATATTGGTGACACCATATTTACCTTTTGATATAAGTAAAATAGTATAGTGTATTTTTGAAAAAAAATCTAAAATATCTTTCGTCATTCTTATATTCTCTGATATAGTTCTTCTTGTATCTATGTCATTTTGCGTGTTTCCAGTATATATAGTAATATATTGATTATAAATATTAAATAGATGATTAAAGGCAACAACGTAATAATTACTTATCTTATGAAATGTGCGATATAACTCGTCCATCAAATATATTTTTACCTTTCTTAATTCATTTGCATATGGTTCGCTGGAAATCGGGTTATTGCTATCAATCAAGTCATGTGAAGGATTCGCCCCATTTATACCCGCAAAACTAAATACGACTGCAAAGTTAAATTTGGCAATTTCTGTTAAAAATGGCACAAAATAACCATTAAAAAAATGTAATAGTTGCGGTGTTACTCTTTCTATGTTGTCAACATAAGGTTGACCTGTGGGTGAAAAATAATAGCCATTGCTTTCAATGTCATATGTGTAACCATCGCCCGGTTTTAATATTAATGAAAGAAATGGTGCTCTATCAAATATTACAAGAAGAGTCGAAATCATGCGTCCTAAATTATAAATAAAACTTTTACCCCAGATTAACATTTCCATCTCAGGTGTAGTCTTCGATGGTTTTACAAAATCGGGATGTGGGTTTTCAAAATACATATCGGTTTTTGTATATTCCACTGCACATGAAAATAACATAACATTTATAACTTTGTTATTGCGAACCGCTATCGGAAGAAGAGTGTTCACCAAATTTATCTTAGTATTTTTTGTAAAAAATGTAGTTCCAGGATATAACTGAAATAATTTTTTTTTGTATATCGGCGTCTTAGCTTTATTTTTTCTATAATCTACTGGTGTAAAAATACCCATAGAATAAAAACCCGACATAGTGCTTATGGTTACATCGTGATCTTCTTGAATTTCAGAATCATCAAAGTGTCCTTCAATCTCTCTGTCGTGCGTTATATCTGTTAACTTAAATGTATCTTTTAATAAACAAGCAGAAACCTGATTTATATTTAAATATTGGCAGAGTATATCAAATATGTCTTTTCTTTTCTTCTCGCCTTTATCTGTATTGTTAAACATAACTGCATTTGAAGGTTCCGACATCAAATTATTTAAATGGAAAAATAATTTTGGATATTTCGCACTTAGCAATCCGTGTTTTTTTCCAAACTCGATCAGTCGTATGTATTTATTTGCAAGAAATTTTATTTCCGGTGATAATTCTTTTCCCATCCCACCATGTCCTATTACGAAGACATTTTCTTTAATATTTATAGGCGGATTATGTTCTGAAATATTAAGTAAATCATCTACATCCTTTTGTGAAAGATTTCCTCTAAACATGGGATGTGTATTGTAGCCGACCAATTGTAAACTGGATGGTCTTGGTGGGTGGGTCGGCTTGGGGATTTTAAATACATTTAAATATCTTATGAGTCTTCTATTCACATCCGACGGCGAAGGACCCATATTAAATAAATTAGTAACTGCGAGATTCTGTATACCCGATAAAAATAATTTTGCATTTTCTTCGTCGAATAATGTTCGACTTTGTATCGTTCTTATACTCGATATTCTAATATTCTCTATTACCTCGTCAAATAATTTACCCCATAAAATTAACGTTCCAAAGTGATCCTGTAGGCTTAGGTTTACAAGCACACTATATATATTCGGCGATAGATAAGAATAGTATTGATTGTGTATATTTATTGTATTAAGAACGATTAATTCCGTTTGAGGTAATGTATTTATAGGATCGGCGCCTGTGGGAATATAGGAAAGTGGTAAAGTTACAGACATTTCTGAAGGGTTTTCCGTTCCTGGCATTATATAGTAATGTGGAATTACCAACCCTGTACTTGTTGTAATAGTTCTTATTCCAGGATCTATTATTCTAAAATCGGGCGTGTATGTTGTTTGTAGTTGTCCTTTTGAATTCAAAAGAATTTCTGGTGGTGGTGTAGGCACTTGCGGCGGAGGCGGAGGCGGAGGCGGAACATTAGATGCTACTACTGCCGCGACCGATGGAGCAAAAGAATGAGTTCCTAATCTTGATTTGCGTATCGGTGATACTCGTTTTAATGGCGATTTTATGACCCGATTCATCTCTTCTTTTGTAAATTTGTCACCCGTAGAGTGAATCTTCTCACCATGACTTAAACGTGCATCTCTCCCCATCCCGGGAAGTTCGGTTACCGGGACTACTCTTTTTCCAGGTGAGTCATACGGGCTTACGCGATTATAAGCATAGCCTTGGAGTTGCTGGGCTACACTAGCTAAAGTTGGTATAGTATTTGACACTGCATTAGAACCTGTAGGTGTTAATTTTGTAACAGAACGACGGGGTGTTCGTGGGGTTTTTGGAGAACCAGTGGGTGTAGCTCCGCCCCTATACATTCTATACGTTTTATACTTTTTTTTATTTCTTCTTGTTATTGTATTTGTCCTTGACCTTGACCTAACTAGTATTCTATTTCTTTTTAATGTTTTTCCATTTGAAACATTAATTCTTTTATTTCTTTTATTTCTTTTTCGAGTTTTGTTTCCGCTTTTATGTTGCATCGGCTTTTATATATAATCTAAATACTTTAATTATATGTAATACTTATAATATACAAGACTTATAATATACAATACTTACAACTATAACATTTACAACATATCTATATAACTCGGAAACCAGATTATTCAAAACATCCCCCAAAAACGGCCATCTAAGAATTCCCCAAAACGACTTCCCAAGATTCGCGACCATCCGTCTGCGGCAAACGATGCTGCTCCATCTCACCGAATCGATTTGGACATTTTTCCAAAACATCCCCCAAAAACGGCCATCCAAAAATTCGCGCAAACTGCTTTGCCAACTTTTGGGTCATCTTTTGAAAAATTCTAAAAAATCGATTTGGACATTTTTCCAAAACATCCCCCGAAAACGGCCATCCAAGAATTCGCGCAAACCGACTTCCCAAGATTCGCGACCTTTTTTGTATTTTTTCGCCGATTTGCAAATCCGCAGCATAATGGTCTGCGCGTGACCACGCCCCCAAATAAAAACAAGAGCATAAAGGTAAGGTCGCGAAGATCGCGTAGGCGGACGCCAAAGAAGTGATGATGTAATGTTTTTTCCAATTCTATTTTAGATTTTTGAAAAAAGGACATTTATAAATGTCCATTTTCTGATTTTCATTTCTAGATTTGAAAAAAATGTTAACTTTTCAATTTAGAGCATAATGCTCTCATTTGCTTTTTTGAGTTTGAAAATTTGTTACGATAAACTTTTTTCATTTTTTGGACAAATATATTTAAGGAAAAGGATTTAGGCATTTTTGTTAACATAATATATAGGATGTTAACAAAAATGCCACCAAAAAATGCCGATAATTTTGCTTGCAAAACTTGTCACTTTGTATCTAGCAAGGAAAGTAACTATTCTAAACACCTCTTGACACGTAAACATAAAACGTTAACAAAAATGGAAAATGTTAACTTTGGAGCCGAAGTTTTATCGTGTCAGTATTGTCACAAACTTTATTCTTCACGAGTGGGCTTATGGAAACACGAGAAAAAGTGCGATGCTCACACCGAATTAAAAAATGAAATCGTGAGTGACACCAATTATGCTGCGAATACATTAGAAACCGAAAAAGAAATAAATAACGCAATTACAAAGGACATGTTTATGGAGCTTATCAATGACAACAAAGAAATGATTAAAATTATTCGTGACCAACAAGAGCAGATAAAAAGCATGATTCCCAAAATGGGCAATACTTTCAATAACACGACCAACAATAATAACTTCAATCTGAATTTCTTTTTGAATGAGCAGTGCAAAGATGCTATCAATATCAACGACTTTATTAATTCTTTGAAGATAACTCTGGATGACCTTTATTTTACGAGGAAGAATGGTATCGTTGAAGGTATCAGTAATCTTATGATAAATGGTCTCAAAGAATTGGATGTCTATAAGCGACCCATACACTGCACCGACTTGAAACGCGACATCGTCTACATCAAAGATAAAGACAAATGGGAGAAAGACGATGATAAGAAGCTAATGAAGAAAACAATACACAAGGTTGCGACACGACAGCGAACCAAAATATCCGAATGGGTCGATTTAAACCCTGACTGGTTTGACGACGAGCAACTTCAATACGAATATTTGACCTTGTTGAATAAAATAACAGAACCGATCGAATGCGACGATAAATTAGAGAAAAAGGTAATCAAAAATATAACAAAACAGGTTCAAATCACGGATATTAAAGTTAAAATGTAGGATATTTGAATATTTTATATATATTCAGTTACTTGTATTTTTGTATATATACATATATATGGGATTTTATAGTTAATGCAAACACGATGACTAATAATATGAATGTTGTTATTGCAGATGCATTGCAATATCTACATATTGCATTTGTAATATTTGTTTCATTGGGGTGGTATTTTATACCAGTCAAATATATTCATCTTTATTTACTTATTATTATTTTCATTATTTTAGACCAGAACGACTTTGATGGAATATGCACACTGACAAAAATGGAGGATTTTTTTAGAAGTAAAAATAGTGTAAAAGAAGAAAAAAAACAACGTCGTCCTGAATTTTTTAAACCACTTGTGAAAAAATTATTTAACATAAATATTACACGTGTTTATTTAACCAGACTTAATAATTTCTTATTAATGCTGGCATTTCTATTCGGATTCTTACGAATGTTATGTCACTATAAGATAATCAGATTTTCCATTTTATGTTATTAACAAATAATAACTAATTATCGGTTATATTTAGTTATTATTTAGGGGTCAGCGGACATTGCCGCAAAATGTATAACGTCGTTTTGTGTTTTTTTAATAGTATAAAAATATATCGATGTATCAATAAGGCGAAAATAGTCAATTCGGCATAATGCTTCTTCTTTTTCTTGTTTACTTTATTTTAGCAATTTTGATCGTTTTGGTTGTTATTTATTTCATTTATATGAATAAAATCAACTTTAACTTTTCTATCGATATTCATTCTGATTTGAAAGACAAAGACAAAGATGTTGTTGGGAAAGACCGATACAAAGAACATAGTAGTAATAGTAGTAGTAATAGTAGTAAAACAAACAATAGTAATATAGATAGCAAACAAACAAAAGAAGTAGATGAAAATTGGTTATTTTGCTTTGATTCATTGAAAAATGTATCAAGGTCGTTTAATATCGTTATTAAACAACTAGACGACGAAACTATGAAAGTCGTTTGTATATTTTATTTGGTATTGAGAGGATTGGATACGATTGAAGACGATATGAGTATCTCTTCTGAGAAAAAGAAACAAATGTTACTAAATTTTCATAATGAAATCGAAAACGACGACTATTCGATCGAATGTGGCGATAAACCGGAATATCGAAATTTAATGAAGAATTTTTATAAAGTGAATCGAACCTATAAACAACTTCATTCAAAATATCGCGATGTTATTAAGAATATTACACAAGAAATGGCAAAAGGTATGGTCGAATTTTTAGGTAAAACATCCATGGATACAACCGAAGAATACGACTTTTATTGCCACTATGTTGCTGGGTTGGTGGGTATCGGGTTGTCGCAAATATTTACTATCAGTGGTTCGGAATTCAACGACTTGACGAAATACGAAACCTTGTCGAATTCGATGGGATTGTTATTGCAAAAAACCAACATTATACGCGACATTAAAGAAGACTATGACGAAAAACGTTACTGGTGGCCGAAAGATATTGTTTGTAAACATTTTTCAAGTATGGATGATATTTTTGCCAATAGGGTAGAGACGGGAGAAGCGAGAGAAGCGGGAGAATCAGGAGAGACCACGGGAATATTTGTAACCACAGAAAAACACACCGACTTATTGAATGAAATGATTATGAATGCATTGCGACATATACCCGAAAGTATCGAATATCTGTCACTGGTTAACAATAATAGCAACTTCAAGTTTTGTGCAATTCCTCAAATTGTGGCAGTGCAGACACTTGCTACTTTATTTCATAATCCAAACGTTTTTAAGAAAACCGAAAAAATAAATAAAACAACACTTGCACGAATATTTATGGACACGAACGACATGAATTCTATCTTGCAGTTTTATATTGACGCAGTTGAAAAAATAGAGAAGAAAATCGTTGATAGTGATAGTGAATTATCTTCTAAGTATTCGGGTGGTAAACTACACAAATATGTAGATGAACTAGATAAAATTAAGGCGTTTATTATGAAATATATTATAGAACATTCGAAAAAACCTGTTACAAATATTAGTCTTACGAAAGTTAAAAAATCACTAATAAGCACATTTATTTCAATATTTCAGAAGAATGTTTTATACCCGTTGAGCAACTTGTAATTTGATAACTATTTGTTATAAATGTAAATATTTTTAGTATTAGTAAAATAATATTGTTAAAATAATATGAATATTATTTAATATACTATAATATAACGCAAATCGCACAACCCACTTCATGGAAACCAAAGAACAACTCGTCGCTCAAATCAAAGGATGGATGGCAAACGATAATGAACTACTTGAATTGCAACGTAAAGTAAAAGAATTAAAAGAGAAACGTAAAACATATGCTGATAATTTAGTCGAAATTATGCGCAAAAATGAAATCGATTGTTTTGATGTAAATGGCGGTAAACTTATTTATACGAAAACGAAGGTTAAGGCGTCTTTGAATAAAACTACGCTTGTAAATGCGCTTGTTAAATATTTTAAAGATGACGATGAACAGGCGAAAGAATTGTCTAAATTTTTATTAGATTCGCGTGAAGAGAAAGTAAAAGAAACGATTCGTCGCAAAATAAATAAAGACTGAGATAGTATTTAAAAAATATAATAATAATATAGTAAACGTATATTCTTGCTATATTATTATTATTGCGAACATCATGTTTCCAACATCGAATAAAATTGAAAGTGGAAAAATAACAAGAGATAAGGCAATATCTATGTCAAAAACGATGTCCAAATTTTTAAAAAAACCTAAACGCGATGAACCTGGCTCTGGCTCTGGACCTGGGCCTAGGTCTGAATCCAATCATGAACATGAAAATGAACCTGCATTTCGTATGCAAACTAAAGAAGAAAAAAGTAAGAAAAAACGACGACAACAACAAGATATGGAAGATACGGAAGATACGGAAGATACGCAAATAAACTATATCGGAGATAAAGAAGATTTAAAAAATTTGGATTTTTTGTTTAGAGAAACTACGGGGTATGAAGTAGGAGAGGATAAGGATAAGGATACGGATACGGATACGGATACGGATCGCGACCACGAAGAAGGAGAGAAGGGTGAGAAAGGTGAGAAACACTTTAAAATATTATATCCTTTCTCTCATAAATATTCTCTACATTTTTCACAAGATTATAAGGAAGATGACGATCAAAACACAAATGAAATTTTGGTAGAATTTCTTATATATAGAATTAAAAAACACGCATATAAACCATTTCTTGAATTTATGTTATATAAAGCTGATGACGATAAATTCTATTTGCCAAACTTAATATATAACGGGGGCAAAAGTAAGAGTAGTGCTAGTGTTGGCGGTAGCGGTAGCGACGACGGCGACCATGCAAAAATATACGACAAAGTAGTTTCGACCCTTGATGCTATTTTTATAGAAGGAAAATACAAAATAAAAGGTAAGCTTATTCCGACCAAGTATATGAATAACATTGACAAAACCTATTTGAGCGAACGATATATATTATTTGTAGAGTCTACTTTGCATGATACTGAAAATGAACAAGGCAATACGTCTGTCCAATATATCCCCGAAGAAACAAAATTATGGTGGGTAACTATAAGTGAAATATTTAACTATAAAAAGGTTCTATTTTTTCCCGTTCATGATAGTGTTGTTAATCTGTTTTATTCTTACCCGGAAATGATGAATATTTTCATGGGAGGTAAAATGCTTGAAATACCAATAGTGGTGTATAATGGGAACAACGACAATTATACAAAATATAATGCCATTTTTTCATTAAAAAAGTCGCCGCAGTTTTCGCGATATGGTCCTTTCTATTATTTTACAGACTTGCATTCCTCTTTTAAATATGCGTGTTATGATGTAGATGGAGGGGATATGCGGAAGTTTGAAAGGGGCGGATTATTACGAACTATTATATTTCCGAAGAAAATTAAAATGTTTTTAGAACGGGATAAAATAGATGACTCGGCGATGGCACAATATTTGTTTAACAAGCATCCCGAAAAAATATTTACAGGGCAATTTAGAGATAATGATAATAAGTGGACTACAAAATATAATACTGCATACAACGGGGAATATACGATTACATATGATAGAGATAAATTCGTAGAGAAGGATAAGGACAAAGACGAACATTTCGATGAGAAAACACCATTTCCTGTTATGTTTTGTGTAAGTCAATATAATCAACAACAAGTAATATCATATCACTATGTAGACACAAAAGGTATCCCTGACAAATATAGTTATGAATTTAAAGATTATAAATTGCTGTAATATTGTTAATGTTTTTATGCGATTTTTTATTATAATAAGTATATAGTATAAAACTTAACGAAAATGGGAAGTAAAACGGAACGTAATATTGCTAGTTTTAAAATGTGGGTTATTTTGATACTTGTATTGGCGTTTTTGAACCCGGCAATTACTGCAATATTGGTTTTTTTAGGAGTTGATAAAAGTAGTTTCGAAAGTTATCTAATTTGGGGGAATGGATTGATTTTATTTTGGTTTATATTAAATAATGAAAGAGCGACTGATCTTATCGATTAAGTTAACATGAAATCTATTGTAATTATTATTATATTAGTTATACTATTTGTTACTACTTTTTATTCGCATTATATATTACATTGCACATAAGTAAAATAATGATTACATATTTATTACAAAAGGTAATAACTATTTTACATATATTTTTAATTGTTTTATTTATTATTGGACCCTTCCTACCGGGTAGATATTTAATATACTATTTATTTTTATGGCCATTTACTTATATTCATTGGTATTTTAATGATAATAAATGTATGTTAACGGAAATTGAATATAATTTAGACAAACAATACCATAATGGATTAGATGAATATATTTTTAATAGTAAACGTGGATTTTTTGCAGTTTTAGGTAATTTAAAATATGGTTTATTAAATGTAAATTTTAACTATTATCGCACAATACTATGGATGGTCGCGTTTATACGTGCACTTATATTTTACCAAAAAGATATAACAAAATGGTGGGATATCCTTAGAAAACATTTTATCTCGCGGTTTATATGCGACTCTTGCAAAGGTTGAGAAACGTGAGAAACGAGAGAAATGTGAGAAACGAGAGAAAACAATGTAAAAATCGATATATTCATACACTGGTATGGTAAAATATTACACTAATATATACGATATTTTTTCCCATCGATAAGCATGATTGAAAATGTATTGCGTGAAATAGTAAGATTTTCTCATTTGTTGTTGTTATTCGTTTTAATATTTGGTGTTTTTTTACCACCCAAATATCTAATATATTTTTTATTTTTATTACCTGCAATTTATATTCATTGGTATTTTAACGATAATAAATGTATGTTGACAGAATTAGAGTCGCACTTTGACCAGAAATATGTAAATTTGAATAATGACGAAGAAGTGTATCACTATAAATATATAAATATATTGGAAATGTTGAAAAAGATAAATATATATTTTGATGGTGCGGATTCTTTCACTTCATATTTATATAATATTTTTTATATATGTTGGATAGTTGGGTTTATTCGTTTCTTAAATTATTATAAAAAAAATATATTTAACGCATGGTCAGTTATAAAAAAACCATTGCAACGACGATTTTTAACTGATAAGTGAGATGAGAATAATTTAGATTAGAATAAACAAAATAAAATACAAAGTTTTTATAATAATAAGTATATATATAGTTATTATTTACAAATGACAGATAAAATAGACTACAACACGGATTTAGAATATTTATTAAAAATTCACGCGGAAGAATGCGAATCATTTTCTATTTTACATCGATATTCATATGAAAAATACAATGAACGATCAAACTATATTAACATTCCTGTTATCATATTATCAAGTGCAATCGGTTTTGCAACAGGTATTGATATTGGGTATGACAAAATGAATATTATTTTAGGTGTAAGCAGTATTTTTGTAGGTATTATCAAATCAATAGATACATATTTTCAACTTGGGAAAAGGTCCGAGTCTCATCGTTTATGCTCTCTCCAGTTTCAGCAAATCAATAAAAAAATAATGATCGAATTGTCATTAAAACGAGACCAACGTATATCTGCGAAAGATATGCTTCAGATCATAAAAACGGATATAAAAAATTTGCAAGATATTGCACCATTAATCGATGAAGAAATAGTAAAAATATTTAAGAAAAATTACGGAGAACGCGACGTAGTAAGTGGAAAGATAACTTTTAATGCACATACACCGAACTTGTGCAATGGGTTAACAGAGGTTACAGTAAACGGCGATAGAATAACAAATGAATATGATAATAAAAATGGTGACGGCAATGGTGGTGGTGGCGGCGGTGGGGGTGACGGCAATGGCGATAATAAAAGACGACGAAGAAGTTCGCGTGAAAGAAGACGAAGTCGTGGATCATCGCCTGACTCTTTTGGAAGTAGAGGAGGCGATGATGACGACAATGACGATGGCAGGGGTGGTGGTGGTGCTGCTGCCGGTGTCGGTGTCGGCGGGGGTAGAAGTTCAAGAAATTCAAAAAATGGTGGAGCGGGAATGGGAGAAAATCCAAATAAAAAAACCGACGGCAATGTATCAAGTGGAAGCAACAGCTCAGGATTTATGAGCTCTGTTTCAAATTTTTTTAAAGGCGGAGTGAATTTATTAACAGGTGGTCATTCTAGGCCGGCTAGCGCGGGTTCGGGTTCAAATTCCAAACCAAAACCCGGTTCACAAGAAGAATATCGCGACCAAAGAAAACGGAATAGAGAACATACATCGACGTCTGTTTTAAATGAACATGGTATTATCAAACAAGAAACAAATAACGAAATCGTTGAATTAACGGATATAGTTTCATATAGCGGGCAACAAGTAGGTAATAGCCTGAATAAAATAAAGATAGCTTCTACATCTACTCCCATATCTACTCCCACATCTAGTGTAAGACATACACCCGTGCTAAAATTGAATAATGCGATACAGAGTGGCGTGCAAGTGCATCGCCCCGAACCTCAACAGCCGCATGCGGAACAGATGGAACAGACGGGACATATAGATTCGCTACAACCGCAACAATTGCAACAATTGCAAAATTTACAACAATTGCAAAATTTACAACAATTGCAAAACTTACAACAATTTTTTAATTCTCAGCGACAAACACCCACACCCACACCCACGCTCACACCTTTGCCTATTCCTCAACTGATAGCTGCAGCATCTACGCCGCGCGTATTACCTTCGAACGCGTCAAATGCGTCAAATAAATCAAATATTCTCGCGGCAGTTTCAGCGAATCTTGTTTATGCAGGAATGAATACAAATGGGTCGCAAAATATTACACCCGCCGTATCAAAGGCCGCATCTGTAAAAAGTGAAATCGAACCTGCTGCAATTTCTCACGAACAATTTATGCGCATTACATCTGCTGCATCCGAAATGGGTGCTAACAACGAGAACGACAATGTTGTTATTGATATTTTACCACTAACCCACAATAATCTAAGTATTCATGAAAATTCAATGACGCAACATGAATCACAGCAACAACAAGACCCTTACACGCAAGTTGTTGATATACAAATTACTGATATAGAACTACCACCCGCACTCGACCAACACAACCACAACCCCGTCCCCGACTCCGATCTTGAAGGGATGATGTAATGACGAGCGTGGTGGGGCGCGAACCCATATTGTTTATTATAATATATATAAAATTGAAATAAAGATATATATACTATATTATATTAAGAACGCCTACTTGTATATTACAACCACGCGACACGCCACGAAATGGAAAAACGATTAAACCAACGCATTGAAGCATACTTGATCGAATTCAAGAACCAGGTTGCGGGACGCATACAAAACATAGTTCGGGATATCGAAGAGTCGGGGTCGGGGTCGTTGTCGAGTCGCGATATTTCTATTTTGGGAGAGACGAAGACGAAATGCAACTCGCTTGCTGCATTTGTATACAATTATGAAAAAATCAAAGTAGGAAAAGACGACTTTATGAAACGCAAACGCGTGAAAAGTGTTGTGCCTATATACGACCGATGCTGTGCAAAGAGGGCTAGCGGTGAACAATGCACGCGGCGTAAAAAAGAAGGCGAGTCATATTGCGGGACACACATCAAAGGAACACCGCATAGTGTTATGGAGGAGGAGAACCTGGCAGAACCTTCAACGCCGAAAAATGTGAAAGTCGATATCTGGGCGCAGGATATCAGAGGCATTATTTACTATATCGACAAGACCGGGAATGTATACGATACAGAGGATATTATGAAAATTGACAAATACCCCAAACGTGTTATTGCAAAATATGTGCAGGATGCTAAGGGTGGATATAGTATTCCTTCGATATTCGGGGGCGGAGGCGGAGGCGGAGGTGCGGCGTTGGCTCAGTAATGTGTCGGCGTCACTTATACTATATAGTAAATTTACTTAAATATACTTTTTTATATTTAAGTAAACCGCGACACGACACGACACGACACGACGCCTGATATAATACCATGATGCGTTCATCATATAATGCTGCAAATGCAGATATTAAAGTAAAAATAAATGGGGAATGGCAACCAGCTAGCCCTCAGTTGCGAGATATTTATATAGAATACAAATCTAGACCAATGAGTAACGGCAGCGCGCCGTATTTTAAAGACAGGGTTACCATTTTTAGAACAGACAACGATGTGTATATGCCAACATTTTATAGCGTGCAAACTACAAATGCGACAAATGCGTTAAGGAGAAATGAATATATTTTTCCTGAAAATGAATCACATAGAAACCAAGAAGGCACATCCACCCCTATACCCATTATCGACTTCAATGATATTTACATTTTTTTAGTAGATGGTGTTACGGGACCAGGAAGTCGCAATGGAGCGGGATGGGTGAAAGCACGTAACTACCAGACATGGGCGTATGTGAATTTTATTTATGATGATACACGTGTTCGTAAATGTTATGCTTCGCAGTATTCAACTTATTTGGCATTTCCTCCCGGTTTTGATACCCCCAATGTTGTAACGATTGATATTGACGGATTGGCGCCGAATATTATTTTCTTGATTTCAAGAAATGATAACAATAGTGTATACTATGAGAAAAATGATGCTAGCCATACGCGAGTCAGAATATGCGACAATGAATATGCACGTGCGGGGTTTTTAGGGTTTTATACGCGTATTACTATGGACGTGGGTATGATCATTACGCCGCCACCGGCTGCGTCGCATGCACATGCACATTCACATACCATATCATCTCCCGGAAGTGTGTTGGCGTTGGCATGTATTGGTGACAAACCTCCCATGATTGACTTGACAGATAATGAAGAACACCATTGCATTATGTGCTACGAAAATAAAAAGAATGTGATGTTTTACCCATGCAATCATGCAATATCTTGCTATCGATGCATGCAACAAATGACGAAATGCGAATGCCCTGTTTGTAAATCGGCGATTCACGCGATTCAGTATTTCAAACAATAAATAAGTTGCGTGTAAAATCATATAAAATCATATAAATAAAATCGTAAAGACAGATTTTATTTATATAGACATAGCCCGGAGTGTCGGGTGGACCTAACCTAATCTAGTTCTTCTTGCTGAGGAACGCCAAACACCTACTAAAACATCCTACTGCGACTTGAGCTGCAACTTCTTGCACTTTATTCAAATCAATGGTTCCTTTTGATGCGTCTACGACAAGCTTAATCGTATCATCAAAAAGAGGCGAATAAAGCATATTCAAAATCTCAAGTTTCATTTCGCTGCTTATCGTCGTCGAATCAGGACACTCTGAAACTATTTTCGCTATCATTCGAATTACAAAATCTTTCTTGTTTTTACCTGTTTCATTCGTTTGTTCGACAATCACCATCGCAATTCGAAGCATCCGCATAATTGTTTCCATGGAAATAACAACATTTTGGCTCTTAATTTGTTTATCAAATTCTTCATAACAATACTTGAAATCTTTAACTATAGCGACTACGTTTTTATCTTGTTGTTCTTCGATAAGTTTTGTTTTAGATTCCTTTTCCGGCTCCGTTTGTGGCGACGGCGACGGCGATGTCGATAATACTACGGGAGTCGACGCGGGGGTTTCCGTTTCTTTTGGTTGTATTTGCTCAAGCTCAATCTTTACATTTTCACTTGATGCTATTTCTTCTAAATCTGGTAGAACAAGCATTAGTTGATTTGCTACATTCTCGCAAATTTGAGTGTTTGCTGCATTTGATTGTGTCGGCGATGATACAGGTGACATCGTGACAAGAACAGGAGATTCAATACCAGACATTTGGTGACTATAGTTGCAATAGTGGCTGTAGTGATAGTGATAGTAATATATTATATCAACAAAAGTTTATATTGATTTTGTTGATATAATATATTTATTTCACTATATGGATAGTAAAAATAATAAACAAAAAAATAAAAAAAATGTAAATCTATTCATCCCACTATTTACTCGATTCGTCGTTGTCCTCTGTTTTTTATACTTACCTACACTTACCTACTTACCTAAAGTTAAAACGGGGAGGTTGTGGTCCGGGCGACGAGATTGTTTGGCGGAATCGCGGGTGCCGAAAGCATTCGCCCGATTCGTGCACATCCAGGCGAAGCGTGGCTCGAAAATGTATCATCGCCACCACACGAATCCGTGAAATCGTTATCGTATGCGTATGCTCCACAGCCACCCCCATTGATCATGTCATTTTCATCGCCGCAATTGTATTGAACGCGTCCGCGAACTTTCGACTTTCGCATCCCGATCATCGCATCGCGTGTCATGATTCGCAAATTTGAGCCAATTCCGCGCGACGATGGCGTCAAATCGCTCAACATTCTTTCCTGGGTTTCGCTCAGCACATTGTCATCTGCAAGGGCAGCAGCAGCGGCAGCAGCGTTTGGCGTCATGGGTTCTTGGTCGTCGGGAGTAGATGTAGGGGCCGCAGCAAGTGGTGGTGCTTGTGTTGTATCGTTGGCGACACACCCGACATATGCCGAACGAGCACGGCTCACTGGAGTGCAATAATCGGAGGGTATATTGTCGTCGAGAGGCGGCATCATCATGGACGCCATATTATCGGGGGTAAACGACGCCGTGCGTCCGCGCATCCTTGATATTGATGCGACTTCCGCTGGAACTTCATCGTCTGCAATCGGCATCGAGTCAATGATTTCGCGTTGGATGGGCGTGATGTCGTTGATGGTGACTGCACGTTGCTGGATTTGCGATGCCTGTCTCGCTGTAATATATCTCTCGCCGATATAGGAAGCCGCAAGTCCGCTGATGCAGACGAACAAATCGTCGGCGAGTTGGATGATGTAGGGGTCTTCAATGAGGTTGTTTTCGGTCGCGTATTTGAGGAACTTCTCTTGGAATGCAGTGATTTCAGCGACGAGACGCGTCTTTGTGTCAGCTTGGTCTTGGAATGTCATGCGACGCATCATCTTGAAGAATTGGATCGACTTGTCGATCGTTGTAATCGTGTCGAGACGCCAGAGCTCTTTTTCGACTTCTGCGTCTTTCGTCTCTGGAGTCTCTGCGTAGTTCATGGACACGACAACATCACATGAAGTATCCTGGGGCGCTTCGATGGAAGTGTATGTGAACCTGCATGCAAGGTCGTCGTGCTGCCATGGGGTGCGGATGTAATATGTGCGCGACGAATCATACGCAAAATCGCCAAGACAGATTTCGTTCTTCCATTGCATTGACTCGAAATCGTAGACCTCGGCGTGGGGCGTTGAGATGGACACTTTGGTAAATGCCGCATTGACGGATGACCAGAGAATCTCGCCGAAAATGCAACCCGTCTTCTCAATGTCGTCGATGAACCACTGACGCGAGTTGGGGAAATGCGAGCAAAGCGACTGAAGTGTGGCGGAATCGTGCTCAGTGCCGTATCCAATCATGATTTGCGTGGGCTGAGCTGCAGCAGATTCGCCAAGAAGACCGGCAAGATGGGGGATGCTATTGTTGCCTTCATTGTTGTCGCCATCGGTGAGGAAAACGTGCATACGCTGGACACAATGTTCGGGGATATCAGCGGAGGGTGAAATGTGCTGCGACTCGGTTGAAATCAGGTGCGAAATCACCCTGAAACATTTCTCGAAATTGGTGCCGCCTTGAGGTCTGATGCATGAAATGACTCGAAGAATCTCGTCTTTGGAGTCAGGTGTGACACGCATCGGGTAGAGAACACACGTCGCACTGGAATGGAACTGGACGAGAGCGAGGTAAAATTCGACATGCGAAAACTCCTCTTGCTGGGAAATAATCGTGTCGACCATGTTCTTCAATGTCGCGTGGACGAAATCCATCTTGGTGGTGCGTTGTTGTTGATGTTGTTGATGATGGGACTGGCAACGGGTTGCACTTTCGTCCATGGAACCGGAGCAGTCAATGGAACCATACATGATGACGCGGATTTTTTGCCTGGATTGGGAAGCGACGGCGGTAGGGGTCTGTGAAGAAGAAGCGTCAGTAAACGGGGGAATATTAATCTGGATAATGCCGCGATTGAATGAAACCACATCCACAGCGGTAGCGGCATCGGCTTCAGTGCCGGAAGCAGCAGCGGAAACGGGTCTCTGATTGGTCAAGAACTTGATGGAAGATTGCATATTGATTGCTTTTTGCTTGTTGTATACGGGTAGTAACAGGTTGGTGTCTATATTCCATTATAATAAGAATATCAAGTTCAATTTTCCGGCGTGTATTGATTGAGACATAGAGGTGGTAATAATATAAAGCATGAATAGTGTGACGACTTTATATTATTTTTTCTTCAAACGATGTAGTGTTATTTTACACGCTGGGTATGACTACGATTACGACTCTTGCCTTTGGTCTTGGATGAAGAAGCTTTAAAACTGGAATTGCGCCTTGATTTGGAGGTGGCGTGGGTTGTGTTTGCAGCGTCGGTATATGTTATAGGGCGTGGAATATTGTTACTTCCACCGGATTGATTTAAAGATAAGGGTATAGCATAATCCCAGTGTCCTCCACCTCCTACCATGAATACAACTGGTTTTGTATTAGAAGAAAGTGCTAATTTTAAACCATCCGCATCATAATTATTTCGTGTAGGGTCAGATATTATTTTAAATGTATTTGCATGATCACTAGAATCAATAGTTAAAAGCGTTTTATATTCTATTGTTTGGAATTCTTGCGAATTAGGAGACAATATTACTACAAAACAATTATATAATAATGAAATATAAAATAACTCATCATCAGTTCCCCAGTAATAACCACTAATAGGTGTGTCTATTGTGCTAACATTATCAAATTTTGTTTTACCATATTTTTGTAGATATTTTATAAATTCTAGTTGACTTTCTTTAAATTCATTCAAATCTTTTACTTTATTATATATTTTTGATAAAAATTCAGCTAATTTATTTCTTAGTTCACTTTGTTTTTCATTTTGTGGTTTCCACCATTCTTGTGAAAATCTATCTAACAAATTATATTGTTTATAGCTTACAGGTGGTTTTATTAATTGCATTCCAGCTGAATTATAAAAACAATTTCCATCACCATATCCACTTTTAAATATATAGCCAACTGATTGTAATATATCATCAATGCTTGTTTTTTCTTTTTCTAAAATTTGTTCATAATACGGACGAATTACACCTGAAAAACGTGATGCGTAGTCGTGTTCGGATAATATATATTCTAATATATCTATCCTTTTTGTTTCTAACAAAAATTTATAAAAATCCGAGTATATTATTTTGGTATTATCATCACCGGTGTCTATTATTTTTTTATTAATTTTCTTAACAATATTACTTATATTAGTTTTTAAATATTCATCAATATTTTCTATGGCTTTTTTTGAAGTAAAATACTCCAATAGGTTAGCTATATAATTACTGGATATATATGCCAGTAATTGAAATATCAAAGAGTTACTGGTACTACTAGTCGATGGTCTTACATTAAAATTTAAATATGAAATATCATTTAATAACGTTATATAACCATTATCGTATATTTTATTTAATTCATCATTAGAGTCTATATCAATGCTATCTCTGGATTCACTTTTAGTTTTAAATAGTTCGAAATTTTCAACAAGTTTTTGAATAATAGTATCTTTATCGGTCTCGGTCAACTCCATAGGTATTATATCTTTTCTTATTATAGGTTTACGAGTTAATTCCGGCACCACCTCTACCCCCAATTTCATCTCCTTATAATCCCAACGTGCCGGCACTTTCAACAAGAGTGAATTTTTTCTCAAATTTAAAAGCAATTTTGCTCTCATTTTTTTGTTATCATCGCTTCCTGCCAAACTCATATCCAAATCATAAGCTGCTTTTATACTCCCGCAAGCCCCGAGGTAAAATTTTGTATCATCTCCATCCACAGCAGTTTCAAACCCTTTAATCATAGTATCAATGTCAGGTTCAGCAGAGTTGAGATTTTTTTTAGCAGCTTCCTCACCATCTGTAGGGTAAAGAAAATCTGTCGGTAAAGTTGTTACTAATTTTTTTATTTCTGCATCATTTTCAGAGTCTTGGGTAAGTCGACCTTCAAGTCCGGTAAGAACATCGGCGAATGGTTTTTTTTCAACTGGTTTTGCTTCCGGTGATGATGGTGGTGGTGATGACGCTGAAGTAGTATTAGCTATATATGCATTAAATGCTTCGATAAATTTTGTTTTTATGGTATCCAATTTTGTTTGATAACTATTATTATCATTTAATCCAGCAAAGCACATATCTGCAACCCCTGACCCACTCGCAAAACCATGATTTGTATTTCCAGCATTTACGATTGCATCAATATTGTCTACACCATGAGGCGTAATGACATTTGATATTAAAGTTCCTTTTTTTAGTTGTTTTAAAACTTGACCAAGATGAGAAGTACCATCAGTAGCTTTTCTTATTGCTTCTTGCATTCCACTTTCTTCTTCAGATCCTTTTCCATATGTAAGAAAATATATTTTATCAATGCTTAATGGTGTAGTATCATGAAACGATATTTTATTATAAACATCATAAAAATCAGTTACACCTTTTACTAATACTTCTGCGTGTTCAGCTTTATCATATTTTTTACCACTTGATCCTCTTTCTGCATCAACATTTGCTTTTAATGTGTCATAAAAAATCTGACCTCCTATAAAAGGGAAAATTATTTTTTTAACTCCATTTTTTGCTGCTAGTATAAGAGAATTCATAACAGAGTTTGATATTGTATCTTTTGTTATATCACGTTTTACATTATCAGATTTTGCAGGCGATGCATGTATCATGTATTTAATTTTTGTAGTTGTCTTACTATCTGGATCCCATATTGTTGTCTTATTTCCATGTGCATCAATTACCACGACCTGTTTTATTGAATATAAATCATTATCTCCAATATAAAGTAAAGTAGCCGACCCTGCAGGCATTATTTTCTCAGTTGCATAACTACTCGAGTAATCCGTGCCTATTGCAGAAACCAAATTAGACATTTCTGTTGGTTCATCACTTGATGATGATGATATAACAGGTTCTGCAACCAAACTAAAAATAGCATCTTGGCATTCTGTGGTTATACCTGTTATAGTTTTTGTTGTTGTATTAATATTGCAATTTTGTGTTGCTGATGGTGGCGGCGTTGATGGCGGTGGAGTTTGGTCACCACCACTCACTAGTGCTTTACCGGCACCCTTACCACCACCTTCTGCCTCTATTTGAGCAAGTATATCCGACATCTTTAATATTTTTGATGGTTTGGTGCCACCACCACCCACTATATCAGGCAATAATTTTGAATTCGTCATAGACCACCCTAGAACACTCATATTTGAGTTTCTACCCCAATGTCCGTCAAGCGAGTCATCACCAGCATTTCCGTTTCCAATTATAGACCAAGGATCCCATGCATTTATGTATAATGTGTCGGCGGGAGTAGTCTCTAGAGTAAATAAAACATCTGGAATATATTTATTAGGTGAAGGTCCCAAATTTAGAACCTTTATACCATATTTTATACAAAAATTTATTGGTATGTCTATGTCAGATGGATCAATATCGTTAGATTTTTTTTGAGACTCACTAACGCCACCAGGTTCAATTCCAAAAGCAGGTGCAAATATGTCTCGATAAAAATTACCACTAGTCATATTATACTCTTTTGGAAGCAAGTCCGAAAACCAACCACTTCCAACACCATAATACCAAAGATTTGTTAAACGTTTAAATTTACAAATATAACACGCTTTTAGCCATATTTTTCTATATCTTTGAATTAATTCGTGTTTTAATTTATCTTTGTTTGTATCAGTTAATGATTGAATTTCACCACCACCATCACCATAAGTTTTTAAAAAATATTGGTAATCAGGTTGTTGAACTTTATCAAAAGCATAACCAATTAAATTCATAACATGAACATTTTTTTCTTCTGCGCCTGGTTTGCTTGGTTCTATACCATTTGTAACTCTAGCATGACAATATATTCCGATATTTGGATATAATTTTGATGTGGTTGACTTTTCATATGCTCCCTTTTTCCATCCAAAATTTTGTTCAAGATTATTTTCGTTATAACGCCGTTTCATTTCCATATTAACAGGTTCTCTTTCTTCTACAAGTTCTTTTACTTCGTTCAAAGATGCATCATCGTCATATACAACTATAGTCTCATCAAATTTATGAGATTTTTCCCCACCACCTTCATCCCATCTATCTGGTTCTAATACCCATCCTGGAAATCTATATTTATCAGTATTTTCTCCCTTAGAATTCTCGTATATACCTCGCAATGTTGTGGCATTTTCTAAGGGGTTACTTTTAGCAGTTTCTCTAGCCTTGGTTTTAGCATCATCAGCAACAGGAGCAGTAGACATAATAAGTGTATAATAAAAAGAAGAGTATGTGTATATAGAGAGTGGAGAAAAAAGGAGTGTAAGTGTGTGCGTAAATGTGGTATAAGGTATAATAAGGATAAAAAGAAAAAGAGTGGCGTATAGGCCAGGTGCTAACGTGGGAGGAGTCCCCTGTGCTGTAGGTAGTGGGTGAAACCAGAAAAGCGCTAAAATATGCCATAGACCCTTACCCCTAAAAAATGCCGTAGGCCTCCAACCCCTTAAATCCCCCAAAAAGTGCCGATAGGCCAGGGGGCCCACGGGGGACAGAGTCCCCTGTGCCGTAGGCTCCTAACCCCTTAAATCCCCAAAAAGTGCCGTAGGACAGGGGACTCCGTCCCCCGTGAACCCCCTAATGCCGTAGGCCTCCAACCCCTTAAATCCCCCTAAAAAATGCCGTAGGCCTCCAACCCCTTAAATCCCCCAAAAAGTGCCGTAGGCTCTCAGGCAACCCTAAAGTGCCGATAGGCCAGGGGGCCCACGGGGGACAGAGTCCCCTGTCCACTAAAAAAAGCCGTAGGCTTCGCAACCCTTAAATGCATTAAAAATGCCGTAGGCCGGGGGGCACACGGGGGGCGTAGCCCCCTGTCAGGCAACCCTAAAGTGCCGATAGGCCAGGGGGCCCACGGGGGACAGAGTCCCCTGTCCACTAAAAAAAGCCGTAGGCCTCCAACCCCTTAAATCGGTAAAAAGTGCCGTAGGCCGGGGGGCACACGGGGGGCGTAGCCCCCTGTCAGGCAACCCTAAAATGCCGATAGGCCGGGGGGCCCACGGGGGGCAGAGCCCCCTGTCCGAAAAGTGCGAAAGTGGCGGGTAAGTGGCGTAAAAAATTGAAACGGCGGAGGGTCGAAAAGTGCCTAAAAGCGCCCCCTTGGCAGACCCTCAAGGAGACCCCCGAAACAGCCTCCACTGGCAGACCCCCTGGCAGACCCCCTGTGCCGTAGGCTGGGGCGAAGCCCCGCAATACCCTAAATGCCGTAGGCCAGGGGGCTTACGGGGGACGGAGTCCCCTGTGCCGTAGGCTGGGGCGAAGCCCCGCAATACCCTAAATGCCGTAGGCCAGGGGGCTTACGGGGGACGGAGTCCCCTGTGCAGGAGGCCAGGGGGCTTACGGGGGACGGAGTCCCCTGTGCCGTAGGCTGGGGCGAAGCCCCGCAATACCCTAAATGCCGTAGGCCAGGGGGCTTACGGGGGACGGAGTCCCCTGTGCAGGAGGCCAGGGGGCTTACGGGGGACGGAGTCCCCTGTGCCGTAGGCTGGGGCGAAGCCCCCCAATACCCTAAATGCCGTAGGCGGGGTTTTACAGGGGTTTACCCCTGTGGGGGACGGAGTCCCCTGTGCAGGAGGCCAGGGGGCCCTGGGGGGCGGAGTCCCCCATAAAATTGAAATGTTTTTGGAGTATAAGATAGGATGCAGTGACTCCAACATCAAGTTTACGAATCAATACAATCGAATGGCCCAACAACAGACTGAATTCAACAAGACCTGCGTGACTTTCTCTGCGAACCCCGTCGTGGAAAAGTGCCTGGCGAAGTTGGCGAATGAAGTGACGGAACAAGTGCGCGACAAACTCATCGACATTCTCATCGCCGTTCTTGCACGTGAGTGCGAGGATTTCGATGGCGAATCGGTGCGTCGCCTGCTCGTCGCTGAACTCGAAACGACGCCTCTCACTTTCGCCGTGGAGAAACGTGCCGGTCCTGCGAAGACGAAGACCCTGAAGGAAGCCAAGGAGAAGACCCCGAAGGAGAAGAAGGTGAGAGCCCCGAAGGAACCCAAGGAACTCAAAGAAAAAGCCCCGAAAGCCGTCGTGAGCGAGGAAGAACGTGAAGCCCGCAAGGCAGCGAAACGGGCTGAACGTGAAGCTGAAAAGGAAGCCCGCAAGGCAGCCAAACAAGCTGAACGTGAAGCTGCCAAAGAAGCCGCGAAGGCAGCCAAAGAAACCGAAAACGACGCCGACAAGGAAGCCGTCAAGGCTGCCAAGAAGGCCGAAAAAGAGGTGGAAAGGGCAGCGAAACTGGCTGAAAGGGAAGCTGCAAAGACAGCCCGCAAGGCAGAAAAAGACGCTGAAAGGGAAGCTGCCAAAGCTGCCAAACAAGCCGAAAAAGAAGCCGCAGCTGCAGCCGCTCCTATCGTCGTCGCCCCGAAAGAGCAACGCCTGCCCATCCCCTGGTGCGGCGCTCGCATTGAGGGTCGCTGCGAAGCTTTGCGCGTCTACCACGGCTTGTTTGCTCAGTGCACCTCCGACGCTACCGAAATCAGCGCATTCTGCCCCTCTTGCGAGAAATCCAACGCCCCGTTTGGAACTTGCGCCATGCGCGCGGCGTGCGGTCTGTTTGACTACACCGACCCCAAAGGCAAAAAGTGCTTGAGACTCGCAAATGTGGTTGAGAAGTTCGGCGTTGAAGGCGGACTGGATGCATTCATTGCCGAGGCAGCCAAACACAGCATCACGCTGCCCGCTGAACACTTGACGAAGGAAGTGAAGCAGCGCGGACGCCCCAAATCCAGCTCCAGCTCCCCTCGCGCATCCAAAGTTGCAACCAGTGACACTGGCAGCGGCAGCGGCAGCGAGACAGAGACGGACGATGAGGAGCACCAGCAGAAACGCAAACAAGTGAGCAGGGTTGCTGCCAGTGAAGCGCCCAAGAAACGCGGCCGCCCCGCCAAGAACCCGAAAAGCGACGTCACCCCCAGCGACGAAGTGATTCAGGATCTTGTTGCCAGTGCTGCTGCGATCTCAATCTCTTCCGCGCCCTCGACACCGGTTGCAGTGACCCCCAAGTCCTCATCTCCCGTTGTCGTCGAAACACCAGCCGCACCCAAAAAAGCCAAAGCCGTCGCACTGAAGGCCAAACCCGCACAACGCAAAACTCGCGTGATCGAGGAGCAGACATTCTGGGTTGACAGCTTCAACGGAGTGGAGATTCTCATCCGCCAGGAAGACAATGCAACCTTTGAGGCATCCAACGGCGAACCTCTCGGATTCTGGGACGACGCAACCAAGACCATCATCGAGTGCGACGACGAAGACGAGGAGTAAAATCCAATACACCAACCCAACCACACACACACACACACGCGCGCGCTATCCCGGGTGAATAACCCCAGGGTGAAAGACCCACACATATGCACACACATGCACACATGCACATAGTTTGATGGTGAAGTAGCTGAAAACCATCTTTTTTTTCACAGGGGTAAACCCCTGTAAGACCCCGCCTACGGCATGAAGGGTCGCGTGCCTACGGCATATTTTCATCACCGGTTTCTTGATTTGTCACTCATTTCTCGATTTCCTATATATAGGCGATTGGGCCGTAGGCTGACACACCTCAAAGGCCGTAGGCCAGGGGGCTTACTGGGGGCAGAGTCCCCTGTCCCGTAAAATTGAAATGTTTTGCGATGGAAGGATGGAATGCATGTTACATACGTTACTACATTTACGAACAAACATGGGAGCTCAACAATCGAAGTGCAAGTGCCTCTATCTTCCTGCCCAAAGCGGAAAGACACGCAAAATGGAAGAACTGATCCAGATACACAAGCTAGGTGAGTTATTTGAACCCGTCGACATCAACATCATCATCTCTGCCAACAATCGCGTTCTCGTGGAACAAACCAAGACCCGCATGACCAAAGACCTCGCAACCGACAGCGAGGAAGGTGCCAACGACGCATGCATCAAAGGAGCCGTTTTCAGCTGGACGTCTGGAACCAAGGAAAGCAACATCACGCCTGATCATTTGTATGCAATGATTGCACTTGGCGACATTGAAATGGTTGTCATCTGCGCTCACGCAACACGTCTTCGCTACTTGTTGCAAACCCTCGAACGTCTCGCTGCTCGTCCCACCTTCACCAAGAAAATCAACATCTGGATTGACGAAGCCGACAACAGCATCAACCTGTGGTCCAAATACGAAAGCATCCTCGCCATGCGTTGCATCAATCAAGTCACACTCGTCAGCGCAACATTTGACGCGGTTGTCTCGAAATACAAAGACCTTCACGTGTTGCCTTACTTCAAGACACATCCCGATTGCTACCGCGGTCTGAGGAGCGCAACACGTCGCGAAATCAACTTTGTCGCATCTGCTCCCGAATACGTGAGACACGTCATTACTGCACCCACTCTCGCCCACCTGAGAAATCCAGGCATGCGTGCTTTCATCCCCGGTTCAAATTCAACAGGCAGCCACGATGTAATCGCTGAGTTTCTCCACAAGGAATTCAACTTTGTCGTCATCATCATCAATGGTGAACGCAAAGAAATTCTCGTTCCAGGTCAGCATGAGCCCATCGACTTGCGTTGCTACTTCACCATTCAAGCCGACCAAATCCCCCAAGAGTTCAACGCACAACTTGCAAAACTCTACAAGGAAAACAACTGGTCGCGTTTCCCACTGGCAATCACTGGCTACTTGTGTGTGCAGCGCGGTGTGACATTCCAATGCGGTCCGGAAGAAGGCGTTCACGATGGGTTCCTCTTTGACTACGGAGTCATTCCACCGAATAAGTGCGCCCCAGAGGCATACCAAACCATGGCGCGCCTTTTTGGAAATGTTGGCGACATCCCTGCCTACAAATCCGTTGAAATCTTCACCACTACTGCTACATTCTCTGGTGTTGAAAAGCAAGAGGAGATTGCCATCAACATCGCACGCATGGTCGCAGAACAAGGCCTCGAAGTCGTCACCAAGAAACACCTCAAGGCTGCACAGAATTTTGACGTAGAGTCGTTGTTCGAGCCATTGCACACCACCGAGTTCACGACTTTGGTCGATGCCACAAAATTCATGCGCGGTTTGGGTGCACAAGGAAAGACTGAGAAATCCCTCGAAAGAAATGAAGCAGGGTTCATTCTCAGCTCAACCACAGGCAAGAAAGGGGTTTTGAGTTACAGCGCCGTCATGAAAGAAATGAGCGCATGGTCAAAGACATCAAACTTTGACGTGAAGAAAGAACAACAATCCAAAAAACCATCAGGACGTTTGTATATCTGCTACAAGGATATCACAGATGCATCAAGCGTGGTCTTTATCCCCCGTGTCCTAGTTCCTATCGCCAAGAAGTAAACCAAGAGAGAAAGGAGAGAAAGGAGAGAAAGGAGAGAAAAAGAATTCATAATTCAATAATAGGTAAGTGTATATGTTTTGTGTAATATATTCTAACACTTTTTTACAGGGGGCTCCGCCCCCCGTGAACCCCCCATGCCTACGGCATAATCGTTTGTTTGAAAATGGAAATGCGGACGCGCCGTAGGCTCTCACACATCACTAAGTGCCGTAGGCCAGGGGGCTTACGGGGGACAGAGTCCCCTGTGCAGGAGGCCAGGGGGCTCACGGGGGTGCAACCCCCGTAAAATTGAAATGTTTTTCAATGGTATTAATAGGATGTAGTGAATACAAGACAAAAACAAAAAACAACACAATGACATCCGTGATTGACAACAAAGAGTCCAGCAATCGAGCAGCATCTATATGCTGGTCGCACACCAAAAGCGCGAAAATGAGCGACGGCAGTTTCTACGAGGGATTCCTTGACAGGTTTGGCAGACGTTCGGGTGCAGGCGTCTGGCGCAGTCCAATCACCTTGTTCGGTGTTTACGATCCGCAAAACATCAAGAGCATGTTCCACTGGACCGAATACGAAGGCGAATGGCTCAACGATTTGCCCAACGGATTCGGCTACATGAAAAAATGCAGGGGTGACGGCACCAAAGAGATCGTCTACGAGGGCGAATGGGTGAACGGCAATCAGCAAGAGCAGTAAGCTGCACAACGAGAGAAAGGTGAGAAAGGTGAGAAAAGAATTCATAATTCAATAATAGGTAAGTGATAATGTTTTATGTGTTTTGTGTTTTGTGTTTTGTGTTTCTAACACTTTTTTTACAGGGGGCGAAGCCCCTTCACACCTTCAGTGCCATATAGGCCAGGGGGCCCTGGGGGACAGAGTCCCCCACAAAATTGAAATGTTTTGCAATCATATGGTGGAATGCAGTGACTCTTACCAACAACAAACAACAAACAACTATGCAACTTCTCATCAAGTGTCAAGGATTCAAGCATCTTCAACCCTCGGAATTTACCATGGACGTTGTCCCGTCGGAGACAATCGGCGCCATCGCAACCAGGCTTGAGAAAATCACAGACGTTCCAGCAGCCAAACTCTCCGTGATAACGGGACTCATTCTCGGCAATCCTTTGGGCAGTTTCAAGAAACTGGACAAAGGCGTGAATGTTTCAGACCACGGGTTGCGACATGGTTCGACGCTCGTGGTTTTCATTCCCGTCGGCCAACAGGATTCCTCTTCCGACATCGTGGTTGCAGCAGCACCGGCACAACAACAACAACCCAAGAGCCGCGTCGTCTGCGTGGGCAGGGCGGAATACCGAGCATCTGCATCAGAACCCATCAAATCAGGCGACATCATGGCAGTGATGGGAGACAAGGCCGACAAGAAGAGCAAGACGACACTGCTGTTCGAAGGCGTCGAGTATGCCAACGCTCAGGAGTGGCTCGCAAAGGCATTCAAAAACAGCGGCAAGTCGTGCTGTGTGCAATTCGAGAAATCGCAAGCTGTGGGCAATACCCCGCGCCCAACACGCTACGTGCCACCTTCAAGCAAAAACAAGTTTGGCTACTACGCGTAGTAACCGCAACGCGTTTGTTTCTTCGATTGCACGGCAAAGACTTAGGAGGGGAGCCATAAATAAAGGTATGCAATTTGCACGCGTGTTGCGTTTGTGTGTTTTGTGTGTTTTGTGTTCTAACACTTTTTTACGGGGGCTGCGCCCCCGTTAACCCCCCGGCCTCCTGCACGGGGGACTCTGTCCCCCGTAAGCCCCCTGGCCTACGGCACCGAGGATATACGCGAGAGCCTACGGCATTAGGGGGTTCACGGGGGGGACTCTGTCCCCCGTAAGCCCCCTGGCCTACGGCACCGAGGATATACGCGAGAGCCTACGGCATTAGGGGGTTCACGGGGGACTCCGTCCCCTGTCCTACGGCATATTTTCATAACCCATTTATTGATTTGTCACTCATTTCTCGACATGGGGCTTCGCCCCCCGTGAACCCCCCACAGCCTACAGCATAATCGTTTGTTTGAAAATGGAAATGCGGACGCGCCGTAGGCTGGGGCGAAGCCCCTTCACACCTTAGTGCCGTAGGCTGGGGGGCTCACGGGGGTGCAACCCCCGTAAAATTGAAATGTTTTTCAATCCTCCAGTAGAATGCAGTGACTCTACCAACAACATCGAAACAATGACGACAACAATGACGACAACAATGGAACCCTCGACCTCGAGCAACTACTGGACCGCAATGGCGCTGAGTGCGACAAACCAGACCGCGGCACGACAAGTGCGGAAATACACCCAAGACTACTTTGGTGTGAAATGCTTCGTTACGGCAGACGCGCCGAACGACATGATACCCTGCGAACCATTTTGCAACAACTGCGGATTTCCGACATCTTCAACGCAGACCATGGTGTGCAGCGACACGTTCCACACGAGGTGCACAAGACACGAAAGCGGACGCTGGTTCAACGAAGAACAAAACGCATGGAACGACGACGCCGCCGCCGCCGCCGAGTAAGCAGACCACACATCGACGCAGCGAAGAAAGCATAGTTTGGTGGTAGCAGTAGCTATAAAACCACTTTTTTTATACACGTGGAGGTGCCCCATTCCCATAAAATTGAAATGTTTTCCCTTGAAAGAATAGAATACAGCGAACCCGACGACATGAACAGACAACAACAAGAACAACAACTTTTCAAAGAAACAGCCAAGCTGTTGGCGGATGACAAAATTACGACGGAAGAAGAAGAAGAAGAAGGATGTGAGTTGTTTACGGAATGGATCGGCGGTGAGCATGCTGTCACCAAAGACTCCTGCTCCCCCTACAACTTCAAATTGACACCCGAAGAACGTGCAATACAATCCGGCAAACACAAATTCGGGTTGTGCTCTTCTTGCGATGTCGGACTTGACGATCGCGCAGACTTCCACGTTTACTTCAACGACGAAAAAATGGAAGTCACGTGCAATGCATGCGACCACCACTTCACAGGCGGGGGTGCTTGTTAACCAGGTTGAAGAGGACCGCACGATGGATGAAAGCTGCACAAACGAGAGAAAGGTGAGAAAGGTGAGAAAGGTGATAAAAGAATTCATAATTCAATAATAGGTAATAGCGTTTTATGTTTTGTGTTTTGTTTTGTGTGTTGTTTTGTTTTTTGTTTTGTTTAGTTTTGTTTAGTTTTTGTTTTTGTTTAGTTTAGTTTAGTTTAGTTTAGTTTTGTTTTTTTCTAACACTATTTTACAGGGGACGGAGTCCCCCTGTCCTACGGCATATTTTCATAACCCATTTATTGATTTGTCACTCATTTCTCGACATGGGGCTTCGCCTCCTGTGAACCCCCACAGCCTACGGCATAATCGTTTGTTTGAAAATGGAAATGCGGACGCGCCGTAGGCTGGGGCGAAGCCCCTTCACACCTTAGTGCCGTAGGCGGGGTTTTACAGGGGTTTACCCCTGTGGGGGACAGAGTCCCCTGTGCAGGAGGCCAGGGGTCTTACAGGGGTTTACCCCTGTGTGGGGCACACGGGGGGCAGAGCCCCCTGTAAGAATTCGCGATTTCCCAGGTTTCACTATGCGTCCAGAAAATTGAAGTAAAAAGGAACGATAAATAGGAATGCATCAGTCAACACCAACAACTACTCCAATAGATGTTGACGGGTCACAAACAACTTCACCGGCATAGCGCAGAGGCAGCGCGCGGGGCTCATAACTCCGAGGTCGTCCGATCGAAACGGACTGCCGGTATTTATCATCACATCGCAATGGTGCATCAAGGCACTGGAGCAACCCTTCACCGGTGTGGCGCAGCGGTGAGCGCGCGGGGCTCATAACCCCGAGGTCAGGTGTTCGAATCATCTCGCCGGTATTCATCCTTTGTCGGCTTTACAGAAACCGATGGTCATAGCTCTAGCGACCCTAAACAAGAGCAACCCTTCACCGGCATAGCGCAGAGGCAGCGCGCGGGGCTCATAACTCCGAGGTCGTCCGATCGAAACGGACTGCCGGTATTTATCATTCGCAGTTTATCAGAACTGCCACGCTGTCACTACAGCACACTATTCACCGGCGTGGCGCAGGGGTAGCGCGTGCGGCTCATAACCGCAAGGACATACGATCGAAACGTATCGCCGGTATTTTCCAATTCGCAGTTTATCAGAACTGCCTCGCTGTCACTACAGCAACCTTCACCGGAATGGCGCAGAGGAAGCGCGCGAGACTCATAATCTCGAGGTCGTTGGTTCAAACCCAACTTCCGGTATTTATCATTCGCCATCTTTACAGAAGCTGGTCGTCAAGATGGACGCAAAACGTATCAAGAGTGGTGTGAACCTGCTCTCGTCTAGTTAAGGACGCTAAACGTAGCAAGAGCAGTGTGAACCTGCTCTCGTCTAGCTGGAAGTTAAACGTAGCACCTACCCTTTCACCGCCTTAGCTCATCGGAAGAGCGCAGGGCTCATAACCCTGAGGTAACAGGATCAACACCTGTAGGGGGTATTTATCATTCGCAGTTTATCAGAACTGCCTCGCTGTCACTACAGCAACACTTCGCCGGCATGGCGCAGCGGTTAGCGCGCGTGGCTCATAACCACGAGGACACAGGATCGAAACCTGTTGCCGGTATTTATCATTCGCAGTTTATCAGAACTGCCTCGCTGTCACTACAGCAACCTTCACCCCTTTAGCTCAGCGGCAGAGCACCCTTGCTCATAACTTGGGAGTCACAAGATCGAAACTTGTAGGGGGTAAAACTATTCTCACGCGGTCAAGCTGGACCACGGCGGCTCTGACGACGCCCTCTAAACGTAGCTTTTGCGAGAGTTCGACATTATTAAGCTCTCCGTCTCTGGCACGTCACGCCATGCAATCACTCATTCGCCATATTTACAGAACTTGGTCGTCAAGCTGGACGTAAAAGGTAGCAAACACTAGCCGGTGTAGCTCAGCGGAAGAGCGCCTAAAACCCCAACCTTCGCCTCCATCGACCAGCAATGGTCTGACAGAGGGTTGGTTATCCGCTCATAACGGGGAGGACGTTGGATCGAAACCAACCACCGGCAAGAATAGTTTAGTGGTGTTGTGGCTTAAAACCACTTTTTTTACAGGGGACTCTGTCCCCCACAGGGGTAAACCCCTGTAAGACCCCGCCCTACGGCACAGGGGGACTCTGTTCCCCGTATTTTTTGTCACTCATTTCTCAATTTGTCACTCATTTCTCGATTTCCTATATAGGCCCCATTTGGCACCAAAATAGGGGAGGCGGATTTCGGGGAAAAAGAAGCACCGAAGTCACGTGATCACCTAGTGACACAGGGGACTCTCACGTAACCCTTCAGTGCCGTAGGCCAGGGGGCTTACGGGGGACAGAGTCCCCTGTGCCGTAGGCACGTAACCCCTTCATTCCGTAGGAGGGGGGTCATGGGGGGCTTCGCCCCCCATAAAATTGAAAAGTTTTTTTAAATCTAAATGAATAATAGGTTACCAACATAGACACATTTATCAACTTCTAGACGTTTTATATTCAACAACAAGATCAAAATCAAGAAATGTTTTCAACACAACAGATCGCTTGTGCTGACAACATTCGCCAAAAATTCCTACAGACACGCATTCGTTATGCTCTCTTGCGTGCACAATGTCAGGCCGGAAAAACAGGAGCATTTCATCGTCTGATTCGCGAAATGTTCGAGAACGGCGACATCACGCACGCATACATTATTTGCGGATCAAACGAACTCACACTCCGCCAACAAGCCGAAGAAGACGCACAAAAATACAACCCCGAGTATTACCGCACACGCGAACACGATCGCCATGAAGAGGAGCAAACAATTCAGGTATTCTTTCGCCAAGATTTCAAAAACGCTAACAACTTTTGCATCCGAAACGCTCTCATCATTTGCGACGAAACCCACCTTGTCCAGCGAATCGACCAAGAGCTGGCCGCATTTCTTCGAAGGTTCAACATCAGCATGGACGGAAACCCGGAAGCTCTCGTTGCCAACAACTGCTATGTGGTTTCAGTCGACGCCACGCCATACTCCGAAATCGCATCACTTGCACACAAGGAAACCCCGTTCGAAAAAATCGTCGTCACGCTCGAACCTGGCGAAGGATATGTCGGCACCGAAGTCTACTACAACACCAACAAGCAAATGATGCCGACGTTTTCCCTTACCGCTATCGAAAACCGCCGAAAGTTTGTTGACCTTGTCCATCAAACGCGTTGCCCGTCTCCAAACCGCAACACATATGTGATGATGCGTCTCAATACAAGTCGTGCAAACTACGAAACAGAACGCCACATTCGCAACTTGGCGGTCGAAAACGGGTGGGATGTTTTGCAATACACCTCCGAATCCCGCGACATCGCCATTACGCGCAGAGAACAACAAGAACTCAATGCCAAGACGCGCCGCGTAATTCCTTACACTTGCATGGAAGACGAACCTGCAAGACCCACCATCATTATCGTGCGCGGCTGCCTTCGCGCCGGCAAAGTTGTTCCCAAGTATTACGTGAACTTTGTCTGGGAAGGAGCCAGAATGTCAAATACCGATGCAGTCGTTCAGGGTCTTCTTGGACGCATGTGTGGGTATCGCAACCGAGCAGGAGACCAACAAGACATCGTCATCGATATCACAAAGTTGCGCACAGACTACTTGCCTCTCATCTTTGTCCCCGAGTCCTCTCTCAAAATTGACACAAAGAAAGAGATATCCGCTTGCGAAATCCAGCGCTCATTTATGGATCCAATTCTCATGCCAAGAAAGGGAACATGCTTAAGTCGCGGAACTATCGCCAACGTGACGGAACACGGCAAAACACAATCACCGCCCATTCGTTTGATGTGGCCCAATCATAACGCAGCGGCAGCAGACCAAGACGACGACCCCGAATGGCTTCCGTGCCAAAATGAAGACGCAAGCGATGATTTGATCCGCCGCGAATGCATGCAGCTACTTAGAAGACCCGAAAACCTCGCCATCGTCGCCGACCACCCAACCATGACCTGGCAGCAAAAAAACGAAATCATCGAAAGAATTCGTGCACCGATGGCCGGAAACGACACACTTCGTCAAAATATTTGTATCAGAAACTGCAAACGTGGCTCGTCGCAGACCGCAGTCGACTACTACAAGAAAACGTGCGAGTCTTTCTCAAAAAATACGACAAATACAGAACGAGCAAACGAAAATGGAACGCCCTTTACATTCATCGTGACATTCCCAAGATTCAGTGGATTGCTTATGCCTGGGACAAACATTCGCCACCTCTATGTGATATTCTACACGAATGCAAAGCGTGATATTGGAATGAGCTCTGTCGACTTGAAAGCACGCATCCCATCGACCACCAAAAAGTGCATGTTTCGCCTCAACGTGGCAGTTCAAAGCAACCCACGTGAACAACTTGTCGCCGCTGGTGTGGTTGGACTTCGCGTCGACAACATCTCAACCCCCGAAAGTTTTGCAACATCTATGCGCGAATATATGGCAATGTGGCAAGCATCACCTCTTACTATGAGTTCAAGCATCGGATCAACGCATAGTAAAGACGGCAACAAGTTCGAATTCTCAAAGACGCGTTTTCACTGGACATCGAAGCACGAGAACGACGTTGAGCGTATTTGCCTCAATCAGCTTGCGCAAGAATTCAATGTCAAGTTTCACCCTGTCAAATATGCAAGCGGACGCCCGTCGCCAACAAAGTTCAACGTCAAGATGATTTCATGGGAACGTCGCGTATAAGCAAGTAAGTAAGTATATCCCATCCCCCTCCCCTTCCCATATCCCCCATATCTATATCGTGTCGCATTTATATATCATATCTATCGTATGTTGTGTGTGTGTGTGTGTGTGTGTGTGTGTTGCTAACACTTTTTTTCACGGGGGGACAGAGTCCCTGTAAGAGACCCCTAATGCCGTAGGCACGTAACCCTTCAGTGCCGGAGGCCAGGGGGCTTACGGGGGACAGAGTCCCCTGTGCCGTAGGCCAGGGGGATTACGGGGGACAGAGTCCCCTGTGCCGTAGGCCAGGGGGATTACGGGGGACAGAGTCCCCTGTGCTGTAGGCACACAACCCTTCATTCCGTAGGAGGGGGGCCCTGGGGGGCTTCGCCCCCCATAAAATTGAAATGTTTTTTAATCCATAAATCACATATAGCTCCCAGACAACCAACCCTTTATCAATTTATCAACGTCGACATCGTCATCAAAAAAAAAATGTTTTCCCGTTCATTTATCAAGACATCCAGCGATCGCGAACAAGATATCGCTGCACGTGCGAAAGTCACTCGCGAAAGCGTTCGTCGTTCTCCGGTATGCAGCGGCGAACACAATTACACTTATGCACACACCGGATTTCGTGCATTCCGAGACGCCGCCGCCCAAAGCAACTACGCCGAAAATCTCATCAATGATTACAATGAGGTATATGAAAAAGGTAACACCACGCTCCCATACCACGCCGCACTCACCGCACTTCACCACCAAGCTGCTTCAACTGCGGTGACAACATTCATGGCACAAGAAAGAAACACACGCCGACTTGTTCACATGCACGACGCCCCGCCCACGCCACCCACACCACCCACACCCGCCCCACCCACGCCACCCACACCACCCACACCCGCACCCACTCCCTTCATGCGCGACCACACACTTTCGCAACATTTGCTCCACGAAATGCAATTCGCTCTCCCACCACATCATCCAAAGAGACTCGTCATCTTTCGCGCACCCGGTCTCGGCATCGTCAACTTCGACCCAACACAACTCCCCGTTGAGCGAAGATTCGTCAAAACGTGTTGCAACCAATTGTCAAGCGCCGAGTCGTGTGGTTGTCACGTCGGAAGCGGTCACGAGTCTGCGCGATACGTCAACGCTTTCGGGGAATCCATGAATGTTTGGTACTATACCCGCAAAAACAGATATTTCAATATTGCATACCGGATGTGGGGCGATGACTCGGACCTAGAAAAACATGTGCCTCATTCTCCCAAAGGCGACGTTTCAGAGACGGAAATTCACCCCTGTTTGGTCGACGACGATTTCGAAGACGAAATAAAAAAGGCTACCGAGGCATCCCGCGAAGGATTCACATACGTGTGGAAAAACCAAAGCTTTCGTCGCCGACATGAAAGACGCCAGCGACGTTGCCAGCAGCTCGCATCCGGTGAACTTCCTAAATATGGGCTCATTGTGGTGGATGTAGACACCGACGAAACCCGCGCAGCAATGCCGCCGCACCCCATTCCCGGACACGACGAAGACATGTGCCGCCATAACAAGGAGACATACGAACAAATCCGCGACCATGTTCACTCTCGGGCAATCAAAGAAGGAACGATCGCCCCTGCTCCTGCTCCTGCTCCTGCTCATCCGCCTCCTCCGCCTCTACCCCCCGCCTCCCCCGCACCCGCACCCGCACCCGCACCCCGTTTCAACACCACCGGTCTTCGCAGTTTCGAGATCCGCAGACTCATTCGACAAGAATACAAAGACCAGTCCGTTCGCGTTATCCAACGCCCACTCACCCACGAATCACTCTGTATCGCCCACGCGGTATCGCGACTACAAGTGACCGAAATCAGTGCCCTCCAAATTCATCAGCATCGCCGCCTTATTGCCACTGCACCTCTCGCAGCACGCCTTGCTATCCTGTTTTGCGCAGAAAAGGGACATACCGCCGATGTCGCTGTCATGCTTCACTACCGCATGATTCAATACATTCTGCGTCGTGCAACCGGTTCTATGTGTCGCGCCCGGCAAATCTCCGCGCCCTATATCAAATGCGAACGCTACTACGATAAACAGATCTCACCAGAACGCATTCAACAACTAAAAGCAAACGCAGAAATGCGATTTGATTTGGATTGTCCGTGGGCAATGCCTCGTGATGCCCCTCCCCCATCCGGTCTGTATCCGTGTAGCACAAGTGGCGGCCCTATCGAATATCATCTCGCAAAGTATTACGCTGAAAAGTGTTTGGAATTGATTGGAAACCCTGACATCCCCACTATGGCAGCTGCAAGATGGACCAAGCTCGATGATCAAATCCTGCGCGTCCGCAGGGGTGAAATCGCCCCTTGGAAAGTCTTTGCATCGCGTGATGACAACGAGTGGGTCTACTCGATCAATTACACATATATCGCAGCAGTCAAACATTTCCTTTCGGCAGTTGAACGCTGGCGAAACGTGGACGAGTCGACAAGAAATTTTGCACCCCCTGGATACAAATGCCCCTCAATCTGGCACAACTCTCAAATTTCCAAAGACTCCCCCGCATATGTCCAGTGCGTGCAAATCCTTCACGAAATGTATCGCTTCATCCACCGCGCAGCACGTGTCATCTCTCCGCGATACATGGCAGTGTTTGGATTAAGCCAGCGTTACGCGAATTCCATTATTCAGCGCACAAAATACCTCGCCTACCACGACGGCGACGAAACATCCGCACTGATGTTTGGTTTCTTGATGCCCGCAATGATGACGCCGGATGTTCACGTGGACATTTACGTGCAGGGACACATTTTCCAAGACTCCCGCCTTTACGTCAAAATGAGTGACCCGATATTTGGTCCCATGAAAAAACAATGCAGGGATGTGATTCCTGCACGACACACAGGCACCATCGATCGCAGAACATTGATGAATGCCCCGCAGTTGCAATATCGCGCATAAAATAAGTAAGTAATCCAAGCCCCGAATAGTTTAGTGGTGCATTACGGGGGGCGGAGCCCCCTGCGCGCAAACCTTACTGCCGTAGGCCAGGGGGGTTTACGGGGGGCGGAGCCCCCTGTGTAGCTATAAAACCACTTTTTTTCTATATTTTTATATTTTTATATTCGTAATATATAAATAGATATGCCAATTCCAGCCGTAAAACGTACACGAGAGGAAATTGAGCGCCAAGCCACCGCCGCACTCAACCACCCACAACAAAGTCGCCCAAGTCCAAGTGGTGCCGTTGTTGTTGTTTCTGAACCCGAACCACAAGAAATAACGTTTGCTAGAAATAGAACAACATTAAATATGGAACGAGCTACACGTGAATTAGATCCTTATATCAAAGAACGTCGGTTAGTTGAACGACGTATAACAGAACTTTCTACCGAAATTGAGAGAATTCGCGTAATGTTAGATAGATTTCGACTCCCGCTACAAGATAGTAATAGACGACTATATAGTTCAAACGAAACACAAAAACGAAGAAAAAAACAAAAACAAAAACATATATTTAGGCTACATACATTATATGCCACGGAGGTGTTACAAAAGCAAGAAGAAGTAATGCGTCTTAGAGACTACTTGCAAGAAATAAATGAAAATATGGAAAGTATTTTAAGAAAATACGAAGACATGAGAACTCTTGCCGATATAAACCGCGGGGGGCAATTCATACACACACGCAAACACACGCGCAAACACACACGCAAACACACACGCCGCCACAAATGGTCACTCAAATATAAACGCAGCATAGATTGCAAACATCCAAAAGGATTTTCACAACGCCAACATTGCAAATACGGCCGCAAAAATTGGACCAGGAAGCATTAATTTTTTCTGGTTTTATTCGCTTTATTGGCTTTTATCCTTTTTGTTTTATTCGTTGCCGCTCTTGCTGCTGCTCTTGCGGTTTTTGTCCAGACAAAAATATATTCACCTCTTTCCAAACCTCCTTCCATTACATTATTACCCCCATAAACAACCTTATCACTTTCACCACCCCCTCCACGTTGAACCTTGTCTCCAGCATCCCGCGACTTAAGTTTCATATATATTTTTTTACTGAGTTTTGGTAAATAATCACGAATTGCCTCAAACATTTCTTCGGGCATATTTAATGCCATTTTACCACCAACTTTTAAATACCGCCATGCTGATAAAATAACGGGGATAAAAAACACATCAAGAAATTCCTTTTTAGAGCCGTAAGCAGGCATATTTTCATATTTTTCCAATGTAAAATATGGCGGAGATGTAAATATTAAATCATATTCAAATTTACTAAAATCAACTTTTTCAGCAGGAGAGAAAATCATTTTAACTTTACTACCATTACTTGTATGGTTAGCCCCCCCAGCATCCGCACCCGCACCCGCATACATTTTTATCATTTGTTCATATGACTTTTTCAAATTCGTATTTGCATCGATACCTATATATGGAACACCAAGACTAATCGCAGCTAAACAGCGTCCACCCCATCCTGCACTTATATCAAGAATACCTTTTTTTGCACCTAGTAAACAATATAACCACTTTGCAATGGTAGGACGAAATTGATTCACAGAACCATAAATAAGCTGAAATACGTCATATTTTAAATTTACCATATTTTTTTTCAGAATCGTTTTATGTTTCCATCGTTTTACATATTTTAACAAATTTTGTGATATTTTTTTATTTCGTATTGCATCATAAAAAGATATACCAGACTTTGTTTTTGCTTTAATTCTATGTTTCAAAAAAATATAATCAAGTGCTTTAATCCCCGCATTATTTAACCCTGGGTTAACACTACAATTTAATTCTTTTAATTTTTCGAATGATAAAATAGCATCTTCTTTAGTTATACTTCTTATTTGTTTTGCTATATTCATCTTTATAAAAAATAGTTTATATATAATATGGATATAAAATAGAGATATTTTATTTTATTTTTTCAAGTTCTATATTTCATTTTTTATACCCCTATGCCGTAGGCGGGGTCTTACAGGGGGTTCACGGGGGGCGGAGTCCCCTGTCCCAGAAAATTGAAATGTTTTAATCAGCATAAATATAATGCAGTGATTCTACCAACGAAAAACAAACAACGCATCAAATGTCCGGAAACTTCGTGAACTTCAACTTTGCCACCACCACCAACGCCAACTACGCCAACGACGGCACACCCCAGGTAAGTATTCTTGCCGCTGCTAACACGCGCGCCAATTTGCAAAAAAAACGTCGCCACCAGTCTCATTTCGGCAAGAAATACCCCGGCGTCGGAACGCACCACCGCAATACCAAACACATGTGGCTGTTTTCTGAACTTGCCGAGGTGTCCGGCGCCTACAGGGAACACCACACGACGATGCCCTGCTGGAGAATTGCCGAAATGCTCTACTACTCATTCAGCCAACAAATTCAATACAATCAGACCAAACACGCACAACAACAAGAACAAGAACAAGAACAAGAAGAAGCCATCGCACAACAACAAGAACCCCGCATGCATCTCCCCACAATCCAAGCCATCCAGTCAAAATTACTTGACTGCATTATGTTGCAACACAGCGACACGACGTTTGGCTACGCCGCCCAGCCCTCCCAGATGCACAGACGAGTCTGGGAACATCTTGAACTCGCCGAAAAACACCGCGCGATGCTCAAGAAAATGGCAGCGGCAGCGGCAGCAGCAGCAACGACGACGACCACTACCATTCAGCAAATCAAACAAGAGCAGCAAGAAGAAGAGCAGCAAGAGCAGCAGCAAGAAGACAAACTCCTCCTCCTCAACCCCCTCGCTCCTGTTTGGAATGTCCACTCCAGGTCATTCTACACACCGGATGCCGAATTCGAAGCTGCACAACCCCCTACAAAACGTCGCAAGGTTGTGTCCGATGATCAAGATCAAGATCAAGATCAAGATCAAGATGAAAATGAAAACAAGTTGGCAGCATTCTTTGAACAACAACCGCAAATCAAGCAAGAACAACAACTGCAACAACAACAAGACCGCGACAACGACGACGCCCCCGCGAGCAAGGCAGAATTCGACGCAGGCATCGCGGAAATCATGAGTCTGCTGGAAGACACCGAAGAAATGCGCAGACAAGAACGCACCCTGATTCAACAACTTGTTGCCCAGATCCGCGAACACAACGACCACCTCGGTTCTCTTGTTTCAAACATCAAAGACTCACACGCAGAAATCGAGCAACACCGCCAGGCCATCGCACACAAAATGCAGCAAATCGAGTCAGTCATCGCTGCTCCCCCCGCAACCCTCGCAACTCCCAGCACCCCCCGCACCCCCACCCCCATCTGCGCAAAATGCACCAAACGGATTGAAGGGGATCTCGGCGGCTTTTCCGTCTACCGCACCACGGCAGCAGCAGCAGCAGACTCTTCTCAACCTCAACCGCAGGGAACAACAACATACGAGTGCGATGAGTGCATGCCGCTTTCTCCAACTTCACGGAAGTTTTTGGAAAATGTAAATGCTGAGTATGAAGCAATGGCAGCGGCAGCAGCAGAAGCAACCGAACACCCCGAACCCGAAGAAAACTACTACTCTGACGACGACGACTTGTATATGGACGATGGTTACTATCCAGGGTTTGGAGGAGGCTACTACGACCACGCAGAAGAATGCAGCTAAGGACGACACGACGCCCCCCAGAACCCCAGAACCCCAAGCAAACTAACTAAGGACGAAATCAGGTAATCGAGGTAAGTATTTTTTTCTTTAATATTATTTAACGCGTTTAAAATATTCACACAAACAATATTCACAAAAAAATATTTAGTAATATTATAAACAATAAATGACATCCACATCGTCTGTCCAGAGTATCGCACTAAGCTTTACGCAGGGGGATCCTCCTACCCAACTATCACACACGCAATCAATCACTTTAGAAAGTATGCAAAGTTTAACACCCAACAAAAGCGTAAAAATAGATTCAATATTCGTTGCCGCGTTTAATAACGCATCAGAAGGAACTATCTTTACTCCCTCAGTTGTTGTCAACTACGGAAACAATATCACTATTGCTACTTCGCCTGCCTCTGGCGTTCCAAATTTCGTTCCCAGACCCCCCCCAATAAGTTTTGCAACAAATGGCGTAACGATTCGGCATACAAGTGTTCCGACAGATGTTCCAGCCTCTACTCCACTATTCATACAAGCAAATCCAAGAGCCACAGCAGGCACCGAGTGGTTTGCTGTTGTTAATCAAGCTGCAAAACCATATATTACAAGTTACGCTAAGAATGAACAAACTGGTATAACTTATTTTACACGACAAGGGCAACCGGATCCCGTTCCATTCAACAATATAGTCACAACGCATATGACGAATATGAGTGAAATGTTTACCAGTGCTATCACGTTTAACCAAGATATAAGTTCATGGGATACGTCAAGTGTTACTAATATGAATTTAACGTTTTTTAATGCTCCCATGTTCAACCAAAACATCGGTGCATGGAATACATCAAACGTAACAAGTATGTATAATATGTTTTTTAATGCTTCCGTGTTCAACCAACCCATCGGTTCATGGGATACATCAAATGTTACAAATATGTATTCTATGTTTTGTGATGCACAGGCGTTCAACCAACCCATCGGTTCATGGAATACGTCAAATGTTCATAGTATGAGATCTATGTTTTCTAATGCTATTATGTTCAACCAGCCAATAGGTTCATGGAATACGTCAAATGTTTCAGATATGTATGGAATGTTTAGTAATGCATCAGCGTTCAACCAAAATATAGGTTCATGGAATACATCAAATGTTACCGATATGAGTATTATGTTTGGTGGTGCGTCTGCATTTAATCAACCCATCGGTTCATGGAACACATCAAAAGTTATTGTTATGTATGGATTGTTTAGTAACGCTTCTGCTTTTAATCAACCTCTAAACTCATGGGATACGTCAAAGGTTTCTGATATGACTGGAATGTTTTCTGGAGCTTCCGCGTTTAATCAACCGATTGGTTCATGGGATACATCAAAGGTTACCAGCATGGCATATATGTTTTCTAATGCTTCCGTGTTCAACCAGAATATTAGTTCTTGGCAGGTATATGGATTAAACTCACACCCGAACAAACCGGACAACTTTGATACCGGTCCAACTGCACTTTTGGCAAATAACTTACCAAATTGGGCTATGTCTGCACCCGCACCCTAGTTGTATAATCGGCGGGGTTCGGCTCTTGGAAAATAAATAACCGACAACATAAACACAAATACGAACACAAATACAAACACTGGAGAAAATATAGGTATTCCCATAACCGCATCAGATATACTCAATGCGTTTAACACTAAACCCGCAGGAACTATTTTTACTCCTTCCATAGTTGTCAACTACATAAACAATATCACCAGCGTTTCTGTCCCTGCTAGCACCCCCAACGCTTCAAATTTTGTCCCCAAAAAAATTACATCCATCCTTTCTTTAGCAAGCACACTTAATAAATTAACTACCGATTCTTCTTTTTCTTTATCTGATTTTATTACAACTAATAGACTAGGTGATTTATCTTACTCGAGTAGCGACACCAATGTCGCGGAAGTGGATTCATCGGGATATGTAACACTTAAAGGAGTTGCGGGAACAACGACTATAAACGTTTCTCCGGCTGCATCCGCAAATGGAGTATATACCGATATCTCCGCTGTATCGAGTCAGCTCGTTGTTTCGGTTCCACCACCGCCACCAACATCCCCAATAAGTCTTGAAGCAAATGGCGTAACGATTCGGCATACAGGTCTTCCGACAGATATTCCATCCTCTACTCCACTATTCATACAAGCAAATCCGAGAGGAACAGGCACAGAGTGGTTTGCAGTTGTTGATAATACCGCAAAATCATACATCACAAATTACGCTAAAAATGAAACAATAGGTATAAATTATTTTAAACCACCCAGCCAACCACCCAGCCAAAGTAGTCCCGTTCTATTCAACAATATTGTGACAACGCATATGACGGATATGTTCAATCTGTTTCTTAATACTACCACATTTAATCAAGATATAAGTTCGTGGGATACGTCAAAAGTTACAAATATGATCGGTTTACTTAGGAATAATAATTCTTTCAATAAACCATTGAATGACTGGAATACATCAAGCGTCATATATATGGATAGATTGTTCGAACAATCGGGTTACAATCAACCAATAGGTTCATGGGATACATCAAATGTTACAGGTATGAATAATATGTTTAATGGAGCGTATGCATTTAATCAAAATATATCTAACTGGGATGTTTCACTTGTGACACCTAAACCACCAACAGGTTTTAGAGTCAATGGTTCTGTTCTCCTAACCATTAACATACCACTTGCGTTTCGTTAAATAGTAGTTCCTATACCATCCTCTATCACCATCCTCTATCACCATCCTGTGTTTATGTGTCAATGATAAAAACGTTATAAATATTGATTGCGTAAATATTATTCAACACGCGTTTAATAATATTTAACAATATTTACAAATAATAATATTTAATAATAGTATAAAGAATAGAATGTCGCTTCCACCATCTATCCAGAGTATCGCATTAAGCTTTACAAAGTGGGATCCTATCGCCCCCAGTCCCACCCAACTATCACACACGCAATCAATCACTTTAGAAAGTATGCAAAGTTTAACACCCAACAAAAGCGTAAAAATAGATCCAACTTTCGTCGGTGCGTTTAATACCGAACCCATGGGAACTATTTTTACTCCGTCGGTCGTTGTAAACTATGAAAATAACGTAACAATTGCTACCCCTCCCGCGTTAAACGTTCCAAATTTCGTCCCCCAAAAAATTACACCCATCCTTTCTTTAGCAAACAGCACGCTTAATAAATTCAGTGCCGATTCTCCCTTTTCTTTTTCTGCTTTTGTTACAACTAATAGCTCGGGTGTTTTATCTTACTCGAGTAGCGACACCAATGTCGCGGAAGTGGATTCGTCGGGACAAGTAACAATTAAAGGAGTTGTAGGAAACGCGACCATAAGTGTTACTCAAGCAGCTTCTAATGATGGAAGATATACCGCGGCCGCCGCCGCCGTATCGAGACAGATCGTTGTTTCGGCACCCCCGATAAGTCTTGCAGCAGTAAATGGCGTAACGATTCAATATACACCCGCTGTAGGATATTCTCCTCCCTCCTTCCCATTCTTCGTGCGAGCAAACCCAAGAGGCACTGGCCTGGAATGGTTTGCGGTTGTTAATCAAGATGCAAAATCAGACATTACAAGTTACGCTATAACAAATGGAACGTCATCGTCTTATTTTATACCACCCAGTCAAAGTAGTCCTGTTCTATTCAATAACATTGTAACGACCCTTATGACAGATATGAATGGTATGTTTTATAATGCTACCACGTTCAACCAACCCATAGGTTCATGGGATACATCAAGTGTTACACATATGGGCTATATGTTTCGGAATGCTTCCGCTTTCAACCAGCCAATAGGTTCATGGAATACATCAAATGTTACTGATATGATTGGTATGTTTCTTAATGCTTCCGGGTTTAACCAGCCAATAGGTTCATGGGATACATCAAAGGTTACTAGAATGTATGCTATGTTTTATTATGCATCTGCGTTCAATCAAAATATAGGTTCATGGAATACATCAAGTGTTACTGATATGAGTGGTATGTTTACTGGCACTGCTGCATTCAATCAGCCAATAGGTTCATGGGATACGTCAAAAGTTACTACTATGAGTGAAATGTTTTATAGTGCAAGTGTATTTAATCAAAACATCAGCGGATGGAACGTCGCAAGTGTGTTACCCAAACCTCCCGCCAATTTCAGCACTATCTCCGCTCTCACGTCACAAAATACCCCGAGATGGTTTCCAGTTGTATTGGATGCGAATGGGGTCACCATCAAACACAACGGATATCCCTCTGATGTTCCTGCGTCTACTCCACTATTCATACAAGCAAATCCGAGAAACACCGACGAATGGTTTGCTGTTGTTAATCAAGGTGCAAAATCATACATTACAAGTTACGCTAAAAATGAACAAACTGGTATAACTTATTTTACACGACCAGGGCAATCAGATCCCGTTCCATTCAACAACATCGTGACGACCCGTATGACGGATATGAGTGAAATGTTTGTCAGTGCTACCACGTTCAATGAGCCGATTGCTTCATGGGATACATCAAGTGTTACGAATACGAATTATATGTTTTATAATGCTGCAGCGTTCAACCAACCGATTGGTAATTGGGATACATCAAAAGTTACTAATATGATTTATATGTTTTATGGCGCTTCCGCGTTCAACCAACCGATTAATACAAATGGACTGGCGTGGAATACGTCAAAGGTTACTAATATGTCTAGTATGTTTTATAATGCTGCAGCGTTCAACCAACCGATTGGTAATTGGGATACATCAAAAGTTACTAATATGATTTATATGTTTTATGGCGCTTCCGCGTTCAACCAGCCCATAGGTTCATGGAATACATCAAATGTTACTGATATGAGCCATATGTTTTTTGGTGCCACCATATTCAACCAGCCCATAGGTTCATGGAATACATCAAATGTTACCAATATTAGTAATATGTTTAATGGTGCTACCATTTTCAATCAATATATTAACTATGATGCAACCACAGGTTCATGGAATACATCAAATGTTACTAATATGACTGGTGTGTTTAATGGTGCTACCATGTTCAACCAACCGATTGGTTCATGGAATACATCAAATGTTACTAATATGGCTTTTATGTTTTATAATGCTGCAGCGTTCAACCAACCGATTGGTAATTGGGATACATCAAATGTTACTAATATGATTTATATGTTTAATGGCGCTTCCGCGTTCAACCAAAATATTAGTTCTTGGCAGGTATATGGATTAAACTCACACCCGAACAAACCGGACAACTTTGATACCAATTCGGCACTTTTGGCTTCCTACTTGCCAGACTGGACTATGTCTGCACCCTAACTCTCTCCATAAAATTGAAATGGATAATACATTATATATGTAACACTGCAAAGCACTACGCGCACATAAATATTTATCAAATTATTAGTATTTTAAATAGTAATAATTTTGCCAAAGTCTATACCATACCATACTACCAACCATGAATCTTTTCATCTTGTCTTTCGACCCCGCCAAAGCCGCCGAACAAATGATGGACAAACATGTGAACAAAATCTTGCTTGAAGCAGTTCAAATGCTTTGCACCGCCAAACGTATTCTTGACCCCAACGCCCCCGAAGAAGTCACCGCATCGCTTTATAAACTTGCACACAAGAATCATCCCGTTACGATCTGGTGCCGCACATCGCGTGCGAATTTTATTTGGACACTTGATCACGCCGACGCTTTACACACCGAATGGAAATATCGCTATGGACACCCTGAAACAAAAATTCACAAATCGTATCAAGTTGCACAAATCTTGCGTGCCAATATTCCCGCCGACCATTTATTCCCATCCCCCGAATCACGGGGCGTCACGCCTTTCGCACTTGCAATGCCTGATCAATACAAAGACCCCACCGGTGATGCAGTGAAATCATATCGCGCGTATTATTTATCACCGGAGAAACAACGGATTGCTTCATGGAAGAAATTGCGTCCGGCACCTGCCTGGTATACTACGGGGGACTCTGTCCCCCGTGACCCCCCTGGCCTACGGCACGGAGTGTTGCGTGAAGGCCTACGGCGCGTCCGCCTTACCCGGTTGAATATACCACAACCACAACCACAACCACATGGGTAAATCTTTGTGCCGTAGGCTCGCATATCTCAAGTGCCGTAGGCTAGGGGTTTACGGGGAGTTTACTCCCCGTGCAGGAGGCGGGGGGTTAACGGGGGTTTACCCCCGTAAAATTGAAACGTTTAAACATTCCTAAATAGAATGTAGGCAATCCAAAAAAAACAATCAATCAAGCAATAAGCAATCATTAAGCAACTATGTCTGTCAACGAAAATGGAAATGGAATCTTGTCCCCACACCCCGACCACGATGAAGAACGCGAATATCAACTTTGCAGAATGGAGATGATGAAGATTTGTGCAGCTAGAGCTAAAGCTCGGCAGGAAGCACAAGAAGCCGAAAACAGAAGAGAACGCCGCATCAATGCATGCGACTTGTCCGGCCATGAATTCGCAATCGTGTGCGAGGAGATATGGGTTGATTTCAAGACGTGGGTCAACCACCACGAAAATATGAAGAACTGCATTGCCAAAACTCGCAGCACATTCAGTAAGAATCTAATCCTTATTATGTTTGCGATCGCACTTATCATCGGATTCCGCTGGTATATGGGTGGTGGCAAAGAAGCCTGCGCAACGTTCAACGTGGCAGGAATCATCTTGAGTTTTGTGTGCGAATTGTTTCGTTATCTTGGCGAAGCACTTCTTGGCGTGTTTCTTGGAATCATCGGATTTTGCGTTGGCATTCTGCCATTGATTGTATGCGTGTGTATATTTGAATCAAAAAACGCATTTCCTGACCCCTTACCCGAAGCTGAGGAAACAATCGAACATGAAAAAACAGAATAAGAAGGTAAGCAACGCGTGTGTGTGTGTGTGTGTGTGTGTGTGTGTGTGTGTGTGTGTGTGTGTGTTACTAACTTTTTTTACACGGGTAAATGCGGACGCGCCGTAGGCTCTCACACAATCCCCTGTGCCGTAGGCCGGGGGGCTTACGGGGGGCAGAGCCCCCTGTGCCGTAGGCGGGGTCTTACAGGGGTTTACCCCTGTGCCGTAGGCTCTCATACCCCCCCCCCCCCCTGTGCCGTAGGCTCTCACACAATCCCCTGTGCCGTAGGCGGGGGCTTACGGGGGGCAGAGCCCCCTGTGCCATAAAATTGAAATGCTTTATTATATATAAATAATATATAGCTACATCGAAAAAAGCAAAACAAGCATCAAATGGATGAAGCCAGAGCTGACTGGCAATATACGCGCGAATGTTTGGAAACAGAATGCTGGCTTACCGGCGGTAACCAAGACTATGGAGAAGAATACTCTGAAGTCTCGTCTTCACCTCCGACACCTGACTGGATGAAACCCTGCGATTCTTATTGGAATACCGATGACAGCGAGAGCGACGATGAAGACCAACAACTACAGAGAGCTCGCGGATGCTACGTCGTTCCCATTCCGGCGACTACTACTACTACTACTACTACTATGCCCCCCGCGACCAATACCGATGTCTTCAACCCCAACGACCCTCTCAGGAACTTCTTGGTCAATCGCAAAATTACACTAGCTGAATATGAAAGGTGGAAAATCGTGCATCAGACGACGACTCCTTCGACGCTGACACTCGAACAACAGCAGCAGCGCAAAAAGCGCATCGATTTTGGACCGGGGCACAATAGTGTGAGTGAAAGTGAAAGCGACGACGACGACAACACCACCCACCAAACCACAACAACGATATACGGCAGTGGATACTCGACTTTATTATACAGCAATGTTCCCATTGACTCGTGGAATCCAAATCCCGATCCGACGCCCGACATGCGGTATACAGCCCTCGCAAAAAGCCACGAATTCATGTCGAGGTGTCTGGTGGATGAACACGACCAACAACTTGCTTCCGCTTTCATAGTGAAACTTGTATGGGAGCGATACGCGTTTCATCCATCCCCTGATGCACCCTGGGAAAGATATACGCTGCGAAATTTCTGGGAAGAGAATGCTCTTGTTATCTATGACGCTCTGCAGGTTCTGGTGGATAAACATGCGCGAGTCCACCGAGAAACAGAAACAGAAACGATGCAGGCGAACATGATGCCTCCACCACCCCCACCACCACCCCACCACAATGTGACGCCTATTGACACTCTCGAAATCACATTCGAAACGATTGGAAAAATGTGCCGCTGTATCGCCGATGATTTCAATACACCTTCCATCGATGCTTATGTGAAGGAGTTCATCGTGTCGCTCTATCGCGAACTCGTCTTCATTACTCTCGTTGAAACACATATGCGGCAAAAATGCCGTGATGCGCGAGTTTTATGATATTGAAATGCAAAAAGCAACCGATCCAATGTATCGAGCGGAACTCATGACAACCGAGGAGTATCTCGCGAAGAAACGAGAGCAGGGGCAGCAGTAGAAGCGGCATATCATTCGTTTATCCAACCCCAATGCCGGAACTACGATATGATATTATAGGTAAGTATAATATAATAATATGTTTTGTGTCTAATATGTGCTAACTAACACTTTTTTACAGGGGACTCTGTCCCCCGTGCTAATAGATAATACCGAAACATATACCCAAAATTCTCATTATAAAACCGCCTCCCATCTTCAAACACCAAAACGATATCCGGATCCCAAACACGCCCATCAAATTCATAACGCACAACCACGCCACTCATAACACATATCTGCGTCCTTTTATCTATAATTTCAACAACTTGTTTTTTATAAATAACTTCATCACATGTAGTTGTATTTATTAACAATTTTATTTCTAAACTTTGTATTTTATATTTTGTTTCATGAGTTTTTTCTTTTTCATCACATTGCGGCAGTTTCGAATTATCTATTTCTTTTTCGCATTTCTCTCGTTTCTCTCCTTTCTCTCCTTTCTCATCTTCTATCAATCTCACAACTTCCAGACCTCCCATGCTTTCACATTCGCATTCGCATTCGCCCTCGCTCTCCTCCAAAGGCAAATCGATAATATCGACATCGTCGTGTGATGTTATACAATAAAAATCTTTTCCCGTTTCCATTCCCGTTTCCATTCCCGTTTCCATTCCCGTTTCCATTCCCGTTTCCATTCCCGTTTCCATTCCCGTTTCCATTCGCGTTGCCATTCCCTATTCCTTACAATATACCATTGACTTT